ATGGTGTACCACCGTTGGTCCTACAAGGTGTTGTGGATACTATTTAGATACGGGTATGGTCAATTTTGGAAGCTTGATAAGTTGGTTGCAAAGTATTCTGAGGCCCAGACGGGGTGTCCCGTGACCTATTCTTACTCGAAGCGCACTGTTCGTAAGTTGCTTAAAGGTTTCAAGGTACTCAAAGCCACGCCGGAGCATATTTTCCCTTACCGCATACCCGAGTACAAGAACTACCAATACAAATTGGCGTTCCCTTTCAATTTGATTCCTACATGGTTTTTTCATTGGCTGGAGAAGAGAATCGGATGGCATCTTTGCGTGTTGGCGGAGAGAATATGACGGAAGTTTTTGACTGTAAAGCTGCTGAAGATATTAATAAAGCTAGACTCGACCACCTAGCTTCAATGGGCTTGGATTTGTCAAACAAGACTGTTTTGGAGGTTGGCGCGGGCATAGGGAAACTCACGGGTTTTTTCGAAGAGCGCAATTGTCACGTATTGTCTACCGAAGCTAGGCCGGACAACGTAAAAGTATTTAGGGATAGGTACCCGAAGAGACACGTAGAACTTGTCGACCTTAATGTTCCTGGTAGTCATATCCAATTTGGTTTTTTTGACATCGTATTTATGTATGGCACCCTATATCACCTTTCAAGTCCCTCTTTATCCCTGTCGGATTTAGCGCGCGTATGTACGGGTATCTTACTATTGGAAACAATGGTGAGCCCACAAGATGACGGTTTGGTCAACCCTTGGAAAGAGAAGTCCAGCACGGTGAATCAAAGTGCTGATGGATTGGGTTGCCGTCCTGGGCGCGATTGGGTTATGAAAGAACTCAAAAAAAATTTTCCGTTTGTTTACGCTACACTTACCCAACCGATACATAAAGAATACCCCTTATGTTGGCCTGCAGTTCCGGGCGTAAATTGTAGATCTATTTTCGTGGCTTCTAAAGCACCTTTGAAAAATACCTATCTTACAGAGAGCCTTCCAAAAATACAAACTCAAGGGGGAGCGTAATGGAAGCAACTCTATTCGGGCCTTTAAAGATTCAATTGACAAACGAGTCTGCTAAAACGTGGGTAATGACCCCCAATAATGCTACTAAAATATCTGGACACGACCCCTACGTGCTTGAGTTCTTCTTCAAGAAATTGATAGCTTTTCCAAAACCCGTTGTGTTGGACATTGGGGCCCATACAGGCATGTTTTCGTTAATGACCTATTTTTACCCACAGGCGCTTTTTTATTCTTTTGAACCTGCTCCAGAGGCTTTCAGGATGCTCAATGACAACATAGTTCTTAACAAAATTAGCGACCGGGTTAAAACCTACAATTTAGCATTAGCAAATCACGTGGGCTTCGGAAAATTAAAGGTACCTGTTGACCCCGGAAATTACGGTTTGGCTGTGCTAGGAAACCCCCTCCGACTTCAAAATTACACTACCGTTGAAGTTCCTGTAGACACCCTTGACAACTTTGCTACGAAGCACGAAATTCCGAAAGTTAATTTAATAAAAATGGACACGGAAGGGTGCGAACTCCTCATACTTACGGGTGGAGAGAAATTCATCAGAAGGCATTTGCCTGATATACTTACAGAGAATTATTTACCGAGTACAGCACAATTTGGACATTCTGTTGTTGAGGTTACTAACCTGCTTCAATCTTGGGGCTACCAGAGTCAAACTGTTGGCTCTGAAGACCAATTTTTCACGCACCCAGACAGGGCGTTTTCATGAAAATTAGAATTGATGTTGGGGCGAACGATGGAGGGGTTAGTATCCCTTGGCTTTCTGATCCTAACGTGATTGTCTATGCTTTCGAGCCAGAACCAGATGTGTACAAAAAGTTGTTGCAGAACTCTGGCGGAAACCCACGATACCATTGCATCAACAAAGCCGTAAGTTCATCTGAAGGAATTTTTGATTTTTATGTGTCCATTGATCCTTCTTGTTCTTCATTGTTGCCCTACACAGAGGAAGGTTTGCGCCGATGGCTATGTCCTTCCCAAAGAAGTTTGGGAGTGAAACAAATAATAAAAGTTGAAGCCGTTAGCCTAAAGAATTTCATGGAAGGATATCAAATATCTTCCGTAGACTACCTCAAAGTGGATGCTCAAGGTCATGATTTGGATGTTTTGAAGTCTGCAGGAGACAGACTTAAATCCGTGCGAGAATTGGTTTTTGAAGTTCAGACGACTGAAGGATTCGAATTGTACAAAGGTTCTTCTAAATTGCCCGCGTGCCTTCAGTACATGAAAGATATGGGATTTGCCTTGGTGCGGGTTGAGGAGTACACAAGGAATCAAGAACTCAATTGCTTCTTCCGTAACGAGACTTATAATCAAAAATGACAGTTACCTTCATAACAGCTACCTTCCCGGCACCCAACCAGTTGCAACTGAATGCCTTGTATTCTTGGGGTGTGGCTAAAATACCGGTCATTGTGGCCGGCAGATTGGACGACCCCGCAGGAATAGTGGCGAAGTTCCCCAACGTACAGAATGTCCCCGAGATACGTACGGCCTCCGACATGGGTGTTTTAAGCACAGCTCCTTTGATCAGCGATATTATTATGAAGTCTCTTCCGTTTGTGAAAACAAAAGTGGTAGCATTGATCAACGCCGATATCTTGGTCAAAGAAAACTTCAAAGAAATATTGGAGAAAATAATCACAAAACACGGAACCAACATTTTTCTCTCTGGTCAGCGGTACGACATAAAAAATGTAAGCCCGGTAACTTCTATTGAGGAGTTGAGAAAAAGATTCGATACGTCTAATTTGCACCAGGGTCAATCTGGAGATATTTTCATAGGCTCAAAAGAGCGTTTCGAAGAATTTGCTAAAGAGATGCCGGACTTCTTTTTGGGCAGGATGCTTTGGGACAATTGGATACACCAATGGTTTTTAACCAAAAACACCTCGTGTTTCAACACTAATCCGCTGTTGCCTACGTTCCACCAAGAACACGGGTATGGCCACATCTCAGGGGACCTTATGAAGGATCCGGCGGTATTGCACAACAGCAAGTTTGTAAAATATTGCCGAAGTATCCCGAACCTACAAAAATGGCCGCCAATTACTTTGTAACAAATAAAGGACGCCACGATGAACCTCACGGAATTGGGAACAGCTTGTGGAACCGATAAAGTCGGACACCGCTACACACCTTTGTATGAAGGGTATTTGGGACACCTACGAAATGAACCTATCACCCTCATGGAAATAGGCGTGCACCTTGGATACTCTTTGAAGATGTGGGAGGCGTATTTCACTAAAGGCTTGATATGCGGGGTCGACAACTGCACATTGATATCCGCAGATCAATTGAAATCAATGTCAGTGGGAAGAATCAAAACGTTCGTGGCAGACCAGGCAAAACGTGACCAGCTCCAAAAGGCCGTTCAAGAAATAGGTCAAGATTTTGACATCATTGTTGACGATGGTTACCACTACCAAGAACACCAGCAGATTAGTTTGGCTTTTCTGTTTCCGTTTTTGAAAAAAGGCGGAGTCTATGTGGTGGAAGATCTGTGTCCAAAGTCTTATCCAGGTGGCGGTTGGGGGATAACGGATATGAAGAACTTTACTGACATAACGACAAACGTCCTGGAGCAATTCAAGACGTCAAGAAAAATCACATCCCTCTACATGCTCCCCAAAGAAATAGAGTATCTTAATAGTAACATCGACAAGATAGAAATACACTACATCAATAAAGACAGCATCATCGCCTTTATATGGAAAAAACAATGACTATACCTGCAGTGATCATTAATTATGGCAGTTCATCACATCTACCTCACGTCATCAGCCAAGCCAAAAAATGGGCCAATCCCGTTGTGGTAGTCGGCGATGCGGCCGTCAATGGTCGTACAGCATCGATCGAGGACTTGTCAGAGGATGTTGCGGAGTTCTCCAAGAACTACGAGCATCTTAGCACGAATGGCCCTGCCGTTGAGTTGTTCTGCATGAATCGGTGGTTGATTTTGAGAAATCTGATGCGCAAGAATAAAATTGACACGTGCTTGTATATAGACTCCGATGTTCTTCTTTTTGCTGACCCTACAAAAGAGTGGTACAAATTCAGTCAATTCGAATTCACTTTAGTTCATTGGACCAGCGGACACACCTCTTTTTGGACCCTAAAGGGACTCGAGGGTTTTTGCAATTTAATGCTGAACACGTACAGGAACAAAAACACCTATGAGTGGGATAAAATTGCATCCCATTATCACATCAGAAGGAAATATGGACTCGCTGGCGGGGTCTGTGACATGACTCTACTGGAGTTCTACGGCCGCACCAGGGTAGGACACGTCGGTGAGATGATGCATATCCAACCAGATGGGTCTACTTATGACCACATCATCTGTGCCTCCGATCAGGGGTTTGATATGAAAAACGGTCATAAGGATTTCAAGTTTGTTTCGGGTGTTCCATATGTCCGACTTGGTGACCGACGGATACGTTTCAACACCCTTCATTTTCAAGCCGGGGCCAAGTCCTTGATCGCAGATGCCGTCCTTAATGCGTAGAACAGGCAGGAATTGTGATCAACATATCTTTCGAAACCAGACCAGAACTATACACGGACTATGAGAAGTGTCTTGAGTTTTTGAGAACCATAGACGACAACGACTACATATACCCCGACCAACTTGTTAATTTTCACCTGTATTCAGAGGTCAAAAACGACAAAGAACTTCTAGCCGTAACATCGTTTTTTGCCACCCAAAATATCGATAAATGTCGGCTTATTCTTTGGTCCGATTATGACGTCAAAGACAATGCGCGGTTGGCACCGTTTAAGAGTCTCATAGACTTCCGAGTATTCGACCCGATAGAGGAAGCAAAGGGTACCCCTCTCGATTCCCTTACGAATGTGCTTTGTGCCACAGACAGCAGGCACTACATGATTAGTGGGCTACTCAGGTTCCTTGCACTCTACAAGTACGGGGGCATTTGGTACGACATGGACATGGTTCTGATTAGGGACTTGAAACCTATCCTCAACCAGGAATTCGCTTATATGTGGGGTTCGGAAACAGACTTCTACGGATTCGGCCCTTGTGCTGCTTTTATGGGAATACAAAAAGGCAGCCAACACGCTACCGTGTGTTTGGATGAACTTATCAAAGCTCCGATAGTACCTAATTCAGTCAGCAGGGATCACGAGATGCTTGCCAAAGTGTATCGGCGCCGGCCGTTTACTGTCTTTCCATCGGTATTCTTCAACACCGAATGGCAAATCAACGTAAAACACCGTGGATTAGGAACTGCCATTGAGGGGGGTTGGTTCTGCAAAACAGAATACAGCACCTGTCTTTTCTTGGAAGCTTTTGCTTGGCATTGGCACAACTCGTCCAAAAAGGACCTTGTTGTCGAACCAGGATCCAAGTTTCATCTTCTAGCAGAACGTGTTGATGCACTTCTTAATAAAAAAGGCTTGTGACACGCCCTACACCGCTTTTCCGTCCCGGACAATCATGTTGTAGTAATCCCCTTCGTAGCGGTATTTCTTTGTCTGTGACCCCTGTGCGTTCAAGGCGTACAGGAACGCCCCGAGCAAGGTGAATACCTCAAGGGAAGATTCGATCGGGTCTTTTTCTCCCCGGAGTTCTAATATGTAGTGGTCGTGGTCATCAAGCGCATGCGGGTCACCAAAATATTTTTCAGCCCACACTTCCCTGTCGGGCCTTTTGCTGAACGTAAAACCCAAGCTGATGAACATAGGCGGCGGCAGCGGCGTCCAAACTTGATACCCGCTTTCAGTTACCCGCACCGTGTCGATGCACCCCACAAGGTCATCAGAATCGGACACCAGAATCATCATGCCTTCTGTTGAGTCGCTTTCTTCGTTCGCCCACCTGGGGTAGCGGAGAAGAACACACTCCGCGGGCATTTTTGACATGAACCCCATCCCGTTCTCATTCACTTCGTTCAAAGTCATGTTTTTTGGAAGGGATTTCATGAGTTTGATCCTGTTTTTGACCCGGTATAACACGGGTTTCCTAGTCGACAGAAGAATTTGAGCCATGGACGAAAGTGAGTTTATCTTGGAGTACTCTGCTTCCGAATCCCGTATGGCTTGAGGAACATCGTCCATCGGTGTCGCCTTGATTTTTTCCGCCGCCTTCTGTATGAACTCGAAGCCTGCCATAACACTTGATACTAAAGCCATGGTTTCCTACCTTTCGTTAGTGTCCTCGATTGAATCCGGAACCTCCGGTGAATTTTTAGTAACCTTGGTACGGCGGGTTACAAACCTTTTTTGGGGGACATCTAGGATCCTTATAACAGATAGTGGTATGTTTTCTTGGTAACATCTTTTCTTTACCTCGTATATGCTTACGCCGTATTTTTCAGCTATGTCTTGTAGACTTTTTTTATCCAACATCACCATATTGTACAAGCTCCCAGGAGAGGCGTTAAACTTGTCATAATAATACGGGTTGCTCTCAAGGTTTGCCGCCTTTTCTGCCCGGGCTTTTGCTATGACCTCTTTCTTTGCAAGATAAACCTCCTTGCACGTTTTGACAGTCTGCTCATAGGCCTCTTTGTATAACTTGTAGGCTTCCTTGACTGCTTCCTTGGGATCCTCGCATGTCACAAGGCTTTCAGGTCCCTTTTTAATTAATGGTACTTGTTGCCAATTTAACAAGACCTCGCGTTCAGGGCTTACGGGAATTTTTACAAAATTACCTTTTGTAAAATCATCAGGACTCAAAGGATTTGGGACATAAATACTCCCACGTCCTAATGCGTTCCTTATGGTGTATAGGTCTACATCGTCCGGGTTTATTATGGGGTTAAATACCTCATCGTCAAGGTCGTTCGGAAGGTTGTTGAAGCACGCTTTTAACGGCATGCCATTTTCTACAACATATTCACCCGTGACCCATGTGGAAGGTATCTCCGCACCGTATGAGAAGCCATCCCCGCAAAGGATGCTTACGGGTATCATGAACCCGGAAGAGAGAGGGAGATTGCACAACGCCCGTTCATACCGCATGAAATTTTCAGACAAGTGGCACCGATTCACACGTGCGATGCCCTCGTGTCCCACCTTGAACCATTCTTTTTTTGTTTCTTCAGAGGCGTCCTCTCCCACCTTGAATCTTAACACGGACCCGTAAATCTCCTTTGTAATTTCCCTTTTGTCTGAACTATTCACGACCTCTCGCCGGAAAGCTTTGTCTTCCCAAGCATCAAGGCCGTTAATAAATTCAAGAGCTACAGAGAAAAGGAAAGCTGAACTCGTTTCCCTATAATACTCAAACGCCCACCGAAGGATAAGATTTCCATCGATGCTTTTCTCCGGAATATATTTGGATCCTAAAGAAAATATGAGGTCTCCTATGACAAAATTTTCCTTTTTGTAGCCCCTGGATAAAAACCCATAGCCTTTTGGAACAGGGTGTTTCAATAAATTCTTGATTAGAAACTTTATGACATCGAGGTGTGCCCCGCCGATATCTTGCAAGTGCCTGTGGTAGTCATAGAGGGTTTCCTCTACGGGCCGTGGTTCATTTCTGTTTACAACGGCTCTGTATAGATCCTCCGGAAGTCCTTTAAACAGGGTTTTATTCAGCCAACCAAAATCGATAGACGAGTCGTTTTTTGTTCCATAAAAAAGCGATGATACTTTGTTTACCGCAGGCCAAAGCACATCGAAACCGTTTTTACGCAGGAATCCAACGTCTATATAATGATCCCTTGGGTCGACAGACACGAGCCTCAAAGTTTTCACGTACAGATAATCTCTCAAGTCTTCAAAAGAGATGGCATCCGTACGGTAGTTTATGCATATTTGTCCTATGAGTGATTTGACTGAAGATAGTTCCTCTTTGGCTTGATCTTTCGTATGGAAGCCATTGTAGCTAAAAGACAATTCAAGACCCATAAACAATTCCACCATCATTTCATCGTAGCATTCCCCCAAAAGCGCCCTCACTGACAAGTTGTTTCGGCTTGAAACTTTCGTTCGTTGGTATTCTGCCACGGGATAGAACATCTCTCCGAGCATCATGGCAACCATCGCGGCGTTCATCCTGTCGGAAAGCCTCTCACGCAGAGTACCTGTGTTTTTCGTAATGGAAGGCAGGAAGTTACCTATCCAAATTTTGTTCTTGCCTGGGTATGACCTGAACGCCCGGCCGTTTTTCTGGATGGTCCTCGTTATGGATTGGCTTATGACCGTGTTGTACACCTTCGAACAGGGCACCCAATTGGTGGCCTCGTGCATGAGGGCCACAGCCACCACCGCACGGTACTTATCGGGGTGGTCAAGGAGAAGGTACTTGTTAGCCTTCTGCGTACCTTTGGTCACCAAATCGAGCACCGCCCCTGGGAACACCCCCTCAAGGCCCTCGAGCAAATTCTTCAAGGTGTCTTGTGACCGGAAAAGTTGCCTCTTGGCAGGGAGTATGACAAGGTGGTACCCGCTCGGGTCATCCCGGACCATACTTATGATAGTCTGTATGGGTGACACGTCATACGGGTAGTATTCGTAGTCGAAGCCATCTATGCCCGTAGAATCCCAAAACTCGTTCCAAGGCAATGCGTATATATCGAACTTGGACACGTACGAAGGTGACAATATGATTTTTTGGTCGCCGCGGAAGAAGGTCGCCGTGGTAAGGTGCAATTTGCTGTGTTCTCCTCCTTTGGACAGCACGTAGGTACACACCTCACCCATCTTTGTCCAACCTTCGGGGTCGTAATCGGGGTCGTCCGGGGCGTCTTCTCCGTGGACCACTCCCTTGACGTGGTGAGCTTCGTCTATCCTGATCGTCAGCCGTGCTATGGCCTGCGCCTTTTCGTTGTCGGACAGGTCCTGCCAAACCATTACAAAAGCTTGGTGCGTGGCCAGAGCCACAAGTCCGCGCGAGGTACCTGGTTTCGTTTCCGGGTTGTCATTTAGAAGAAATTCCTTAATCCTTTGAGTTGTTTGTTTACCTATGCACGCATTGCACGTCACGGCCCATTCGAACAACCCGTCCTTTGTCATCAAGGTCATTGGGCCGTCCTTGTCAATGAAAGTCCTGTGTACGTGGTTTTGGGGCACGACTATAAGTTGCTTCTGTGTGTATCCGCTGGACACTATGTCGTTTGAGGCAAGCCATACCTGCAGAAGTGATTTTCCAGATCCAGAGGGCGCTTGGACAATCCCGTATTTTGATGATTTGAGTATGTCGTAGGCGCGTTCCTGCCAGGAGAGCATCGTAACGGCTCCCGTGGGATTTGCTTGTGGCAACGAATAAGCCTCTCTCCGGACATGAATCGAAAGGTTCTTAAGAATAGGTTCTGGTTTGTTTCCCATAAAAGCCTCCGTAGAGAATATACTAATATAAAGCACCTTTGTAAAGGTGAAAATAATGTAAGTTGCTGATTATAAAGATAATGTCTGACATTGTCCGACACTATGCTGTCGTGCACCCGTGTTTTTAACGTTAAAACCGACCAGGTCAGACGTTATATTATATGTGGGCAGGTCCTGGAGGAAAAGGAACAGTTGTGAACGCCTATGTGGAAAAAAGAGAGTATGACCAATTCTTCTTTAGTGAAGAATGTTTAAAGAAACTAGTGGGGGTGGTAAGTAACTTCAACAACCCATGCGCGTTGTGTGTTCCTACATTAGGCTATGAACTTGAAAAGCAAGGAAAACAGTGTAGGACGCTAGATATAGACGCAAGATTTTCCTGGCTAAAAGGCTTCAAATACTATGACATGCATCTGCCCACGGATTTTAATGAAGAATATGATTTACTGTTGTGTGACCCCCCTTTTAAGCTCGATGTACAGCAAATATTTGAGGCCGTAAACAAACTAAAAAGAGAGGGTACAACAATAATAGTGTCTTGGTACCAAAGCAGACTAGATCAATTTTTGCAGGCTTTCTCTGTTCTACATATAAAGCCGGTTGGAGTTACCTTATCATACAGGGATAATGACATATGTTTTTACAATGAGAGCGAGGCACGTAAGTTCGGGAAGGTATCCGTTGAACTTTACAGTAACAATCCCGAAAGAATAAAGCAACTATGGGATCAGGGTTCGAAATAGCAAAAAAGTGTTTCTATGATTGGTGCTTGCCTACTGTTCTGAATAAGAACTTCCCGGACATATCAAAACGAGTAGCCGCATGCATATTATGGGGATCCCAAGCCATAGACAATGATGACGATATATCTACAGATCACGGATGGGGGCCGCTATTTGACCTTTTGTTGACTGAAGAAGACTACAACAAATATGGGGTCAATTTGCAAGTTTGTCTCAATGGATCCGGTAAAAAAGATTATCCGGGATATCTGCTACAGCCTGGGTCAAGAAATTATAGGCCGGAAATAAGTATGCGAGGGGATGAGGTATTAGAAGCTACAATAAACGTCATGAGTATCCCGGGCTTCTTACAAAAGTTATTTAATAATGCATATCCTTTGCAAGGCCTTTCCTCCTGGAAGTACCTAGATGAAAGTATACTGTACTTCTGCAGGCACGGTAAAATTTTTTATGACCCCCTACAGGTTTTAACAGAAGAGTTGAAGCCCTATAAAAATTACCCGGAAGCCATATTAAAAAGAAGGGTGTATACTGAATTGAGAAAATTTTGTATGTTTGGACACTACAATTATGAAAGGATTGTAAGAAGGAATGACCTTGTAACCATATCTATATGTAAGACAGGTTTGGTCAATTCTGCTATGGCTCTTGTGATGCTCCTGAACAATGACTATGCCCCTTATTTCAAGTGGCTTCATGCAGAGTTCCTGAAGCAACCTAACTCCGCAGAATTGAACCTTGATTTGATGAGCCTTATGAAAACAGACAGTATAGAAGAGCAATTGCTTCTAATTAAAAAAATAGAACATTTTATACAAAATAGTTTGGCGGGAAGCGAGTATTATTGCGCTTATTTTATTGGGAAACCTATGTCAATAATATATCTTGAGGATATTCTTACGGCTATAAAAGCAGATATTCCAGAAGAAATATTGTATGCGTAGAACAAAAATTTGATAGCATTCATACCGTTTGTGTATCGCCATAGGGGTACAAAGTTGTTTAAAACCGACCTAGTCAGACGGTATATTGTGAGTATATAGATACCAAATTGAAAGGACAAATAATATGAAAACTAAAAACACATACATGACCAAACGTCTGATGAAACAAATCGCCGCCGGAGGTATCATCATAGCACCCAGGGTATCTGGGAAAACGACTGCGATCGTTGAGTTGATGTGTAAAGATCCATCGTCATACGTGTTGGTGGCCCTCAATCACAATATGGCCTGTTATATTAGAAGCGCCCTCAAGGAAAAAGGATTCTCCGATGCCGACCGCCGTGTGATTCTGCCAAACAACGTCGACAAACTGCGTGGGAGACCCCCATACAAAGTGATAATAGATGAGGCCTTCTGGAACCCGGCATTCTACAACAATCAACCCTACCATTGTGCATTGTCCAGCGCCCCAAAAAGAATGGTCGTGTACAACAAAAAGGGCCGGCAGATAACCGTGAATAACCAAGACGTTTGGAATGGTCAATAAAATATAAAAAGGAGTACATATGGCGTACATATCGGTGATGGCCTGGCTCAAGGCAATGAAGTATCACGCCTGCGAAAAAAGTAAATTGATCGCGGCGGACGACCCGGCATACGAAGCTGTCAGGTACCAATGCCTGCAATGCGGTAATATATTCGGGATACATAAAAAATTGATAGTAAACAGGCCTTTGTTTTACAAGGAGTTTTTCAACAAGGGCTTCGAAGAAAGAAAGGCACTCGTGGATCGTTTGTGCGAACCTTATTTCGAATGCTACGGATGTCTCAAAGATGAATGCCCGGTTGGGTGCATAAAAGAGGGTCTTGGAGTTCGAGGATATCCGGTGGAACAATCAGTTAAGAAGATGAAGACGTCAAAGGATTGTGTTGTCGTTGGTGACTACATCCTCAGTAAAGGATTTGAGGTTGAAGTTACACCGACGGCCACCATTACGCATGCCATTATTTGTTTCCCGATAACAAAAGAAATAAAAGCAACTGTTTCATTATCCAGATTTTACCTAAATCAAAATTTTGAAGAGGTAGAACAAACCGAGAAATGCTCAACGGACAAATCACCCGAGGAAAATAAAAAGCCGTATACGATTATAATACTGCAGGACACACGGGTGGTATTCAATGGAACGTTCCCCGAGTGTGACATCAACCAATCCCGTGAGGTGCTACCCCATTACAGTATGGATAAAGCTAATTGGGGGCAGGCTGACTCGCTTCACGTGACCCCAGGTTCAGAATGTATCACCATATGTGCAAGCAGCAACCTAGCCGCATCGATCGCCGAAGGAAAGCACAATATAAAAAAGTAGCCCGCCATGGTGAACATAAATGAGTTTTGCGACAGGCTGATCATGGACATGACGAGCCACCTTCGGCAAAGGTCGAGGATGGATCTCCTCTGCCAAAGTCGCGCATCGTGCAAAGCCATCGTGAAGAGTTGCATCGATATAGAGCCGGACTATGTGCTTGAACTCGGCACCAACTACGGACTGTCGACCCTGTCCCTGGCATACGCACTCACCATCCTCGGCAAATGCCTGTCAGCACTTACTACCATCGATATCGACCACGGACATTGGCTCAATGAAACCCCGGATATACAAAGGGGCCTGCTGTTGAACGCCGGAATAGACTTAAAAAATATACGTGTGGTGAGCGGGGACTTCAATCTCCTTAATCCGCAATGGCTTTTAAAAGAGGGTAAGGTCCTTGTGTTTTATGATATTCATGACACAGGGTCAGTGTCTTACATGAAGAAGTTCATAGAAGAGTGGATACCTCTGTTCGATCACGGCTACGTCATGGTCCACGACTGCTACCCTCTTGGGAGGGCCTATTGGATAGATCGCAACAATCCGGATTTACCGGTGAGTTCAGCCAAGCACTTCTCGGGACTGTCCCTCGAAGGGTACGGAGAATGTAAAGTGCTTATCGATTGGCTCAATGAACAAAAGAGATCTGTGTGCATATTTCCAGAAGTGCCAACAATAAAATTCACGATATGATTAAATTTGTGATAGTGTCCCCCGGAAGGACAGGTAGCCAGCTAATTAAGACTTTGTTGCAAAGCAATCCTTCTGTTTATGTTTTTGGAGAAGCCTTTCATTCTTCTGATAAGTCAGAGTCAATTTTTTTGGAGAGAGTTTCAAAAGGTATTCGGGATCCAATTCAGGTGCTTAATCAAATATATGAAGAAGATTTACGATATAAAGCAAAAGGATTCAAGCTACTTTACAACCAAGCTAGAGGTATTAGAGAACCTAAAACAGCAAAATACTCTCAAGTTGCTTTTGGTGATGACCTCGTATGGCATGAGTTGCAAAGGCAACAAGATATTAAAATAATACACTCTATCCGGGATAATGGTTTGGCTCGTATTATTTCCTTTAATGTTGCATTGACTTCACAAGTTTGGCACTACAACTCTGATAAAGATATTCCCTTTGTTAAAATTAAGTTAGACCCTAAGTATTGTGAGGACGAATGGTCTTTTTGTGAAAATACCGAAAAGGAAGTGGACAATGATTTTTTAAAAAACCCTATGTTTAAAATTGAGTACAAAGATCTATCTGAAGATATCCAAGGGACATCAAAAAAGATACAAGATTTTTTGGGAATAAAGACTGAAAAATTAACCAGCCAACTCAAAAAGGTAAATAGTAATCCTTTTGATCATTTGGAAAATTATGAAGAACTAAAAGGCTATTTTAAAGGAACAAAATGGGAGCGGTTTTTTCTTGATAACTCGAAAATTATATAAGTAACAACCATATGAAAGGATCCCCCGCATGCCAATGCCGGAAAGCAAAGTGATAGGGATACTGTCCGCCGCTCTATTGAGGGCTTTAGAGAATCAAGGCGGAGAGCGGTTCAATAACTGTGATTCAGTCGGGTTCGTACACACCACCATATCCCCGGAAGACAAGACGGAAACGTGGATAGTGAAGTTCGACCCCAAGACGTGTGCCTTTGGGATACTCCCTGTCGAAACCGACAAGTACCCCGATGGGGCTATCCTCTACTACCATGGGGACATGGCTGAAACCGTCACCCAGGCGGCCCTGTACGGGGATCAAGTAGCCGATGATATCGATGATAAAGGATAGGCTACTAATCGAACTCGTCCCCAAGACTGCTTGGCACGAGAATCTGCGATCTATAATCCCTGCTAAAGAATGGAATAAGGTACGTACCGCAACCTATGCAAAGGCCGGGTACCGCTGCGAGATATGCGGGGGTATCGGCCCCACCCATCCCGTGGAGTGCCACGAGCGGTGGGAATACGATGACGAGGGGCATGTGCAGAAACTCATCGGACTCATCGCCCTATGCCCCCTGTGCCACCTCTCAAAGCACATAGGCCTTGCGGAAGTAAAAGGAAGGCTTGAGGAAGTCGCCACCCATATCATGAAAGTAAACGGGTGGTCACGGAAGCAATACGAGAAACACCGGAGCGAGGCCTTCAAAGTGTGGGAAAAAAGAAGCCATCATAAATGGACGGTGGACATTTCATGTATCCGCTCTGTTTGACTACTCACGTACATAGTGGTTTTCGTATTTGTGGTAGACGCTGATCCCCGGGTTAATACGGTTGAGGCGTAGACCCCCGATCACAAACGCACCTCTGATGTTCTTTCTTCCACCAAAGACTATAAGCATGCGATCCCCGAGCAAGCGTACTACCACGTCAGGGTGGCCTTCCAAGGTGATAGGTGTACCATTATCGTAGATTTCCTTATCTCGGAAACAATATTCTTTTATTATTTCGTTCACGTCCGTTTCCGAATCGTACACAGCAGAACTCACTGACCACAGCCACTCCGAGTCGTACACAGGCGTGTAGTCCACGCCAGGACATACACCGAGTACTTTGACAGCATCAGCAGGGTCAAGGCGGTACTTGGTATGTCCTTCGAAGAACCAATGGCTTCGTATGAGGTGCACAAGAAGCTTGGAGGGGGTGATAACGACCCCGTCTTTGCTCATTCTGAAATCTGTATCAGATAGAGCGAAGTTATCCCTGCCTTTGTTTTTGCGTGATGCACACCCCCACGGGCAACCTTGATATCCCATCCATGAAGTCCAGGTGACGTGTATGCCGTCCACGTCTATTCCATTATGCACTTCCTTAAAGTAGTCGAGGTCATCGTTCTCGAACACCCTCATGTGAATTATACGTAAAGCGCGGCCGATGACGTACTCAAGGCGATCGGCGATCTGCTTGTGGGTTACCCCAAGATCCTTGAGGGTGGTGGCATCCTTGTCGATGACTCCCTGCAGGGGCTCTCCTTCTGCCAGGAAACCCCCTTCGGAACTACTGTTTGGGTACAGGATAGACTCATCGATCGTTTTATCAGTCATGATTGGTCCTTTAAACATCGTGGGACTAGAATTTGACCTCATCCCCCACCACAAGGACGAGGCTGCCATCGTGCTTCCCGCCGTGCTGAAGTTCCAGGCCCTTCAAATAGAAGGAGCATGTCGGAGTGCGTATCAGAACGGGCCGGGATGTCTGAACAGGGGTGCCATTTCTGATAATGGAGGCGTTGCGCATGAAGGAAAACAATTCCGGCTCGGTCTTCTTGAATGTCGGCTTTGCTTTTGGCTTCTGGATTCTTGGCATAGTTCTTCTTTCTGTTTGATTGCACACAAGAATATACCTTTTGGAAGGCCCTTTGTAAAGTCGATGAGGCCTTGTACCGGGACGGTGGGTTCTACGGGAATAACCGAAAGTTGGTGGAAGAGGTTTACTTCCTCGCCCATAAGTACCTGGTGGTGCGGTGCGCCAGAATCCTCGGCAATAGCCCTGACAGCCTCTTGGATAGGCTGTTGGAGTATCGGCCTATACCTTACACCCTCGACAGTTACCTTCAATTCGTGGGCCTTAATGACGTTTTAGGACTCCTATCAACTTGTATAGACAAGTTACGGATACCCACAGTGGTCACGGCTGCTGGATCCGGGTGTGTCACGGTTGAGGAGCTTTGCGCTACTGCGCAGGTGACTCCTGTCATCGCCGATGGCGCCAAGAAGGTTATTCGGGATTGTGACTCGAGTATAGCCGACAGGATGCACCCGTTCAAGTCCTCCATGGATTATGCCAAGGATTACATCGACCGCAGGAAGGTGCAAGAGGCCTTCATACGGGGGTAGTCATTCGGAGATCCTGGATGTCCGGATCTTGTATCCTTTTTTCCTCAGTCTGCCGGCAACAAATTTTGCCATATCTTCCGCGTTTCCACGGCTGAAATAGGCCCCTCTGATGGTGAGTTCGTGACCCTTCGGGTTCCAGATGTCGGTGGCGCAGCTCCACCCCCACGGTTGCTTCGAGGTGCCAAAACCGGGGAAGCAAGACTGCAGATGCTCGGGAAGATCATCGACTACCTTGTCGACGTCCCCCTCGAGGATGTCCTTGTCCGCCTTCAATGTGCATGACCAACTCATAAAAAACCTCCTGTTATTCTGTGCATTTGATGTTCATCGCCCACTGTCGTAGAGCGTCCAATCGAGCTTTTTCTTGCTGTGCGACTTCTCCGCCACATGACTATCGCAGGACTTCTCCGGCGGGCCACTCCTACCGGGGCAGGAGACCCAAACGTGAAGGTAGTTGTTGTTGACACTCTTCAGTTTCTTGCACGTGAAGCAGGCGGAGGACTCCCACCTCTTGACTTGCTGTTTGACCCGCCTCTTCATCTCCGTCATTATCTTGTGGATCTCCTCCGGGGAAAACTCCAAAGAGTCCCTGTAGACGGAAAGGAACGATTGGTGCACCCACGACTTCTCTGAACACTTTGGACACTCGGACACGACGAAGAACGAGTCGGTTTTGTAGTTGGCAACCATGCCCAAGACGATCTCAACAGTGTGTTCTTCCCACTTCTTCGTGGTGTACTCGGCATCGCAGGACGGACACGTCTGGAAGTCTCCTCTGTGGTTGAGGTGACTCAACGCATTGGAGTCGTGAAAGGTTCTTGTCGTGGCGGCAGGCATAAATGTCCTTCCCGGGATCCTAACGACTTTGGACGCTAATCACCGATGGCGTCCAGCACCTATTGAACCGCCGCCTCTACCCTGTCGTCCTTCATAGGCGTCACGCCGGCACCCAAGACAGCGAGGTATTCCGTACCCGTCTTCGTGTCCTGCAGGACGAGGATATCTTGTACATGCCCCGCAGCGGTGGTGAAGTATTGAGCGGACACTGTCTTTATGCGGCCGGTTTGGGCGTTTTCTTTGAGGCTGGTGTTTACACGCGAAGTCGGATCTGAACATCCTGCCACCACCGCCAAAGCCACTGCCAAAATAATTGCTTTCATGACTTCCCTCCTTGTGTAGAAGTACGTAACGCTACATTCTTTTTGGCTTGATCCCAATTGCCCTTGAAAAACTCACCACAACACTCCCCTCCCTCACTCACCAACCTCCAAAAACCGTATCCCGACAATATGGCCAGATATACCGCACACAAAAAACCGGGGACTATCATGCCTATAACGGCGCAACTATAGAAACCATTGAATGGGCACATAGTATCCCGCAACCATATCGCGGCAAGAAAATCATACCCTATACCCGTGATATAGGACAACGTAAACAAGCAGTACCCGAGAAAAATAGTACCCCCTATGATCGCGGCAAAAACTAAAACAATCATGACTATAATCGCTACCGCGACATACAGAAGATGACATATCACCTTGATCGCTCCCCACAACTCAACGAGCTTCAACCTCAAAAATTCAATGACTACTGGCATATCAAACCCCCTTGTAACAGATAAAATGATCACTTATCATCCTGTATGGCCATAATACTGGCCCGAGACCAGTTTGACCCTATCCACGTGCATACCGTGTAACATAAAAAAACAACAAAAGCGATAAGCCCGGATACCATGAAAAACACACAACCAATCACGAAAGGAGCCCCCAACCAAGTCTCCTTGCGCAGGACATCCTGAAACAGTACAGATAAAGGACTGATAAACGCTATAGACAGGAAACCTACCAACCATAAAGAAAAAAGAACAACCAGAGTAAACAGCAAACAGGCCCCAAAAACTTGTAGCCCTGTGCCTATCTCCTGCAGCTTCAACTTGAGAAAGATGCCAAACACCTTAATGAAATCTTTCATACTAAAATCTCCTCGTTTGTAGATATCCTTCCAGTAAGTAACTTAAAAAGTTACTTACGGGCGATAAGTTTCTTGTCCTTTGGGTTCTTTCGGTGGTAGTGATCTTGCAATCGAAGCTGGCGCAAGCACTCCCGGCACAACGCCGAAGGCTTGTTCGTATGAAACAACTCGCACCCGATACAGGTGTATTGCTTCATGACTTCGGTAAGTGGTTTTTTTCTCATACCTGTTCCTGGCCTATGGCCTATCGTTCGTGATAAGCTCCGGGGGATGCCCCGCATCCCACAGCGCCTTGGCACCCGGCCGACAATTGATGGCGTTCATGGATCCCGCGATGCTGTGCAGGACAAAAAGGTGGGGTTCCTCGGCGGCGATGCAATTTTTAACATTTTCGAAATCCTCGAACTCAACCACCCGCGGCATGAATTGGATGTAATGAATGCAGGCCGACATGCTTCGTTCGTAGGAAAGGCTATGTGCCTCATCGTATATGTCTGAAAAGTACTTCTTTGCGGATTTTATATTCTTGAAACCTTGTATGGCACCATCCTTGGTGGCCATGATGTAAACGTTTTCATCCGAGCCTTTGACCAACACAAGGCATTTTGCCACGTCTTCATTTGACATGCTGTTTCCCCAATTTTTTGGCTACCTTTTGTGCCTCACGATCGGCCATTATCTTTTCCATCGTGAGCAACATGGGACTCACATGGAGAGAGTGGTCGCGCACTTTCATCGCGAACAGCAACAGACCTGCTTGGTCATCGATGTGATAGGACGTTACATAAGGGCTTCCGTCCTTCTGCAGATCGTCCGACACCACGTACTCCCCGCTGTCGACCATATTTTTAATAGAGTCTAACATCACCGGGCTGTCGGAGAACTGCTTCAATTCGGCCTCGTATTTGTGTCGGGGCCACAATATGGATCCATTATCATTAAGCCAATAGACCCACGCCTCCGGTGCAGGACACCCACAATGACCATGCACCCTGACCGTACGTGCGCCTTCGGGGTGTGCGTAGAGTTCCTTTGCCACATTCAAGGGCATCGGTCCTTCCACCATCCAATAATACCAAGCACGAGTGAACGTGAACGGTCCCAAGCGTCCGCCGATGGACGCAGGCACCTCGTATCCCTTCCTGTCCAAAGGGATCACGTCTATGCAGGCGCGATCCAATTCCTCTTTGATGTACTTGTCGCATTCTTTGTCACCGGCGAGGTTTTTCACAAGTTATCCTTTCCCTGTGCATTGGTCACGGGCCACTGAACGCCAGAATTTCCGTGCCTTGAGGCACGCCCGGTCACCAGGCTTTACAGCGACGTGACAAGTCTTTGGCCTGTTGCCGTACACGGCACATCGTATAGACTTCATGATAGTACCCGACAGGAAAGAACACATGCAAAGTTCCTTGCCCTTGAATGGACCGGATTTTTGCTCCCGTATTTTGGTTTTGATAACCCCATACGGTTGGGGTCTTCCGTCCATGGAGGATGTGAGGGCTGAAAAGAAATCCGGGTACAATACACATCCACGTATCTTACCCGCCAAGCGTTTGATGTCCACCTCCTCAACATCGCAAAACGCATCTTGGTATGCGGGTGGCATGCAACACACGCCACACGACAGGCAAGTTTTCTTTGTGACTTTATCTTTCATTTTTGGGAGTTCGGTACGGGTTTCCAAAAACACCCATTTTCGTGAGAACAATTTTGGTTTTTGCGCCAACTTTCGGTGTTCTTGCATATTCTCCAATCGGCGCATGTACCACACGTCTGCTTCTCGTACGGTACGCACAGCCCGGCTTTTTCCAAGATTTTGAACGCAGGCTCGAAGACACGATTCACCCGTTTGAGGTTCCTGTCGAAGTCCTTGAACGGTACCCTCAAAGAAGCATGAAGTTCTTTTCTGAGTTCCTTTCTTATGTCCAAGACATGTTTGTCCGACCGTGCCTTCCATCGCAATGACATTTCATTGGCTATTTTCGCTTGGAGAGCCTTCTTAATCCAAGGGATTTGCTTTTCATTAGGCATGCGTCTTCCTTTCTCTATCCGCCGCCTTTAATATACCTTTTGAAAAACCGATTGTAAAGGTTTTATTGCAATTTTTAATACCCTTCTCATAACCGTATCTGGAAGTAAGGTGCGCCTTCCCATGGAAGGTGGCGCTTTGTGCTGTTTCGTTGTGGGCAGAAAAGGATGTGTGATATGATTAGATTTCCGATTGTAATCGCCATGTTGGCCACTATGAGTTTCACGGACTTTGACTACACATCAGTGGTCTGCATGCAGGACTCCTCCGGGGTCAGTGTCCAACTATGGGGTACGGATACCTCCGTGGTCTTTAAAAATGTCGTAAAGGTGGTCTACGGCAGCGGCGGATTTGTGGTTTACTTCAAGGATGGCAAGACCGTGACCATGACCAAACCCCCGTTTCGGAAGGTTGATTTAGTGACCGAGTCCCCTGAAGAGAGTGATACCACGAAGGCACCTCGGAAGGAAAAGGATCGTAAGGAAGAAAAAGAACGCAAGAGTCATAGGCAGGAATAATGCCAAATAATTTTCAGACTAGCCCTCTACATGTAGCGGGACTTTTTCTCAAAAAGTCCTCTGCATCTGATGCTGTTGAAAAGATCCTCCTTGAAATTCCAGAGAAGGATCACATAACAACGTTGGAAAAGCCATTTACGGGTATTACACCGCAGAAACAACCCATACACTTCAAACCAAATGGTTTGTGGTACTCTTGTGGTCGTGAGTGGATTGAGTGGGTCAGAAATGAGAGTAGATTTACCTCAAAATACATTTATCGTTTACACATCAATTATAGCAGAGTTTTGAAGATTACCAACGAAAAAGACTTTGATGAATTTTCTGAAGAATACGTGGCAAAAAATAAGATTCTTGAAATGAATACTACGATGTATGTCGATTGGCCCAAAGTATCAGTGAAGTACGGTGGCGTGGAAATATGTCCCTACCTGCATACAAGACGCAGGAGCAAAAAAAGCGAGTGGTATTATTGGTGGGATGTTGCTTCAGGATGCCTATGGGATCCATCGACGGTGTCTGGTGCAGATTTATTGTATGTATACAACGAAACCACGGACTCTTACGATAAGCAAGGTGTTTGACATGCCCCGATACCTCCTCATAGATGACCGGCGCGACCCCGAGAGATTCGGTGCTACGACTGTCGCGCGTACATCCGATGAGGCCATCTCCGAACTCAACCGGGGTGGGTGGGACAGGGTGTATTTTGACAACGACATGGGACCGGATCAGAAGGAAGGGTGGCAGATCGTCGTCCACATGATGCACCACATCAACCCGGACAAGTGGCCGAAAGAGTTGGTTGTGGTGTCAGACAACACGCCGGCGCGTGCCAACATCGAGAGCAAGTTCGGGAGTATGGGGTACGATCGTTCCGGCGAGGATTATGGGAAGGTCATATGGAGTCGTACAAAGGGTAATGAAGAAACAGCCAAAGTAGCTTCGAGGTACCTTGGATCCGTGAAATCCTTCAACCCTTCTATTGAAAAACCCGAATACGATCAGACTCTACCGCGTAACTACGAACACATCGAAAAAGAACTTGAGACAGCGTATGCCCATAACATGCCCCAATCGGTTATCGACCGACTCGAGACTGAATTGGCTCAACACGTCACCGAAGAAAATCTTCAGATGTCTGAAGAAGATCCCGACATAACTGAAGATGTGTATGGACGGGGCGGGGTCGCTGGAGCCATAGAAGAACAAATGGCATACACTTACTCCGACTATCTAAAGGCACCAGCAGTAGATACCCCCGGGATCCCATACAGCAAACAAGATCTTGTGAAAAGGATGCGGAACATACTCGAAGAGTCAAAAATGGCGCCTTCCATGTTGCCTAACGTGACCGATGCGCAAGTCCTCGATGCCGCAAAAGATGCCTATGAGCATCGGCGAAAATACATACAACAGTATCGACAAAAATCTACAAAAAGACCTATGCCTCCAACAACTTACGGTGTGATATCACGGTATGCTATGCATGATCCGGGTGAAGTAGCTTGGGAGGTGTATAACGAACGGTACATGCAGGAGGTTGGTGAAGCGATCGACAACATCGCCGGCAACCAACCCCCGAAAAAGCTAATACCCCTTAACACCTCCAGGATGAAGAAGATATGGCGGGATTACTCACGTACCGGGGTGGTGCGTGATGAACGTGGCATCGATGATATACTCGATGATTTCCTCGAGAAGACTGTACGAATAGATGTGAACAACTATTTGACGGGACACACACCTGCAGATCCGTTGGAGGAGTTCAAGGACAGGGAAATCTCCATACCAAAAGATGTAGATGAAAGGATAGACAGGCAGACAAACGACATCCATGGGCATTGGATGATATCGGATTATGGTATAGGACCCCTCCAAAGACTTCTGCACAAGGCTATGATGGAAACAGATTACGAGCAGAAGTTGCTTGCGCTCGATGCCATGCTGAATGTAGTACACCAGAGAAGCGATTTAGCATCTTGGTTCGTGCAGGGTGGTAGAGGTGCGTTGGATGCCATATCACAAGATGCGGAGGAGAAGACTGAATCGTATAAGGAAGCTTCAATGGAAAAAACCGCCGTAGACGCAAAAAAGGTTGTTGACCAAATAGGGTTGCCTGATCGTAAAGGTGCCTATGCCATACACACCAGCAACGCACTTTTGGTCAGAGGGTTGCGCAAGGAAGTCAAGGATTACGACATACTGACTTCACCAGAAGTTTTTAAGCAGGTACAAGAAAAGTTTCCAGAAAATTGCGATATGCATGGTAAAGATGAACGTGTTCTTTTGAATATAGATGGTACAGAAATTGAGATATTCAAGACTTGGTGGGGAGGCATGGATCCGGAAAAAATCCTGCGCCAAGCTGAAAAGATTAATGGCGTCTGGTATGCCTCTCTCGAAGATGTGAAAGAATGGAAAGAGCGCAGATGGGAAAAAGAACATCTGGAAAAAGACAGAGTAGACCTCGAAGAAATAAATCGATACATGAATACCCGCAAAGCTTCTGATTATACCGGTGGTGATAAAGGCCCTTTAGAGGATGTAGAGGTTATCAAAAATGGTAATCGCATCGAAATCAAGGATTCTTTGGGTGGCAAAGCACAAGTTGATTTGATTAACAACACAGCCCGGATATACAGCATCCATTCAGTGCCGGATGACAAGAAGTACACGGATGAAGCATCTCAATACAAACGTCGGGGGTTCTTTAAGAAGGTGATAGAGGAATTGCGCAATTTGGGTGTCCAAAAGATAAGCGTGAGCCTTCAAAGCACAGAATCACGGGCAGCTCTTAAAAGGATGGTTGAAACGGGAGTCCTTGAAAACCCACAAGACATCCGGGGTTTGAGCGTGGATGAGTACCCGACAACATTTGACATACCGTCTACAGATACAAAAACCGCTTATGAATCGGAGGCAGGATCCTCCATGAGGCGTGTGGTGGGGGCCTATTTAAAAACCGCCATACCATTCATAGAAAGCGATATAGGATCTGTCGACTTGTTCCTGCAAACGCTCTCTGCAGAAGACATCCAGAAGTTTTTTGATGACATGGAATCCGGAAAATCCGTGATGCTCCCCGCCTATCAAGGGCGAAAAGAGATGGAGATACGCAAGGATATCATGGAGCCTGGAGAATACAACCGTAATTTAAAGTTATACCGGACACACCCGCATTATGGAAATAAAAACCCCATATTCATGTACCGGGACAGGGGATTTGTTTCGACTCCAAAAAAGCCAAAAAAATTCGTAATGGAACCAATGAAATCGGAAGGCCCCCCGAAAGAATTAAACCCCGAATATAAACTGTCAAATGTTGTGGCCTCATACATGAAGAGCGCCGCAACAGGTCACGCGGCCGATTCTTCAATGTTTTATCGTATGGAGGGGGACAAGGTACTCATAAAACACGATGATGTACCCATAGGTGTTTGGAACAAATTCTCAAGAGCAATGAACGCTTTAGACTATGACTTCCGCGGAGGTGAAGACGCCAAAAAGTTGTTAGATCGGTGGAACAAAAGATCTTCCGGGGAAACCGTTCTGTCTGGTGACCATGCAAAAGGGTTTTTGGCGGCGGTAGGTAAAGCCGATCTTCATAAGCCACTGAAAGGATCCGATGCATCGTCTATCATTAAAAAGGCGATAAAGAAATTTGGCATAACCAACAATCCGCACCATGCGGGGTACATACTCCCTGATGGCAGGCTGTTGGATTTCAGCGGTGGCGCCGGCGCGTTAGGGACCCGGGGAGCCGACCACAGAGAGATAGGAAGTGTCATACCGGAATCTATGGTCCCGGAAGGATCCTCTCAATGGAATGATGTTGTTGCATTCGGAAAACTCGGTAACATCCGCACGCACGTTTCTGGAAGAGGGCAATTGGCTATGACTCTTTTCACCCGCCCAACTTCGGCACAATTGCAAGCTGTTGAGGACATCATGTACAAAGAACACCTCGGGGCAACCATAGATGTTGGTAGAAACAACAAAGAGTTCGGGCCGGACGAGGTCGAGGACACTATAAACTTCATGAAGCAATCAACGAGCTATTGAACGTGGGAATGCTCCTCAAAGACATGGCCCCGGAAGACATGGCGCACATATGTTCCAAGGCGCTCATGGCATTGCTTGATGACAGCGCAGGCGTCACCTTGGAATACGGCGGTCACAGGTACATAGTGCATCGGGATGGGGACATGCTTTTCGTGGCCCAGGCAGACAAAATTCCTTCGGTATCTGATACCGTGTTGTGGGAGTTTGGGTACACGGGGGACGAAGGCGATTACTTGGGGATTTGACCTACATTATCAAACCTGATAAATCCCGCTTTTTTCAAGATCTTGAATGCCGGGCCAAAATCACGGTCAACTTGAGAACGGTGTTTTGAAACAGAACTGCGTTTTCCCAAGGAAAATTGTTTACTCCAATACTCCTTGGCGTTCATTCCTTTAGGTCTCTTTGGGCCATTCGCGCAAGCTTTTCGATACTCATCGACTATTTCCTTGGCCCTCTTTTTTGCAAGGTCAGACAAACGGTGGGAATATTCCTTGTCCATGCGTGCTTGCAGAGCCTTGGAAACCCATGGTAGTTGTTTTTCATCAAAACGTTGTAGCTTTTTTCTTGGCATGCTTTCTCCAAAGTGACTTCACCTCTTTGATGCAGTCCATCTTCTCATCAAACGTCATGTCTGGCCAAGGAGTTTCCTTCCGGTCAGCACTACACACGGACTCGAGGTGTCGCTCAAAATCACTGGTCATCTTCATGACTTTATCCATGCGCTCCCGCACCTTCTTGTCCTTTGCAATCACCGCCAAGCAGTTGCCAAAATTCATCGCATCGCAACGTGACCATCTGGTCTTGTCATACTTTACGTTGAATCCTGCACGAAGGAAATCATCTACCATCTTGTAGTCTACGACCTCGGACGGGCAGTCGTAGAAGCACACACGGGTACCGTTGACCTTCACAAAGGTGAAACACACCATCACCGGGCGCCCATCGGTTTCCCCTACTTGGATAGAAAACCCCAAACAATCCTGTTCCCAAGGCACTGCGGCGTGAAATTCCCTCCACAGGCACAGCTTCTCAAAACTGTTGGCCTCCACCAGAAATTTACAGTCCGCGAATCGACCGTCGAGCTCTACCAGCTTTTTAGACACAGACATTTTGGGCCCCTTTTCTTGAGTACGCCACGCATTTGTTACGTGCCTGTATGAGTTCGTGCATGGCGTCATCACTCCCGCCTTTGTCGGAATGTCTCTTTAGGGCGAGCTTGCGGAACTGCTCCTTAATTTCATCTTCAGATGCTGTGTCGGGTAGTCCTATAACGCTGAACGCCTCGGTCGGTACGGACGTTGGGGAGATCCTGCCCATGAAATAAAAGAAATTGTTAATGAAATCTTCGAATATGTTCTGCCGGAAAGAACTGTAAAATCCGTTTGCGAACTCGGATTCTCTTTTTCTCCACGCGTTTTCACGTTCCCACTTTTCTTTGGCGGCTGCCCTTTTTTTGGCAAGCAACTCTCCGAATAATTCATCACGCAATTTTACAACCACCGTGGCGTAGAAGTACTTCCAGGTCTTCTCCCACGTTTCGGACGTGCCTTTCGATTTATTGACGATACCATCGAACTTCGACCGTGCTTGTTTGACGAGGTTTTCCCAATGGGTCAGATTGAAATCCGTGTGCGACTGTGAAATCTCGACCGAAGACATGAAATCATTGGTGAAGTCCGCCATAAATTCGTTACGGTCGTAATGCTCCGACTCATCAAGGTGGTACTTCTTAACGTATTGTCGAGGTTTCATGAACAAGCCGATTTCTTGCGTGTGCGAATCAGCCCCTCGGTAGACATAATCTCAAGGACTGCCTTGTGTATTTTTGGAAACTTATCCTTCACAAGTGCCTTATAGCGAGAGTCAATTTGGGCCTGTTGTATCCGGATATGCGCCCGATTTTTATACTCGTTCGCACATTTTGTTGCCCTTCTCTTGTATCTCTCCAATTCCTTGATCATGCCCCGAAGGTTGTCACGATCTGCGCGTACGTAGTCTTCCGGTAGGAGTTCTTTTGTGACCATGGGCTATCCTTTCTTGATGACCCACTTCTTCAATAGTCGCCTGGACACCTTCTGATACTCCTCGTCAGTCAGTGTCCCGATGATTGCCACGGCTTCACGCATTTCTGGGCAACCATTGTCTTCGTTACCATTACTGCCCACATGCTTGCCACCGTATTTGCAATCACAAAATCTTGACGTTTCCTCCCCGTTTTTATCAGAACAATACGAGCAAAGATGCCTCTGTATGCTGATAAGAACGGGGAGAAGTTCGTTTTTTGGGGTCAAAAGTCTTGGCATGGTCAATCCCCTACGACACTGAGAATGTCGCTCTCACGCATGATGAGGTATTTTGTACCCTCGGATTCGACCTCGTTGCCGGTGTATTTCCCAAAAATGACTTTGTCTCCGACCTTTACCTCCATGGGTGCGACCCGGCCTTCATCTGTAGTCCTGCCGGGGCCGGCTGCGATGATTTCTCCGATCTGCGGTTTCTCTTTGGCTGTAGGCGGTATGTAGATGCCACCCGGAGACTTCTCATCGGCGTCCAGCACCTTCACAACAACTCTGTCTGACAACGGCTTGAGATTCATACGACCACTCCTTCTGTTTGAGTAAACTCGCTATTTATTTCGTCTGCCCGGTTTACTAACTTCCACGAAATTGTGGACACGTTCCTCGACCTGCAGATGTCGATCGAATGCTATTTGTTCAATTTCTCCGATAATGTCTTCGTCCTTTTGAAACACAACGGCGAATAATTTAGCTTTAGCCTTTGGATTATCAATAGGGCGAACCCATAGACCAACGCCTTTCATTAGCGCGACTCCGACTTGTAATGACCAATTACGGTTTCCAATATCTCTCGAGCAAGAACGCTTGAGCCTTTTGACAGCACTCCTCTCGTGATGATTTCTGATATTTTATCTTGAAGAGAAACATCGCTTGTGGTGGGGGCCGGTAGTTCGTGTTCTACTATATTCGCCAATTCTGTTATTTTTGGTTCCCTGAATGTTGCCAATTTGATACCGCCTGCTTCATACTCTAACACGGGCCACTCACTTTCAACCTCGTATTTCCACATGTTAGTAACCTTGCGTTTTATAGGATTGCCATTTTCAGTTCGTACCATCCATAACATCAGCACACCACCAGTCACAACACCCCCCGCCGTACAGTTAGAACATGTTGCGTATTTGGCATCGTCACCCACTAATTTTTTTAAAGAAAGATCCACAGGGTCACCAATAACAACTTCTCCAACTGAACACAAAGGGCATTTCATATTTACTCCTATTTACGTTGGTAGCATGTATACCCACCAGGTATACACTTCCGAGTTTTTTTACACGAGCCATCAAGATAGTTTTTGCATGGCACCACACGGTTCTTGTCGTTTTGTGGATCCGATTGTGCCATTAGCTCCGCCTCGGCCCGATCGCACAGATCACCAAGATTACCCTGCTCTCCGATACCGTCCATGTACTTACGCACTCTATTTATGAGTTCTTGCATCGCTTTCATAAGCACCCATTATAGGCCGTAGTGTGCGAGATATTGGTTCGATATCGCCTTGAAACTCACCTTGGTCCCTGGGGCATCCAAACGGAACACCAACCCCTCTCGAAGCACCTTTGGGTTCAAAGGACACGGACCGTCCGCAAGGGCTAAAAGTTGCTCAAGCGTGTGATCAAGGACGAAGTGACGGTCGAACAACGGCACAGTCTTAAGTCCAAGTTCCTTGGTGAAGTGTTCCATGTCGTCCCACTGAAGGTACTCCCCTTTGGCTATGTTCCACACGTAGAAGACATAAAAATCCTGCCCTTTGAGGAGCATCCTGTTGCTTTGGATTCGTTCTCCCACCATCTCTGCCTGCACGGCGTATCCTACAGGCATCTTTTCCTGCAGATTGTACCGTTTGGCCACGTTCCAATAGGTGTTCTTACCGGTGTCCTTCCATTCCCAACTGTGACCGCATACTCCGAAGCGTTCCTCTGTTTTGAATACCGTGGTGCTGGTCCCATCGACCTTAACGGTGACCACGAAAAGTTCCCTGCGGCGTTCTTCGAGCCAAGGTGTCAAATTTTGTATTCGTTCTTCGTCCGTTTTGATACAGAACCCCGGTAACGCACCTACCGCCTCTCCAGACAAACTCACATCCATAGGGGGTTCATAGAGAAGGACACCGAGGTCATCGGTGACATCGTCCCCAACGGATTTGTCTGCCACCGCAGGGAACACGGACACAGGAAGTGCGAGTCCTTGGGATATTTGCTTGCGAAGAAAAACGGTTTTGAGTCGATATCCCTCTATTTCCTCGCCATCAGCAATCATTTTCTTCGGGGAGGTTCCTTTCGCCATGAACTCAAACTCCGGGATGACCGGGAGAAAAGAATCCGTCTCGAAATAAATGGCCTTGTCACCGATCTTGAATTCCCCTTTACGGGACACGCACCACCATCCGCGTATTTTCACGCGTTCGATGCGGTCAGCACCCTCGATGGGTTGCACATCATCAATGGATGCTATAGTGGCGAGTTTCCTCACGATGACTCTCCTGTTGTTGAGATTTCCAACGACATTCCTTCAGGCACTATATCTGTCTTCGACTGTCTATCAATTGTGTATGTGACAACAAGACGTTTTGGTTTGTTCGGGGCGGGGTCTCCACCCAGGGTCATATTGTCAACACGCATACTCAACTGTTTATCATCGATGACAAGATCGCGGATTCTGTCTGTAACATCTTTTTTGGTGACCGCTGTGGGGTCACCGTATTCCGCCTTGTGGATCACAAGTGCAGGCGGAGGAAGCAGACCCATAACTCTCCCAAGATCATCGGCCCAGGAGTCAAGCGCAGGAGGTATGTCTGTCCACATCTCTTCGGCATCGTCTATTTCCTCGTTGGAGGAACCCCATCTTTTACGCATTTCCTCGATGCTCTCATAGACTCTAACGAGGTCATCAACTTCTTCCTTTTTAAGAAGCAACGTGCCGAAGTATCCGTCTATACGGTTCTTCAGTTCCCAAATTTTATCGCCCATATGTGACTCCTTCTTTACCCTAATATACCTTTTGACAATTATTTTGTAAATAAGAATGTTAAAAGTACATTGCTTTTTAGTATATTTTAAGGTAAGGAGACCGCCGACATGGAAATCATAGACGAACATTACCACGTCCTTAAGAAAATCAAGGAAAATGAGCATCGCATACACGTTCCCGTGACCGAGGGAAAACGGGAAGTTGATTACCGTATGTCTTCCCTTCCTCCAGCATTGTGGGCAGCGCGCGTGCTATACTATTTGAGTGTAAAAATGGTATCTGATGGTGACATAGTACCAGATGAACCCATCGGCGGTACTATAGCATCATGCGGGCATCGGGTGAAAAAGGTCATGTGGGACGTGTCTGTCAAAAATTCTGATGGAATTCTGTCTCTGGTAGTTTGTCCGGAGTGCTACAGAAGAATATACAAAAATACATGTATTAAACAAAAAACAAAACGTATTACCCTGGACCCAAAATGCAGATAGCTAATGATCTCTACAAGAAGATAATTGCCAACGTACCCATCGCCTGTGTCGATATTGCCGTAGTTCGGAACGGTTCCATACTTCTCGTAAAACGCAACGATGCCCCGGCTAAAGGGTGTTGGTGGCTCCCTGGCGGCAGGGTGTTCAAGGGCGAGAAGATGGTAGACACGGCTCACAGAAAAGCTCTTGAAGAAGTGGGCCTCGACTGCGTGGTAGGCCCGCTGATACATACGGCCGAAACACTTTTTCCAGATGGTCCATACGGTATGTCAGTACACAGCATCAACAGTTGTTTTCTTTTGTACCCTAAAAACAAAAAGAAGCCTGTTCTCGATTCTCATCAAAGCGAGTACCGTTTTATAAGTCACTTGGATCATTCGTTGGACTTTTACATAATTGATTGCCTTAAAGCCTGTGGTCTCAGGCTCAAAAATTGAAGGGATTGGTATGAGTTGGCTCAAGAAGTTGGTTTTCGTGGTTTCGGGGTTCGCCATCGGCGTGTTGGTTTCCATGAGGATTGTCCGCAGGAAACGCCGCCCGACAATGATCACACGGCGCACGCTTGAAAAGATGAGGTGCATGCTTTGACAGAAGGTGAGATAAAACCCAAAGATGTCAGAGAATTTTGTGCCAAACACGCCTTCAAGATAGGCACGGCTTTCTCGGACGAATCCATACAAAAATGGATATCTATGGGCCTTTCATCATCCAAGCGTTGTTCCTCTGAAGGCAACGAGTTACGAACGTGGGTGCTCGCGTTCGCCTGCCGAGAATGTTGTGAGCATGGCCCGGACGGACCCGACCATGTTGGCTTTGCACACCGCAAGTCGTTTTTCCCCAAATTTGATGAGATGATGCGCCGCCACGAGTGCTAGTGTTCTCGTATTAAATAGTTCCCCTGCCTCGGATCAACGTTTCCGTTGTGGCCACCCTGATAACCTTCTATTATCCATTGACCTTCGTAGGCTTTGCTTAAGGTTGGGAAGCGCGTTTTCCATAGAAAACATAGCGTTATCACGATCGTGTAACGTTCAAACGAGGTAGAGGGTTGAAGTCCTTTGTCCAGAACTACAGGCTGACAGACTCCGACCTCACCAAAGAGTTCTATTGGGGTGAGACCGGCAGCGGCGTTACGGGACTGCCCGAGGTCGATGGATACCAAGCCCCTTGGCTGGCCAGCCCGTATTATGTGAGCTACGAAGTGGACTTCATTGAACCTGTCGGGTTGTACCCTATACGCATCGGACCGTTCAACCGCACGCCACTTCAGACGCCCGCGAGCGGGTACTATGCCAACTTCTCAATCGGCAGCAGATGGCCTGTAGGTACATATCAAATCATTTGGAAAAGTTTGATGAGCGGAGAAACCGGAGCGCCTTTTGTGGAAGACATCGAGCAGTTCACGGTCACAAGCGGTGGCATATACAGTGTAGCCGGGATCACAGGTCCGATCGTGTTCAACGAATGCAGTCTGTATGGTGGTGTGACCGGGGCGATCGGTTACACAGGATCCACACCTGTCGGTGGAGAAACCGGGACGCAACCGTACACGTATGTGCAGATGATGTACAACACGTTGTCGAGGTATCAAGTTGTTGACACCGCAGGTGAAGAGGTTTGGGTCACATCGAACTCCACGAGTTACGGAGAATTTTCGTGGGCCAGATATGGCTCCGTACTCGTTGTTTCGCAGAAGAACCACGGCATGTCTGTCGGCGACCGCCTCCTCATCAGGAACGCGAATGTCCCATACCAGAGTTGCACGGTGACAAACACCACCATTGACTCATTCAGTGTAGGTACACAGGACTCTGGATATATCCAAGGATCTGCTTTGTGGTGGGGCAGAGGATTCAACTTTGCCCACGTGGGGAGTCCAAAAACCGGAGGCACATTGACAACGTCATCGGACGATGTCAAGTTGTTGTCCATTCGGGTGCGCACAGGTGTGAGGCAGAACACGACGTACGTTTTCCAGATACCCGTGTCTGCCTTGAACGATGAGAGTACTTCCATGGGAAGTTCATTCATACCGATGCTGTCAGTGAGGCAGGACGCGGATCACCTTTCGGCGACGGCGGCCACCATATCAGCTAACTACATAGGCGACTATTCTGATTTTCTTGTGGCGAACCTTGGTAACCCGGCAGCTTCCAGGGTCATCATACTCATGTTCGGATAAAAGATGGCACGAATAATAAACGGAAGTCTTTACGTCGAAACCTACACGCCCACGGGTAACCCGGGCGAGTGGTCTTTCATTGATGCCCTATACAATAACCAAGCGGATGCTACCGGGCAAGGTGCGCAAGATGTTCAAGTTGGGTTCGTGCTATACGTACCTGCCATAGATTTGCTTACCGCCGATCCACTTCCCGGGGTACTCCACAGGTATGTCATTACAAGCATCACACCGGCGCCTGTCGGTGACATACTTCACCTCACGGCGACCATCCTCTGGGATGAACGCGAGACAACCGAGGTCGACAGGCCACAAAACGCTTCATACGCCGTCATATCGGAACCTTCCGAGCATTGCGATTATGCGCTTCCATCCACCATGGACGTGTATCCAGAGTTACAGGGTGGTTCTGCTGAAGCCGCCTACAATGCGGACATCAGGGACATCACCGATTGGAAAGGTTTTTCAGGTGGGTGTGGGTTCTCGGGATGGTGGCCGTTCTTCACCGGAGGCCCCGGTGCTACAGGACTACCTGGATCTACAGGTTCCCAAGGAGAAACGGGTGCACAAGGTCAAACCGGTCCTGCGGGTACGGCGGGGGCCACAGGTTACCAAGGCGTAACTGGTTCCTTGGGAGAAACAGGCGCCGAAGGTCAGACAGGAGCCCCCGGCGAAACAGGATTGCTTGGCCCTGCAGGTGTGCAGGGTCTCACTGGTGCTGAAGGTGCCATAGGGGAACAAGGTGATACGGGTTCCGCCGGGGCCACAGGTTTACCAGGTTCGACAGGCATGCCCGGGTCAACAGGTCCTATAGGCCTCGAGGGAGCAACCGGTGTCAAAGGTGATACAGGCTTGCCAGGGCCAACAGGTGCTCAAGGGTATACCGGGTCACAAGGATCCAAAGGTGATACGGGAGCGCAAGGTGCCGTAGGAGCAACCGGAGAAACAGGAGTCGTAGGCCTTCAAGGTGCCACGGGTGCGCAAGGTCAGACAGGTTCACAAGGATCCAAAGGTGATACTGGAGCACAAGGGACTCAAGGACATACGGGGATACGTGGTCCTACGGGTGCACAAGGTCTGCAAGGCGTCACAGGCCAAACGGGTTCACAAGGAGCGACCGGATCTCAAGGTTTGACTGGTTCTCAAGGACAAACGGGGTCACAAGGTGCTACAGGCATCGCAGGACCTACGGGCGCACAAGGCGCCACAGGATCTAAAGGCGAAACCGGAGTAGGACTCCAAGGCGCTACGGGTCTTCAAGGCCCTACGGGCGCTCAAGGTGCTACTGGGGTGCAAGGTACAACGGGGACACAAGGGCATACAGGTGTTCAAGGTCCTACAGGAGCACAAGGGTATACGGGGACACAAGGTGCTACCGGTTTGCGCGGGATCACAGGTGCGGCGGGTATAACAGGCTATCGCGGAGTCACAGGCGTACAGGGTCATACAGGATTAAGCGGATCTACAGGTCAGCCAGGTTTAACCGGCGCGCAAGGAGCAACAGGAGCGCAAGGAGCAACAGGCGTACAAGGCCCAACAGGTGCGCAAGGAGCAACAGGAGCGGTTGGATCCACCGGGGCCGTTGGCATTGCCGGATCAACAGGTGCGCAAGGTGCCACGGGTGTTAAAGGCGCCACGGGTGCACAAGGAGCAACAGGAGCGGTAGGACTTCAGGGTTCCACGGGATTGCAGGGCACTGAAGGTGATAAAGGTGACACAGGTTCACAAGGCACTACCGGTTCTCAAGGGTCAACCGGAGTGGCAGGTGTTACTGGTATTGCTGGTGTCCAAGGCGCTACCGGGTCGCAAGGAGAGACAGGCGCACAGGGGGCAACAGGGTCTACTGGTTCCCAAGGTGCCACAGGTCTCCAAGGTGCAACCGGCGTCCAAGGTCAGACAGGACTTCAGGGCATAACGGGCATCCTCGGATCTTCAGGGTTGCAGGGCGCCACGGGTGTGCCTGGAGAAACCGGAGTGTTTGGATCTACAGGTCCACAAGGTGCCACAGGTGTTAAAGGTGATACGGGTTTGCTTGGCACAACGGGATCGGTCGGCTTGCAAGGTGCCACAGGCGTAGCCGGAGAAACGGGATCTCAAGGTGACACAGGATTGGCAGGAGTTCAAGGCGCCACCGGATCACAAGGACATACAGGAGCACTTGGTGCCACTGGTGTGATAGGGCCTACAGGATTACAAGGGGCTACTGGAGCAATCGGGGTACAAGGTTCTACCGGGTCACAAGGTCAAACAGGATCGCAAGGTGCAACGGGCCTTCAAGGTCCTACAGGCGCACAAGGAGCAACAGGGTCGCAAGGTGAAACTGGTGTACGCGGAGTAACGGGCGCACAAGGATATACCGGTACACAAGGTGCCACAGGTTTACGTGGCATAACAGGTGCGGCGGGTATCACTGGTTACCGCGGTGTCACAGGTTTCGCTGGAGCAACAGGCTCACAAGGATCCACCGGAGCGCAAGGTCATACAGGCCTTCAGGGTTCTACGGGTATTTCCGGCCCTACTGGTTCCCAAGGTACCACAGGTGTGCAAGGTGCCACAGGATCTATAGGCCTCACTGGTGCACAAGGTGCAAGTGGACTGCAGGGTGCGACCGGACTCCAGGGTTCCGAAGGTGTCGTTGGAGAAACCGGATCCCAAGGTGCAACCGGGATTCAAGGCTTCACCGGTGCTGAAGGTAGCGTGGGACAGACGGGTGCTACGGGGTCACAAGGTGTTACGGGATCCATAGGACAAACAGGTGCACAAGGTGCCACAGGTGAGACCGGAATAATTGGTGAACAAGGGGTCACGGGTATTGATGGCGCTGCAGGTTCACAAGGTGCTACGGGCACTCAAGGGGACACGGGTATCCAAGGTACTGCTGGTGACACGGGCGTGCAAGGTGACACAGGTGTCCCCGGGGAAATGGGACTTCAAGGTGCCTCAGGTGTTCCCGGGGTCACAGGTACACAAGGTGTCACCGGAGAGTTTGGTTTGCAGGGTGCCACGGGTGAACAGGGCGAAACAGGCTCTCAAGGCGCCACAGGATTATCTGGAGAAACAGGCTCTCAAGGCACCACGGGTTTGTTTGGAGAAACAGGATCTCAAGGTGTCACAGGAGCGTCTGGAGAAGCAGGCGAACAAGGTCAGACAGGCCTTCAAGGTCCTACGGGTGTTCAAGGTGACATGGGTCTTGACGGGGACACGGGTGTGCAAGGTGAGACCGGTGTTGTAGGCCCCACAGGATATCAAGGCGCCACCGGTCTTCCCGCAGGAGATATCCGGTGCTTCGACTTATATGGTATCGTAAACCCGAGCACGACACACATAGCACGCAACAATATTGGGTTCTTCACAGGCATCGACCCGTTGAGTCCGACCGGGATGATTTCTGATGGGGGCACCACGGAGTACAGCAGTTTGCAATACTCCGCCGAATGGGTGAAGAATGTTTCGCAGAACAGTTATGCGAGTGAAACAGGCGCCCAAGGTATTTGGGTGCTCTACGAGTACGACATATCAACGTTCGTGACGCAACCCGCTGCCATTTCTAAAATCATGCCTACGGCGTGGGCGCGCGCGACTTCCACCGCCTCCGGACCGAGCATACCTGTGGCGGCGTTCGAGATATGGAATGTTTCATCTGAAGCATGGGAAACGGTTGACAGTGGCACGCAGAACCCGTTTGATGTAGAGGAACTTACAGACAACCTCATCGAGGGCATAGTCGATGTGTCAGACTATGTCACATACAACAACAAGATATTCTTGAGGTTGAAGCTTTCCAACGCCACCGGAGTTGGAGAGCAGGATCGTCTCTACGTTGACTACACAAAATTGTGTATTGACACTAGGCCCATAGGACCCCAAGGTCCAACAGGTGTGCAAGGATCCACCGGGTTGGCAGGCTCCGTAGGTTACACTGGTGCACAAGGTGAAACCGGAGTAGGTGTACAAGGCACTACTGGTTTAGAAGGATCGCAAGGTGCCACGGGTGCACAAGGTCAGACAGGTGTTGTTGGCCCCGCAGGTCTCACCGGGCAACCTGGAGTGCAAGGCATCACAGGCGAAGACGGTGTACAGGGCCTCACCGGCGAAGACGGTGTACAGGGCCTCACTGGTGAAAACGGCATCACAGGTTCCATCGGTGAGCAAGGTGCTACCGGACTCCAGGGTGCTACCGGAGAACAAGGCACGCAAGGAATCACAGGACTGCAGGGTATAACAGGTAGTCAGGGCACAACTGGAGTGCAAGGTGCCACTGGTGAACAAGGCCTTACAGGATCTCAAGGGGCTACAGGTGCGCAAGGTGCGGTTGGAGAACAAGGAATAACAGGGGAGCAAGGCGACCAAGGCATCACCGGAATTGACGGCGTGCAGGGCACCACAGGCCTTCAAGGTGCCACGGGTGAGCAAGGCATCACGGGTCAACAAGGATCCACAGGCGAACAAGGCATCACGGGGCAACAAGGTGCCACGGGTGAACAAGGTTCCACAGGGGATCAGGGGGCCACAGGAGATCAAGGCACTCAAGGCATCACGGGTATTGATGGTGTCCAAGGGGTGACCGGATTGCAGGGCACGACAGGTCAGCAAGGGGCAACAGGGTCGCAGGGTGCTACAGGGGAAATAGGAATTACGGGTACTGATGGTGTCCGTGGGATCACCGGTGATGATGGCGTTCAAGGAGCCACCGGTGAACAAGGTGCAACAGGGCCACAAAGCCCTACGGGATCTCAAGGTGTTCAAGGTATCACTGGTGCTGATGGGCTTCAAGGTAATACGGGGACCCAAGGGGCGACCGGAGAACAAGGAGCCACAGGATACCAAGGAACAACAGGACTGCAGGGATTTACTGGTGAGCAAGGTGCCACAGGGGATCAAGGCGTTCAAGGGGTAACCGGACTGCAGGGTGCAACTGGCCCTCAAGGTACACAAGGAGTCACTGGGCAACAAGGCGCTACGGGAGAACAAGGGGCTACAGGATACCAAGGCGCCACAGGTGAACAAGCCATCACAGGAAGTCAAGGTGTCCAAGGCACAACTGGTTATCAAGGTGCCACAGGGGATCAAGGGGTCACAGGTCAGCAAGGTGCTACTGGTTATTATGGCATCACGGGAAGCGAAGGCATCACCGGATCACCGGGTATTACCGGAGCCGGCGGCATAACGGGGGTCGTAGGAGAAACAGGAGCACAAGGTGCTACTGGAGAACAAGGAGTCACAGGTTTAGCGGCGGAAACAGGTTTGCAGGGTGTCACAGGCGTCCAAGGTACTACCGGAGATCAAGGTGACACAGGTGTGCAAGGTGAAACTGGATCACAAGGTGCCACAGGGCTTGGTTCAACAGGCCTGCAGGGTCCCACGGGCACCCAAGGTCCGCAAGGTGAAACAGGCGCACAAGGATTCACGGGTCCTGAAGGTCCAGCAGGACTTACCGGGGAACCTGGTGTCCAAGGCATCACAGGTCAGCAAGGTGCCACAGGGGATCAAGGCATTCAAGGCGAAACAGGTCAGCAAGGTGCCACAGGTTACGATGGTGTTACCGGGTACTTCGGCCCCACAGGAGTGCAAGGTCTCACTGGAGATGATGGTGTTCAAGGACAAACAGGATATCAAGGCATCACCGGCCCTGGTGGAGTGCAAGGTGAACAAGGTATTACCGGACTACAGGGCCTCACAGGTGAACAAGGGGCGACAGGTCAGCAAGGCGCCACAGGAAATCAAGGTGCTACTGGAAATCAAGGTGCTACTGGAGAACAAGGAACTACTGGGTTTGGTGGACTTCAAGGTACTACCGGAGAACAAGGAGCAACTGGAGAGCAAGGTGTAACTGGATCTGAAGGCCTTCAAGGTATTACGGGTGAGCAAGGGGCTACCGGACTTCAAGGTGCTACTGGTGAACAAGGTACCACGGGTGCACAAGGCGCTACAGGTCAGCAAGGTGCTACCGGAGAACAAGGGGTCACAGGATCCGATGGAGTTCAGGGTATCACAGGACAAGAAGGTGCGCAAGGCGCTACAGGTGACCAAGGGATCACGGGACTTGATGGGATCCAAGGTATCACCGGGCTTCAAGGCGCTACAGGCCCGCAAGGTGTTACTGGGTCTGACGGTGTACAAGGTATCACCGGCCTTCAAGGTATAACGGGCCTTCAAGGTACCACAGGAGCACAGGGGGCCACAGGTCAGCAAGGGGCTACTGGAGAACAAGGTCCTACAGGTTTCCAGGGGATCACAGGATCCAATGGCGTTCAAGGAATCACTGGCGACCAAGGCGTGCAGGGCACGACAGGCTTCCAAGGAATAACCGGTGCTGAAGGTCTACAGGGTGTCACAGGACTTCAAGGTGCTACGGGTGAACAAGGCCTCACAGGGGAGCAAGGTGCTACAGGATCTCAAGGAGCAACAGGAGAACAAGGCTTTACAGGAGAGCAGGGTGCCACCGGCGAACAAGGCGTAACTGGTCAAGACGGCGTACAAGGTGTCACAGGACTTCAGGGTGCCACAGGCCTTCAGGGGGCCACGGGTGAGCAAGGCGCTACAGGCCTTCAAGGGATCACCGGGGCTCAAGGCGTTCAAGGAATCACCGGTGAACAAGGTGCTACGGGTGAACAAGGAACTACAGGACTCCAAGGAGCAACGGGAGAAGCAGGATTCACAGGCTCACAGGGATCCACAGGTGTTCCGGGAGAAACAGGAGCACAAGGGCATACAGGTGCGCAAGGTGCCACGGGACTTGAAGGGGATACGGGAAGTCAAGGGGAAACAGGTTCACAAGGAACTACCGGACTTGGATCTACAGGGTTGCAAGGTGCCACGGGTCTATCGGGGCCACAAGGCGAAACCGGGTCACAAGGTGAAACAGGTGTTGTTGGCCCAGCAGGTCTTACGGGCCAACCGGGAGTGCAAGGAGATACCGGATACCAGGGCATCACGGGTGAGAACGGAGTACAGGGACAGACGGGTGAACAAGGTACTACAGGATACAACGGGTTACAGGGAGCAACGGGCCTACAAGGACCTACGGGTGATCAAGGTGTCACAGGCGTGTATGGGGATACAGGTCTACAAGGACATACGGGTGCTCAAGGTCAAACAGGACTTCAAGGCACCACAGGACTTCAAGGCACCACGGGACTTCAAGGCACCACGGGTACCCCAGGAACTATTGGAATTACGGGGATACCCGGTAACAGAACATTTCATTTTTTTGCTGATATGCTTGATATCCCGGCTAGTGCAGATTGGCCTGTCACAGGTATAGCACCATTAACAACTGATAGCGTTAATGCGGCACTCCTTGTGAGAGGGTTTGATACCACAGCCCCTGAAGGTGCCGGATTCATATTAGAAATACCACAAGACATGACTAATATGACAATAGATTTGCGGTCAAGAGCGCATACCGCCCCTTCCGCCGTAACTAATAATGTTGTTCCAAGGGTGTATGCCCGTAGGGTGCCCGACAATGCTGCGGTATCTGCTTGGTCATACGTTGATATGACTGCTATCAGTTTCCCTACGGGGGTCACGACGTTTCAATATGATTCTCAAACGATAGGTCTTACTACACTTGGGGTAACAGGCGGGTGTGTCACACAACTAGAGATGACAAGAAACCCAGCAGATGGTAGCGATGATTTGGTAGGTGATTGGGATCTTCTTGAAATAAAAACAACGCTTTCGTAATATGGGGTAATGCCGTGGCGATGTCTTTTCAAGGTGCAACAGATTTAGACTATATAACCCTCGGGCAACCGGCTATTTTGAATTTATTGCCACAAGGGACACAGTATACATTGTCCGTATGGTTCAAAACTTTAACAAACGTTGACTATGGTACTTTTTTTTGCCGTGGGGATAGTGCAACTAAACAGTTTCACTTTTCGATAGGATCCCCCGGGCCACCTTATGAACTGCAGGCACAAATAGGTGGGACGTTTTATACTACCGGCGTGGATGTCGGTGATGGGTTGTGGCATCATGGGGTACTTACCAACGCCAATGTTGCTGGTACGTACAGGTTTCAAATGTATAACAATGGTGTAGCTGCCGGAAATCTTACAGCATCGGGAGCGTCTACAATCGCTTGTGATGTCCTGATAGGCGCAAGGAGAGCTACGGGCAATACTGGAGCGGGTTTCGTAATGAGAGGCAGTCTAGCAGATGCTAGGATATATAACAGGGTTTTGTCTTTACCTGAAATACAGACACTGTACTACTCTCGTGGAAGAGATAACCTTGTAACAGGTTTAATAGGAAGATGGCTCATGAACGAGAGTGCCCCTGGAGTTACTTGTACGGGTACAGCGACAGTAAAAGATAGTTCTAGTCAAAGAAATGATGGGACGCCATCAGCGACGCCTATATATGTAGACGATGAACCGTTAACTCTTAAGAGAAAGTTTTTTGTATAACATTTGGCGAGGTAAATAAATGGCCATAAGTTTTCCGCTTAATCCTAATGACGGGGATCTCTACATTACCCCAAACGGTACCAAATATGAGTATCGTGTGATTAGTAATTCGTGGGTTATTGTAGGTATACAAGACATCGGTAACCCGGGTGTAACAGGTCTGCAGGGTGTGACCGGTGCCGCAGGACAAGGAACAACAGGGCTTCCAGGAGAAACTGGTTTTCAAGGAGTAACAGGTGCTCAAGGACAAACCGGAGCGGGTATAGATGGTGCTACGGGTATCCAAGGTCCTACAGGGGCACAAGGGACAACGGGGGCGGGAATAGACGGGGCAACGGTTGCTCAAGGTGTAACGGGCTTGGGATCAACAGGTCTGCAAGGTATAACTGGTGATCAAGGCGCTACAGGTGATCAAGGCGCTACAGGTGAACAAGGCACTCAAGGTATTACTGGACAACAGGGGTCAACAGGACTTCAAGGGGCTACAGGGTCGCAAGGAGCTACAGGTAAACAAGGAGCAACGGGAGCACAAGGCTCTCAAGGTATTACTGGAGAACCGGGGATAACAGGTTTACAGGGAGCCACAGGCGAACAAGGGGCTACAGGTCAGCAAGGGGCTACAGGAGAACAAGGAATTCAAGGAGCCACAGGAGAACAAGGGCCTCAAGGAATAACAGGTCTACAAGCAATAACAGGTTCTCCAGGTATAACCGGTAGTGTGGGTGTCACAGGCAGCGGAGGTATTACAGGTACCGAGGGCGCGACAGGTTCACAAGGAGTTACTGGCGAGCAGGGGTTAACCGGAGCGCAAGGTGCAACCGGACAGCAAGGAGCAACAGGAGAACAAGGTGCCACGGGGGAAATAGGTATTACAGGGACACAAGCAATAACCGGATCTCCTGGTATAACAGGTAGTGGAGGTATCACCGGGACCGGAGGTATCACAGGTGCTGGTGGTATCACCGGACTTCAAGGTGCTACCGGACAACAAGGTGCTACTGGCGCTCAAGGCGCCACAGGGGCACAAGGGACAACGGGGGCTGCTGGAAGTGGTGGTGCAACAGGGGTGCAAGGTGAAACAGGTGCTCAAGGAGAAACAGGACTTCAAGGAACAACAGGCCTTGCGAACTTCATACAGACAGACTCCTTTGATGCACCTGTGCTAGTGCCTGCCATAATGTGGAACTTCACAGACGAAACGTTCTATGGGTATGTTACAGGGGCTGGTGCTTGGATACAGATGTCTTCTGCTTCAAAAAGCGGCCCAACAGGGTTACAAGGCAGTACAGGATTACAGGGCCCTACAGGTATAGAAGGTTCTACAGGGCATCAAGGAGAAACAGGTGCTCAAGGTCAAACAGGTGCCCTAGGTTTAGGCAGTACAGGATTACAGGGCCCTACAGGTATAGAAGGTTCTACAGGGCATCAAGGAGAAACAGGTGCTCAAGGTTTAGGCAGTACAGGTTTACAGGGTACTACAGGTATAGAAGGTTCTACGGGGCATCAAGGAGAAACAGGTGCTCAAGGTTTAGGCAGTACAGGTTTACAGGGTACTACTGGATTACAAGGCACTACTGGACTACAAGGAAATACAGGTCTTCAAGGGATATCACATAAAGTTCTTATACTAGGTGCCGCCGGAGGGTGGGGATCTGTTACAAACGGGTGTGCGGGGCCTACTAGGACAGAACTAACAACAAATAAAGTAAATATACAGACATTAGATTTCGCTGCTGCCGCTCAAAAGTATGCCGAGTGGACTTGCTATCTACCAAGTAACTACACATCAGCGGCGACTATAACCGCAACATTTATATGGACAGCAAACTCCGCAACTACCAACAGTGTTGTGTGGGGGTGTTCGGCTAGAGCATATGCAGACAGTGGTGCTCTAGATCAGGCTTATTCAGCAGGCGTAGAAGTAACTGATGCCAATAATGCCACCTATGATTTAAATATTTCAGCGGCCACAGGTGCTGTTACTATTGCAGGGAGCCCTGCCGCAGGACAAATGTTACAAGTAAGAGTATATAGACTAGGGAGTGGAGCAGATAACTTGGCGGCAACAGCTAATCTATTACAAGTCATCATAACATATACGTAGGAATAATGCATGGCAGATCTAAGTGCATCACCTTTTACAATATCAGCAACGGCTGCTTACACTATACCCCTAGGTGTTACTTCATTGCAAGTAGTGTGTCGCGGTGGGGGTGCGGCAGGGTCAAATAACGGGTCAGTTGCTGCCAGACCTGGCGGTGGTGGAGGTGGTGGTGCTTACTCAAAAAGAGCAACAATAAGAGTCATACCAGGAAAATCTTATACTTTTACGGTAGGAGTAGCGGTAGCGGCGGCCTCACAATCTAACGGTAACCCTTCTACATTTACCGGTGAAGATGCCGTAGCATGTACAGCAGCTGGAGGGACCTCAACCACAACAGCCGCGGGTGGTGCAGGAGGCACAGTTGCAGCTTCTGTAGGAGATGTAGGGTCCATGTATGCAGGTGGGGCCGGAGGTACAGCTGCTAACACAAAAGATAACGGTGGTGCAGGTGGTGGAGAAGGCGGACGAAGCGACGGTACCGGAGATGCGGGAGATGCAAACACTGGTGCTACTGGTGGAGCAGGAGGTACTGGGGGTGATGGAGGAGACGGTGGAAAAGGAGGAGATAATACTCTTGCAGGAGGAGATGGCATAGCTCCCGGAGGAGGCGGCGGAGGTGCGGGAGGAAGCAATAACGTTGGAGGAGGCGGTGCTGCCGGTCAGATAATAGTCACGTACGTTACAAACGTTACAAGATCCTATGGTGGCGGTTCTGCATCATATGGGACGATGAGTTTTTAATATAAAATAGCATAAAAGAAAGGAACAACAATGGCATTCCCAACAAGCCCTAGTGATGGAGATTTGTATACCAACGCCCTTGGTGTTGTCTACCAATACGTCGCTGCAGGGGACAAGTGGATACTTGCAGGACAACAACTGAATGGATACATATTGTATGGTACGGGAGAACCTCCAGGAGCAACGGGGTTACCTGACGGAACAATATACGTCAAGTACACACCCTAACAGGGGCGTAAAATGGCAGATTACATAGACGTCTTTTTCAAGGTTGGGGATGCTCCCGGTTTGCTGAAAGACGGCCAACCTGTGTTCTACATCGACCCAGATGAGTGGGGTTATGAACCCGTCCTATCTGAATGGATGCAGCGCGTATTTTTGTGCGTGCGAGTACCTAAAACATGGAAGACAAAGTTGCTCAATGTTCTATCCTGTGTGTACGTTAACCCAGATCTGTGCGACCCTGATATTGCAAACATAAAATATGTTCGGGCAGCATACATATCTTTTGATGAATTTGCCACAGCGATCAACGATCCGGATTTGGTATCTCGTTTGAGAGGGGACAGCATAGTCAATATTATTGACTTGCGAGACAAAGATATAACAACAGCAATATTCAAAGATATGTCAACACACCCACTAACAGAACAACCAGACTATAATGCTGTTACTTCTGGAAGTTACACAGTAGGGTCTGGAGGGGACTATGCATCGTGGGTTGCCGCTTTTACAGACATAGGTAATCTTACTGGTGATCTTACCTTCACTCAAATTTCTGCAACGGCAGAAACAGCTAGGATAACCTCAGCAGCGCAACTGAATGGGTATACTTTTTTAGCAACCTCTACTCCGCACCATTTGGGAAGTACCTCATCAAATTTAATATCTTTAAACCAAAATGAGTTCGGTTTCAACATTGCTTTTACAAATGCAGGGACTTCCATACTAGATAATCTAAATATTATATCAGCGGTAGCCTTGTCAACAAGGTACCATTCAGTAAGTACAAGCCCCCCTGTGGGAGGAATAGTAACACAAGTATTTAGTAACCTTCTTGTAAATAAAAACCTGAAAATTGGGTCTTGTATTTATTGTGGGGCTGGTCATTATTTTAGCCTTCATAATTGCAATGTGTGGAACCAAGCAACATCCACCCCACAAAATGGTGGCATTACATTTATGAGTAATGCGGTATTAACGTCTACTGTAGAAAATTGTGTGTCTGCGGGGTGTGTCATTGGATTTTTCTTAAACTATGATGGAACTGCAGCACCTGTTACACTTAGAAACTGCATTGCAGTAAGCAACGGTTTAGACTATTCTGGTACAGCTACTTTAACAGGATATAACAATGCTTCCCAAGACACGTCAGCAGATAACGCAAATTGGGCAACAGGATCTGGTAACGTTACAGGAAGAAGTGTATCCGACTTCAAATCTGTACTTATAGCGGATCCTAATTTTTTAGACATCGTGCCCACTAGTGACCTGGTGGACGCGGGTACCACCAACACGCTCACAAGACCGTCTTGCATTAGAGGTAGGACCGTACCAAATATGTACGGACATACAACGATAGGATCTTCTGAAGTCTATAAACCGTTCTACATTATTGTTGGAGGGGATTGGAAGGAAATTCAAAAAGGTGGGGCTTACGTAGATATAAATGGTACTACTGGCTGGATTGGCTTTGAAAAAACAAGCGTTATCGTAGATGGAAGCTTCAAGACGTATTAAATGATTTTCCACTGACCAAATATACACGCAAGGCCGTGCGTGTCCTATTCACGTCTTTCGATGTGGCTTAAGGCCTTGCGTGTCTTGACCGGAACTTATTGCCCTTCAAACCTCGGCGCGAGCTCTTTTGGTATTGGGCGGCGGTTTGAGGTCGGATTTAACCGGAAGTTTGTTCTCATTAACGATCTTGTAAAGTCCGGCATATTTTACATTGAGCAATGCACACAGTTCTCTCATCGTTGTTTTTGCTGTGTCTACATTCTTGAGCCTATCAAGTACACGTTCGAGCCTGTCCGGGATGCTGAGATCCCGGCGTATCTTATAAATGGTATGCCTGGAAACATCAAACTTCCTGGCAAAGTCGATGTCTTTTGAATACCTCATGGGGTGGGCTTCATTCTTCATCACATCGGCGATGAATTCACGAGCCACTGCGGCCCGCTTCGTGCCCCCTACGCGTTTATCCACCTGTTTTTTGCTCATGGCTGTCTCCAAAGTATATGTAAACCCTCGTGCCCGACACCCGTGTGTTGAGTGGGTATGTGTCCTTTATCTGCTCCTGGTAAAACTTAACAAAATCCTTCGAGTCGTAAATCATGTCAACAGAAATATACTTATCTGTAACAGAAAAATCACTATCTTCATAAAGTGTCTTGCGTAAAAGGTGTTTTACATTTTTAATCACCGACTCCTTGTCGGTGAGATTTTGTCCTTTCCTTTTAACTTTATCACCCCTTACCCAAGTCATTTTAGTTATAGACTTGTCAAGGTTATTTTTGTCTGTCACCGACACCCCTGTCCACTATGTCCCTCAAATGAGAAGCTACACCCAAATCCTCTTGTGATGGCCCGTTTACTGCCGACCCCTGCAGTCCATCCAAAGCCCTTTTTAGGTCTTCCACGAGTTTCTCGGCTCCTGCCAGAGCTTTTCGCAACGCTTCTGCCGCCTCTTCCCGTGGCTCCATCTTTAGCCCTCTCGTATAATATACTAAATTAAAAGACATACGTCAAGCAATAAATAACCTTCTCATTTTCACGACAAGGTTGACTATGGCAAAGCCCTTCCAGAAAATAGATTGGGACAGCATCGTCAAAAGTGGCGAGCAAGGATACCTATATTGCGTGACCGACCCTCCGCACCCAAAAGGTGAGAAGCGTGGCGACCGAAACAAGAAGTACGTGTATTTGCACAGGGCCGTCATGGAGAACGAATTGGGTCGGTACCTTGAGGACGGAGAGGAAGTCGACCACAAGGACAAGGACGTTACCAACAACGAACCTTCCAACCTTATATTGCGCGTGCAAGGTGAACACCAACGCGAACACGCCCTCAATGGCAATTCATTCTGGGAGAAAAGTCCCCGGAACAAACCAAAGAAGGCTTCAGAGATTTCTGTAGTAACTGCGTTCATTCACTCACGACCTTGAAACCAACCCACACGCCTTCGTATCCTCGTTCCAGATGCCGCATGCCTTGCCCATGCATACCACTTTGTTTTGATATGGCGTATAACTGTTTCCTGCGACGTTTCCAGAGGTCATGATGGGACAGTATTTTACAGGGTTTTCCTTCCCTACCTCTTTATCCATGTTCTGATATTTTAACACCTCCTTTGACACAAGTAACCCCCTTTGTAGTTATGCATCGTTATTAACATATACCTAAACTGCTTTCAATAACTACGATATGCGGACGGCATTGACTTCCATGCCCTCGTTGATGTCAGAACTCTCGAACGGTTCAAACCCGTTTTCCATTGAGTTGTATTTACCCGTTTCTACCTCAAGCACCAACTCAACCGCACCGTTGTCATCAAAAGGTATTACTACTTTGAGATCCCCAGGAAGCTTGGACAAATTCTCGATCAATTGCTTTACAATCATGTGACACCTCCCTACTAATAATACTCTACCCGACGTTTCTTGGGGAAAAGGTGTCCCCACATGTCAGTGTAGAACCGCCTGCGCAACATCTTCTTATACCATGGCAGGAAAGGCCATTCGTTGACGATCGCCACGCCAATATTCTCGTGCACCATCCACCCGATGATCTTTTTTGGATCGTCTGCAGGTATGACTGTCAGTTGTTGCCTATGCAACACGAGAACTTCTCCTTGTTGAATTCATGAGAACACCACTACATCAAAATGCAAATGTGGATCCTCATCCTTCACCTCGTATTCCTTGAATAAGTCATAGAACTTTCGAAATCCCGAAGCTTTTTCGGGTTCTGAATTTGCCCAGCTACAATCATCATCTTCATCAAGATCCTCCCTCATCAAATCCCAATACCCCGACTCGATACCCAAACCTTTGGCATAGTCGATGATTTCGTCTGCGATGTCCTTTGTGATGACACCTTCCTGTTCTGCATACTCCAAGCAATCGTCAAGAACGAGTAATGGCACTTGCTTCGGGACAGGTTTTTTTAGCTTCTTTGATTTCTTGCCTTTCATTTCAGCCTCCTTATTTTAGTCTCACCGAATACAACCGTCCGCCGTCAAGGAACATCACCGATGTGGTGTCATTGAGCAACCTGTCGCCCGTATGGAACGGCGGGCCGTCAACGACCTTCACCTTCGTGGGATCCCGGAATACCTCCACCTGTTGGTCAGTCGGCTGGTGCACGCAAATTCCATTGGCAAGCACCGTGAAATGCACGGACGGATCAGAGGGGTCATCATCGATGCGCATTTTGTACGAAGAGAAGTCATCTGACATGAACAACACGAACCTTTTATACTTACCATCTTTTTCAGCCACGGCCATGAAAACACCACGCTCGTGCTTGGCATCTATGATACGGTGTCCATCCAGCTCTTTTACCCTACAATTCGAGCATTTACCCTCCGTGTAGGGTATCGCCAACCAACAAGTGCCGAGTACGTCCTGTACCGCCACCCCGGGGAACATCGTAGTGGACTGCTGAAGAACATTGCCCACAGGCTTCATGAAGTGAAGTACCTTGCCGTTCATGAAGGCAAAGGAACTCTCGGTCAGCACCCCGTTGTAGGCCGTGTAGATGCGGCCGTCATACTGCATGGCCTTGTCCGCAGCGATACGACCCACCAATCCTCCCTGCATATCGTGGAACACCACCTCGTGACTGTCCTGCTCCGCCAAAACTGGGTGGCTCCCAGGAACGCGCGCCAAAGAAACTTTGCCTGGCTTGCTTGTGAACTTTTTCACAAGGTTGCCGCCCACGTATACGCCTTCCTTGGTAATGGCACAGTCGCTACCATCGAAGAACCACACCCCAAAAGCAGGCTCCCCATAGTCCCGGTACAAAGAAACCTCAAACGAGTCGGTACCTTTTACCACCACAGGGCGCAAAACGGCGATGAAACCGGATACATCCGGTAGGGGAGGCTCACAACGGGCCCCAGAAGGCCCCAGGACCTCTTTAAACCACGCCAAATGGGCTGGGGGTACCGCAGACCAATCCGACCACGGAGGGCCTACAGATACGTCTGGGTGGAATACTGAAAGGCCCTTGTCCATACGGACTGACCAATCGTTAGGACCGTACTTGGCGTGCTTGCCCTTCCGGTAGGGGTGGTAGCCCACATACATCTGCCAAGCAACTATGGCGAAACTATACCAATCGGATCCTTCAGAGAAATCACCAAATTTTATGGATCTATCCCGAATGCTCTCCATTATGGCTGTGGCTTTGAACGTGGGCGTCTGGTAGGAGTCTACATCTATGAACAGCACCTCTTGAAAATTTTTATCCAAAAGGAAATTCATCTCGTTTAAATCCACCACGAGGATGCCTTCACGGTGGATTTCGGACACGGTCAGTTGCATCCTTTTTACAAGGTGCATGATGGCGTCCGGAGTTATACCGTTGTCTGTTTTGAACCCCTTCCCGAACATACGACACAGAAACTCCGTCTGCTCGATGTATGGCATCGTGAAACCGATTGGTTTGTTGGTCTTGCCATCGAGCAATATGTCACGCGGACCGAGGATGTTTCCAAAACGAGCCAACGGCGCCAATTCCCTCACTTTGGCTACGGATATCATTCTTTTGGGGTCGTGGTATACTTTGTAGGCCGTCGATCCGCGGCGGCACACCGTACCCTCACCGCCGGCGGCGATATAGTCGTTCTTGTTGAGGGTTTCCGACCCCTTGCCCTGCACAACGACTTTGTACGGGAAGTTCATTGTGCACTCCGTTACGGTCACGACGCAATAATGTCCAACGATGATATGGACAGATACTTGACGGATTTGACTTTTCCGGTAGGATCCAAATCATCGTTGATTAGGTCGAACTCCACCGTCATATTGTCCCCATCGAAATCGTAGTGGTTTCCTGTGTCCCGGTGTCCTTTGACTGATTTGACCCTGCCATTGAACCCGTGTCGTGAAAAGGTGTTGACGTGGACTATGGAATTGTTGCGTGCCATAGTTTTAAGAATGCCCAACACAAACCTGTCGCTACTGTCCACGAACCGCAAAATCAGATCGGACTTCATGTTTCGCTCCTTCCTTCCTTCATCCTCACTACAGTTGAAAAACCTAACACTAACACCTATGCCCTTTCAAGTTTGCACGCCATGGTTCCTCTGACATGCGGGGCTGAAGAGTCGTAGTTCTCGCATGTCCGGCATGCACAGGAACCTACCATGGCCACCTTACCCTCGAGGTGCGGGTAGTCGGAGAAGTCGAACATCCTGTTCTTCTTGACCTTATGACCGTGAGGACACGGGGTCACGCAGTGGCGGGCCTTCACTTCGTAGTTCATGGTAGAGCTCCTTCTGGGAGCGTGGGCACGATGCGCATAGGATACAGCGGTCCCGAGTCCCTATCCCATTGTTCGGGGGATACAACTTTCTTTTGGATGTCCCACCACACCTGCTTCATGACTTTGGCCGTTGCCTCTTCCCCCGGGAACCATTGGCACAAGTACCAAAATGAAATGTGTGGCCTTGTGGGATCTGGTATCATTTCGCAAACACTTTCCTGCCAGATCTTCCTGTTTTGATCATATAGCCCTGGCATGATCCTTCGCATAACCGTTTGGCGGCCATAGTCGGATCTCTCATCGAGGTGTGTCTGTAGTTGCTCCCGCGAGTAGTCATCGGTCGGTACCCACTTCTTAATAAAACGTACGGACACCTTCTTCAAAGCCTTCTCGACGGCCTCTTGGCAGTCCGGGCAATACTCGGGATGGTTGTACGGGCCGTCCCACCCGCTCGGATGGTACCAATAGAAGGTTCCACAATGGACACATCTGCTATTTTTGGTCGTGGTCATTGGATACTTACCTTAACACTGTTCATTTTTATTTCACGTCCACCCGAACGCGGCTCGTGTGTTTTCAAGGATGTCAGCCACGGACACATCGTCCATTTTGAACCGTTTGCGATTTACTGTAATGCTGTAAGCGAGACTGCCATTATCGTGGCGTTCGCTCGCGCTTTTCCAATCAGCGAGAAGCTCTACCAAGTCCACCAACGTCATGTCGGCTACGCCGCGCGGGTGGTTCTCCGGGTGGTGCCTGTGGCACGCATAATGGTGGTCAAGGGCAGGCTTGAGATCCTTGAGCATCTTGGCGTACTGTTTGCTCCCGTACGTGGAAGATTTCAGCCGGGGGGTCTCTCTGTCGAAAATTGGCTTCTCGGGAGGTATCAATTTGGTGCTATCGTGATGGATGGCACGCTTGATGATCTCTGCCTGGAACGTGAGAAGTATCTCCTGCACGCGGCGGATATGCTTCAGCGTGTCATCGGTGCTGTCATATGGTGGCTGTTTCTTCTTCGCCATAATGGCCCTCAATCTATCAATGTGATGGCGGCGCACGAAACGTCATCGTAGTGTTTGACACCGGTCTTCTCACATTCTTTGCGGAAGGCCTTCATGCGCCTTTGCACAAACTCCCCTGCGAGGGACTTATAACCCGTAACTCGTCTCATCAAACCGTCATTGTCGAATGCAGGAGAGGAATCATTCGCTTGGTAACTATCCAAGCCATCGCTGAACAGAACGATTTGCAAAGGTGGTTCGTCAAAAGCACACCCGATGTTATCTATAACATAGGAGTACTCTCGGCAAGGCTCATTGTCCCATTGTGTTTCCTTGATTCCCTCTGGGCCATGAAAAGTCTGCCGTATCATCAAATGCCTTCCATCTTTAAACAATGCCTGATATCCGGCGTCCTTGTCTGGATGCATTTTATATGACAGGTAGTATGGAGCATTGGAGTCGTACGACATGTGAATACATGAGAAATGTTCCTGTGGTTCTTTGAACTTCACCAATACAGTACCATCTCCTATGGCCAAAACCCTCCAATCAATATAGTTGCGTTCTGGGGTTCTCAATGCGAACGCTGTAAGGAGGGTGGCATCAAAAGCATCGTATTCCAAACGCATAGAAGTCCGGACGTTGGAGGCCCTATCAAGAACCATATCGTAAAACTCGGACTCCATCCCGCCATCCTCCATGAACCTGCTATCGCTGAATCTTCCTCGCGATAGCATGCCAAGGAGCGTATCTTTCGCGATGTGGGTAAGTATACGGGCGCCAACATCGGTGTCCTTGGACGATGAACATCCATCGCTGACGATGGCCCAAGTCAAACCGTCCTTCGAACCACTGAGGGCGTAGTCCTGGCACACGGTGTGTGTGGAACCTATCTCGAAGTAATGGTCGCTATGCACAGCCGCATTCCTTTGGGGTCAAGTCTATGCCGCCATCCTGTATCGGTTACCGAGGGTTTTGAAGGCCTCCTCATCAGATTCGATCATGGCCTTAAACGCAACGACCTTATCTGTGTTGGGGGCCATTTTTCCATTTACCGCTTTGAGGTATACGCATATCTCCTCTATAACCTTCCCGCCTACCCACACCTTTACATGGGATCTGTTGCGATACACTTGATAGGCCGCCCCACTCCTACCCCTCACCATTACGAACCCGTACCGCAGATACCTCTTGAATTCGTCCTCGGTGACCACCTCGCGGAGGGCTTCCATTGCTATTGCCTCTTCCACACTAATCCGGGAAGCTTCTTCGCACCGGGATTTCACAACAGGTGAAAGGTTTTGGCGCAACCTTGATAGTTTTATATCGCGTTTGCTTAAATTAAATTCGTTAAATGTGCTGTTGAGAGAAAAATTATAGTTATACAAGGGGGTAAACGTCGTGTTGCCTGTGAAATCGCCCGCGATGTAATTGTATCCTACCGTTGTATTATTATGAACAACAGCAAAATCTTCAGTCGTGCCAACACGAGTACCGTTTATGGTGACTTCTAAATTGGGGTTTGTTACATTATAATTCCTGGAGGTATCTATAACATAGTTGTTCAACGAAGAGTAGATGCGTCTCCTGGTTTCTGGGGTGTCTTTCATTCCCACATAGCTGTTCAGCATCTCGGACAAATCGGTGCTGTAAGCTGCAGTGCATATCGTTGTGTCAGTCGAGTTACCTGTAAAATAAGTTGGTACTGTTTTGTTTATTAGTGTGGGCATAATACAAACTCCTTATCCTACCGCCATCTTGTATACGTTGCCGGCCTTTTCAAAAGCCTTTTCATCGGCTTGTATCATCGCCTTGAATGCTATGATGTTATCAGTCGGTGGCACGGGCATGTTCAAACGTGAACAGATTTCAGCAACAACTTTGCCCTTCTCCCTAATTTTAGCATGCCACTTGTTTTTGAAAAGCTGATATTCCCTGCCGCTGTCACCCCTCACCACGATGAATCCTCTTTTAAGATATCTACGCCACTCCGATTCAGTCAGCATTTCCCGGAGGGACTCCAACGCGACTATCTCCTCATCGGTATTTTTGGTACACACCGAAGGTACGTGGTTGCCCCCCACGTAATATTGATTATCAAAAACAAACCCATTTGGCATTTCTACATTTACATAGGGCAACTCTTCCCACTCGATTATTTCGGAAAAACGGTCATCACGTATGAATACCTTGAGTTGCCGTGTTATCCTCCCGAATTCTTCCCTTTCCAGCAACTCAATGGAATCTGGATAAACACACCGTTTAGTTCCGGAGAATTTAGGTATCCTGGGGTAGTCAAGATTGACACGGAACAATCTGCTTAAACCATTTGAAGAAACATCATCCCACCTGTCGGTGTTGACGACTTTATCAATCATGACATACATGCCAGCAACTTTAGAATAGTTTGAATCGGATCTGCATGTCCGTCGAAGCCACGCACCCCATACAGGTTTTTCAGACCCCAAATATTCTTTTATGGTAGAGTCTGCCCACGTTACTATTTCTCCAAGCACATTTTCCAATGTGTATGAAGCAACAGGAAATGAAAAAAAGCTTGATTCAACATGCATGTCCGTGTAGTGCGACACGGAGATAACATGCTTCTGTGTCTGTGCCAAAGTGTACTCTCTATTACCCACTCTGCGCCCCCGCCACCCCGCAGGTGCGTCCTCATCAATTTTTACAATTGATAAGGGATGCTCGGCGGGGTATGGAATATACGCGGTCACAGGCCTGTTAGATCCTACGTGGCCCGTAATACCCGGGGAAGGTCTGGCATTATACAGCCTTGGTATCAACATCCTTCAGACCAACGAAGAAGGTCGTCTGGTGCATCGGAAGATGTTGTCAGCGCGGCGAAGGTCTTACTTCCGTGCCTGCCCACGATGAGACTCACATCTGTGGCTCCGGTTATCTCCAATGCGCCATCGCTGTTTTTGAGTGCCTGGGACGCCTCGGTGAGGTCCTCTTTGAAACCCCTGAAATCTCTTTGGTACTTGCGTCCATCGTCATCATGGAGGTGTACTTCGCCGACACTCACATGCGCGCGGAATCCATGTATGCGTATCTCGTTTGTGCCACCCATATTGTGTTCCTTTCTTTTCAATAAAAGCTATTAGCCTTTGGCGGTCGGCGGGATCATGAGTATCTCTTCGGCCTCAACATCAAACTCATCGATGCGATGGTTCTTCTTACCCTTCGCATCGACACTGTACGCCGAGTAACCGCTTTTGACCAGGCTCAAGAACTTATCCTTGGCCTCTTTTGCCTGCTTACCGTTGTTGCTGTCCCACACGACCCTCTCATCGCCTTTGTCGTTGAGGATCTTAAGCGTGCGGTTGCCGATGTGGTCAACGGTGGCCATGGCGACAAGTTCCTCGTAATGCGGCCGGAAAAACTGCACAGGCTTCCCGTTGGTATCCTGGATGGGCACACCCTTACGTTTGAAAGCCACGAACCACTGCTTGGCCTCCTCGACCTGCTTCTTGCTCTTACTGTCCCAACACAATCTGGTGTTCATCACAAGTGACTGCATGGCACCCTCCTACTTGTTTTTGGTTTTCCTGGCCTTGTCAATGAGTTCGCGCAACCTCTCCACGACAGCTATACCGCGCCGAGTGAGAGAAAGTTTGTACTCCCCATCGATGTTTTCAACAATGAGGTCGTCATTGTCACCAGACGCCTTGATCACGTGCTTGTCACCGGGTTTGAGGTCAAGAGGCACCTTGTCGAGTGACTGTTCAAACAAGTCACAATCCTTTTTGAACCGCATTTTGCCATCGGTGATGTGAATCGTTCCGAACGAATACACCTCCCAATTAAGGTCGTTCGGTTTCGTACCAATGGTGCCCCGTTCAATTATCTTTCCATCGGGATCTGAACCAGACGCTTTTCCACCTTTGAACCGTATGAGTTCGAGGTGCTTTTTCATGAATCCTCCTTTTTTTCTTTAGATACAGGTTCCATTTCTGTCTTCACGCCGGCAGCTTCCAACTCCTGTTTGGTACACCGATACATACTCCCACATTTTCCGAGAGGACACGGATCCCCGCAGGAACACGTGCACCGCCCATCCTTACCTATGAGCACAATCTTTTCACCCATTTGTGGCACCATCCTCTTCATCTAATCCTGCGGAGTTTGAGCCTGTAAGGCCTGAAATTTCCCCATGCACATTCTTGAAATAATCTTGCCGTTCTACAACTTCCATCTCAATATCACGTAATAAGCAAGACAACATCATTTTTGATGCCTGCAACTCATCATCCGACATCAGCCTGAAATCGGGGGGTATAGCCTTTGGTTGCTCATCGGCATCAGTCATTTTAAATAATTCAAAAACCACGCATTTTTCCGCAAGGCCATTCAATAACCTGTCCCTTAAAAGGCATAGATTTATATGAAGACTTTTTGGAAGTGCGTGTGCCTCGCTAAAAGTAATTTCACCTTGACTTTGAAGTTGTGGAATTTTGATCACGAGTTTAGGCATCGGAAAACTCCTTCCAAAGCCTATGGAGAAAACCTTCAGCTTTATTGGTAGCATCCAATTCGGTTTCCTTGCTGAAATCCCTGCATGAAGATTTCATTGGAAGTATGTCTTCATAAAGGATAACACTGTCGTTCTCTGGGAATCGTGTATCCGTTATTTTACCGTTTTTGACCGATCGATAATGGACGTGTCCGCAGTTTGGACAATGTATCCGGTAGTTTCCGTTGAGGGACACGTTCATCATGAAGTCAAAGTATTTGTGACACCCTCCCGAGCAAAGGAACTCAGTTTTCACCCTAGGCATCCGGAATCCCCTGTCTAATAACCAATGTCACGCGCGCACCTCTGGAGCCGCATCCTGGCATTCCTTCTTGTCCCCACAGTACCGCACATTGATGAACATGGTGCCTGGAGGTGACCCGTGGATCTCCGATACGTCCTTCTTCAAAACCTTTATCACCGTGGTTGGTCGGAGTTCCCCACATACCATACATACGACCTGACCATCGCTTTTGTCCGGCATACCCACCCCTCAAAACGTCAATGGCTGAGACGGCTTTCCCGTACCCAACGCCTGGGACGTGGACGACACGCTCTTGCTGATGAAGTCCGCCAACTTCGCCAACCTCGTAGGAGTTGCCGCACCCATCTCCACGAATTGGTCAATGCCGGAGTCAACCTGAAACTTGTTGAGGAGATCCATTACCCCAGGTTCGGTCCCTACGCCGATAAGCACACTCCGGAAAGACTCGAGCGTTTCGTCCGTGAGTATGCGTTTGATGGCATCTTTGATGACAGTCGGAGACTTCACCATATGAGAATCGTTCTCCCCGCCATCGGTTATGACAAACATGATAGCGTTGCAGGGAAAGTCCTTGTCGACCAAAGTCTTTCCATACCTCTCCGTAGACTCTACTGCATCCGCCGTGGCATCATACAAAGCAGTCATACCCCGTGGCTTGAGGATATCATCGTATTCCTTGGGGTCGATGTTGCGCAACTCCCGGAAACCATGCAACTCCTCAATGTTGCTATTGAACTCCACCAAGCGCAGGAGAAGGTTCTCGGATCGCGGGGACTTCTTGCAGGCCTCGAGTATCTGTTTCAAGGCCTTCTCCATGTCGTTTTTGTAGGGACCGACCGATGTGGACGTGTCCTGCACGATGGTGACGATGGTGTACTCCGATGCTCCAAGGCTGTTGATGTCAACGGCGCTGAATTGGAAGTTGTGTACCGTGTTGTGCGTCTGCATTGGATTCTTGTCGAGAAGCTTCGGCATATTGCCCTCTCATTCTGTTTGTGTTTTCTAACTTTGGGTAAAACGCTTTGTATCCACAACTACCAACTTGATTTGAATGGCATGATAGGTATAGGGGAGTCGTCCCCTGAGTCCTGTGAAACACCACGTTGTGGTATGGCACACATTTGAAATTCACCGTTGTAATACGCCAAAAGGAACTCTCTCATTGAAAGGGTGTCGTTAATAACCGCCACCGTCATATTAGCGTTGCCAACTTTGATGTTCCTCCACCCCACAAGGTTGATTCGCTTTCTCTCCTCTGCTTGGGCCGCTCGTAGCTCTGATAAACGGAAAGAACCAAAAATGAAACCGGAAGCCACCGCTAACATAGCTATTAAGCACAACGTGGCAAATCCACTTTTGGTTCTGTGCGGGTCAATGATGAAACTTTTGAGACATTCAAACATAGTAAACCCCTTACGCCATTGATTTCCAACCGTCCTTCAACATATCCGGACGGTGCTTGCGGCCCCATTCAAGCACGGAGGCATATTTTCGAGCCAATGCAGGCTTTCCCCCGGCCATCTGTTTGGGGTCATAGGCCATGTCGGCGCCCAAAGCAATACGCACGTATTCCTTGTAACTCGATTCAAGTTTGTCTTGAAGGAACCCCGTGATCTTGGCCACCCGTACATCGTAACCTTCTTTTCGGAGATCCTCTTTCAACACGCTGTTGACGTATCCGGTACATATCTCCACTCTGTGAACTTCAGGAGAAGCCGAAAAATCATCCTTCATGACTTCCCTGGCTACCCTGGAATACTCGTACAGATACTTTCCCGTGTCAAACACGCCTTTCTTGAACCACCGTACATCAACTACGGCGGTCATCATGTTCTGACCATCTGACACGCCAACCATGACTCCGCATAACGGGAAGCCCCACCCTGTATCATCAAGCTGCAGTACTTTAAGGCGTGTATCAGGTTTCTTAAATGTTCCATCTGCAAGGGACATTAGAAGATGCTCATCGGGTGTGACCACCGCTCCTGAAGTATATATTTTGACATTCCAAGACGTAGGCACCAAACCCCCGGCGCCTTTGTAAGACACCTTGAGGTACTTGTTGTTTTCGGTGCGCGGCAGAAGGATCCCTTTTGTGCTAAGATCCTTCAAAGCCGCTTCCATGTTCGCTGTAGAATTCATGCCGTTGCTTTCTGTCCCCATTGATGAATCATAAGCATGTTCAAGCATTTCTCTGCTGCCCAAACCTTGTTTTTGAATTCGGAAGACCACAGCGTGTGTAGCACAAATCCTCTCGATTCCAAAGCTTCTCTTTTTAGCATCTCTTTGTAACGCGCCTCCCCTGCTGTGAGGTATGGGTGGAAAACGCACCACCCAATATCTGTGTCAATCATCTCGGGACACGGGTGAAACTTTTCTCCGTTGAACTCCAAAGCTTGTTTCAAAGAAGTTACAACGAAGTCATATTTGTAATGCTCCCCCTTGTAAGTCATCACGAACTCGTGATTCAATTCAGCAAAATAAGTGTGACTACGGTGTTCTTCTGGAAGCAGGCGGTACACCCTCCAAAACAAATCTTGACTTTGCTTGGAAGCCGATCTGCTCAAATAGGCAAGGGACGGGACACCGTACACCTTGAGTAACGTGGCTTTTAATGCTTCCCGTGCCGAAGGTATCTGCAGTGGGTACTCAACCCCGTATCTCTCAAGCAGACTTATCTTGCTCTTTTCCTTACCTTGACTTGACGTCAAATAGAATCGGGACCCATATCTACCAAGGCAGGTCTTCTCACATTTGTTTTTTGTTTCTTGAAGGGAAGAAACCGAGGACACCCCATACCGATCTTGAACCGTGCGCGTACGTTTTGTTTTGAACTCGACTGTTTGTGTGGCCCTTAATCCACCGTGGCGAATTCTGTCTGTGATCTCAGCTTTTATGCGACCGCACGACACACACCCCTTACCTGCCCGAAAATTCCTCAAGGTAGTTGTTCTCTCGTTACCGCAGGAGCATATGTACTTCATAGGGAGGTTATACCCTCTATACTCAACATCGAGCAGGGTGCACCCCCTCTCAAAGAACATATTGCGGACAACTTCCGTAGAGAACATAACTACCTCAAAAATTTGTCGGTCGTGGTAACCTTCATGCCCCGATCGATCATCTCCTTCATGAACTCCTTCTCTTTGTCTTCAAACCCCGGAACAGGGGAACAAGCATCCTCAAGGTACACAAACTTGCTAACGTTGTCGTTTCCAAAACTGTTGGCAATATCAGTCACCGTTGCCCTTACGCAATGGCTGCTTGCCTCACCACCGATGGCGATCATGTCCATTTCCTGCATCAACTTGATGAGGTTCGTGTTGAGTCCCGTGCCCGGATCCTCAGGATCGTAGACGTCTGCTTGTACGGCCGAATAATGCTCCGTGAAAATGTTGCTGCCCTTCGTAACGTAGTTCACCGCCGCGAACTCCTGCTCCCACTCGCAGAAAGCATCAAACAACGGGGGGTAGATGGCGGCGCCAAAAGAACCTATGAGGCAGTGCGGGGGCCATATGCACAGTACGTAGCGACCATTGGCCTTCAGATTCTGTACGTACTCCACCGAACGTTGCTGGTAGCCCCGGTTGGTTGCATGCCATTTGGGGTTTGGACCAACAACATCATCAACATTGATGAGCGTGAACGGATTCGGGTGGTTTCCGTCCTTATCCTTCCACCAAATCGGGTGTGCCACGTGAAGGGTCCGGTGTTGATCCATTGTGCTCACGATTTCTTCCAGATCTCCTTTTACCCTCTTGATCATGGTAGCCAAACGCTCCATGTCTTTATCGGCGCCTTTGACGCTCAACTTCCCGGCGGGGTCACAGAAATCCACTTGACCGTCTACCACAAGTAGCGCAACTTTCTTTCCCATGATTTGCTCCTATCTTTCGAGTTACTTTGTAAAGTTGTCGGATGCCTTCTTCGCGGCCTCCAGAGCCTGCATAGCCTTGTCGTAAGCCTCCCTGGTGTCCTTGGCGACCTTCTCCGCCTTGCTCAACGGCGTGGACCCGTTGTCGTCCATCGTCACAATATTAGTGCTGTCAATGCTCCTTGGTGATAGATCCTTCTCGATGTCTTCAGACCACTTAACCATGACTTTGTTTAGGTACAATTTTGCAACCTTGACGACATCCTGTGGCAGTTCCATCAATTCCTTGTTCTGCGCAGCGGCATTGATGACCTTCGGTATCACGTAAATGGCCACAGCCTGCTTGGTGTTTGGCAGAGCAATTTGAAATAACAGAGACACGCAAAACACCGGTATGAGTATCCTGCGCCACCACTTCCAAATTCCCACCCATCTTTTGCACCAAGCCTGTGTGCGTTGTAATGCTTCCCCGGGTTTGTCGGAATATAGGTGATCCGAACCGACTGCATAACCTATTCCATAAATAATCAACCCAACAACCAAAAGCACAATGGAAAGAATCAGAAATACTTCCGATGCAGTTTTGAAGCTATCCAGCATGAAGAAAAAGTAAAGTATCCACCCACTCATGGCGTAACCCCCGTGTTAGTGTCGGCGGACTGGGTCTTCGTTTCCGGCCATTTGTCCGCTTCAGCCGGGAGTGTATAAACATATGTGTCCACCTTCATGGTAGCCATGATTATGGACTTGATTACCGGCCACTCTCCTCCAGCCAACCCCGCACCAATCCGGGGAACGGACACCGTGTAGCCTTTCTCAAGCGCGCGCTTCTGTACCTCATCGAGGCAGGTGTGCAGAGCTCCGTAGCGCAAAGGTATGCCTTCTTTGGAGGGTCGGATACCTTTCTGTGCGATCATGTTGGCCACGGTGATGTCCGGCGACACGTCCACGAATTGGGTGTGACCCAACTGCATGTCGGCATTGGGCATAGCAAGGTAGTCCTGCTTGACTTGGGGATAGGTGTTTCCGAGAGGAATCACAAAGCCTGCGCCCCAAGCCCGAACCGTATTGCACACGTGGGCTATGATGGTAGGCTTTTTGACCGGCGCGGTGGCGTCCCCTATGACATGGTACAGTTGCATGCGGACCTCATCTGGATGTGAATATCAACCTGCTCACCAATAATATACTTTTTGCCGAACCGATTTCATCATTCAAATTGGGCAACCGTGTACGTCTGCTTCGGGTGCACCTGCCAATCCGGGGCAAACGCCTTGCGCCCGATGTTGCCATCGACTATCTGCACGGACCCTTTCACCGATGGCCACGTCTTGAGGTAGTTGACCATGCGTTGGATAGCACACAGCCGCCCTTCGTATCGGTGAATGCTCTCGCCTTCATCGTTATCTTCCCAAGGGATGTCTTTGGCTTGATACCCCACATGCCATTCTTGTACCTCCGGGCGGTCTCCAGGAGTCATTAGAGAAACCAACCAACCATCACGCCCAGCCCAATCAGCAAGGGTGAAGAACCTTCTCACTTCTTCCGGGTCGTTCGCATGAGGCCCGTAGATCACTACGTACGTGTACAGCTTGTGATGGGACTTTGGCTCTTCCTCACCCTCGTACGTGAACCCACAGCACGAGAATGCCGTCCGGAACCCTACGCGGTGCAACTCCAACACCAACGGCCGTATGGGGCGGTCGATGGAGTCCAGCACGGATCGTTTGTCCGCATCCTCATTGAGTCTGATGATGCCCTCGCCCAACTTCTTCGACATGTTCGTCAGTCCTTTTTTCCCCAAGTAGTAGCAGTATCATCACCAGGCACGTCCAAAATGTCCATCCTAAGAAATGCACTTTGGATTCGGGCAGGCCGAGGATAACCCACAGGTAACCGTGCAACAAATCCTCCAATAAAGCCACTCCCAAGAGGAAATTTTTATTTAAAAGAGACCAATAGTCCACGCCGTCCTCACGCCTTGTCAAAAATGATGTCATTGTCGGACGTGAGCATCACCTTTACAGGTTTGTCACCCCAATTAACGGACTTCCTCGGTATGCTCACGCGGTAGTCCTTCGACACCACCACGCCAACGGTGACCGCATTGTGCGTTTTGATGTGGCTGAGATCTGCCGGCTGACCCGGCTTCCACCCAAGTTTGCGGATCATCGGCCCAGGTATCTTGATCCGTTCCCGCGTCTTGATGACCTTGGACATTATGATGTCGGTGTCCAGAACATCGGCGATATCCGATTTGTCGACCTGTTGTGTCACCATGCTCCTCGGGACGCGCTTTATGGCCGGGCCGTATGAACTGTGGAAGGCGGCTTTTGCAAGCGTTTGAACTGCCTGCACAGGGGCCACCACTCCAGGGACCTTTTTCGATACGGGAACTTCAGCCTTCTGATTGCGTTCGACATAGTCATCGGGGTTGACACCGCACGGTAGATAGAGTGCCGCCGACTTCGAATCACCATCGACATTGATATAGGCACGGTCATATCCATCGAATACACCGTCACCGGAGGAGAACATCTCACGTATCTCCGCCGCGACGACTCGGTTCCTTTTCCATATGCCCGACTTCTTGATGTCATTGGCAACATCGACAGACGTGAACAGTTTCTTGGAATCAGTGAACCTCCCGATGACACACCTCACCTCGTTTGACACGGACATGTTAGCCCCCGATCCTTGTATAGGTTATCTTTTGCAGTTCATAGTGAATATACTATTCTATAACGATTTTGTAAACAAGAAAATGTCACAGGAAAAGGGCATCGCTAGAACCCTTCTCCACGTACGATGGAACAATGTGAGGGGATTCCGGGCCATTCGGAAACATGACATAAAGGCACACGATGCCTTCTTTTATTTTGTTGAGGGTGACGGTCAAAAAAGGGGGTATCGAATCCACCGTGACGATGTCTTCCATGGGCATTTTGGCTTCTTCAAGACGCTCAAACAGTAATTTCTTGTCATTCGGTAATTCCTTCACGGCCTGCTCGTACAGCTCTTCCCTGCGCACGAATATGTCCGTGTAGGTGTCAACGAACTTTTCACGTGTGATTGGCACGGCCTCAATTTTCATGCACAAATCGAGATACATGTCGTACATGCCCTGTTTGGACAGGTACTCGTCTATGAATTTCCGTGCGTCCAACGGATCCATTTCAGTACTTCCCACGGCGCATCCACCCTCTTACGGCACCGATTTGCCTGGCCGTGTACCTGTGGTACCGTCGGCGCTGTATCTGTGCCGGTGTCCACCCCTTGTCTAAAAGCAGGCGGATCTTGTCTTTGTTCCCAAGGCTGATGGGTACGAGATCCGTGTCCCGTTTGTCTGAAAACCTCGTAAGATAAATCGCGTTCAACATTGTTTCTTTCCTTTCTGTAATTTGATACTTCTCTCCTTCAATGTCTTCACGAGTAAAGGCAATTTTCCTTCGCGTATCTGTTTGGCAACATCCATAATCTGCTTAAGACTGTACGCCGGGAACATCTCTGCTACCTTCTCCGATTTCTTCCCGCGTATGAGATGCCAGGCTATACGCGCCTTGTCCGCCGTGGTCAAACTTTTCCTGCGCGTGATCGGGTTGCGCAAAAGCACCATCTGCAACGTACTGGGCTGTAGCAAATGGATGTTCCCAAATATGAAATCCTTCTCCACCAAACGACTCTCCTGGCAGGATGTGTCTTTGTTGATACTGAAGATTCTTTTGTTCAAATCCTGTTTCAAAAAACGGTTACCCTCTTTTACATCCTGCTGTATTTCATCCGCATTGTTACTGGCCTGTCTCACGAGTATGAGTGTCTTACGCAATGCACGATTGAATGGGCGATCCTTGTAAATGTCCCTCAAATTGTTCCCGTTCTCGTCAATAACACCGTCTCTCCATCTGCTGTAATGAAAACTGCAAAACCCATCCTGCATATGTTTGCGGGGGCATCCCACAACCACGCACCTCTTGTCTTGGTCATTCTTTTTAGACATATCTAACGCTCCTTTTAGCTTCCGATGCACCCGCGCATCTTTTTAAGTGCTCTCTCACGTAACTGCCTTGCACGCTCCCTGCTGAAACCCATCATCACCCCTATCTCATTCAACGTGCACGAATACCCATCCGTTAATCCATAAGAAGCCTCGATGACTTTCCTTTCAGCAGGCAACAAATTTCCTATGGCGCATTTTATCTCGTCTGAAAATGACCTCGATATAAGTTCCTCGAGCGGGTCATCCTCTTTATTCTCCAAAGTGTCCCCAACAGTGAGTTCCCCACGGGGTCCACACAATTTCATGTCCAAAGACATAGGGGTGTTCATGATCACGAGCATGTTCTGTATATATGAAGAATTGAGACCTGTGTATTCAGATATATCCTCCGGTGTCGGGTACTTCGCCCTTTTTTGCATGAGGATATCTATCGCCTTCAATATTCTTACAATGTGCTGTGTCTGGTTTAATGGGACACTGGTCATCCTGGACTGCACGGATAGGGCTCTCAAGATAGCCTGTCGTATCCACCATACGGCGTATGATATGAACTTGAAGTTTTTGCTTGGGTCAAATTTATCCACGGCGCGTATCAAACCCTTGTTACCTTCCGATATGATGTCGAGAAACGGCATACCTTGGTTGCTGTATCTTTTAGCTACCTTCACGACGAACCTGAGGTTTGACAAAATAATCTTCTTCTTAACAGATTTGTCCCCGGCGCGGTATCTGCGAAATAAATCCTGCTCTTCCTCCACAGACAAAGGCTCATGCTTGGAAATGTCATTGAAATAGGCATCAAGCACACGCTTCCCATCTCCGTAGTATCTAGATTTGTACGGATCGGAAGATATGTCGGGGGTGTTCCTTCTTTTACCTATCGGCAGGGTCTTCACCACTCCATCCAATCTGCTTTGGGGAACCGATCACAGAACGGTGACCACCCTTTTTCTTTCTGCTCACAGAACCTGATCTTAAGATTGATCGGTAGTGTATCGTACGCATCTATAACTTTTCCAATGGCTTGCGTGACTCTGTGTGCACGCACAGCGGCACAAACGGTATGAGAATCGCTCGCAGGCCCAAACCCGGAAATCCACCATGGTGAATTCAATTCAAAAGCACCGTAAGAGTACCTGTGATACCATGACACCCAAAATGATTTCATGCGGTCACCTCATATTCTTTTTTGACGATGCCTACCTCCGCCCGACCACGCATATGCGGAGGTATCCAGAACGTCCCGATGTGCCTCCCAAACAACCTGTGTTCGGGAGTGTAAGTTTTGAAATGACCGCGGCAGGAATGCAACGGATTTGTCCACAAATTCTTGATTTGCGTAAGGGACTTCACCCCTCCGTATTCCTTACCAAGATCCAAACGTAGAAGCTTGTAACTGTACTTGAACGACCCGGACACGCGTTTTTCGTTTCTGCTCTTAAGGGGCTTGTTTTTTACTTGTATTTCTTGGAACACATGGTTCTTGCAGTTAAGAAGCATGAGGAATTTTCCTAATGTCGAGATATCCGACCCGGCGTTGTAAATAAGTTCGTCAGCCATGTCTGTGATGACACGTTCACCCTCAAGCGTAGGGTTAAGCAGACACGTCGATACGTACGCATCGGGATTTGGATCGCTCGGAAGCATGTGCCGTATGGACTCGTACCCTACGAGAGGTCGGTTAGCCACGAAGGATATGACAGGATCCATGGTCCACGTGTCGGGAGAGTCAAGCGCCGTGAAATGCATAACCGTGTAGAGTCCCTCATCGAACGCCGAGCAGAGCAACGCTGACCGGACATGAGGCGTCACGAATCCAAACTTATGTGAAGCGGGAGAATCTATACGGACATCAGAAATGTAGTCGAACCAACAATTGTCGTAGGGAAAACGACTTTGAGAGAACACATCAGCGTACGTGCGCTCCCCCCCTGCGGCGTGGTTTACCTCAGACTGCCTGCCCATGTGGAACTTCACGGCATCATTGATGCCCTGCAGGGTCTTCTTGAAAAGATCCATGTAGCCCTGGATGAGTTGGCAATAGAAAGACTTTTGCCAATCAGCACCATGATAGCTTTTGAAAACCTCATGAGCGTACATAGAACCCCTCCGATTCGAATATACCTTTTTGAACCGGATTTATCAACCAAAAAATTTGTTGAAGCCCACTTGGTTTCTTCCAGCATATTTACTATTGAGGGACTTTCCAGGGCACATAGGAAGATGCGGCTGTATCCCCTGCAAGACGACCCTCATGCCTCGGAAGGATTGTCATGGCAATCGCTTGGGTACCAATAACAATCATAAGTTCGTTGTTTGTTGTTGAATCGAAAACTATGTAGATTGTAGGGCCAAAAGCTTCGAGGCCGTATTTACCAGTCATCTTCAGCCTGTTTGCTCCTGTGATCTCCTTCAGTTTTGATCCTTCAATGTTTTCAGCGTTAACCACCGATTCCTGTTGCACCATACGAGTTTTTGCACTTTTAAACTTCGGTACAACAAGCGCACACAAAAAGCCAAAAATGACAATCACTGTACCTATTTCAACGAACGTAACGCCACTACACTTGATTGGGATTTTCATTTCTTATTATTCTCTTCCCCGGAGGCCTGCATCTGAATCTTCGGAGTGCCCGGTTTCCTGTCAATGTATTTCCGGTATTTGGCATTCGAAGCTATGCGCTCCTGGAGGACCTTGATTTCTGTCTTTACACGGTCTGTTTCAACCTTGGACTTGACGAGGCGTTCCAAAGCGCCTTCCCTTCTCCGTTTCACTGCGCTGCCGTTGTTCACATGATCCCCTTTGATAGGTGTTTTCCTAAACCTTCTTGAATGAATTTTTCCACTCTTCAGTGTCAAATTTCAAAATCTTGCCGTTTTCAATATCGACCCGATCAAAACAAAGACCAAGCAGTTCTGCGGTTTGGATAGGTATCGGGCCATCAAACACACCACCGTCTCCTTTGGTATCGACTTTGCAGTCATAACACCAAATTAGTCCCTCCCATTCCGACCATTGGATATTCGACCCATGGCATCTATCGCAGGACATTTCGTACTCCTGCGGCTTTTGAACGTACATATACCGACGTTTTACTCTTGTTTCTGTTACTGTAGGTTCCTCGCCCACAGGAACTATTTTTCCTTCCTTGTATATGTACTTTCCTGCGACACCTTTCTTTCTCTCCCCAAAAATGCGATCGAAGTTGCCATCATACTTTTTATGGTCAACGAGTTGGTCGTTGGTTGACGGATTGAATAAGTCACTCATGGACTCTTCCTATCGTAAATGAAGTCGAAGGCGAGTTCGTTGATATGGTACAGCGTGCACTCCTGCGCGATCGTCAAAATGCGCGACTCGATGTACCAATTGATGATATATGCGACTACCCTCAAAATAACTCTCATCGCTGCCCACCCACCACGACACGGGAACACTTCTCAGGTACTCCACTTTTTTTCATCGCCTCGAATATGTCGGGGATCTTGTCATAAAAATGAAGGAACTTCGCCCCACAATCCGCACAAGTGTACGGAGTACACTTGTCAGATCCCGTGGGACCGTGTACCCACGTGTGATCCGACCCCCAACCCTCACCTTGTATGTGGCTCTTCCGTTTTGGTGTCATGTTACCTTCGTTGATGCCTCTGACCCCACTCCCAGGGCCTCCCGGACATCTGCACTTGAAGGTGTCGCCGCTGTGATCGGCCGAACCCAAAAGGACTACGCCATGTACGGGGCAACGATGCCATTGGTGTCCGTTCTTGCAACTGGAATCCCCTAAAGGACATCTGCAGGTCATCACCGCCGGCTCATGGCACACCGGGCACTCATTGGTGTATTGCTTTCTTTCAGCACCGCCGGTCAAAATGTCGGCTACAAAACGATATTGATCTTGCAGGTCTCTTCCTGTCTCGGACTCCATGTCCAACCCGGTCTTGAGATTCGTCGACCCGCACACACGACAGATAGTTTCCTTGCGGTGCATCTCCTCCAGTTGCTCTGGGGTTTTGCCGATCCCCGTCTTGAAACCCGTCCAAAAGTATACAGCTTTGCAATCGGGGCAGGTCGATTTGTATGCTTCCATGTCAGCAGATCTCCTTAATAAACAAATACAATACGCGGCTATCTTACATAGAGAGTGGATTTGAGTTTTGTTTTGGGCCACGACTTGTGCTTCATAACATCAAAAGGGGACCACCACCCATTTTTACGGCACAAACATTTGCCCGTTACCATCATTCTATAGGGGTGTCCATGGATTACTTCAGCATCGTGTGGAAGCATCATGACACTACCATCATCGAGGTATCCTTTGGAGAGATCCACAGACACGGAGTCAAAATCATATGAAGATACTTGGCAGTCTATCTCAATGGTGTTCATGTCCCCGAACGTAATTCCAATCATAACGGCCATGCCTGTGAACGCCACAGACATTGAAAGAGAACCCCACAAAGTCTTCTTGAATGGCGTACCCGCGACTAACATCAACGAGAATAAAGTCAAAAATGCGGCAGAGAAACATATGAATATAACCACGGCTACTCCCTAATCTCAGTACACAAAAATATGCACTCGGGATCCATGTCCTTGGAATATTTCATTCACCCTTCAAGTCGTCCGGGTGGATGCCAAACAGTTCGGATACCGGAGCGCGGAGTCCTTCACGTAACTTGCTAAGCGTCTTCTCAATGGTTTCGATCCGGGCGTCCTTATCGGACTTGCCCGATTGGGCCATTTCCGCCGCAGCTTTGTAGGCGTCGTCTGACACGTAACTCAACTCCCCGTATCCGCTCAAGGAGTAACCGATGAGTTGGGCGAACTGCTGCCGGTCTTCCTGGCTGAAAGGCATGGTGGCCAATTTGTTCATGTCGTTCGGGCCATTGTCGAGTAGGTACCGCACGATGGCGTTCTCTTTAAACCGCAACCTGCCATCTTTGTCCTTCTCAAGAGGCTGAATGGGGTGCTTCGCGTGTTTTGCCATGGGGGCCTACTTTCGCATCTCGATAAGGTACTTGAGCGTGCACTGCTCGAGGCTGTACACGATGAGTTCATCGTTGTAGAGCGAGTGTCCCTTCTTTGCCCATATGCTGTCGTATCCGTGCGGGCGTCTGCAGGAACTTGTCGCCGTATGGGTGCGGCCCATGGCAAAGTCGGCAAGGAAGAGGAAGGCGTTGTTTGCGGAACTGCGCCGAGCTCCCCAATAACCAATGCTGTAGTTCAAACTTTTGGTGGAGTTGTTGGCCCCGTAAACCCCATCGTCGAACATGCGGCCGGTCACGTGCCCTGCCGTGGACGGCGGAATGATGAGTCCGCCTTTCATAATTGAAAGGATGTTCGCGTTTGCGGAGCCGTGGAACACCTCCTGCACGTTACCGTAACGCTTCAGCGCCGCCTCGTACCTGGCGCGTTCGGCAGGCAACTTGACGCGGTACACCGCCGCGACATCGTAGTCCCACACGTCCGTGCCGCGGTGGTTGCCGGCCTTGCTACCGCGCACGTACGCCTTGATACGCTTGACCTCGTCCAGGTCATTGAGGAATTCGACCTCGGTGCCGAGAGCATTAAGCCTTTGGCCCGTGTTGCCCGTCATGGCGGCGCCCATCTTAACGCCCGTTTCGAGCTGGTCGAGGATGTCGAATTCTTTCATTACCGCATCGGAAGTGAGGATCATGTCATCGGCGCTGATCCTCATGCTGAACGCCTTGGGAATGAGCGAGAAGTAGGCGGAATTGGCCTTCTTAACGTCTTGGTCATCGGCATCGGCACCGTTCTTACCGATGAGGGCATTGACCGCCTGCAGGGATACGCGCGCCTTGGCGACGTGCTGCGGGGTGACCGGACCCAATTCCGTAGCGTATCCATTGGATGTGAACTTGATGTTCGTGCTGGAGGTGATGTTGTGGATGTTCTCCTGCACGAGTTGGTCGAGCAACTTGGAGATGCGCGGGTCGGAGTGGGTCGTGTCGATGGCGGTCTTGACCGTGACCGTTTTCTCCGCTTTGCCCCGTATATTCTCGCTGCCCACGGACGGGCTGACCACGTCCACATCTACATACGCCTCACGTTCACCGGTTTCCTTGTTCGTCTTGCCGCGCAGTTTTTTCTTGTGTATGTCTTCGAACTCTTCCCGTGCGGTGGCCTCATCGGTGACAGGACGGCCGTCAGCAATGTCCCGTACCTCGTAAATGTTAGTTATGCCAAGCCTGCCATAGTGCGTGAAGATGCGATAACGACCCTGTGAGTTTTTCTGCAATTCCAAACAGAAATACTTGTTGTGATTCGTTGAAACATTCGCTTGATGCATCACATAATAGGTGAGAGTCTCGTTGAATCCATCGTTGGCGTTGCTGGCAACTTTCCTCACCGTGAACTTTGGCATCTTTTCTCCAATGGTTTGTGTCCAAGGCTAATATACTAATCTGGAAAGCTTTTGTAAACCAAAAAATGGGTTTCCGGTTTCGGTTCCGCCAGGACACATCATAGCTTCATTCATACCCAAAAGTTGCAACAGCAATTGCCTTTTTTACGGTATCCTTCATCGTGTTGTATATCGTAGGATTGTCGCGGTCAGCCTTCCACATGATGTCGAGGTACCTGATACGATACGCGCCATCGGGCCTGCCGTACACCACCTTATTTGGAGCCCGAGCGAGCCAATAACCTATCTCGAAGTTTGTGGTGAGCCCGATAAGTTCCCGAGTCCTGGGTATCCAGAACAAGATGCAGTCGGACCATTTGAGACCCTCGAATTCCCACAGAGGTATCCAATCTTTGCTTTTGTCTGACTCCGTCTTGTTTGAAAACTCCGGAAGGATAAGTACTCCATCGAATCCCTGCCTCTCGAATTCATCTATACAATCTCCGCGCCAGGATATAAGGTGCTGTTGATTTCCCCTCACGGTTGGACCCGCCAAAAAAATGACAGGACTTCGGTATTCCTTCATCGGTTGCTCATATCTTACTAATTCCATCTAACACCCCCTTTCTTATACTTACCCTACCTCTATAGTCACTTCAGGATAGTACCTATCGCCCTTATCCCCGAGCTCGTCAAGGCGCTTCTGAAGGCGATCTATTTCCCCCGATAAATGTATCCCGCTGAAGGATCCCCTCTTCGGGAGAGCCTTAAACTTCTTTATAGCCGAGTTGCACATACACCGTGTCTTGACTATCTCTTCCCAATTAGGCTTATGCATCTTGATGGCTGCTTTTATTTCCGTTGGGCCAACGGGATATACGCATGTTTTCTCTGGTGAACACCGAAAGACATCTACTGACTCATACCACCGCGAAGACCAGAAGCGTGCTTGGCGCATTACATCCTTGGTGGGGCAGTCTATTACATGGGACTCTCCTGATGGGGAAACGAAGACGTATTTCATGATGGTTCCTTTATGAAGAGGGAGTGACGACTTGACCGTACTTGGAGTATTCTGACAAAGCATTGGCCTCAACACGTAGAAGCTGGGACTCCATTAAAAGGCGTTCAGCTTCGGTACGATAAAAATTTATCGATGTAGCGTCCCTAGCAATCTCTGCCTTGGCTTGACAGCTATTTGCAGTCTTTACACACTCATCGGCTCGGGAGATTTTCCCTGCTGCTATGCCTTGAAGGATTTGGCTCACAATATCTTTTTCACTCACGGCTCATCCTTTCGTATAAATTAGTATCAGCACTTAATAATCTTGGTCTATGTCATTCATCACGCAAAATATCGATGCACCCAACGTGACAATTATTGTAATGATGAACGTTATCAAAACTGCTTTTCCAGAGGGTTCAACGGACAGGTAGCTGAAATCCTTGAAAGACTTCTTAACGAACCCCACTTTAACCATATTTGCCATGGTGTCCACGACCGCTGACAGGTTAAGGGCCTTGCCGCCGGAGTCGGAGAACATCATATAGATCGTGCGCTCCACATCCAACTTGAGGCGATCAGATTCAGACCAAGAAAATACTTTAGTCCATTGCACCATGCGCTTGCTGTCGATTCCGATGCACAATACGAATTCGTTTTTGTTTCCTCCGCACCAATATGCTTCCTGCAGTTCGCCGGCTTCCCGGGCCTTGTCCGTGAACACCAATATGAGCATATGCACTTTCTTCATGGCACCGAGTTTTGCGTTCCACCATGAGAGCCGTTTGGAGGCGGCATGATCCGATATGCCCATTATCGGGTTGTAATTGAATATGTCATAGTTGTAGTTGTACCCATGTAACTCCAGCTTTTTTACATCATCCGCTTCCACAGGTTGAAACTTGAACACAGAGTGGGAGGCCTGCACCCGGTTCTCGTATGAATGAACCACACAAACCGATTGGGTGTGTTCAAACACGTTGTCAAAAACAGTCTGGTAAGCATCACCGTCTTGACCGCACCCGAAATGGTGGTCGATATTTCTGTTCATATCAACGAAGACGCGCCTATTCCATCGTTTGCATAGGTCCTCAAATAGATACTGACTGATACTGTATGTTCTGCCTAAATTATCTGTGGCACTCCATGTTGCCGAATACCGATCGCAATGGGAGCAATCATAAGACTCGGTGTGGCAGGTCTGCGTACAGGTTCTATCCTCACCGCTACCAGAGCATGTTTCTTCACACACTTCCCTATAACACGTTTCATCGTCCCAGGTGCTCCAAGGCTCTATGTATTCAGCGCACGTTAAGTATGAGTTCCAGAACTCTCGATCGTACGTGGCGGACTTCTCCACGGTTATTTTTGATATTGCTATGGTCAGTATGGGTATGCCAAACACCACGAGGTACTCCCACCAAGCCATGCTCCGGTGAAAGAATACAGCCAGAACGAGTACCGCCACGATAGGTATAATAAGGCAAGTCCAAATAACCATAAATTTTATCTTTCAGGGTTAAAAAGATTTACCTATTGCGAATGACACCAAACCACCCTTGAGTTTGGGAAATTTTTTTGCCCTTTGCCTGTTGTACGGTTCTTTTAGCCCGAACTATGCGGTGGCGTTCCACGTTTTTGGCGCGGCGCAATATTTCCACGACCCTTTGTGCCCACGGGAGCCTACGTGCAGCCTCACGCCTAACGCCAGCGTCATCTGCATCGCAAATGGAATCCGCGACGAATGCGAACCCTTGTGGTGCCTCGATTTCCGCCCAAAACTCCTTGCCGTTCATGCCACCTCCTATGTGCATTTGCACTGCTCATGGCCTACAACGCTCGGATTGGTAAATCCCCTTCAACACGATCAAGGTTGCTGAGCAGATTATCTTTGATGCAGGCGTGCAGATGGGGATTGTCGAGAATGTCCTTGCGGATAGCCTCGGCGCCTTCACCGACATATTGGAGTTTCTCACGTATAACCCATGAGCCCTCGGCAGAAGATCTTTTTAGCCAAGGTTTTCCAATACAATCTTTGCGATGCCCCCGGAGGATTCTCAAAAGAGATGCCCTTAACTCTTTGCGGACTTCTTCTTGGTCACGGTCGAGCTTCTGTATCCTCCAGCAGAAGAGGGAGTCTATATTCTTAATACCCAAAGGGGTGTACGCGGCAAACACGCCCCCTCCACTGACCATTGCTTGATCAATGTAGAGTTCTTCAACTGTAGCTGGCATCAGCGGGAGAGACATTTGAAGGCATTCCATGATTACCTCTGTTATTTGGGTTTGCCTGTTTGGTTCCGTTGCTGAACATACTCCACAAACTGATTGATAAACTGAACGTAACTACCAGATGCTCCAACAAATTTGATAAACGACTCGGCAAGTTCAACAATGGCATCCCTTGCATTGTTGGTGGCAGTGATCTGCTTTTGGGACGCCACGCCTGCTGCTTGCGGTTCAAGTGTCACGGTTGGCGTTGTACGATGGTAGTATACCCCCAGTTTGGCCGCGTGCTTTGACATCAGATCGCCAACGAAACACCCTAGTCCGTTGAACCGCTTAATGCGCCACCCGCATGAACATTTTTCTCTGCCAGAACCATTCCCGCCACGCTCGCATTCACTGCATGCTACCCACAGCCTGTCTCTCGAATCGCGATAGCTTCTCACGTTCTCTCGCTTTGAACGCGGCCACTACCGTATGTGTGGCCGACTGTTGTACAACGTCTGCGCTAAACGGACGCTGGCTTGCTTTGAATCTGGCGTTCCTTTAGCTTTTGTGCGAAGTGAACTTGGCTCTCCTTAATTGGCCGTGAATCCACCCACTGTATATGAATCGGAAAACACGGAACAAGACAAATCCATACTTCCACCAATTTACAAATTGGCAACGAAAAAGATGGTGCGCCTTGTGGCATACACGTTTCACCACTGCGCCAAAATACGCCAACCCACATATCTGCCAATTTGTATTCTAAACAAATGTTGAGCATAAATATCCTTTGAAAAATCACGGCCTATGACTCAAAAACCAAGGCCATTTTGCACAACGTCCGCCGCACTCGCCCGAAGCGCGGTACACTATTTTTTATTTTTCACCGCGTTTTGGGCTGCGGCTGTTGTGGGTTGGCTTTCCATATTTTTATTCCGAACCTCCGCCGCGATTTTGCATCCCTCAACATGGCAAAAATCGTCAATATGGCAATCGAAACAGCACGTCAAATTCGGACACGCGCTTTGAACAACTTGATAAACCTCATCGCCGAATTTCTCTAGCAAGCTATTAAGAATAAAAGTTACCATGCGAGAGTTTTCGTGCATGATAATCTGACAATGGTTACAATCCCTGTCACATAATTTCATTTTTATTTTCTCCTAGTGGAGGACTATAACTCAATTATTCTGCCAGGACGCTCAAAATATCTTTCCGCCGTGCATGTACTCACGGTTACGATTGAACTCGATTTTAGCAACGATGGCTTCTGCCACTTTCCAACCACGAGCCACGGCAACATCCATGATTCGAATAACCACATCAGCCAACTCCTCCTCAACAGCCGAGAACTCGCCAATGTGCTCCGATGGTGGGTTGCCATGGCGGAGCCCTTCCAACGCCTCGGACAATTCAGACACCATAAGCATGAGCAACTCGCCATTGTTGCGGTCGCCCTTCCACCACCCCTTTGATACGGCAATTTCTTGCACGGCGGCGGCTATAGACTCCCATTGATACACAAATGCTTCTTTACTCACGATGAGCCTACTTTCTTTCCCCGGCCTATCACGCCAGAGCGCGGTTTCCACTTACGACAAGGTGTTCCAAGCCAGAAACCAACATCCCTACATTTGGGATGATAACAATTACGGCATTCGCGAACGGTTGAAACCTTTCGTTGTTTTACGGGTGGCTTCCGCCAAACTGTGCGGCGGCGCTCAACTGATTTCAGAGCGGCGGTCTTTTGCCACTCTACACCAGCGAGAAAACCCGCCACATACCCGGGGTCGAAGTGCATGTTATCAACATATTTTTCGGCATACTGCTGTGTTCGTGTCATTTCATCGCTCCTCTAAAATGGTCGTCGCCACATTGCAAACAACGTTTGCGACACAAGTGAACGTGCCTATGGCCTGTGTTGACACGACTCGCACCATATAATACCACGACTGTCACGATAACCAATTACCTTCATACACCCAGGGCATGTCACTTTGTCGTTGTTGTGCGATGCGGAAGGAGTGCCTACTTTATGTTCGTGTTGGCGACCCATGAACCAGCCGCATAGCCAGAAAAAACCTGCACCCATCAGCACTGATACAGCAGTAAGTAAAAGTCCCATGTCGCCAACCTCCCGATTAAGAAAAGCATGACTGAAATTTCACACAACGTCCTCAGGCACCCGCCCGAAGTTGCCGCCCACAGAATGGACAAAAATTATATCCATTTTCGAGATAATAGCCGAGTGAAGCACGCTCTTCACAGCACGCACATGGCGGCAATTTTGGGCTGCCTGTGTTGTCGGCTGTGGCCTGCGCCTGGGCCGGTTCCACGATTGCCGCGAGACGCAACAGATACCTATGCAACTCAACGGGCGTGCGATTCGGCAGAGACTTCTTGAGTGCGTCCAACTCCCGCGAAAAGTATCCGACATCGACACCCCATTGGCGAAGTTGCACTATTCGTGCGTTGACCTTCGCTATGACACGATCTTTTTTATGCAACCCAACACCGCATAGTAACTCGTAAATGTCTTCGAATAGTGCGATTTCGTCCATGGCGCTGTTGTGTGCCGTGCCTAACTCCTTAGCTTTGAGCGCTGCCCACTCTGCCCTCTGTTGCCATGTACCTATTTTGTCGGGGCATAAGGCGTAAGATATTTCTTCAATTTTTTCGATAAGCCACTTACAGTTTATGCCAAGCTGATCGGCACGTTTTGTTTCCATTTCAAGTTTTGTCATAGCCGCGCTCCTATCATTAAAGGCATGGCACCACAACATTTTCTAAATGGTTGATAGTTGCCGCATAGCCTCGATAAACAATGAAACTGGACCAGGGATATTATATCGTGGAAAAGTATCAACTTCTGCAAGACGAGCGGCAATTTCAGCCTTTAGCTGTTGTAGGCTGTTTGAGGAGGCTTCCATAGCTTCCTCAAATTTGATATATTCTCCGCACTCACCTTTGTCACACATCTGGATAAAATCTGAATATCCAACAGGGCTACGAACCAATTTGTACCTTGTTAAATTTTCTACTGACATAAAAGCCTCCTCAAATGGACGACAACGTGCGCCGTTATGTGCAATCCGCAACTTTGGGCGGATTGAGGCGCTGGTACAACCAATCAACAAACTTGGATGATTCGCTATCAGCAACTTCCTTAACATATTCTCGCACCACTTCAAGCGCCGTCACATAGCGGCTGTTGTCGGATCGTTGAGCGAGTTCCTTTACTGTTTTCCATGCCTCGCTTACGACTGGAGATATTGGATACGATATATCTAAAAAATTCTCTACTATGGATACAGGATCTTGGCTTGGCATGGAAAACCTCCAATAAATTTAAGAGCATAATGTTCGACAACGTCTCGGCGCACCGCCCGATGCGGTACGCTACTCCTGGCCCGTTTCGGGCTGCGCCTGTTGTGCGTTGTTCTCACGCCTACCACCGCATTCTGCAATTTGTGACTCCAGATAGTTGATAACGGACTGTCCTATGTGGTTCGCAATAGCAGTGGCGCGGAACCTTCTGCACCCAACGGCTATTTCGTCGTCATTCACGCACAGTGGGTCGCAGGCCACATACACCGGAGTACGAGCGCCGCTGCGAACTTTGACAGAGAAACAAAGCTGATTTTTCATAACAAATTGCCCCCTAAAACGTATGAGAATTTCGCACAACGTTCCGTAAATGTATGTTCGTTTGGCTTTGCAAATGACATACTTTACGTGTTAGACGAATTTTTTCCAGCTTCCTTATCTTCTTTCAACTGGCGAAAATCTTTTGGAATACGATTGATACCAATAATTAAACTAATGGGAGCAAACAAAAAATTCAAAACAATAACCCAAATATCCTTAATGAGATAATTACCTGTAATAACATGTTGAACACGCACACAAAAAACTGCCCATAAACAACACATCAAAAAATAAAGAATAAGAAATGTTATCATGTTTTCTCCTCGCCAGTTTAACTATAAATTCAAGTTGGCAAAATTTTGTCTAACGTCACGGCCTATGCCTGCTGTACCGGCCTACACATGCGACACTTGATGCAGATTTCCCAACCGATCACGTGCTTATTTTCGATTGGAGTCCACTGGTGATCGCAGGCTGGTATGGCAGATTGGGTCTGTTGTACGCCTGTACAAGACAACCGAACAGACATGACGCAATAGCCTGCCGGAATGCCAAACTGGCCGCCATCCACCTTGTACACCACTTCGACCGCCACTTCGCGGCCAGAGTATTCGCAAATTGACGGTGACCACTCCCGCAAACGCAGAGTGTCCCCGACAGCGTAATGGCGGTCGTCCTTCCGATACTCAAACGTCTTGACTCCATCCACCATGTGCTGAAACACCGACGGCCAAGTCTTCAATTCGTGCAACATAACTGCTCCTCCCGTGTATGGCGTACAACGTTCACTGCATGGCGAAGTGGTGTTTTAACCATTTGCAAAGCGAACGCCATGCAGTTGTTGGGCGATGTAATTTTTTGCCATATTGATAGGCAATAACTTCAACCGCCTCGTTAAGTCCGATTGGAATACCTTGTCGCACTAGGTCGCTCAACTTTTCCAATCTATCATCAACCATAATTCCTCCAAAAAATTATTTCGCCCAACGTATGCTAAACGGCTGACAGTTGCCGCAACTTAGCACAAAAAGAGTTGGTTACATCACTATCGCACTTCCACGAACCTTTAGTTTGATACTCATTAACGACTGCGGCAATTTCAGCCTTTAGCTGTTGTAGGCCCGTTGTTTGCGACTCCGCCTCTTCCAGAGTTTTTATGGACAAGTCCACAGCCTCCGAAAGCATAATACGACCATGAGGATAGTTGCTCTTGAGAACCGCAATCGCTTCTTTATTGTCCATAAAAACCTCCTATGAATGGTTCGCAAACTATGGCCTACAACGTGTGGCAAAGGGTTGATGCAATTAAACGCTATAGGCCCCGCACCTATGACCACAACGTTTACCTCCGGCATAAGGACAGCTTTCAGTTTTACGACAGATGCTGCGTTTAATTGTTTCACCCTTTGTAGGTTGGTGGCCCGTGGCCGCTTGCGCCTGGGCCGCCTCGACATCTGCAATGGCAATATTTAACGCTTCGCGCAAACCACCATATCTCTCGTCAGGCCAATTTGCCTTGATTAACCGTACAGCTTCTGCCCGTTCCATTTAATCCTCTCCGGCCCGCAGGCCATGGACACCAACTATACGTATGATGAAACGCCTTTGTGTAAGACTTTGACTTTTATAGCTTTGATACTACTCTTTTTTTACATTGAAAAGGTCAACGTCATCGTCCTTGCCTGTCTCAAAAGCCTTTTCAGTACGGGACGAGGTCACCAACTTGAGCTCGAGTTCTTTAGTGCCTTTAATAGATAAGAACAAAGACGATGGAAACAGCATCCTCAAATTGTCGTGTTCCCTCTTGATATCGATGAGTTTCTGCTGTACGCGAGAGAACTCCAAACGATTTGACTCGATTGCCAATGAAAGATCTTTGTACAGGCTGATATCAAATTGTGGGTTCTGCTCTTGTACCCACTTCATGAGAGTGCCGTCACCGGATCCGTACCTGGCATCCATTATTTGAACGTAAACCTCTTTGAATTTTTCAGAGTACTCTGCAGATACGCCGGCCTTCTGATGAATGACTTTCCACACCTTGTCATAAATCACCTCATTGGCCTTCTGTTGCGCCCCGAATTGTGTGCGGAGAACTACTTCTTGGTTGCTATAGGTGACAAACATTATGGCACCTACAAAAAGACAGAAAAGCACCAACGATGCAACCACCAACTTCACAAGTGTTTTAAAACTCACGGGCTGCTCCTTTGTTATTATGATTTTATGGGTTTAACACCCTCAACATCAGTTATCTTTGGTACGTTTCCAGAACACCAATCTTTGAAGAACTCTGAAATAACTAGATCGTTTTCGTTAGCCAAAACAGGCACGCAATCAAACATTAACGCGGCCGTTATTTTTGGGACCCGGCTCGGTTCGCTTAATTGTTTGTAGAAATGGTGGGGCTTGTGTACTAATAGATACAAACAATGCTCATATGACTTGCAATGTTTCCACCACGCGTACGGCGTGCATTTTATATGAGATTTACCACCCTCATCCATTACTGATTGAAAAAGTTCTATATGGGCTTGGCACATCTCGCTTTGTCCCGGCAACCATAATGTGTAATGCCTTGCTGACATCATGTTCCTTGCCTTGATACCCTTTGGAGACGGGTAGCATGACGCCTTTCGGCACCAATCCAAACTCTTCTTCTTGGTGCGAAGCCAATGGAGTACCAACGCCGCGTACCTCTGCTCATCGCTCGCCTCAAGAGGGACTGTTCCGGAACACCCAAAATTTATTGGCTCCTCCGCATAAGACAAAAATTCCATCCCAATCTTTTTTACAAGTTCCTGGTATTCTGTAATAGAGGTCATTACTTTTACGGTTCTCAATAAACAGAGGTTTACGGATTAGCCCTTTTGTAGCACTTGTAGCACATGGATGCGTTGGGCTTCTTCAAAATAAGATTCATTTTGAGAGCCTTTCCGCACTTGATACACTTCCTGTCGGACATCTCACGAAAAGACACTTTATTCATTCGTCCCCCTCAACGGTCGCATTATGGTGTATGCCGTGTTTGTCAGCTTCATCTATGGCCCAAGATCTGTCTTCCGGGATCATAGGTGTGCTTTTATTGACTAGCTTGAGTGGCATTAAAATTCGGGAAAGCCAATTCCGTTTTTTCCAAATTTCGTATGCCCGGGTCTGACGTTTTCTATCGGCAATAACTTCAATGTCTTGGGTGTTACGCTCGATGGTTTTGGCATTGTATTTGACTTGTAAATCATTTGCCGTTTTTAGGGCATCTTCCCGGGTTATCAACCAACACGGTTCAAGATCACACAAAGTGTCTAGGCCAAAAACACCTCCCACGCATTCTTCTTTCACAACAATATTGGTGTAAGTCCTGCCGTACTCAACGCCATCAATCCTGTTATTATAATCGCTATCAACACATACACTAGTGGCACACGAAGTGTCATATTTTGTTCTTTCGGCAGAATAACGCAACCATTTTTCAGGGATAACCGTAGGACGCATAGTTTCCACAGCTATCACGCCTTCCATCATGACCAAAGAATCTTTGTAGAAGACACTGTCCGCAAGAACTCTGCTCTTTAGTCCAAAAGGAACCTTGAGGTGAACGAGAAACTTTTTTGCCCTTTCAACCGTTTTGTTATTGGTTACCGCTACGATTGCGTTTTCCATTATGAAACCCCTTTATTATGTGTTATTTGACATCGTCATCTTCGACTTCCGACTTCTCTCCAATGCACTTCGCCCTGAGCGTAATGTGCTGTGGACTTTGAGCCTCTTCCATGGAGGCGTTTAGGATAAGCGAACCTTGTCGATCCTCCACTACGACATGGTAAAGGGTTCCTTGATACACGGGCTTATCCGCCCCGCCCTCAAACAGGTCATAGGTGCCCACCCACAGGCTGTCGTGCATCTCCACCTTAACTTTATAGGTATCATTTCCATCATCCTTGAAGGAAAAGGACAGGGCATAAGGCTCGTACAGTCTTCTCTGCACATCCACAGCCTTTGCCACCATGGGAACTTTCTGGTTCTCCTCGTAGAATTGAACATTTCCTTCATATGAAGCTACCACTCTGTCTGTGCCATGCAGGCGCAAGAGGCACCTGGGTATGGCGGCGCACTCGTAAGGATACTCCTTCCACATCTTTGAATCCCGCATATTCAAGCGCACAATGTAAGTGGTGCCAACGCCTGGCGCCCCGATTGAGGAAACACCGACGATGACACCGCAAGCGCCGGAATCCGTAGTTGTTACGGCCGTGCCTGGCTTCAAGCAATGAGCATAATTCGTCACGACTTCAAGTCCTCCTCATAATACACTCGGCGCTTGTCTGGAGGCACAAAGATCCTTTTGGAAAGCACCTCTTTAATCTCTCCGAAAGAAATGGGACGGAACAACGGTTCTCCATACAGCATGACATCCACACCAACGTCCATCTTCAAGCACGAGGGGTGTTCCGGCAGATCCCCATGGACGTGGCCATACAAATGCCAAGAGCCTTTCATGCTTCCATCCCACGCCTGCATTGGAAAATGATCAAGGGCTATATGCACACCATCGAACGAAAGAGTTTTTCTCTCACCTACCCACTTCCAAGGCAACTTGACTACAGAAGGATTCTTTTGATCGTGATTTCCTATGATGAGAAATTTATCACCGTTGAGTTGACGGAAAATCTTCTCCGCCCCTCCTTCCGGCATTTTCACCGCAAAATCACCCAAGACATATACGATGTCATTCCTTTTGACCACGTCATTCCAACGTCGGATCAAATCCTCATTCATGTCCTCTACGGATTTGTACGGTCGTTTACGTTCCAGCAAAGTGAGCATCGCGGGATGCCAAAAATGTGGATCTGCTGTGAACCAACGCTCCATCAATTATCCCCCGTAAGTTCTTCTATCTCCGAACGGATATGGGCATTAAAAATCATCGAATCAAATTCCTTGCTGGCCAATTCCTTGGCCACTATTTTTAAATCCTTTGGATATATGATATGGAGCCACACCATCAGAAATCCGGACAAAAGCAAATAACTCCAACACATGTAGAATGAAAAAGGTTTCACAGAAAAGGCCCCAGGGATATACAGCAGTAATAGGAACGACACATACGCAAAAGCTGGAACCAAGGCCACTGAAAACAAGCTTAATTCTTTGTATTTCAAATGTCGGTAATGCCCTATGGTATCCCAAGCCAAAAAGGATTCTAGGCTCTTCGCCGTAAAACAATACAATTTGTCGATACGGGCTTCAGACATACACCTTATCCTGTTTGTAGTGGTAATATACCTTTCTATGAGATTTTTGTCTACCTAAAATAAAAAGCAGTCGGGATCCTCATCGTCATCATATAGCTTTGGAAAGTCCTTCGGTGGGGCAACTGATTTTGGTGCCTTCCTAAAAGCTAAACGCCGCGCCCTAGTACTTTCAGAACGTAAGCACCCGCAACTTGACGTGTTTCCTCTGATAACATTGTGCTTCAAGAGCGTAATCTTTTTTCCGCAGGAACATTGACAAAATATCTTCGGATTTTTTCCATGACCACCATCTTGCAATATTGTAAGTCTTCCGAAAACCTTACCTGTAACGTCTTTCTTGGGCCTAGGCATATCTCTCCTACAGGTTCAAGGACCTCACACCCATAACCGAATATACCATTTTACACGTCATATATAAAGCAAAAAAGCCCCGGGATTTTACCCGGAGCTTTAAATTAGAGATACTGTGAAAATGTTTATTTGATTTCGATACTCTTTGGTTTAGCTTCGGGAGCCTTCAACAAGTTGACTTCGAGTATACCGTCGTTCATCTTGGCAGACACTTCAGACTCCTTTACGTTCTCTGGCAGTCTGAAAGACCTGGAGAATGACCCGAAACTTCTCTCGCGGTAAGTATATGACCCTTCCTTTTTGGTTTCTTCCCTTTTGCGCTCACCGCTTACTGTGATGACCCCGTCTTTGACCTCGACCGACACGTCTTTTTTGCTGATGCCTGGAAGGTCGAAAGACAGCCTATAGCCGTCATCCGTTTCTTGGATGTCTACCGGTGCATTGGTGGTGACTTCGGTGGCACGCGGCCAATGCCAAGGGGACCTGAACAATGAATCGATCTCGTCCTCGATGGTGCTCAAAGTTCCGCCAAAAACAGGTGTCCTCAAAGCAAGTGCGTTCATATTTACCTCCTGGGTTGTGGTTTGCACTTACGGCAGGAGGTATTTGCAAAGGTCATGCCAACACTTTAATTGGCATATGCTGTGTGTTGTAGGTAACAAAAGTTTCAAGATGAAACTTCTGTATTAGGGGCGTGTTTTAAATTGAATCGAAAAGCACAGTCAACGCCACCCGAAGAATTTCCTTAAAAACCATCTGCACAAGAAATTTTTTCCTGACGCATCGGGTGTAGGCAATCTTTCTTTTTTATTGTGGTCACGCCAGTTATTTATAATACGACGCGCGTCTTTGTGCATGCTGCGAGTATTGGTGTACGGCCCTAAAGTTATAATTATGAAACCGTCTGGTGTGGTTTCCACCCTGCTTGCCTCAAATTCAGATAAATGGCACTTGTCAAACAATTTCATTAAAAGACCCTTTTGATCCCATTTTGACGGCCGAGCAGTACACAAGCTTGACAGTTTCATCAACGTCATCCAAAGAACACTCTTCCACCGGGGTGTGCATGTATCTCACCGGAACAGATATGTTGATGGTAGGTATACCAACGTTGGTCAGACGTATAGCGTCCGCATCCGTGCCTGTCTCATTTGGTTCAGGGGCTATCTGAATGTCTATGTTATTCTCCTTTGCGGCCTCCTTGACGCACTGAAGCAGCACCTTATTGCAAGCCGCCCCCACAGTCACGATGGGACCTTTGCCCAAGGATATGCTCCCAACTTTTTTGGCATCGGTATCATCGGGAGTGTCAGTCGCAAAAAACACATCCACCACGATTGCCGCATCAGGTTTTATGATGTTGGCAACTGTCTTCGCTCCGCACAACCCTATTTCTTCTTGGACGGTCGAAACGCCATAAAGCGTCAAAGGATCCTTGGCACCACACTCATGGGCGTAGCGAACAACTTCAGCCGCCACGAACGCCCCAATTTTGTCATCAAGGCCACGATTGGATAACCTTTTGTAATCACCACAAGGAAGAAGAATCGGGGATCCAGACTGCATATAGGCAACACTACCTACAGGTATAACTGAAGCAGCCTCTTGAAATGAAGATGCACCGACATCTATCCACAGGTCATGCACCTTCGTTTTTTTCTTTTCGTCGTCCTCATCTTGAAGGTGTATAGGTTGCCGTCCTATGACACCTATGACATCCGAGCAATGAAATTTTACCCTGGTACCCTGCAGGATATCAACGTCAACACCGCCTATCGGGGCAAAATGTGCGAAACCTTTGTCCGTGATGTGTGTTATCATAAGCCCTATTTCATCGCAGTGTCCTACGACCATGACGGTCTTATTGCTCACGGGTGTCCGCGCCCACGCGTTTCCCATGGAGTCCGTATCGTATTTAGCGGCGTATGGCATGACATACTTCAGCCACTCTCTTTGACCGAAAATTTCATAACCGGAAGGCGTACCACACTCGAGGAACCTCATGAGGAAATCCAACGATTCAGAGCGCATAATTTAGTTGCCTTTCTCGAAAAGATCCAATTGTATTTTGTCTCTCCATCCCACCGAGCCATCGGCGCACGGATAAAAATCCATGCCAGACGTATCATAAACCCTGAATATGGCTATGCACATATTTTTTCCGTTAGCCACAAAAACGCTGTACAAGCCGGCATATTTATCCAAAACAACCACCTTGATGCCACGTTTTTTTGCAAAATGAAGAACAGATTTTTCAGAGCGTTCTGGTATTGCAGAAACAGAAACGCGTTGTCCATCTCCTAACTTAGGGAAATTAGTAATATTCCCGTGCATAAGATGCATGCAGTTGTTGTCCCCCGTTAATTGATCTTGGGGGACCTTGCATTGGCAATAATCATCTTTGTACCAAGCGCAATATATCTCGGAACACTTGACGGATTCCTCTGACACACGATGAATATTGCTTTTAGGACTCACTCTTCTTCTCCGTAGTCGATGCCTCCTATCACCCCGTTGATGAAGCAATTTACGGTAAGGCACATCAATATGTCTGTTTTTATCTCCTCAAGGGCCCCCACAAGCGTCATGAGAGAGGACTCTGAAAGCACCCCGGATATCCTTCTTCCTCCGATACCGAGGGGTTGACCGGTATTCTCGTCTATGCCTACCATGAGAAGTACATATGACCCGTCCTCCAGGTGGTCAGCGTCAGCCTCATCATCACTCACCCCCTCATTGGTGCGCTCAAGAAACTTCCCGAACGCCTCCATAACGGCTTGTGTTTTCTCCACCTCTATCACGCTTATAGCCATCTTAAGCAAATCTGGTGGGAAACTGGACAGACGGCTCATCCTGCCATTCTTCTCATACTTGCATTTTCCGTTTTTGACTTCAATGCGAAGCAACGGTATTTCCTCTACCTTTGTTTCTTCACTAAGATATGGTGCGGCACCCTTGAACTTTTTCAAACGCACAAAAGCACCTGAGTCGGACTTAACCCACCTGTCGTTGCTGTCGAGGCAACAGTCGATGTACTTCTTTCCACTACCGCAAGGGCAATCATCGTTGGCACCGACCGGGCTGTACGATTCTGACTCTATCTCTGACATGTTGATCCCTTCATTGCACGATGGTTTTTCATGATGTATACCGAGTTCAGTTCTCCAATATCTCCAATATGAGGGAATCAGGCTCCCCGGACTGTACCCCGCGGTGAAACATAACGAGTTTCTTGTACTCCTGCCACACGGACGTCTTGTATTCCTTGATGTAGGCTTGCGCTTCTTTGCTCTTCTTTTTTATTTTAGCGGGATCGCCGGTTCCTGAAACGTAGTGTCGCATTGCATGTTGCAGTGCCTCGTTGCGCGTCTGTCCCTCATTGATGGCATCAGTATAGCTTTCTGAAAAATAGGTGAAACCTATAACCATGTTGTAGAGATCGTTCCACAACGTTTCACCTTCCTTGTATCTGATGCCCAATTTATTTGCAATGGATTTACCGGTCTTCTCCATGACTTGTGTCATCCCTACGGCTCCGCTATCCGATGTAAGCGTAGGGTTGAAATTGGACTCGTACCTCACCAAAGCAGCGTATGCTTGCCAAGGTATACCGTACTTATTGGAGAAATCCTTGAATATGAATGCGTAATACCTTGATTCCCATACGGTAAGATGGTCATAAGCCATGGATAGAGTCTTCTCCATGTCCTTGACTTCTTTATCGACAATAGCCGATTCGGCCACCTTTTCCTGTAACCTTGTGTAATCCTCTACGAAGTACCGGGTTTTGTTCCACCCCAAATACAAGAGCCACATGACCCCGAGCGCGGCGCATGTGTAGAAAAGAATAAAAATTGCTGACCTGATTATAAGATGATGCCTGTGCATTGGGTGCTTATCGTGTTCGACTATTTCATCGACGAGTTCATTGGGACTTGGCACTATGGTATCCTCATCAACGGGTTCGATAAGTGTCTTCATCAGGATACTATCTCCCTTTCTTTTTTCGGAAGAAAGGCCAAACCAATTTCAAGGCCGGAAGGTTCCACTTTCCTTCTGTATATATCCTTACCCCGTCTTGATACGCGCTTTACGTACGGTGACAATCTTTTACTGAGGAGTTGTATCGAAGACTCAAATCCCCCTGTCTGCTTTTTGATCCTGACGATCCCGGATGTCGGAGACACATAGGACACCACGTGTGGTTTTGACTTCACCACACCTATGCAGACGATGTCTCCGGCTTTGACTCTGGCACGCAATATCCTGGAGGCCTCGGATGACATAAATTCCACGGTCACCGTTTTTCCCATAGGTACCCCTCAATCAGAACTGTCGTAGCGATATGTATACTTGCACTCCGCGCATTTTACAACGTGTTCTATACCGCGATGCGGGGGGCCAACATCAACATCAGAAACAACATGGTTCTTTTTCTGGCATTCGGTGACAATCTCGGGATTTTTCGTCCACTCATTTGCCCAGCCAAGATCCTTATACTCGGGGTCACTCACGATAAGCCTCCTAAAAGACAGCACCCGCCAGATTGCGGATGCTGTTTTATTAATATACCTTTTAGGGACTTAAAATTCGACTATTATTTATCAGAAATTTATGCAGCCACTTTGCGCGTAGTAGGCTTTGACCGCAAGGATATAAGCCTGTTGGCGATTGCCTGGTGGCTGTATTTAGGGAGGCCTTTGCGAGAATTGAAATGCGTCTGGATCTCGCGTATGCTATATCCCTGCAGTCGTTTAGATATGATGGCACGGTCGTGGCACTTGGACCCGTTGTGTATGGCGTCCATGAACTCCTTCTCCCTGATGCCAACATCAACTGAACATAGCGCCTCTGAATAAGTGTGTTCCCCGATGCACGTGGGAGTGTCATCGAACATGGGAAACAACTTGCTCTCGTGGTTCGCAGCATAACCCCAGGCACCACTGCCTGCATAGTGGTCTTCAGGGTCGGCGTTCTTTTCCCTTGCCGCCCACGGAATGAACCCACGCTCACGGCGTGCGGATTGCCAATTCGTGGGATAGGACATGGAGGAATCAATACGGCCGAACCGGCGCATGTGAAGTCCGTCCCGGTGGTACTCTTGACCCATGATGTGTTCGATCCACTTGTACAGGAACTGACCGCGTTTGGCCTTAAGGTTTATGCCCATGTCCAAGGCAACCCTTTCGGCCTCATCGTTGCCGGCCTTCATGAGACGGTTGTAGACACGCGTAGCCTTGGCCGCGCTGTCGGTGCGACGCTTGACCTCGGCACGCACGACCCGCGCCACTGACCACTTCTGGAAAACCTTGAGTTCATACAGGCCTACGAACAGGCGGTTGAACGCATCGGGGATGCCATCTTGGCTCGGATACTTGTGGATCATGTGCTTGAAGATGCGGTTGATCTCTGCCTGGTCGCTTTCATAATTCATTTTGAACTCGTCCGCGTCCATGGCAACAACATCATCCTTCTGACTTCCGGTAAGCACTTCACCGGCGAAAGAAGATTTCATGTGGGTCCTCCTGCTCTAGAGGTTTTTGGTATGTGATGTAATGCGAATATACGGACTGGCAAAACGTATGTCAAGTCATTTTACACCTAATTCTTTTTCCATCGCATCCCTAATTGAATGCCTCCTCTTGACGTCCCTTGAAACCTCCGCGAGACGGGCGGATATCGGCGCCGGAGGCGGGTCATTCAAAGCCTTCGACATAGAGCGCAACTCATCCAAAGTCTGCGCGCGGTAGCGGTTCTCGGCATCAAACCTTCGGGCCTTTTCGATAGCTGAAGACTCCAGCAGCTTGGCTGATTTCTCGAGCACACACCCCAAAACCCATATGCCTATTACAAACAAAATGAATCCGATCATGGTGACCTCCTATCCCCGGGCCTTTGCCCGGGGGTTCACCTTGTGTGCATACTCATTGCGCAACTCCGCATCTGCCGATTCTGTGGCATCCTTGGTGACCACGTCCTTGATGGCCGCGTCCCAATCGTAGGCCCACTCCTCGACGAGCGACACGGCGCGTTGCGCCTGCTCGGTGGTGAGTTCACCACGTACTACACTGCAGGACACCGAATAAGGCACGTCCTGGCGACACATCGCATCGAATGTTTCCGCCGCATCGTCCGAGCAAAGTATCTCCGCCTCGGTAAAGTGCAGAAGCATGTCGATGGCAAGTTCCTCACCGTACTTCTCAACCACACGCTGGCATGCCTTCACCACATCGCGCCACTGTGCCTCGGTGTAGGAGTCAAGCCGCGCATCGGTGATGGCTACATCTATCAAGTTCTCCGGCATGCCCATCTTCCGCAAGGCCTCATCGAACCCATCGCGGATCTCCTGTTCGCGGGTCGCCTTCCGTGCTCCCTTGAGGGCTTCCTTAAGACCCTCTGAATGGGCGGTCGACTTGCATTGATTCTTCAAATACCGCTGGTAGTCAGGATTAGGACGGCCGAGGATCGTGGGACTCGGAACATTGAGTCCCTCGGGATCCTTCTCGCGGCCCGACACTATGCCCTTGTACCTTGATATAACACTTTTAATGCGCGGGTCGCCCACCCATTTGGAAGGTTCAACCACACACATTCTCTCATACATACGTGCCACACTCTCCTCCGATGCAGGGCCAAGAACCTTGTCTGCTCCATAGGAGCCACTGAACTCCTCGAGCTTGTCATTAAGACGCGCCGCCCTGCCGGACAATGACCGAGTGACAGGGCCGCAGACGATACGCATGAAGCCCCAGCACACAAGTCCCAACACAATGGCTACGATCCATCCGAACATGGCGAGCCCCCTTTCTTTTCAAACCAAGGACAGTTCCTTGCGGTACTGGTCGACAAGGCCACGAATGCTGGCTTCGTCAGCCGCCATAGTCGCAAGGCACTCCAACTCCGTAGTCACATTCGTGCGAAGACCCTTATCGCTGATGATGTCCTTGTCCTTGTACATGTCCAACACCCTTGTCTTGAACTCTTTGAGCTTCCCTTTGAAATGTTCATCGCCGGCGAGATCCATCGACTCATACCGGTCAATCATCTTCCTCACCACATCAAGCGTCGCCTTCGTAAGACGCTTGCCTTCCTTGAACGTCTTGGCCGCATGCGAAAGAGCCTCGGTCGCCTCACCGCGCATCTGCGCCACCACTTGTTCCGAGAACGTGTTCACACGCTGACGGATGCTCTCCGTATACGCCTCACGAAGCAACCTGACCTTGTCCGCATCCTGGGCGATGTCCTCATAGGTCGCCCTCGTTATGTCCGGCAGCTGAACCTGGAAGACCACAAAATCCATGTGATACTTTCTCCGCAATTCCTGCGGAGTGGGGTACACTTTGTTGATCCTTTCCAAGAACTCGTTTACGTAATCATCCTCCGTCTGATCCAAGCCGCCGCACAGGAGTGTCCTGCGCTTGTAGGCCTCGTGTGCCGCCGTCACGAACTCAGACCGCATGTCCATGCGGTGTTTGTCGTACTCCGACACAACCTTGTCCGCCGCATCATCATAGCAACGGATAAGGTGCTGGAGCTTGCTTGTGCATTCCTCAAGGTTTGTGCGTGGCACGAACCGGGCCCAACCGAACGGGAACGGGAAGCTGTAACGTGTCACTGTTTCCCTTGCTTGATACTCAAGGTGACGTATCTCCGCCATAGCCGATGCGGGTATCAACTTTTTGTGCCCGAGGATGAACGTGGCCGGCAGATCTTCTTTGGTCAGCCCGAGGTCTTCCGGCTGAAGCTTGCGCTCCGCCATCCACATCCCGACATTCAAGTCGATAAGACATCCCTTGCGAAATATTTCCTGTAGTGACTCGGTCATTTCCTCAGCTCCCGGTAAGGATTAAGAATCTTCGGCTTTGTTTTATTACCCTCAATCGTCCACGGATAACACACAGCCACCAACCCGTAGTTTACCTCATTGCCCTCCTGTGAAGCCCACGCAAGGCCATCTTCGCTGACCTGCCCCTGGGTCTCGAACGGAGCCTGCGTGATACGCGCCGTGGGATCCTCACGCGTCCAATAACACACGTGAAGAACTTTGCAGGCATCAGGCTCATCGTTCAGAGTCTCCGGTATCTCCGCGTTCGGGTCATCGTATTCTGCATACATGCAAGCCATGACCAAGGCGACCGCATCAGGGTTCAGCTTGTCGACTATTTCATCCGCCACCTTCTGGATGTTCTTCTCGTCCTCATCGCCCTGCAACTTGAAACCAACAAGCGAACGATAGATCTTATCCGGCTCGTCCGTGTCAGCCTTGTCTTCCGAATCTACCGTTATGATCGACTCGTTCTGTATAATCGAAAGGTCAAGCGGCTCTCCCTTGTTGATGGCGTACAGCACAGGATAATGATGACCGTAACGCTTCATGAACGCAAACATCCTCTCCATGGAAAGACTCACAACCAAAGATGCTTCTACATGTCTGATCATGTGTTACCTTCCTTTCCGTTTCCCAAGGAGAACCCGAAGGTTGTCCGGGGTCACCCAAGGAGCCTGCACCCTGCGGAGCCTCTCCGACTCAAGCCGCGCGGTCGGGTCACGGTACAGCATGTCACCCTCGCCCGTCAAAGTCTCGGCACCGTTTTCGTCCAACACCACACGCGAGTCCGCAGAAGAAGTCACCGAGAACGCCGCCCGTGCAGGCATGTTGCCCTTGATGAGGGACGTCACGACGGTTACCAAAGGCTTCTGCGTACCGAGTACCAGGTGTATGCCCACCGCCCGGGCCTTCTGCGCCAACCGCACGATAGCCTGCTCGACCGTCTGCCTCTGCTCCTTCGAACCCATCAGCATGAGGTCGGCGAACTCATCAACAGCAACCACGATGTACGGGAACACGTTCTTGGGAGCGACCTTGTTATACTCCTTGATGTTCTTGCACCGGGCATCCTTGAGCACCTCGAAACGCCGCTCCATCTCGGCAACAGCGCCACGGAGAAGATCACGGGCCTCGTCAACTTCGTATGCAGGCTCGCCATCGACATGGCAGTCGCCTTCAAAGTCAGCGAACTCCACACGCTTCGGGTCGACCAGTTTCAAACGCAGACGGTCAGGCCCGAGGACGGCACACAGGGTGGAAAGCACCGAAGTCATGAACACCGATTTGCCCGAACCGGTCTGACCGGCGACGAGCAGATGCGGCATGTCTGCAAGGTCACGGTAAACACCACGACCGTACGTGTCCTCGCCAAGGATGACAGGGAGCGCCATGCCTGCGGGGATGTTCGTGACAAGACCTTTGAAGTCAACCGAGAGACGAGTACCATTCTCGACCTCGATGCCGACAGTCATGCTGCCGCTGGTAGCCTTGACGATGCGCAGGCTCGGCACACCAAGGTCCCGGGCGATGTCGTCCCGGTAACGCTCGATGGAAGACAGCCGGGTGCCAACGGGGATGGCAACCTCGTAGGTGGTCACCGAAGGGCCAATGCGATAGTCCTTGAAGGAACCTTCGAGGCCGTACCGAGCGAGAACTTCCTCGACCCGCGAAGGCTCGACAGGGGCCTTGAACTCTGCCTCACGCTTTGTGTCTTCGTCCGACAGTCCATCAAGAAGGGAAAGGTCAGGACGATGCCACGAGTAACGATTCGGGGACACAGCTTTCACAAGGAGCTTGAGTATCGAACCTGCTTTGCGAGTGTTCATGTGTCCACCTCCTTCCTTACAAGGAATATACTAAAATAATAAGCGCTTGTCAACAGTTTTCTTTAGTTCCTGGAAAACCTTGTAACTCGTTGTTAAATAATGGGAATCAAATATAGAGGGGAAAAGAAATCAAAGTAAATCGTCTTCAGTGTCACGGTCGCTTTCCAAAACGCCGGAGTATTCCACAGGATATGAACGTCCATCCTCCACCCATGTGCCCTTTAGCACGATGCCCTTATCTTGTTGCTCGACCCTCAATCCCTCCACCAAGTATCCCTTCCAATCCAACGAACGAATCGTCGACCTCTCACGGTATCTTCCGTACCCTGTGTATTGGAAGGAACACTGCCACCCACTAGGAATCTCAACCGCTTTCACTCGATACGCTGTGTGGCTGTCACCGAAATCAAACATGATCTGTTTAATGCCCGACCCCGGAGTGAGGACTTTCATGAGTACCCTTTTATACTCATAGTCCCCTATGACGGGTCGTTTGAACACCAGCTTTCCTATGTAATCCTTGATGTTCATCAGGCAGCATCCTTTTTATTTTTGGAAAAAATTACCTTGATGTAATGATCCAACTCACCGTGCAACCCTATCAACATCGGAAGAAAATTTTCTTGGCTGAGGATGCACATAAGAATCTTATGGCTCTCGCCTGCAGGGAGGTCTTCTATCCAGGTGCTCAATTTAGGGTACTTGTGTTCCCGATAATAATCCTTTAACGCTTCAATCATAATCTGTATCAAGATCCCAAAAAGAAAAATAAGGGCCAAGACAATAAGCAAAATCAATGTGACCAATAAACCACCCATCGTTTTCATTACAACATCGCCATCATTCACATTAAGCAAACGGTGGGTGACAGTACCTACAAAGTAAAAGATTGACAACAGAACTGCTGTGCCCGAAACACCCATGCAAAACGTGACAGCCCCCGTTGTCGCTTTCGACCAGAACGCGCTTTTTATCATATCGACCGTCACTTTCCGACTGTCATGCGAAATTTGAGATAGCCTTGCCTCGCCTCATCAATGTAGAGCGGAGGCACCTGCTCGATGGGTATCTCGAACAAGTGCTTCACATCATCCTTGAGTCCGTGGCTCTCAAGCAACTCCTTGAATTTCGCCGGCGAGTAGTCGAGTCGAGGTAGAAAGGCGGCGGGTATCGACCCGGGGGACGACACCCGCGCCAGCATCTTCATGTCCTCCTTCGTGTAGCGAGGTGAGGCCATGGTCACACCGCCTGGCTTGCATCCTTGACGGTGTCTGCGGCCTGCTTGAAACCCCCTTCAAGAGCGGCCTTCTCGGCATCGGGCAAGGCATACTGCTTCTTGTCCATGCCCTCGCGCACCACGTAGATGGTCTCCTTCTTGAAATACTTCTTGATGCCTTCGATACCGAGGGCGGCTTCAAGCGCCTTGGAAAGTTCGACGCGCTCGGCGCGGTTCTTCAGTATCTCGTCCTTGATTGAAATCGTGGTGTCTTCCTCGGCGATGGCATCAAAGAAAACGGCCCCGACCTTCGACCGCACCGCCTTGAGATCCACGCCCTTTATGGCAATCCACTTGTCAGACTGTGACACATCCGCCTGGAACAGCACCTTGTCCTTGCGCTCCCCGACAACGCGGTAGGTCTTCTGGTAATCACCCTGCTTGGCATTGCCCTCACGGAGTTCGCCCACGTACGCACGCAGCACCTCGGCGTGTTCCGCAGCGGCCTCTTCTGCGGCCTTCTTCTCGGCAAGAGCCTTGCAATACTTCCGCACAGCCTCCAGGACCGGTTGCGGATCGGACTTGTTCTCGACCTCCACCACCGTGTCCTGCGGATCGACCGCACGCACTTCCGACTTCTTGCCGGACGCCGTGAGTGTCGGAGCCGATGCGTGCTTGAGAATACCCTTTACCTTTGCCATGACCCACCTCCACCATGTTGATATAAACCAGAACCTTCAAGGCGCCCCATGCGCCTTGAAGGTCACAGGTACGTCGACCTCATATCCGCCGCCTCCGCCGCCCGTATCGACCAAGTCGATATAGCAGTGGACAGCCACGATATCCCACACAGGGCCACTTCGCCCACAAAGAACCACCAGAATCCCGCCAACGGACCCGGTCCACCCTCACCCCACGTCTGGTCAAGGCAGTACACAGACCACACGAGCATCCCGAAGATGCATGCAATCGGCACCCAATACCCAAACAACGTGTGACCGACCTGCGCTACGACCTGCTCCGCCTTCGCCTCGACAAACGCCGCAGACACGGAACTCTTGACCGCACCAGACATCCAATAAGGACGGGTGTTTTTCCGCTCACACAACCCCGTCTTGCGGCCACGCAAAAGCATGGCCATGCCGTCTGACAACGGCCCTTCGTTGCCGATCACATCCGGGTTGCCGTACAACATCTGCACCGAACGGCGAACCAACGCGGCCAGATCTTCACCCATCGTTTCGTCCCAACACAAGGCACTTCCGTTACGATCCCGCGCCAAAAACCCGAAGGTCCACAAGGAACCCGCACGGGACGCCCGGTACTCCACCGTCACCCACGCCGAATGAACGGCACGGGGACGGGCATTGTGTAGTGGGCCGGTGCCTTCACCAAGCAACGGCATGCTCTCGTCCACCGTTGCAAAGTCCACGTACTGATCAGGCACCGCAGTGACATCGCCGCTCCAGGAATCAAACGAATCAACAGGGCTGCCTGCCGCCTCCCACCGCTCGTTGTGTACCTTCACGACCGAGTTGTACCGCTCGAACTCCGCCATGTTGCTGTGGAAGTCAAGGGCCACCACCAAGCGACCCTCTCCCGGGAAACGGTTACGCTCTCGTATCTTCGCACCAGAAGCAACGTCCTTCACCCAAAAGGTGGAAGTGTCGTCAACATAATGCGTGGATGAATACGCCGGGTCAAGACGCAAATCACGCGGCTCATAAAGAAACACAAGCCGCGCAAGGGTATCCGTCGGGTCACTGTCGGAAGTCTCCACAGGGGTGGAACGCAACGCGGACTTTTCAAGGTCCTTCCCGATGCGGCCATACATCCCGCGCAAATACTGTGCGTGTTTCATGACGGCCCCCTTCCTGTTTTGTCTGGCCATATCATTTTAATGGTCGTGCTCGCCCACGGATAAGTCCACGAGTCAAACTTGATGTCCACTGTAGCATCCCCTATGAATCCACCAGTCGGAGAAACCAAACCCTTGACCCTGAACCTGCGTATCTTCGGATTCTCATTGGCGGAACTCTTGGGGTAGTCACCCATGTCCTTCATCTTGCTGAAACGATACCCTACTTTAGACATAGATTTTTCAGCATGACCTTTGTAGGTATCAACATCAGGCGTATAGTATGCCATGGTGCATACCTTACCACCGAGATTAATGACGGTCGAACAAACCCCCGCCACCAACGCCAAAAGGAAAGCCAACGTCATCGTAACCGCAACCATATTTGACTGGCGAGCGCTGGCATTGCTCGTCTGATATATGCCCTTTACCATGTCAGCCTCCTTTCCATATGGTGGAATATACTAAAATAATAAGCGCTTGTCAACACCTTTATGCGCTTTCTTCTTCACCGAGACTGGGCAACCCTTCAGGGGCCGGGGGTTGTACCCTCCTGCTCCCCACAACCATGTTGTCCTCGACCCGCAAGGAATCCCGGTCACCGTCTTCACCGAGAGCCCGGCGCACCTTCACCCAGAACAAATCCGCCCTGGCGGACGCTTCCTTCAACATGAGGTTGCCTTCCGTGTTGAGCCGGTCAATCTCCTTCCACTCCTTCAACTGCTCCCCGCTCAAGGTGGCCAGAGGTTCGTAGTCCGGCTTCCCCGTCATACCCTGCAGGAACCCCAACAGTCCGCGGAGCCTGTCCTGTGCATTTTCGTCCATGAACCCCTCCCCTTTGTTTGGGAAATGATAACGATAAGAATATACTTTTCTAACTGCCAACCGTCAACAAAATTATTTGGACAGGGCGGGAATTGAACCCGCTGCGAACCCACGGAGCGATGGACTCGAACCATCTTTTGGGGAGCTACCCCACGGCCACCTTTGCCGACCTGCCCATATATAATTACAACTATCAACAAGTTTCTACGTGGACCGCGTGGCGGCGACCCTCTTCTCGTAGTATTTCACACGCCGGCGATAATCCCTCACCTTGTGCTGTGCGTATTGAAGCCTCGACTCCCAACGAAACAAGTGATCTGATACGACCCCCAACTTATAGGCCGGGTCGGACTTCTCCGCACGCCGCCTCTCCTTCGTGGTGGCCTTCCGCACAGCCAACGCATGCTCCCTGCGCACGGCCTTGTTTATCCGTGACCACAACTCCACCCTCGCCTCCCGGTACGCTTTGACGGCCTCCAGGCCCTTCTCATCGCAAAGAAACTCGGTGTCTCTCCCCCTCTTTGGGGCTTGCCCCTTACTCAAACTATTAAAAATGGCGTGACCCAACTCGTGGCCCATCACGAACACCAGCACTTCCGTCCTGCTCAAGAACTCCCGCACCCTGCTTCCCACGTACCTGGAGTCAGCCGTACGATACGGCCAGGATCCTCTCTCCCTCCCGAAGTGCCTCTGGATGAACACATGCTGCCGCCACAAGTTACCATACCCACTCCACCCATATTTTTTATCCTCGACATGCACTTGATAGTTCCTCACCGGGACATCAAGCTTCTTCGCCACGAACTGCGCGAGAATCCGCACATACGATGTTGGTAGCACCGACTTGTTAAAGACTTCCACCGTCTTCCACAGTTCCTTCATGGCGCCTCCCCTCACACCTCAAGAGATTCGAGGAAATGTATCTCCTTGACTACCGCAGACACTAACTTTCCCGATGCAGGCCCCTCGTTGTGGACCCAATCAAAAAGGTTCAAACACACACGCTCCCAAGGACTCCTCATACAAAACTCCCTCCCGGTCACCTTGGCCACCGGACACTTCGGACACCGGGGAAATTTAGTCTCGCCACGGGACATCCTCATCCCAAACAGCCTGCACAAACTGCAATCCTTCATGCGTATCTTCACATCGGGACGTGACTCGGCACACACGGCGATGAGGTTCCGGTACCAATGCTCTATGGACTTCTTGAGGGCCTTGCGTATCTTCAACTTCGTCACCATGACTCACCCCCTTGTTTAATAAAAAACGAGCCGTCACCCGTAGGTGACGGCCCCGCCCCTTCCCCCGGTACACCACTCACCGTCAAACCTGGGGCATCAAATCCTGCGCCTTCACATACAGGCGCACCACCTTGTTGTACTGTGACACCTTCTTCGTGAGGTCAAGGATGCCATCCCTGCACGATGTCGGGACCACCTTCAACACCTTGCTGAGCACTCCCGGGTTCACGATAAACACATCCTTGGCTGCCGCCACCCGCGAGGTCAACGCCTGCGGAGGACGCACCACAGGACGCACACCCTGATGCACCACCACCTTTTTCACCGGCGACTTGTTGCTCCGGACGTACGGATGCAGGCACACCGGACTCGCCTTGTAGCCGGGCTTGGTGCTCGTGAATGACACACCGCGACCATGAAGGAAGTAACGCCTGCCGTCATAGTCGATCTTGTGGCCATGTCCGCGAAGCTCGTGGATGGCCGCATGGACGGTGACTTTCTTCTGGAAAGCCCCGTCCGACATGATGTCTCCCAACGACTTACCCTTCACGCCCTCATGACGGAGCATCGCCAAGACCCTCCCTACATGGGAATCACTTGACGGCTCATACATCTTACCCATACACCCTCCTTGTAGTGTTGATATGTTTTACCTCTGCCACGCACCCACTGCTTATTCTTTGATGCTGTCCGGGTGATCTATCCAGCAAACCTCCATCACCGATGTGCAATGCCCCTCGAATATCTCCACGATGGAAATACCCGTGTCTTCCGCATCCCGCTTCTTCCAAAACTCCGCCACCGCACCGTTCATATCGTCCGCCACCACATGCTCCGTGATAGTCTCGCCCTCATCGGGATATACACCCACCACCGTGAATTTCTTTTTGCCCTTCGCCATGATATGCCTCCTGTTCAGATGAGTAAAACAACCTCTCAACTCCACTCAACTCCTTACACCTTCTATCAAGCCAGAGGTCACCTCACCTTCTCTCAGTATGTGTGAATATACTTTTTAAAAAGCCGTCCGTCAACCAGAATCTTTCCGTACAGGTGGAAGGAAAACACATGGCCACCACCACGCACTTCAAAAATTGCTGCCCAGGCAACGAATAACAGCCTGCATACCTACTTGATCACATCGAAGTACGAGACATGCACCCTCGCCGGGTCAAACGTATTCCGCGCCTTACGGGTCTGCTCCACAAGATCCGGACCGTACTTCTTGTAGTCCTCCGGGCCATACCCTGTGGTGCCTTCACGGCGGGCACGCGCTATGTCAGTCGCATCAACAAGCCGGCCGTGAAGCACCGTGCCTATCTCATCATCGACATAGGATGCATCCACGCGTACCTTGAACCGTCCCTCCATAAGGGAGGTCCCGCCGACATCGTTCGTGAACGCAACCTCTTTGGCTATTATCATCATGGCACACCCCCTTTACTCTCAAGTAACCCCCGCGTCATTTACCGCTGAACTCAGGCATGTCCGGCACCGTAGCAGGAGCAAAGAACCACTCGTCCCCAAGCTCACTCTCGAACACGAACTGACCATCCCCTGCCACCAAAACCCCGTTGCTGATGGTATGAACACTGCACAATATCATCTCGTAACGAGGCTTCTCCCCTTCCTTCTTTGCGAACTCGGAACGGGAATACCGCTCACCCGCAAACCAATACTGCCCCGGCACGTTCGGGAACTTATGCACCCACACAGACTTCTTCTTGGAAGACATATAGGCTACTCCTTTTCTTTCTTTGCAATACAACCTGTCACATACTCCTTGCACGCCCGTTTGGCTTCCTCAATATCCTTGTAGTATGTATCCTCAGCGGCAGTGTTGCGGAGAGGTACGTGCAAACGGTCACTCACCGCATACCAATACCATCCGCTATACTCAAAACGCATCCCCATACGCCTCGCTGACACCTTCCCCACATCCTCCCCACCCACCTTCAAGATGGCGCCCCGAGGTCCCTCACCGATGGAAGACAGCCCGGACTCATGAGGTTGCTTACGCCATGTCATACGCATATATCACACCCCCATCCGCCGCAGCGCCGCATCAATGAACCGAGGCGCCACCTCACCGTCCGTAGAATAATGATAGACCGTGTCAGAACCACGGCCATCAACCCGTACCCGACCCGTCCGCTTGTCAAACCTCCACCGCGGATACGTTGACAAGTCCGGCTTTATGTAATCCGGTAAGTTCGTGTGACCATGCTCCACGACATGAACATCCACAGGGGCGTCAGAAAACACCGTCAGATTCCCGCCCTCAATCTATCAACACCCGTGAATTTTTTGCCATCACCTACCCCCTTACCTGAAGGTATCCGTCCACCCATGGACGGAAGGATTTTCAATCGATCAACCCCAATGTCTTGTATGCCATGTAGAACCCGTACTGAAATGACTTCCACTTGTCACACCAATCATTCGCTTGCGCCCTGCTCATACCCGGATACACTTCATCCCCCGGCTTGCAATCATTCCCGTTCGGGGACTGCCCCGGCAACTTCACATAAGTGAGCCTCACGAAATCCATGTAGTCCATGTCCCATGAGTTGATGGACTTCCAAACCTCGGCACACTTCTTGTCAACCTCTTCCTGGGTCATACGTCCACCACCATGTACGGCACCCCTCCCGGCAGTACCTTCCACATCTCCCGTGGCGCACAGTACTTGGCCAACCCAAGACCCATCCCGAGTACGAAAAGTGAGTCTATGTCCCGGTGCTCACCCCACTGTACCCCCTCCCGATCCACACACGCATCCAAGAAGGACATCCCCCCGCCACCAGACTTGCGGAACCCATCGGGAAGTCCCCGTAACATGTCCGCAACATCCTGCCGGTGTGACTCCAACCTTCCCTTGTGAAGACCAAACTTGTTGACAAGACCCTCCACCATGACCAAATCATCAAGATTCCGGGGACTCCCATCCTGAACCTCATCATCCCGGAACAGTACATCCATAACAACCATTTTCACGTTTTCAGCAGTCAATGCAGTCATAGGTCGTACCCCCTTCATAGTTCCGCAACGTGCTCCGCATACTCGTCCGCATCCATCACCAAACACACGAGTCCTTTCCCGTCATGGTACATGACCTCCTCGAAACCATCGAGGGCCAAACAAGGGTCGCGGTCCTCGTCCGACATCGGGATGAGCTTCGTCCCGGCAGGCACGACCATCTCCATGCCTTGCTCGTCCACCGACTCGAAATCCTTGATGAGCTTCATAGATCCTCTTGTATGGAAGCATCCCCATGCCATACATGTGGGTGTCCTATCCACCAATCAATAAGACAGGGACGCAACTTGCCCTCGAACACCTGGGCTACGTATACGTCCTTCGCCGGCTTGCCGAACGGTCCACGCCAGAACGCAGACACCGCTTCCCTCACCGAATCAGCATCAACATACTCGACGAACGTCTGCCCCTCATCGGGGTTCACGACCACCAACGTGTACCACGACAGCCCTGACCCATGTTTTTTACTCATCGCTCACCCCTTACATTGAAGTGAATCCGTCCACCATGGACGGACGGAATCTACTACCTCCCGCTGACCCACTGCTCATACGTCCGCCGACAACTGCGGGACAACCCCCTCACGTCCCGCTCCACCCTCCTGTGCATCACCGACCCCTGCCGGACCACTTCCCCATGCACTCGGGACAGGGCTGCACGACTTTCAACACCACCCCCACCCACAAGGATGGCCAACCCTATCACCCCAAGGAACATCAAAAACACCTTGCCGGAACTTACCATGTCACACCCCCTGAAGATAGAATCCTTCCACCCATGGACGGACGGAAAACCCTACCTCTCCGCCGACACCCGCTGGTACTCCTTGATGGCCTCACGTGCCACGTCAGACACAAGGTCGAGGGATACGAACCGATACTCGGGACGCTCTATCAAGGTGCCTACCACCCGGTCGGTGAGGTCTATCTGATCGATAGCAGACTCTACCCTCTGCTTGGCTGTCTTCCGACTATTCATATTATCCATCCTTTCCTCAAGATCGGACACCCGATTCGGTAGATTCTCGTCCTGAAGCCTCTCGATGTCATAATGCAAAGTGCATTCCCGATCTCCACACTGACCCATCGCATACCCCCTCCCCCTGAAGTGAATCCATCCACCCATGGACGGACGGAAACTACGTGTTGTGAGTGCCCCGGTACCCCTCCACCAGAAGCTCGTAAAGAAACGCCGCCGCAAACCTGTCCAACCCGATAGGGTTCAGGTCACGCGACAACTCGTCTATCATCCTCCGCGCATCCGAACGATACGCCCCCACCTGACCCTCATCCTTCGGAAGCGTCAAAGGAACCCCCTCCGTACCAAGAAACACCACCGTCTGACTCTCCCCCACATCCACCACCTTCACCAACCCACCCGTCTTCAACCCGTATATCTTGTCAGCCATAATCCTACCCCCTTCAGTGGAAGGAAAACCCTTCAACACCGACCCGTATCAACCAACATCCCCGACGGATCATCACCACCCTGCACAATAACACTCACACCCTTCATATCCTCCGCCGGAAACTTACTCGCCATACCAGCCGCCACCGCATCAAGAACACGGTCACAAGCCTCCGTAACCGTCCCACAAGGCACCCGCACCCGTATCTTCGCCGTAAACCATACACTCGACTTACCCTGCCCGGAAACAGCCTTCCTCTTCATCTCAAACCCCCCTTCGCTACAACCCGTATGGACTCACCATCACATACCAATACACGGGACCCAAGAAAATTCAAAGACTGACGCTTCGACTTACCACACGCAGGACACACAAACTTGTCAGACCAATTCTTGAAGGAATACCGTAACTCAACCCCCATAACCCGCTTGCACTCCACCGGTTTATGAATCATAAGATTCACCTTCCCTAACCCTGTGAGACACGACCATACAAAGAACCCAAAGCCGCCTTTGAACAACGAGAACAGTACCATACCATCCTGCCATACACAGATACCGTCAAAGAAACAACACCGGAAGGTATGTACCTGCCACACTTGTGACACCTCTCCGACCCACCAGGAGTACACGCCATTGAAAAGACTACACAAGGCCCCATGTGAATGAACCTGTCCCTTTTGACACCCTTGGCAACCTTCCTCGTAATCATGACCCCTCCCATTCTGGAAACCTTTCTGGCAACCTTACCTTGACACCGACCCCGTACAAAAGAAGTCACCGTTACCGTCCCCACCAAGACACCGACCCTCCCCCGTACTGGAGGTCCCCGTTACCGACCCCTGTGAACCTAATATACTAAATTCCAAACCGCTTGTCAACAGGTTTCTCTGGTACCTGGAAAACCTTGATTTCTTACGGATTACTTGCGCCCCTCGGGGACGGTGACCTTTCCTTCCGCCCATGGAAGGAAACCAACACTTACCCACAGCTACCCCCGGCCACCCACTTTGCATTCAGGGGGACGGTGACCTTCAGGTAAATTATCAAGAAAACGTCCGTGTGCGGGCGGAAAAGGCCCCAATGTGAAGGAAACGCCACAAAGACTTTCAGGTAAAATTTTTCAGGAGGGGTAAAGTGTCCTCTGGGGACGGTGACTTTGATACTTGATAATCCTGAAGGTCGCCGTCCTTATTTGGCACATGAATCCGTAGTAGGCTTAGCCGGGGGAAATCGATTTATATCATTTTAGACCGAGATCTTGATCCCGAAAGTGCCCGGGGTCCTGACAGGGATACCGCTTGTGAAATGGATCGTGATTCCGACCGTGAACCTGACAGGGACTGTAACAGGGACTGTGACCCCGACCGTGACACAGACATGGATCGATGCCCCGCCCGTGACATTGATATGGACCAAGACACAGACACGGATCGTGACAGGGAAAAGGATCCTTGATAGAGGGTTGCATAGAGGAGTGCTTGGTTCATGGTTTATGTCCCAGACCACGAATGTGATTCAGACCGGAATCGTGACCACGGTTGTGATGTGGACACATACGACAACAGTGATTTTGATCTGGATCTGGATGTCGCCCCGGTCATAGACTTTGACACCGATCGGGACGATGATCGTGACCCCGACAGTGACCGTGACATGGACCACGTCGTGGGAATTTTAAAAAGTCCTGTATAGAGGATAGCCTGGTTCATGGTTTAGTCCATTATACCTACACCGATTTCGACCGGGACAACGCCCGTGACCCGGTCCGTGACCCCGACATGGATCCGGTCCGTGACAGGGATTGTGACACCGACCGTAACATGGGCCCCGACCGGGACAGGGACCGTGACTGTGACAGGGATCGTAACAGGGACACCGACCGTGACCCGGTCCGTGACAGGGACATGGACCCCGACCGTGACAGTGACCCCGACCGTGACAGTGACCCCGACCCTAAATAAAATCCTGTGAAGAAGGTTGCTTGGTTCATGTTTTATACCCCGACCGGGACAGGGACCGTGACACCGACAGGGGCGTCGACCGTAACCCCGACAGGGACGTCGACCGTAACCCCGACACCGTGACTTCGACCAAGACCTCAGCAGGGACCGTGACCCCGATGTCGACCGTGACATGGATCGTGACCCCGACCGTGACAGGGATTGTGACCCCGACACCGAACGTGACAGGGACCGTGACCTCAACACCGACCGTGACCTCAACACCGACCGTGACATGGATCGGGACACCGACAAGGATCCTTGGTAGAGGATTGCTTGGTTCATGGTTTATTTCCTGACCAGGACTGTGACCCTGACAGGGACCGGGACTGTGACCCCCGATCGGGACCCCGACTTGGACACCGATCGGGACACCGACCGGGACTTTGACCATGACAGGGACATGGTTTGTGACATCGACCCCGACCATGATTCCGACCATGACCCATACCGTGACCCAGACAGGGATCCTGACCGGGACTCCGACAGGGATCCTGACAGGGACACCGATCGTGACCCCGACAAGGATCCTTGATAGAGGGTTGCTTGGTTCATGCCATAGGTATCTTATTTCTGCACGCGCGGCAGAGGGTGTGTGATGATGTTGGCATCCACTATGGATCCTCTTCCGATGATTACTTCGCGATCATCGGGGTAGGGTTCCACCTCGGAGTAGTCCCCTTTGGACACCGCCTCCGTGAACCGTCCATCGACGGCTATCCACGCGGCCGTTTCGAGGACGATCTCTTTGTCGTACACCGCCTTCAGCCTGCCGGTGTAATGAAACGTGACGGTACGGATGAAGTAATTCTCACCGACCATGAAGGGGTGTCCCTGCTCTTCCATTTTACCCATGGTGTATCCTTTCGTTAAAATGTTATCCCCGCTGCAGGCGCCATCTAGACAAACTCTCGAGCCAGGCATCCCCACAGGTGAGGTACCCCGGTAGTTTACTCAAGTCATCCCCGTACACCACCTCACATATGACATTGGAGTGTACCTTCCTGAACAACGCCTCAAACGCCACAGGGTCACCAGACAGGTACTCCGCATGGTCCAAGGTGTCCCACGGCAGCCCTGACCCACGCAAGTGTTCTAGTAAACTGTGTATGTCGTCACAGGTCATCATGGTGTGGGGTATCCTTGTCCTTCACGAATATACCATTTTGAGATGCCGTTTATCGTTTGGGGTACTCGTATTTCACCTTGCGGATGCGCAGGAGGTTGGAGGCCTGTGGTTCTAGGGCTACATCACCCGCTGCTCTGGTAGCCGCCTCGAAGGAGACATCCACCCCATCATCTTTGGGGGACATGGTGACCTTGACGCCCGCGGACTCACAGGTGACGGTGTTTGCCTGGATGTACCTGGGGATGAGTTTGTTTTCGGTCATGCACACCATGTCCAGGGTCGAGAACGGGGACGGGGTCTGCGTGTCCACATATTCCTTGAGGGCCTGTTCGCCGGCGCTTACGGACATCTCCAGGTCATGGATGTAGGACTGGGCCCATTTGGGGAGTTTTCCAAAGGCGGCCAAATCCGGTGTCCTGATAGTCATAGGGTAGGTCCTTTCGGCAGCGTCAGCCGCCAGTTGATGTATGCGTCCAAGGTGGGGTGTATCCCCTGCAGTCTGAGCAGTTCATTGATAGGAAGTTTTACCAGGTCTTCGATAAAGTCGGCCTTTGGTTCACATTTGGTGATCTCCCATGTGCCGTCCTTATGCAGTGCGTACTCCTGTATAAGTCTGCCGTCCTCACTGAAGGCTTTTTGAGTGTCCTCTTTCTCGGTGATTTTGCATGCGAGGGCCAGTATGGGTATGTCCTTGGCACTCACGCATCCGTATTTTGAGTATATACCTTCCCACCCTGTACGGTTGGATATGGTAAGCCTATTATTTGAGGCTTGTTCTATGGCCCTTTTGGGCTGGATGGATGTACTCCACCCCTTCTCCTTGAGGATCCTGGCAAAGGTTTTGGTGTTCTCCATGTTTTTAAATAGTGATATCAAGTTTCTGAAGACCATGGGGTACCTCCAGGTTACCGACCATGCGGGCCGTGTTTAGGTGAGGTTCTAGGGTAGGTACTCGGCTCTTTCACGGGGTTTCCTTCGCAGGCGCCGGGTCGGGGTCGGCGAGGCGCCTGTTTATGTACTCGTCCAGGCACTCGTGGATGCCCATCAGTGGTACCAAAGAAGTCACAGGCAGCCCCATGATGGCGTCTACCACCCCGGAGACATCGGTGGGCCTGTAGTCTATCATGGTAGCCTTGCCTTTGGCGCTTACCTTGTAGTGCACCCGGAGACCTTGGTAGGAGTCTTCGGAGCGCAGATATAAAAAGTCGTCCTTTTTTCCGCCGGCTTTTATCACCCTGCAGATGAGGGGGAGGTCGGCTTCTGTGGCGTGGTGGTATTCGGCGTCCACCACGTGCCAATAATCCCTGCCATGCGCCTTCTTGACGGTGATACGTCCCCCTGAGGCTTCCTGGAGGGCCTTTTTGGGGTCTTTCGATTTGGACAGGCCGTCCTTTTTGAGTCCCTCGATGAAGGTGTACATATCTTCTCTCTTGAACCTGTCACCGTACATGGTGTCCTCCTGTGTCCGGGGGTGCTAAGTATCTCCACGGTGATGTGCTTTTGTGGAGATACTTAGTGGGGGTTTTACCTTTCATCGGTGAGTATTTCGATTTGTCTTCGGACCTCCACGTAGGCGGGGTGTCTGGTGTAGAGCATCCTTGTTTCCCGGATACGTTTGAGGACCATCTTCTGGCGGTCCATACGGTTGTCCAGTTCACTTACCACCCGTTTATAGGTGTTCAGTTCACGGTTCTTGCCTATGTCCTTGATCCAGATGATGAGGTTCACGATGGCCAGCAGGACAGTGAGTACGAGCAGGATGATGTTCATTCCTCCACCCCCACAGGTGCATCTTGGATCAGGACGACTTGTCCGTTCTCGAGCAGCAGGTCTGCTCCGGCGTCCACATCGCCGTCCCCTACCTTGGTCACTTCACCGATCGTGAAGAAATCGGCGTTGCCGTTCCCATCGCAGCCTTCGGTCACCACGACCTTCTGGTCAAGCTGTTTTGCGGATAGCGTTGACAGGTACTTCTTCAGTTCACGGTATGTCATGCTGTGGCCCCCATTTCGTTGGCGATGGCTTCGATGCGGTCCCCGTACTTCATGGTCATGTACTTCTTGACGGCGGGGGTGTATATGGACTTCACGGTGCGCCAGGTGTCGGGCTTGTCGCCTTTGAGCCGGAACACGGTTTTGGTACGGCACCACCGGTGGATTTGTTCCTGTGCGCGGCGTTCGTTGTCCTTCTTGAGCCACTCACTGAACAGGTCGTCTATGACCATGTCGGTATCGCACGGGATGGTGTACCCTTGGTACACGTGGGGAGGCTGGGCCTTGCAGAAGGCCGTGAAGGCCTCCCACCGGGTGCCATTGGTGGTGAGGTTGAAGTCGTAGTTGTTGCTCCCGCCACAGCCTTGGTTGCTTACGCGGGCGAGGAGTCTGCCGTCCGTCCACACTTCCGCGGAGAAGCAGTTGGTCTCGTCGGACATGTCCTCATGGTACTTGACCTTACGGAGTTCGATGTTCATGGGTTATCCTATCTTTGAGAGGGGGACCCATTCCTTGGTTTTCTTCCCCCCGAACAGCCGTCCGGAGAGGTACCGTTTCACGTCCTCGATGGGGACACTCTTGCGGCCGTAGCCAAAGTAGTGGTCTATCCACCGATCGGCACAGTACCCGCGCCATTCCACGTCACAGGTCTTCTTGTTGACTTTGGTGACCACGTAGGGGGCGGAGCCGTCAGCGACGCCTATATGGAACAAGGCGCCCACGGCGACGGTTCTGGTGGGGAGGGTCGCGTCCAAGGCGATGGCCTTATCGTACTCGGCTTGGATGTACTTGTCGTATTCGCTTTCCCCGAAGGTTCCGAAGGGGATGTCCTTGAGGGCTGTCTCGGGGACGGCATGGGACACGGGACGGATGGCATCATCGACTACAGCGTATCCCATGGGAATGTGCTTGTAGATGTCCTTATTGAAGGTGGAGCGGTCGACGTAGATTCCGTAGTGGGTACCCCTGCTGTCTTTCCATTTGACATGATAACGAGTTTTCATTGTCTAGCTCCTTTCAGTCCCACACCTTGGTGGACACGCCGAGCATGATTGCGACTTCGGGGTACCCCTCCTGGGTGGTGCCCATGGCGTCCCCTACCAGTTCACAGAGTGCGCGGTCGTACTCGTTGTTCTCGTCGCCGTCTTCGGACTTGAGGGCTTTGGCGCATTCGATCAAGTTCCTGAAGGTGATGTTGCCCCGGGGCACCTTGGTGGCTACGGGTTCGAAGGCCACTTCGAACACGCACCAGCCGGAGGCGTCGGACAGGATGTCTGCGGCGCGCGCATCGGCGTCCTCTGCATCGTCGGCCTCGAACACCCACCCCTTGTACTTTTTGGCGAGGTTGGCGGCGAGTTTCTTGTTGCTGTCCGTGTCGAACTTGACCTTGGTGACCTTGAACTTCATGACTGCCCCCTTTCGATTTCCCACCATCCAGTGAATCCCCGGTCCTCGTCTTCCCACAGGAGTTGACCCGAGGTATACCCCTGCACGATCATTTCCTTTATGTGTTCCTCGGCATGCTCCATGAGGATGTCCACCATGTCCTCGAGGGGACCTCCCCACCACCGGACGGCGACCTTGTGGGCACATACCTCGATGGTACCTTCGTGACTGCTTACATCCCTGAGTTCCGTGGCCATTGACCCTCCCTTTCTTGAGTAATATACTAAAATAAAACACGTTTGTCAACAGGTTTCTTGTGTCATGGGAAAACTTGCATGAGATACGTGCAGTACCCCTTGCCTTTTAAGGTCACCGGGAGGTTGAGTATCACGTTTCTTTGAAAGGTACCCCTCCCCTTTACCGTAGAGGCCTTCAAATCCCTGCGTACGGTCAGGTAGGCCCTACCCCCAGGCGCCAGGAGGCCCTGGATGTCACCGAGGATATAGGGTACATCTTTGGGGTCTACGACGTTGAGGACGTAGGTGCAGGTGACGGTGTCGTACTCCCCTTCCGGTCTGTGTGGGCAAAAGTGGGTGTCATACTTGTCCATCCCATAGGTTTCGGCGTCTTTGCCGTATCCGCACCCGTAGTCGAGCATCCTTCCCAGGAGCAGGCCGGCCTTTTTCAATGAGCGGGCGGGCGCCGAGGGGGTTACCCTGTGGATAGCCGTCAGGTACGAGGATGTAGGGTAGGTCTTTGCCATGGGGTACCTCTCCTTGTGAGCGAGCTGCGGCGCCTGTTATGGTCCTGGTGGTGAGGGGGATACCCCCTGTGTTTCCTTCCATACAGGTGCAAGGAAAACAAAAGACCCCGGGGGATACTGTCCCCCGGGGTCCTCCCCTGACTGGTAGCTGAAGGAAGCTACCGTCTGACGACCAGGCCCTGCTTGTCTGCGACCTCGTTGACGCACTGCACGGACACCTTCAGCTTGCGGGCGATGTCTGACTGTGACATCTTGCCCGTTTTGTAGTACTTCTTCAGGAAGTAGCTGGCCGCCTTTGAGCGACTCATCCGTCGGGTGCGATACGAGACTACCTTCTCGCGGATCGTGACGAGTTTCATGCATTTCCTCCTTCTTTAAGGTTTTATGCCTGTTCACCATCTTCACGCGTCCCACCTAATATACACTATTCAAACGCGATTGTCAAGTAAAATCCTTCCATCTAGATGGACGGAAACCTTTAGTCTCCTTAGTTTGGGTTCTTGTTCAAATGACGTCCTCCTTTGTTTGAGGTACTTTGAGTAGCATTTTGAAGTCCTTGTCGAGGACGTTGTCCGTGCATTTCTCCACGTTAAACGCGTCTTTTTCCGTGATGCCTATATCGTTCTTGCTCCAGACCCCTTCGCGGTCATCGAACAGTTTGCCGTAGTCCATGAGGTCGTGGTGTTCGAGGACGTACCGGGCGATTTCCTTCATGTTGGACATGCGTTGCAGGGCGGGGTGTACATTGGTGTCATAGGTATGAGTGTACCTTCTTATGTAGCGGTTTTCCTCGGATTCCTCGATGAGGAGTATGGGCGCCGAAGTGAGCATATCTCTTATGGCCCTCACCAGGATATCTTTACGGTACTCCTTCTCCCCGCCATGGCGTTCCACGGAGGTCTCGAGTTTCTCGCACGCCACCATGTACGTTTTGATGCTTTCGATGGCGAGCCGGCACTGTTTCTGCACGCCTTCGATGGTGGAGGGCAGTGGGTTGAAAGCCCCTACGTTCGTGAGGGTCACCGTAAGTTCCTTGTTATCACTCCATCCGGGCAGGCCGGCGTCCTTGACCGCCAGTGTATCGTACATTTTGGAGGTGTAGATCTCGGCGGCGTTACGGAGGAAGTACTTGGGTAGTTCTTCGTACAGGCTTTTCCGTATGCACCACATGGGGGCTGCGCATTTATCCCACGAGCGTGGGTTGCCATCGGGGTTGCTGTGTCGTTTTTTGTCTTCTCCCATGAACAGATATGACTCACGGTTCGCCCAAGCATGGGCCAAGGTACCGATGGACTTCTCATCTTCGATTTTTATCCACCCCACGTCCTGCACGGTAAAATCCAAGGTGCCGTCCATAAGATTATCAAGATGGGTCCGCACCAGGGCCTCACCGTATGCCTCTGCTCCTTTGGTGTACTCGGGCAGATACGCATCGAGGGTCACCGACCAGTACATGTTTTCCGAGCGGTCGTAGTACGAATCTTTTTTGGGTTTCTCTGCCGCCCGGCACACGTGGTTTCCCAAGTCTCGTATGGCCTTACCCTGTCGTCCGCGGTTGCTCTCGATATTGTGTACGTTCACGTATTTGGGGTTTTTGCACAGGAGGGCCTGGAGCACCTTGTGGTGCAAGCGAAGGCGGAGTTCCTCGACCCGTTGTTCCTGGGTCTGGGAGCTCGCAAGGACACCGTGACGTAGTGACATGTGTGCCTCCTCTTTTTACAGGGTGACTTCCGCCAAGTCAAACTCGTGCCCGCAGGTTTCGCAGCGGCACTTCTCGTCCTCGGTGGATTGGTCTTCGAGGTCCTCGGGGGCATCCACCTCGAACCCATCCTTGTGGAGGGTGGAGTTCATGAGGATGGTTTCTCCGGTGGCCACGAGGGTGACCTTGATCACCTTGATGGTATCGCGGCCGCATTTGGGACAGGTGTCCTTGAATGACTCGAACATGGTCACGCCTCCCTTTGCGAGGGTTTTGAGTTCTTGGATAGAGTGTATCACGGGGGATCCACTCGGGCTACACACTCCCGGGATGTACCCGTACCGTGCCAGGACTTTGTTCAGAAGACGTTGGACTTTGGCGTAGCAACAGGTACCCACCAAGGCGATACCGTTCCCATGGGCGTCCCGGAACTCATACAGTCCACTCTTCCCGGTTGTATCAACCCCACAAAAGCCACAGTCACGTCGTATGTCTTCCATGGTCAGTCTACCTCCTCGGCGTCTGCAACCCGGAAGCTGCTGGGCCAATTCTCTTCTCCCACACGATCGACGGCCTTGTCTTCGGCTTCATCTTCGTTGGCGGCTTCGACGGTGATGGAGCGGGTCTCGTCGGAGTTATTGTCATAGAAAAACACACGGTATTTTGACATGGTCAATCTTCCTTTCGTCCTAACCGGCAGCTTGAATGGCATCGGCAAAATCATCCTCCGCCTTCTCCGCATCCTTATCACTGATCTTAACCGTGGTGAAACTCGAATGAAATCCGCCCGTTTCCACCCCGTTGTTCAAGTAAACAACCCGTATCTCGTCCACCTCGAAAGCACCCTTATTCAGACCGGACATGATTCAGTCCTCCTCTGCTTTGTATTTGAGCTGGGTCATCAAGCACTCTGCCACATCGATGTCATCCCGTGGCTCCTTGTACTGTGGCTGGTAGAGCGAGCCTCCCATGTAGGCGTACAGGTACCGTATCTCCACCACCGCACCGACCTTGGGTACATCCTTGTTCGGGGTGATGGTCACGTTGCCGACCGATACCCGCTTGCCCGCACCATCGATCAACTCCAACCCTACCGATCGCTTCCCCTCCCTGCCCGCAGCCACGATGCAGGATGCCTCGGCGTAAAACTTGAGTTTTACCATGTCCCCACCAGTACTCGGACGACCGGGGGTGAACTTGGCAGACAGCTTCTTAAAGACGATGCCTTCCTTCTTCTCTGCCCGCAGCCTGTCATACAGGGCCTTTTTAGCCACATACCCGGTGACGAGGGGGACGAGCTTCACAGATCCCTTTGAATCCTTGAGCATCCCCTCCAGATACTTGTAGCGTTCCCCGTACCCAAGGAGCCGAAGATCCTTGGTATCATACTCCAACAGGTCAAACACATGGTAGGAGTCCCCGATGGCCTCTCCATCATACAAACCCACCTGGGGGAGTCCATCAGCGTAGGCCGTAGGATAGCCTATCTCGATACCCTTTTTGTTGGTGGCAGTGATGGTGCTGGCAGTTTTGTGGATCATTTGGTGCTTGCCGTCTTTTTTCTCTTGGGCACCCCAAGAGTCGTCCCGGAGGTAACGCTCCACCTCGTCCTCACCGATGGGGTTGAGGAGTTGGGGGATGACCCGGTCCGCCAGGGGCGTAGTAGGCTTTGCCGCTGCGGAGGTATAGTCCCCTCCCGTAGAGGCTCCCACGGTGTAGCCCTCGCTGGTCTTCTCGGCGACGATCTTGTTGAAGACCTTGCGGGCGGCCTCCAGGGAGACGGGCGCCTTGGTCTTGCACCCAGGATTTAGGGTAGAACCTCGGCGTCCGTACTGGAAGTTGACCAGGTAGCCTCCGTTATCCTCGACGAGCTGGAGGTGGTATTCTTTATCACTGGAGCCGGACTTGAAGAACAAGTCTGCGGAGTCTATGGTCTTGGACATGGTTCAGTCCTCCTATATGGTACGCTCGAAGCACCCGGCGCTGTCGTAGGCTACGAGTGTGTCGTATGGGATAGTCCCTTTGATGGCTTTGAGGGCCTTGGCCAGCAGGGCATCCCTGTTTGTCTTGCTCCCGAATTCATCCCCTTGGAGCACTTCGACGCAACGCTCGGCCTTTTTCTTGTTCGGGGTTAGGAGCACCACATCGGCGATGAGTTCTTGGTCTCCGATGTTCACTGAGGTTACCACCACCCACATGCGTTTGGTCTTGGACATGATTCAGATCTCCTTATTATTCCGCGAGGTCCACGCGGGTGGTCTTACCCTTCTCATCGGTGACATCGAATACCCCGTCCGACTCCCGCTGCATCTTTGCGGCGAATTCGGCGGCCTCCTGGGGGGAGGTGGCGTCAATGTCGATTTCCCATACCACGCGATACTCTTTCAGTTTCTTGGGGAGGGTCTTCCCTACCATACCGTTTCTGGACATGATCAGTCCTCCTGTTCAAGTTCGAGGTCGATGTACCGACTCACCGTGTCCCGCACCACCGCAGCGAGCAGGTCATGGTTCACGTACCGATACTCAGGCTTCTCCAGAAACTCACCGATGATACGGCGCGAAGCGTTCTCCAACGATACCGGGTTGTCGTCCTTGTCCTGCTTCTTGAAGCACGAGTCACACAGGCGTGCTTCCGGGTCTGCATCTTCTTCCACGTGAGGGATGGCGATACCACATCCCTCACAGTGGTCTTGGTTTTCGTATGCCATTATGCCGCCTTCCGGGCCTTACGGGCGTTCTGGATGTGCTTGGTTGAACCTTTCTGCTTCTTGTTCTTCATGATCGTGTCGTACTTCATGGGCCGGTTGCCGGTGGCCACGAGGAACTTCTGCATGGCCTTGGCGTAGCAGTCGGGGCAGGAGTAAGGACACACCCCTGAGGTGGACAGGTTCAGAGACTTGATTTCCGCACCCTTGGCACCGTTCAGGGTGGCACACAGCCCACACCCCAGACACCCCAGACCCTTACGGTCACAGATGTACAACCCCGCTGCCGTGTGTGCGTCCACATACTTCTCAAGGACCTTGAGGGCCTTGCCGTGGAGCCGGAACCGGGCACACTCCAATTTGTAGTCCTTGGGGTCGGCGTACTTCTCCATGACGGCGCGGCTGTTGAACCGCTGCATGGTGACCACCACCGGAGCCACAGAGAGCATGTCTTCCACGGCCTGGGCTATGTCGTGCCGATCGGGGAGCCATTTCACCCGGAAGAAGGACACGCGGCCCCTGACAGCCCGCTGCCGTGACCGCTCGACAAGCGAGGGTACCACGTCAAGATCGGGGTTGACGGTGATCACGGCCTTGTACAGGTGGTCGTCCAACTCCGGCAGACGCGGGGTGCGGGCGTTGCTGTTGACGAAGAACCGACAGTCGGGGTTGTCCGCCGCGAACTTGTCCAACTGCGCGAACTCTTTGTCCGTGCAGTTGAAGTTATTGCTCGTCGCCACCCTCACCACTTCTTTTATCTGCATGTCGTCCCCCTCTTGGGTTTCAGGTTTCATACAAAGGAATATACTAAAAGAATATACCTTTGTCAACACCTTTCTTTATTTTCCTGAAGAAAGTTTTTCCTTGACCAGATCATCGCAGTACTCAAACTTGTCCACCAAAGCGGGGAGGTCCCTCAACTTCGCACGTTCAACGACCATCCGTTCGAGGAAATAACCGTGAGTCTCCCATTGGTAATCACCCTTGTAATCATCATCTATGATGTACTGCTTCCTGAAGTATTTGTAGTCGGTATCCTTGATGTCCGATACCGCGTCCTTGAATTCCTCCTCATACTTCATGAGGTAGTCGATTTCTTCCATCGCTTCATCGAGTACCTTGGAGCCATCTTGGAAAGCCAGATTTCCATAGAGGTCATTACCGGGCTCCTCATACCGCACCTCTATTAAAAGTTTCGGGTACTCCGTGGAGAGTGTCCTAAAATCCTTCTCCGGGGGACTCCACTTGGAAGTTATCATCAGTTCGAGGGGACCGCCCACGCCCAGGGGAAGATCGGACTCGAGGCCATACGCTACACCCTTGTGTGAACAACTCTCAAGGCACCCACAAAAGGTGTCTACGAGTTTCGGATCCTGCTCGTTGATCCTCTTGCGCAGTTTCTTGAGGGACACCTTGTCACCGGAGATGGTGACATAGTTCGCACAGATGTTAGCCATGTGTCATCTCCTTTTCTGTACCTCGTTTTGAGTAACACTTATTACCTTATATGATAATAAGTGTTACCCAAATCAAGCCGCTTCAGGCAGGGACAGGCGGTATTTGAGGTAGGCATCGAGCATGTCTTTCGCTTCCCGCACCGAGTAGATGTTGTCATGTTTTTTGTACTTGTCGTACAGTTCCGGCTCGGCGCACATGCGAATCACATCGCGGAGAGGAGCCTTTGCCAGCTTGAGGCATCGAGCCAGGATGCCTGGGCGTTTGTTCCGGTAAGCCAGGCCGTGCATGACGACATACGCTACATCCTTGGGCAGGGACAGGTCCAGCGAGCCGTTGTACGTGACCCACAGGGTTTCTCCGCCCGGTAATTTTTCGCAAAGGTATTCCCATCCAGGGGTGGGTTTCTTCCCGGCACCCGTGAACACCATCAGTTTTGTACCCTCGGCATCGAAGTCTATGATGTAGGCGAACTCCATGAAAGTCGCATCACAGAGGTTGCCGGACACATCCTGTACTTCTATCGGGCCACCTTTGAAGGGTTTGCTCCAGTCCAACTTCAAAAGGTCGTGAGCATCGTTGTCCTTTTCTTTAGAGCTAAACCACTTCACCTTTTTGGTCAAGAACTTGAGCATCGTATCCCGGGATACACCATGGAGTCTGTCCAAGATGTGGTCGCCGGCCCAACTCGGATAGGCACTGGAGCTGATGTAGGCAGCGCGTATCCTTCCGTGCAAACGAAAACCGAACAGTCCTCGTGTGGACATGGGCATCTCCTGGGAGGTGACGGGGTCTCCGTCACCTCCTATGGTTGTAGGGTAGAGCCTCGGGTCAGGCGGCCTCCGCCTCCGGCGGCGCCTGGACCACGCGGCCGTTGACGGTATCGATGTTGAGGATCTTGCCCCAGGTGACCGGGGGTTTGTTACCGACCCCGACTATGGCCCATATGATGTTCTTGACGTGCCGCGGGCGTTCGATGGCGGGAGCCTGGCCATCGGTGAGGCAGATGACCGTCTCGTAGCGCATCTTGTCGGCGAGTGCGAACGGCTCCTCGAAGGAGGTGCCGCCCCGTCCCTTCACATCGATGGACTTCATCTTGCGGTTGAAGGGTACGACCTTGCCCTGCAGCGCATGGTCGAACATTTGGATGTCCACGGGCATGGTCTCGGCGATGCGGTTGGTTTCGGACAGGAACTTGGACAGTTCGTTGTCGTGGATGGAACCGGACGTATCCCACAGGAGCAGGGCGCGGCCAGTGCAATCCCTCTTGAACCCGGTGTACGGATACCCGAACCTTCTGTTCGGGCGTTTGAAGGTGTGTGACCACGTTTTGGTGATGACGTGTCCGTAGATGGCACGGAGCAGCCGGTGCCACGCGATCCTTGACTTCTGGGCCGCGAGTATCGTCTGCTTGACATCGCCGGGCATGTTGCCCCAGTAGCGGTCAGAGTTTTCCATCTCCCGTATCTTCTGGCGGATGATCTCATCGGCTACGGTGTTCTCTTCATCGGACCAGCCTTCGTGGCAGTCGAACCCGCCGTGGCTGCCGAGCTTCTTCCCTACACCCTTGCCTGACCCCTTGCCGCCGTTCTTGCCCTTCTTGTCACCCTCCTTGCCGTCCCCTTTGCCGTTGCCTTCCTTGTCATCGTCACCTTCGCCACCCCCACTGCCGTCCCCTTCCCCTTCGCCGTTGCCTTCCTTGTCACTCTTGTCCTGGTTGTTTTCTTTGGGGGGTGTAGGGAGAAGGTCGAAGTATTGTTCCATGGACAGCTTGTCCTTGAACTTGAATTGGGACGGGAACAATATGCCTTCGGGGGCTTTGCGGAAATTGTTTTCAACGATGAGGCAGTTGATGGCAAGGTCCGCTGCGATGTTGTGCTTCATACGTTCTGCCGCGTCCGTGGGCCGCCTGGTGGTGCAGTGATGGAGAGCCAGGTGGAACATCTCATGGGAGAAGGCATACCGTATTTGCTCATCGGAGAGGGACTCCATGTACTCCCGGTTGTAGCCCAGGGTCATGCACGACCCCTCCACGGACACGCCCATCGTAGGTATGGACTTGACCTCCTCGCGGCGCAGGAGCATGAGGAGTTCATGCGTGAAGGGATCATCGAGGGCCATAAACCCCAGGAGCCAGTCGAACCTCTCCTGGAAGTTTTCGTACTTCATGGTGTCCCCCTTTTACTTTGCGGTGTCGGCCTTTGCAGGTGTCTTGAGGGCATCGAGGATGAGGTCCTGAACCGTTTTGTCCCCGTACCAATCCATGCACGCCTCGCGGCACTTGCCGAGCATGTTCTTCCACAGGTGCGCGGTCATTTCCTTGGTGAGGAGCTTGAGGTACGCAGTCAGGTTTTTCTTCTGCGCCGAGGGTATGACCTTGGACTTTGACTCCGCGATCTCTTCGACGATCATATCGGAGTACCGGCTTATCTCGATCACTTTCCCGGCATCGATAATCGCCTTGACCTTTTCGGCGACCGACTTGTTCCACCTGTTGAGGATGATGTCACCGGAGAGCGACTCGTAGTCCGTCTCGATATACCGCATGTACTCTATCGAGGCGAGCGCACCCACGTATCCCATCCCCATCATCTGGAGATAGTCGAGCGAGCTGCGGTCTTTGGCTATCGGTTCCGGCACTTCACCGATGGCGGCAAGAGCCTCACGGGTCTTGAGGCAGTCGGAGAACATCTCCCATGCTCTGCGGTTCTGCACCTGCATGGTCACGTCTGTTTCGGCCTGGGTGAGGAGTTCCTCGGACGGGTCGAGCAGGCGCGGGTGCAGTTTGATAAGGCTGGTGATGGTCGGGTGAAGGGGTCCCGTGATCGGTGCGCTGATGATCTTGAGCACTTCGGGATTGGTCTTCACGGGTTCGGCTACCGGTTTTGCCGCCCAGTTGAGCCACTCTTCGACACTGGGCCGGAACTTGATGATATAGAACCGTGACTTGAACGCCACGTCCATGACGTTGACCTGATAGTGTTCGTCACCGTTGATGGCGGCGATGATGCGCCATCCGTCACGCAGGGCGCGGGTGTTCATGGTGCGGTCGAGCACGAGTTCAAAGGCCGCCTGTTGCACTTCACGGGTGGCACGGTTGATCTCGTTGAGGAACAGGATACCTCTTTCGAGGGACGACTTCTTGCTTGCCGCTGTGGCGACCTGTCCCATGAGGTCTTCGAGTTCGAGGTCTTCTTCCTCTTTGAACGGCATCCAGTCAGGCGGCGCGAACACGGTGCGTCCCTTGACCCGGAACGGCATGCCTTTGATATCGCCCACGTCATTCTGGGACAGCCGGATATCCACACACGGGACGTTCTGAATCTGGGCGACCGTCTTGATGATGCCGTCCTTGCCTACCCCGTGGTCTCCCACGAGGAGGATGGACTGACGGATAGGCCAATGCAGGAGCACGTCCGTGGCGAACGCCGCGTTCATGGCTCTCGCCACAACTTTATCTTCTGCCATTAGGTCCTCCAAACGGTTGAGGTCCTCGCCTTGACGAGTAATATACTAAAACAATACACGTTTGTCAATAGCGGGATTCAGGTTTATTTATCCTGAATATAAAGCGTCCGTGGCTCTTGAGAAAAGGGCTTCATCATTGAGTACTTCGTGAGCGATGCGGGCAAGAGCGCACAGCAGGCCATCGTTTTCTCCGAGTCCCTTGTAATCATCAACATCGAATTCGCAGTCGGACAAGGCGGTTATCCAATTGGCGGGAGTCTGAATGTCCTTACCGGCGAGGCGTTCCTTTGCCCACTCGGATTGGTTGCCTTTTCCGTCTGCCATAGGGGGGAGTTCTGCATCCGTAGCTTCCGCCACGCTTCTGAATTCCTCGGACATCTTCATAGCCTTGTCCTTGAGGTAGGAGTAGGCACCGTCTATCATGCTCTCCAAGGACTTCCTGAGCTTATTCTTCACGGGATACCTCCAAGGTTCTACGGTAGGTTCTTTGTTACCAAGCGGGCAGGAGGGTCACCAAGAGGAGGGCTCCCGCCACCGTGGTTACAAGTACGGCGGCGATGACCCCGAATACTATCCGGCCGAAGTTCGGGAAGTCACTCACAGGAGAAGTTCATGTTTGTTGAGTTCATCGTAGATCTTTGAGTGGAATTCCTCGGTGACTTCACCCACAAGGTCAGACAAGGTGTCGGCGGATATGCCACTGTTCTTCTCGATAGTCTGGGTGAGAGCTTTAGTCATCCCCGGTATCTTCTGGTAGAATACATCCATGGCATTCTTCACAGCAAATGCCGTGACTGTACCGGGATAATTTGTTTTAGTCATGGTGCTCCTTTACCAGGTGATGTATACGAGGCCCCTGAAGTCCTTGGGTAGAACCTCGAGCACCTTGCCCGCCACTTCCGAGGTGGCGTTCTCCAGGCTGTCCACGTCCACCACCAGCACACCATCGCCGGAGGCCGTGTAGTTGCAGCCATTCATCAAGTCATCCATGGACCCTGAGTCCATGGCGACATGCTGGATGGCTCCAATATCCAGGGCCTTCACAGACATGTATGAATTCTTTTTTGCCATGGTCAGGCCCCCCTTCTGAGGTTGTCCCATTTGTCAATCTTCTTTACGATCCTCGATGGCAAAGAGTCCGCAAGACTCTCATCAGCCATGATAGCCAACAGAGCATCTTCCGCAGACTTGAGCCGGTTTTTGGTCGTGTTGTTCTTTCCCATGGTCACGCCCCTTCGCTCTTCACGGTAGAGATGGCATAGGTTTCTCCATCCTGCTCGACCCACACCGTGCCACACTGATGCTCGATAGGGGAACCCTCGTTGAGACCACCCTCTTCCGCTACTGCACGTCCCAACTCTTCGTACCAATTCAACGCATTCTTTTCAGGCATGGTAAAGCCTCCTTATCCGTTCTGGTTCGCGGCGGCCCACTTGAACGCCGCACGTTTGGTACGGAAGTCCTCAAGCGCCTCGCCGGTGTCGCGGATGACCACGTATTTGGACAATCTCCACCTACGCCATCCCTTCCTGAGGTAGACATCCATCACTCCGAACGTCTTGACGGGTTCAATCACCACCCCGCCGAGGATTTCTTCGTGCATGATCAGTCCTCCCCCACCACATAATACTGTGCCCTGTGCCCTAACATACGCTGCACCACAACTCCCCATTGGCGACTCTCATGCGAACTATACCACATATCCGACCCCTTGAACTGAAACCACATGCCGTTGTCGTCAATCGCCGACACCACCTTGTTCACAGTACCAGCACACGCGGCAACCTCACCACGCGGTGTGGAAGTAATACGTTGGAGCATAACCTTCTTGCCTACCTTGAACTTCATGGTGAAACCTCCTTCAGTTCATAACCAAATTGGGTTTCGGGTTGAACCTGTCCCATCTGTAGGTGTGGCTATCGCAAGTCATCTCACCAGTTGGGTTTTCAGGGTTGCCCCGATCCTTGTAGACACGGGCGACCCACCCTGAGAAACAAGCTCTCTGACGGTTCGTATTGAGCTTCGTGAACTTTCTCTTGATGACCTTCAACGCCGCACCCTTTGTAGTCGTGGTGCCCTTGGCGAGCATGCGACCGGAGCCAATACTGACGAAGTATTCGTACTTTCTCATGGTCTCAATCCTCTGTGGGCCAGAACCCGTAGGCTTCGAGGTGTTCGGACACCATCGAAATGAAGTCCGCACCTTCGATATTTTTGTTCACGTTCAGGGACTCACCCGTGGGGTCGCCGTCCTCGTCCGTGTCCATGTCCAACAGCGTCGCCTCGGCGATAGCCAACAGGCACTGCCGGACATCCTTCTCCTTCGCCGTGCGGATGGCACGGGCGAGGTCCTTCGGGGTCTTGATGACAGCAATCTTCTTCTTGGTCATGATAGAGCCTCCCTTATTTGTACCAGAGGCCGAGCTTCTTCAGCGCAGCCTGTATGAAACCCTTGGACACATCCACATCGTCCTCAATGGCAGTCACCAACTCGGTGTGACCCTTGGCGGCAGGGAACTCACGAAGAGCTTCCGCAGGCACTCCGTCCGTGTCGTGGTCCACCACCACCGCCTCGATGGCGCGGTCAGCCACGATACCCACCACCAACCCATCCCGTACTTCGACGATCACTCTCGGTTTCTGCGACATACTCATTCCTCCTTCATTGTTACGGGTAATATACTAAAATAAAAACCGTTTGTCAACAGGAATCTTGATGTTTTTTCGTCGGTGTGCTCAGGCGTTTCAGGAAAATCTCTTTTGCATCAGGTGTCTTCCATTTCCTGTTGACATGCTTCGGGAGTTCACGGTCAGGCATGAGCGCCACCCGTAGTTCCTCAAGGTATATACGGTCGGTGCTCCAGTGGGTATCGCAGTTCTTGAGCATCCCCTCCCACCAGAAATCATCACTCGACACCACAAGTTCCTCGCAATCCACGGATACGTCCACATCGTTCAGGTTTTCTTCATCATCTTCCTTCAAAAAGTCGGGGAGGTAATCGTAGTCGTGGATGTATGACACCCTTTCACGGCGCACCACGGCGGCCAGGTGAAGGATGTGCCGTGCGAACCCCCTGCTTATCTCGATGCGTGCGTGGTCGAAGTCATCTGCGCAATCCGACCGTATGGAAGCCTCGATGACCTTCACCAAGACCGGCGTGCTCTTCATGGGACCTCCTTGCGAGGATGTACGGTATGACTTCGGTTAATCGGGCACCCAGACCCAGGAAGAGTCTTTCTCATCGTACTTGGGGATGTATTCGGAGGTTGCGCGTTCCTTGTCCGTGAACCGGGTGGCACTGTCGATAGACCCCCAACCGTCCTCGTTGTTCCAGTACATCGGCTGGTCGTCGAACTTGTCCACACCACCTAAAATGACGTTCATGTTTCCTCCTGTCACCGGATCGCGACACCCCACACGATGTCGTGGATGACCTTGGTGTACCGGGCATCACCACAACCGTTAGCGATGTCCCGTATGTCCCGCAATGCACATTCTCTGAAATACTTGACGTTGGCACCCACCTGTCGCCCGCGGAGCGGTTTGTACCGAGGTAGTTTGACACACGCCCCGCCGAGGTCCTTGCCATCGTAGGTGAGCATGTATCCGTTAGCGTTCGCCCTGTAACCGAGCTTCGTGGTGTCGATGAAGGACTCGGGCTGGAACTCAAGCGCGATTTCCTCAAGGGTGAGGTTGCATTTGGTTTTGATCCTCTTGAGGAGCGTGGGCAGATTCGGGGCATGCACCACAGGATATAGCGTATGAACTTCCTTCGGTTTCTGCACGCATGCTGCTGATATGTCACGCGGTCCGAAATTCAGGTTCACCTGAAACGTAGTGCGATTCATGCTGCTGCCTCCTTCACGTATAGGATTCCACTTGGACAGGCATACCCGCAACGATACATTGGAAAAGTTGGTCGCCTACCTTATCGTCATCGTAGCGATAAACGACTGCATCTTTCTTGTCGGTCGCCGAGAACTTCCCATCCCACCCGATGTACAGGGTCTGGCCGTCTTTTACAACCTTGATGACCACACGGGAGTTTTTGCCACCGAAGGCTTCATCTGCCGCTACCTTCGCTGCGAAGGACTTGATTTCACTTACGAGCATGACAGAGTCTCCTTCACGTAAGGTTTGTCCCACTGCCCGATGTTGATGTTGATGTACCAACCGACATCGAAGTGGTCGATCATTGGTTCACTATTGTCATGGTTGCCCTTGTCCATTACCTCCCGTAACTCCACCAAGCAATCTTTCGCCGCACCCGTGAACATCTCGTGGCACCAATAGGTATTGACTTGGATGTAACCGTCAAAGGTGATTCTTTTGCCCTTCCCCGTGGTGTTGTAGTTCCCGATGAAGTCTATGAGACCAGACTTGATAGAGACTACCAAGGTGCTGAGATGCTTGACGGACACGCTCCCCTTGACCCCATACTTCTTCAGTATGGCCTTGATCAAAGGTTCCTTGGACTTCTTATTCTCCTGGGACATGTAAGCCATGGTAGAACCTCCTGTTCAACCCATGAGGACGCGCACTTCGATGACGCGACCTTCCTCGTTTGTCTTGCCCCACACCTCATAGCAACCGTCACCGTACCCGCTGCTGAAAGCCACACCCGCTCCCTCGTGGCCCATTTTGAAAACCATCGACCCGCCGTTGCCGTCACGGGTGGCGTCGCAGCATCCCCGGTAGCTGAACTCTTTGACCTTCTCCTGCGGTAGAACCTCGATGAGTCTCTTGTCGCGGGCATCGTTGATGGACAGGCCACCCAGCAACTCTTGGGGGCTGTCATAGGTAGTGCCGTGGCCATTGAACTGCCATGTCCACCCGTTGAGGTCGGGGAACTCCTTCTTGCCTTTGGCGGACAGAACGAAAGTTTCGTATCCTGCGGGTTCCTTGTCCTGTTTCCACTCGCTGTCAATGTAACACGGGTCACACACCATAAGCTGTCCGCTGTCCACACCTACGCTACCGAGGAGCTTCCAATTATTTCCACGAGGTCTTGCCATGTTATACCTCCCTTTGATAGAAGGAATATACTAAAAGAATATACTATTGTCAACAACTTTCTTCAGGTATTTCAGGGATGCGGGAGGTCAGAACAAATACTGAAGCAGGGACACCGCAAGGACAGCCGCTCCGACACCCACTGAAAGGCCCGTGCGAAAGTCCTTTTTCTTGGCAAGCACGTAGCAGGCTATGGTGCCCGCGCAAAATCCTATGGCTGTCCAGATGTAGGGAGTCATGCTGGTTTCCTTTCGAGCTGTTCGATTTCCTTGATGACCTTCTCTATCTCAGCACGCACCTTGGACTCCTGGTCCAGGAGAGCTGCCCGCCGGGCCTCAAGGTTCTTGCGTAAGTCCTCGACTCCCAGGCTGTGGCATTTCGGGCACTCCCTGGGGCGTTTGTCGAAGGCGTATCGGTCATACATGTGTATCCACTCTTCATGCCCGCACGCATCACAGTGGTAGACCGCGAACCATTTGTCGCGGGGGTCTTTACCTGTCCCCGTTTGGAACTCTCGTACGTAGACCATGTGGTGTCCTCACTTTCCGAGGGAGGCCGAGGATGTCTTCCAAGTCCACCCTCGGCAGGGTCAGCCTACGGACTCGGATACCATACTTCTTCGCCATCCGCAAAATCAACGTGTTCTTTGTCATTGCGCAAACTCACTCACGATAAAGTTGTCGAACTTTGACACGCACTTGCTTTGCTCTGTGTCAGCAAGCGCATCCATTAAGTTACCCAAAGCATCGTTTGACAACGCAGGTATTTCAGACGTGAGAATTTCTATCGCTCTCTCACGAGTGATACGCTGTGTGGATTTTATGCTCATCAGTTCCTCCTTGTTGGTTCAGTAGATGCCCATCATCCGTTGCTCTGCCCGCACCTCGGCGCGGTACTCCGACTCGGCTACCTGCCAGAGGCGTTCGCTCACCAACAGACGCTTCTGGGCATAGGTACATGCCGCCACGTCCGGCACGGCGACCACACGCTTCCCGTGACATTCGGGGCAGGGGATGTCGTACACGCCGGCGAAGTACTCTTCCTTGAAGTCCGGGTCCTCGGCGAAGGCGTTGGCGTCCAGGCCGTTCCCGTCCACGGCAGGATTTACGGTAGACCCTCGGCCCTCACACTGGGGACACACCTCATATTTGCCCGGCAGCATGACCTCGATCTGATCAAAATCCGCCTTGATGTCGTGCAGCTTCATGGTTACGTTCATGTTAGTCCCCCTCATTTTATTCATCCTTTTTGGCTGCAAACCACAGCCGCCCACGGATCACTTCTCCAAGGTCTTTTGTTCTGAACATGTTAAACGAATCAGTAATCCGCATACAACTGCCCGTCTGGGCACGGGCTTCCTGTCGGGCCTTGTTGATTATCGCAAGGTCGGCTTCATCCAACACCCACGGCACCAGGCTACGGCCGTAGGCATGCTGGGCTTGTTCCAATGTCAGGTCGGTAGTCATCAGTAATCCTCCGGCTCGATGGGTTCATCGGCCTCGTATGCCCCGGTGAAAATCTCGGGACGGTATTTCGCTTTGACCTTCTTCTCACACCGCTCGCAGACGTAGGCTACGAAGATACCGTAGGCATCCGTCAACTCGTACCGCTCCTTGCCGGAGCCGCACTTGCACAGGTCACGGTCGTCATCAGCGATCCTGGCGTCCATCTCGGCACGTACTGCCTGCTGTTCGGAAGGGGTCATGGTATTACTCCTATCGGTTCATGATGGCCGCACGCTCGCGGCGCTCATCGTTGACTGTGTTCCAGAAACGATCCTTGCAGTTGCCCGGCCCCTTGCGGCGGCAGAAGACGTGGCTTGCGGTCAGCTTACGAAAGGAACGGCCACACACCGGGCAAATCACCACCATGCCCGCCATGGCCCATTTGTTCCTATCCCAAACGTCCAACAACCTGTCGCGCTCCATCTCCCGCTCGACCTCTGCGGCCTCGTAGGCTTCCTCGATGCCATCCAGCCCGCCGTGTCCTTCATCACTCATACGCGACCTCCTGTCAGCACCCGAAGTATATCGCCGGGTTCCTTGTCTGAAGCATACAAAGTTTCTCCAACTTGGACGGTGGCTTCGGTGCTCGGTTTTCTTCATAGTAAAAGTATGCCCACCCGTCCCCGTGTGTCCTCTCGCTGCTGCAACATGCCTGCGCCTGCTCAAGCGTCAACCCGGAAGCAATACGCTTGTTGTGATCCGGGTGACTCATATCGAAATGTTTGCAAACGATCTTGTATGTTGCCATGGGTGTCCCCCTATCAGTTACAAAGTCTTCCACCCTGTCGGAGCGCAGATGCGAAGCGTGCCATCACTCTTCTCCACCACGTCACCTACGGAAGTGGAACGATGGTCGGTCCCCCCGATGGGTCTGACCCCGGCGTTGCCCACCCACGCCTGCTCGATGGAGTTGGTCATGAGGAAAGCGTATTCCTCTTGGCTGCCGTTGTTGCCGGCGGGTACGTCATAGATTTCGGCGACCAACTTGTAGTCACCGTCAGCCCACGCACGCCGATGCTCGACGAGGTTGTCTTCGGTGTACAGCAGGAACGTAGGATTCTTGCGGTGATAAACCTTGATCATTGCTAACCCCTTTTCTGTGGTTCCTTGTACGTGGCGGCCTTTTCCTTCAGCACCAACCCCGTACCGTTGCAGAACGTACAACTCTCGGCCTCTTCCTTCAGGGAGGAGCCGTACCCGTTACAGTGAGGACATTCGGTAAGTCCATGCGCCGCCGGGTTTTGCATCTCTTCGATGGTGAGCATATCAATCATCCTCCAGCCAGAGAAATGTTTTTTCCGTGGCAAGTAATCCGTACCGTCCGTTACCGTGTTTCGGAAACTCCGATGAGTACCAGACGTAAGGCATACCCGGACGGTGTTCCACCTTGATGTCCCGACCCGATGCCCGCCATGCGTTCTCGTAAACCGTCAGGTAGTGGTACACAGAACCATCTTCATTTTTGTTCTCGGTGTAGTGTATGTTCGGGGTGCCATCCAACCCCACGTACCTCTCAAGAAATCTCTCGACCACACCCCGACCCTTGCGACCGATGGTATGAAAGTCTGTGGGCTTGTACTTCCCGCCATGCTGTCCGCTCGTGCCTGCCCAAAGGTTTTGTATCTCCGTCTCGGTAATGAAACGGCGGTCAAACCTCTTGGCGAACTGCTCATAGCCTTTGAAACTCTTTGCCCGCGCCACATCCACAAGGCTGTATCCTACAACCCTGTCCAAGAACCGATACCCTGCATAGAAGCCGGACAGGGTGCCATGCTCGGACTTGTGGTATGCATAACAAAAGGAGTCGTTTGTTTTGTCCTTGAAGAACCCGGAGAACATGTGCTTGTCGGTCACCTTGCGGCGATACCGGTTCACGTGAACCTCGACCGGCTCGCTGAACCTCAACTCGAATCGCCAAAGGCGCCCCAAGGTGAGGAGGTCCTCTTCCAGGCTGCCCGTCCCGGCAAGGATCTTGCGTACAGCCTCGCCGCGCGCCCCCGTCTCCGCCGCGAAGAGCGCGATGTTATCAGGCAACATGCTTCACCTCCCGGTTACTTTTTCCCTGTGGGCCGCATACCCTTTGCGGATGATTTCACTGAAGCGATGTTTGAATACCGTTTCCGGGGGCAGATTCTTAACCTTTATGAACTCGACAGGCTCGCCCTCGCCGCCCTTGTAGGGGGCCATAACAATGTCCTCGTGGTCATTTGTCACCGACACACCGAAGACGACGATGCACTCCGTCCTCATGGACTTCGGGTACGTCAGCGGGGCTTCGGTGGCGTCAATGTCCTCGGGTTTGGTGTCGGAAGGCAAACTTCTGAACGCCGCATCCCACACCATAGCCACGTAGTCACCCTCGAAGAGACTCGCCGCAATCCCTGCGGCATAAGCGTTTATGCCTTTGCTGTCATTACACTCATTAGCTTCATAAGAGAGGGGCATTATTTTGACCAACTGCCCCGCCTTGAAGATGAAAGAGACGGGGTATATGTAACCGTCGTTGACCAAGTTCTGCTTCGCCGCTTCAAGTATCTTCTCAAGAGCCTTACGCATGACGGCCTCCCGTCAGTATTCGCTGGGGAAAAGGAATGTCCCTACGTAGTGGCTCCCGTAGTCATCGAGCTTCAGCCAAAAGGTATCCGTGGGGAGCGACTCGAACGAACTGATGATGGTCTTTTCATCCAACTTGGAATCGTTGTTGAGGAAGTACCCGGCACTCCGTATTTGCATGGTGTCGTCCTTCACCTCGAACACCAACATATCCACGGCGTGTTTCTGCAACGCCTTCAGAGCCTCGTGGATGTACATGGTACCCTCTATCCCGCCGAACTTCTCCGACCACGTCGCCGTACCAACAAACTTGATTTCTTTTCCGTTGACGGTCACCATGATCACAGTCCCTTCTTTGAGGTTGCCCGGATGATCCACTTGTGAATGACTTTAAAGATGCGCATAGACACCTCCCGGTTAAAGGATAATGTACTAAAATAATATACGTTTGTCAACAGGAAACTTCAGGATTTTCAAGAAAGGGGATTCACGTGCTTCGGTTTGGGAGCGGCTATGCATACTCTCACCGCGCTGCGTACCCTTCGCCACTCCAACCCGGACTTGATGCGGCGTGCTTGGGCGAGGACCTTCGCTTCATCCTCGCCCGTGGCGGTCACACCTACCTCACCAGAGTCCTCGAAGGACACCCACCATTGGAAGGCTGTCCCATTCATGCGGTTGCCGCCTGCGGGAACAAGTCCAACTGCTCCCCGTTACTTTTCAAGTCGCCGTCCACTTCCGCACGGGCCTCATTAAGGAGGCCGGACTTCTCAAAGTCACCGAGGAAGCCCCACACGGAGGCGATGACGTCCCCGTCCTTGTCGGTGACCTTGAATCCGTAAGCGTCACCCCGAAGGTAGTGGTCATACTCTTCGACCTCGGCCTGGAGGATGCCCATGAGGCGCTCGCGGCGCCGCGGGGTCACGACCTTCCACCCCATTTCCTTGCGGGCCTTTTCGAGGTCGATGAAGATGACTCCCACACAGCTCGTGTCCCACCCCTGCGGGTCGCACGCATACGTCCCCGTGCTGATTGTTATACCGCTGTGGTCGAGAAGGTACAACGGAAGATGCACCGGGTTAGTGTTCTTCAGGTGTTCCAGAAGGCTCTCACGGGTGTACCCGTGGTCCTTGTCCCCGAGGGTGTAGCGACTGTGGAAGCACACCATCGTTCCGAGGTTGTCATTCTCACGGGGGTCGAAGGGTTCCTCGTCCTGTATAACCTCTATCTTATACCCCTTGTACTTCTGCGTGCTGATAACGGTCATGTCATCCTCCGGGTTAGAACCTTTAGTTGAATACACTTGTACGTGACCTTCTTGCAACCCTCCAAAGCTTTTCCAAACTTCACCAGTTCATCTGGAGAATCAGTGTTGACGGTCACAACCATAGCACTTCCTTCTTCATTGCTGTGCCATTTACAAGGCAGTCCGGTCTTCTCCAACTTGTTCAAAGTTTCAAGTGGAGCATCGACCTCAATCTCTTTAATCATACCGGGCAATGCTCGTGTTCGTATGAACCGTAGGGCTTGCCATCGAAGTCGGCAAGCATCTCATGGGGAAGTCCGGTACGCCCGCACTGCACACACCGGAGAACGACCGTCCCCTCGATGTCCCGTGACCTCGAAGGGGCCGCCTGCACTGGAGCCAGGCGCCGGAGGCCGAGGACCTTCGCTACATCCTTCAGCGACGGGAGGAGTCCTTCCGCCACCGCCATCTCCATGCCGTCCCCCCGCAGGTACGCAAGTCTGACCTCGCTCATGCTACCCTCCCGTCATCTCTTGAGGACATACCGTAACGCCTTGGCCACCTCCAGGGAGGAGATGTCCAGGCCTTCCAGGGTCAGGGCACCGAGGAGCCGTGCCGCATCTTTCGGCAGGTGTTCCCCGTCCACGTACACTTCGTTACCCTTGTGGGTCACCAGCACATCTCCCCCGAGGATGTACGTCACCGCCGTACCGTCCGGCAGGGAGGACTTTGTAGACTTCGAAGCGTCTTTGTTTTCGCGTGTCATCCACACGAAAGTAGGCTCACGTTTGCGGCTCTCGAACTGCGCTGTCTTGTTCTGGTAGTCGATGGAGAAAATACCGTCCTCCACCCCATCGGGGATGTGTCCGGGGTTCACCACCGGGAAGGTCTGTTGCAAGTTACCGTCCACCGCGAACACCTGTTGCCCGTGGCGCAGTACGCGCAATCGCTGAAGGTTCATGCGGTCATCCTTTCTATATCTTATCAAGGAAGTCGGTTACGTCTTTGCAGTGTTCAAGCAGGGAGGCGATGTCCGCGATGTCCCCCGCCGATATCTTTTTACCATCGTCCCGTTTGGCTTCAACTACTTGGGTTATCTCCGGCATGTACTCGGGTTCCTTTGGCTCGGGGTACTCGTGTTCCTCCACACCTTTCGGAGTCACCACCACGATGTGCCGGATACCTTGCGCCTTCCCAAACACCTCGACCATCAACTTCGCAGCGAATTCATCCGAGGTAACGGCCACCACCACGACCACGGCGGGCCGTACCATGATCAAGGCATTCAACCCGAACTCCGGGAGTTGCTTTGACACTTTGCGCAGACGTTCCTTAACCATGGCGGGGTCACACCCCTTGAAATTCGAGTCGCTGATCCACCGCACCTCGACACCCTTGGCCTTCGAGTTGTGTTCGATGGCCTTCTTGAACGCGCCGAGGTCCAGGGACCCGGTGGTCTCTGGGGGAAGAAGCATGTACGCAATGTCCTTGCCCGCTGGTACCGGGATGAGGACGGAGTCGCAGCCCGCCTTGGCGAACCCCTCGCGTCCACCGGGGAAGTGGACGGCGATGGTCTTTTCAAGATACATACCCATCAAGTAACTTGGCATGATTTACTCCTTCCACTTTTAATATACCAAAGTAACACGGGCCTGTCAACGCTATTCTACTTCGTACCCCATGTTTTTGACAACGGCCCACAGGCTCACGATGCTTGCGAACTGATCCGCAGGGGTGTACTTCACGATCACAAAGTCACCTTCCGCGAGTCGGTAGTCAATGGAGTCAATGTTAAGCACGGCGAATCGCACCACCTTGCCTTCCGGCAGTCTGACTTCTACGCCGTACGTATAGGTGGCACCCGGAGGGGCATTAAATATTTCGCCAAGGGAGAAGCATATATCGTCTTTCGTTTTAACCGTTTCGTGTAGCATGTCATCCTCCTGCGGTTGGACCTCGGGGCCGGGCGGCCCCGAGGATGTTGAGTAGAACCTATGCCGTCACCGGCACGCCCTTCAGCGTCGCTTCCGCCTCGGCCTCCATCTTGGCCTTGGCTTCGGCGGCTATTTTGCGATCCTCGGCCTTAATCGTTTTGTTATTGGCGATCTCGTCCACGAACCGAGGCGTGAACTCCGGCACCACACTGAACTTGTGTAGCTTGTTCATGGCGATGTCAAGGTAGTCGGCCCGATCCGCACTCGTCTTGAGTGCAAGGCGGCACAACCACGACACCCACCCACTCACCTGTGCCGCCGAAAGCGGCTTGATGTTCGGGTTGTTCTTGTTGATGAAGTCGGCGATAGGCTGACAGTCACCGCCGTCCATCAGTTTCTGGTTAGCGTTCCACCACTTGTTGATGGCATCACGGCCATCGGGCGGGATGTCGTTTTCCTTGCGGGAAACTTTGTTCACCACATCCTTCAGCCTGCGGAACTTGCCACCCGCCTCCACCGTCTGGTGAAGGGTGGGCATACGGACGTTCGTGCCACCGCCCACAGGTTTCTCGACCACCTTGATCTCGGTGACCTTGACCTGTTTTTCCACGACCTTCTCACGGATGACTTCACGCACCCGGAAGAACTCTTCGATCTTCTCACGGGTATAACGCTCCGTCAACTCCACGAACTTCGGATCGTTCGTGATGGACGGGTCACTCTCCGCAAGCATCGGCAACACGAGTCCACCGAACACCATCTCCCACGGCTTCAGCATGTGGGAGTGTTCCGGGGTGAGTGTCTTGGCACTCACGGCGGCGATGACTTCGGTCAGCAACTTCGTGTCCATACTACCTCCCATTGAAAGGAATATACTAAAATAATACCCGTCTGTCAACAACTTTCTTGAAAAACCTGAAACTATTTTGACCGTTCGGAGCGATGACGACCAAGTATCTCGGTCATCCTCTTGACCAAATATGTTCCTATTTGATCGGGCAAAAGGTCTATGAAGTCATCACCAAAGATCGGTGACAACTTAACCTGTATACCCACGCCGATGACGACCACGCCGTTTTTGCGCATGGCATCCACCACCTCGCGACATGCACCTGTACCTTGATCACAATTCGGTTGACCATCAGTCAACACGATGGCGATCTTTTTGTTCTCGCGGCGGGTGAGCAACCTCTTGGCCATGATTATCATGGACGACCCAAGCGGCGTGCCGCCGAAACCAAACGGATACACCCGCGTCATGGCTTTTCCCTGCCATGTTTCTTCAAATGACTTTGACATAAGATGATACTCGCGGGAAAAATACGCTACTTCAAAAGGCACCTGTGCCTTGTTAAAGTAGTACGCCATGCCATGCACCACCAAAGCGGAATATGTGTTCCGATTGTGATTCTTCATGGACGAACTTCCATCTATCAAGATGGACACGGCCGCCCTGTCAAGTCCGCCCTCACGGCACTGCGTGTATAAGTCCTTGCGTACATCCATGCGATCACCCACGAGTGACCGCACGTCCAGGCGCCCGCAAGTCCGGTTATACACGGTCACCGGACGGTTATACGCAATCATTTCACGGGTCATTCTGCACCCGTCCGCACCAAGCAACTTGACACCTTCTGCGGATAGTTCCTGTGCGTTTTTGATGTCCCCGTTATCCATTTGGTAAACACGGTTCTCGTCAACTTTAATATTGTTGTGTTCCTCTGCCGATACCTCGGCACGTTCCTTGATCATCTCGGAGATCGTTTTGCCCTCGGCCTCTTCGATCTCTTTGATTATCTCGTCCACTTCTTTGGCGGCAGCTTTCTTCTGCGCGGGAGTCAGTCCACCCGCACCATTGGCACCCTCGGAGTCCTCGGCATCCTCGGAGTCCTCGGCATCCTCGGAGTCCTTGGCACCCTCGGAGTCCTCGGCATCCTCGGAGTCCTTGTCACCTTCGGCACCCTTGGAGTCCTGTTTTTTCTGGTGCTGTTCGGCATCCTGTTCAAGCATCTTGCGTAGACGCTCGAACACCACCTGGCCCAGGTCAATCGTCTGTTGCGGGTCAGTGGCGTCGACCACGGCATCGACCACATCGGACAACGCACGGTCATAAATGTCATCGACCGTCTTTGACGTGTTGATGTCCGCGACCACACCTAACTGTTTGCACCGTGCAACAACCAGAAGCTTACACAATGCACCACGCACGGCGGTAGGCACATCATCCGCCATGAACACCTTGTCTGTGCCTAAACGGGAAGCGGCTTTCTTAAACGTGCGGTAGAACCCCGCACGCCACGCCCTTAACCCCGGATAGTTCCGAAGTTCCTGTGCGTTCTCTACTCGTACATCCTCGATACAATTTCTCACATAGTGTTCGAGTTTGTTAGTGGCCATGCCGACACTGAACGACCCTTCGGTGATGTGTGCCGGCTCGTGGCTGATCATGTGCGTGTGTATGGCTACGTCCATGTCATCCGCCGTGATCGGAATCTGCGGGATGTAAACGGTTTTGCCATCGGTGCAGGCGTTTCTTTTGCCGATGACGACCGACACGTTCTCGCCGGACATGAGGCGACAAAGCGCCTCGGTACGGCTGAACACGTTCTTTATATAATCCCGTATCATGATCCCCCCTTGTGGGGGCGCGGCGCTTTTAGCGCCACGCCAATTCGGTCTGCACTGCCTCGGCGGTACCCTTGTCCGCCGTTTTGCCCACGAACGTAGGCCATGCGGCAGGCACTACGACCTTTGACCATAGGTCACTGTCGCAAGTACCAGAGAACCCGCGTTTGATACCCCGCGCCACCTCGCGGCACCATGATTCGGTTTCGCGGTGTGACACGATGAGATCGATGCTCCGCCCCTCGTACAGGGCGCGGATGTTGTTCGCCGCCGCGACCATCTTTTTAATGATGGTCAACGGGACTTCCGGCACACGGGCCTTCAACAACTTGGCCTCGGAATCCGGAACCATGTACCGTACTTCGACCATGTAAGATACGCGGGTCATCAGCGCACGGCTCTGTATCTGCGTGTGCGCATACTCCGCCACGTTCTCGCCGAACCCTATGGAGTTTCCGGCGAGTATGCTACGGAATCTCGGATGCTTTTCGTACGACTTGCACCCGTTGATCCAATACTGCAACTTGCGTATCTTGCGGTCAAACAGCGGGTGACATACCGCGTTCACCCCGGCAGGAACTACGTCACACTCATCGAAGAAGAAGACATGGCCTTCGACTGCCGCGTTCAACGCCTTGCCAAGGCGTTCGACCACGACCCGGTTACCGTGGCCATCGTAGGCCAGATCAACATCACCGATCAACTCGGCAACACGCGTTTCCGGCGAGCCGTTCAACTGATCAAGGACGTAGGGAACATCTTTGTACGGCTCAAGGTCCTCGGCCTGTTTCCCGGCCTTGACCTGTGCGGCGTTCCGTGCGAACACCTTGCGGTTATGTTCCCGCACGGGATTGTTGAACAGGTCAACAAGGTGACTGACAAGCGTACCCTTGCCGGAACCCGAAGGCCCATACAGGTACACCACTTCATCACCGATCACCGCGTCCGCCACCTCTTTGACCGGGACTTCCCGGTTACCTTGGAACAGGATGCCTGTGTCAATGTAATCCGGCACCGATGCCGTGATCAACTCTGGCGGCGGCTCGATGGCATGTATCTTCGCCATCTCAACTTCGCGTGCCGCACGCTCGACTTTCGCCGTGTCCGTCTTGCTCAATTTGTCGAGCAAGTCACAAACCCCGGCGACCGAAGCATTCATTTCGCTCATTGCTCCCCCTCGTTAGAGGATGTATGACTATCGGACGTCCACCGCCACGGGGGCAGTGGTTTTTGTGTATATCGCTTCAAGCCGCACGGCCCGTACTTCGGCCTTGCGGTGATACTCGCGGCGGTCATACTCCCGCCGTGCCTGTTGCCCGTATGTGCGAAACCTCTTCAGTTTATCTGCCATGGTGTTCGTCCTATGCGTTGATCACGTCCCGCACGTCTTTCGATGTGCCAAGGATGATCCGTAGGTTCATGATGTCATCGGCGCTGATCACCTTGCGATCCTCGTACTTCCGGTGGTCCGCTTCTATCTGCACCTTCAATGCCCACGCCGCACGTTCCGTGTCGGGCGCGGTGGGTGTTCCTCTGTGTTCGGGGTGCATGGTCATCCTCCGGGGTAAATCAGTGACAGGATCGTTTCGTCCGGATACGCGATCCCCGGCTCGGTTATTCCCTCGTCCCGCTCGGCCTCGTATGCATCAAGCATACGATCCACCCGCCTTGCGGTGGCGATCCCGGCCTTGCACGTTTTGATCGCTTCAAGGCGAATCTTCGCCACGGCCTTGCGTCCCCCGAGTAAATCCAAAACGTATTTGTTGTTGTGCATGTCCATCCTCCCGTGAAGGTGAAGTAACAATATACTAAAACAATACGCGGTGCGCAACCTTTATTTCAAGTTTTTCAAGTTACGCGGCGACTTCGCTTTCTACCTTGTCAAGTATAACGATGTCCCCGAGTGTATCCCGAAGCACGTTGCCACGGGCCTCGGTGTCAATGTCCTTGTAGCTTCTGTCACAATCGCTAACCACGTTTCCATTGGCGGCAACGTATACCCGATCCACGTTTACATCATCGTCGTACTCTTCCACCTCGAACGGCTGAAATGCTCGCGGTTCCCGTCCGCCGATACAGTTCTCTTCCGCGCGTCCCGTGCGGATGACATACTCTTCATCTTTCGGCCCGTGACGTTCCTTGCTTAAAAACGCAAGGCCTTTGTATACGTTCGGTATGTTTACTTCCTCGTGGAACATGTCACCGCTCACGGTCAACGCGGTGATCCCTTCTTCGGCCTCATCGAGTGTTGAATACAGATCAAGCAAACACAGGGCAAAACGTTTTGCCGTCTTGGCGTTCGTCTTACCGTTCGTGACCACGAAAAAATTACCGATAGACACCCGCGCCGCCCGTGCGGCCTCGATCACCTTCTCAATCACAGGCACCGCCATTGTCGGCTCGCCACCTGTGAAGGTGACGTCACCCACGTGACGCACACCCTTGAACATGGCGGCGATCACTTCGTCACTCATGTCAAGGCGCTGGGCGTTTCCCCGCAAGCAATGTTCACATTTCATGTTGCACTTGCGGGTAACTTCAACGATCAAATTGTTGATGTTCAGCATGGGGAACCTGGCCCGTGTACCACGCCCACGGGCAGGCGGTAGATGGTTCTACGCAACAGACACGCCCACGCCGATCGGCGCGGAGTTTATCGCTTCCAAGAAACTCACCTGGCGGGCCTCGATCATGTCGGCAAGCAATGCCGCCGCGCCCCTGTGGGCGTCCGCCTCGGCACTCATGCGGGACAGCGTTTCGTTCAGCCCGGCGATCTTCACCTTGATGCTTTCCACGTCCGCCGCCGCCGTCCGGGCCTCATCCCGGACCCTTGCAAACTCTTCCCGGCTCACCGTCCCGCCCACGCGGCGGGCCTTCTCGGTCACCCGCCCCGCCTTCTCGGCGAGGGCCTCGGCCTTGTGTTTCATCCATTCGAGTTTTCCGGCCTTGTCGGTGACCTGCATTTCGACCGCATCGGCCCGGTCAATCAGCCGCGACCTGTGCCACCGAAGATCGTTGACCGAAAATCCCGTGTCACCCGGGAACGCTCCCGGGATGCTGACCGCGAGTAAAGCGCGGTCAATGGGCGCGGCCTCGTCACTCCGGCACGCCGCCACCAGACGCGACACCATGTCGCGCCGCCACGCGTTCGCCTGCATGATCCGGTCATTCATAAAGCCCCCCGTGTAGTTATCGGGTACACGGCCCCGTATAGGTTTCCCCGTTTGCGTACCAATCAGCGGCACCGCGTGAAGGTGGGGGTAAAACGCCGCCATGTATTATGGGGCAGCCTTGCGACTGCCCCGTAGTAGTGTTTGCGAGTGTGTACGGTAGTTACAGGAAGGTCACCCCCTGTTAAGGTGAGAAGCGGTCACGGCCCACGGGGCCGATTGTTACTTCATGATCGGGACGTAAGCTTTTCCGTTCACCGTCAGCGAACGGATCGATTCGAGTTTGTAAGTCCGCACGATCACTTCGCGGCCATCGTCAACGCCTTGGTTGCTTGGCGTGTGTTCCACGTCAAGGAAATTCACCAGACGATCACGAGGTATATCCGTCCCGGTTGTGATGTCGACGAACCGGGTGCGCGGCTTCAGATGTATCCACGAACCATCCGCCCTCTGGGCCTTGCCGACATAGGCCGCCCAGAAGTACAACTCGGAGGGATTCTTTTTGTTGCGCCGGAGCAAGGGCGCGCCCGGCACTGCCTCGTGCCAGCATTTTCCTGCCATGTAGGCGGACGGATCTTTGCCTTCCCGTTCCAATTCCGCCTCGACCATCTTTTTGTATTCCGGGCCGCAAAGAACGGCGGAGTTTGTGATCTTCCGCACGTTCGCACGGTTAATAGACGGAAAGAGAATTTCCCACGGCGTTTTCGTAACACGATCTTTGACCGTGAGTTTTGGCACCGTGCAACCGCACAACCCCGCAAACGGCTTGCGGGTGATGCCGCTGATCGCCGCCACAAACTCCGCCACCGTCACCATGTGAATCTTGGCCATCTATTCCCCCCGCGCAGTTATCGGGTGCGCGGCCCCGTGAGAGTGAAAGAACAATATACACAAAGAATATACGTTTGTCAACACCCATATTCAAGTTTATCAAGTTTCCCCTTACACCCATAACAGGGAGTTTAGATAGGGAATCCGGGCACGGATTTTTCCCGCCCCCCTTGTTGCCCTTCACCCAATACAGGGAGGACAGGTAGGCAAACCGGGCACGGATTTTTCCCCCTTGTTGCCGTGCCGCTTGTTGCCCTTACACACCATACAGGGAGTTTAGATAGGGAATCCGGGCACGGATTTTTTCCCCCCTATACCTATATATGGCCTATTGTAAAAAAGCTAAAACAGCGCAAAAGGCATGCCAACCCCGCCCCCCGGGTTTGAGGATCGTACGAATTTTCAACGACTTATGCATCCATGACGGAAAATTTTCTACATATCCACAGGGACGGGTACGGGGACTTTCCTTGGGTGACCTTTCCTTGGTAACCTCTCCTCTCCTACCTATCGGTACGGGGACTTTCCTTGGTCGATAGTTTCACATTCCAAGTACATCATCCATAGGTATCTTGGGGGCGCCCTTCAGTATTCATCTTGGATTCTGTTGTGGGGCCTTCCTGGGGGCCTTCCCGGGCAGTTATTCTATTTTCCGTGTTGTGGGCAGGGTATGGTTGCGCGGATGGTTTGTAGGGGTTATATTTGATTCTATATGGGTTCTTTATTTCGCATATTAGGTGTAGTCTTTTTGTGTGCCTTGTTTTGTCGTGGGGCGGACAGTTCGTCTATTGCTGTATGTTCTCCGGTGAAGGTACTTGTTCAGGACACTTTGGTGAAGCGGGTGGTGGTACCGCGTCCGAAGACGAATTGGTCCAAATTGAAGGAGTTATTCATGTAGGCAGGGGGGTGGTAGCGGGGCCAGGGGAGGGTAGGGCGGGTCTTTCGGGATCCGCCCTTTTTTTATAAAATTTTTTAGGGATCCTCTTTTTCTATGGCGGGTGTGGTCGATTTTAAAAAATTTTATAAAAAAAGGCTCTACGCGTGAGGCTTTTCCTTCCGTCTAGGGTGGACGGATTCTGTAGGTGCTTCGAGTCGTTTGAGGGCGGCGGTTTGTATTTTTTTGTTGTGATGTACGGCCAGTAGAGGCAGGTCTTTTTCTGACAGGATTGGCACGATGTAGATAGCTGTGTCCGACTTCCAGCGCCAAGGTTTATTTTCTGGGTAGTAGTGTTCCCAGATTTTTTCGACCCACTTGAATTTCCTGTGTTCTGAGTCTGGTGTCCCGCCGTGGATTTCGCTGCACCGTTGCTTGCTGTCCTTTTTGGTTTTCAGGGGTTGGATCTTCCAGATGACGAGGGTGTGACCGTCATCATCTCCGCACCATTCGCAGAAGTACCATTGAGTTCCTACGAGGAGTCCGTTACCTCCATCGGACACGAGGTACGGGGAGACACCGCCTACTTTTCGATTCATCGTTTTCCTTCCGTCCAAGGTGGACGGATTTCGAGGTGTCGATACTTTTGAAAAGCTATCGCCGTTTATTTCAATTTTTGCCTGGTGTAAATTGTAGCTTGTGAAACGCTTTTGAAGACACATAGACATCATTCATATTTTCGCTATCTGCAATAGCGTCATACCCTTCACTTAATGCTCTATCCATATCCATATCTCTTCTTTGCTCTACGTCATGACCTAAATATTTTATTTTCAATTCTCCTGTGACATCTGTTTTCCGCGGTCCCGTTAGTCCGTGTCTGCTCATGTAGTATGGATCAGATGTTAGATGTATTCCTTCTCTATTTTTAATATAAAAATCAATATCAAATGGTCGTATTGAAAAATGCATCAGGGAGATATGCTGTACTGGCTTTTCATTAAGAAATTTGTCGATACTGCTCATTTTTCCTTCTTCCGGGATCGGTGTGATTTCCTTTTAGCCTATGGTCATCATTTTGAGCATGAGGTCGAACGCTTTTTTGGTGTCATCCACGAACGTGGCGGTTACCGTATTTTTCCAGACGACGAAGATGGGTACTTCCCACAGGACTTCGGTGCCTGTTTTCGGGTAGGTGTCGCCTTTGATTCGCAGGTTGTGGTCGGCGTCATTCAAGGCCTGCGCGAGGTTGGCGATGGTGACGGCGGGGGGTTGATCGGCCCAATATGTTTCGTAGTGGGGTGTGCTGTCGGGGCAGTCGGTTTGGGTTTTGAGTTGGATTTCGATGGACCAATCGTTGTTGAGTCCTTTGAGTACGTTGAGGAGCAGGGCGCTGTGTGATTTTCTTTTGAGTATTTGTCTGAAGCTGAGCATGGCTTCGACGTTGTGGTAGGTGACGCCGAGGCTTCCATTTAGGGCGCCGGCGCCATCATCGGTGATTTCTTTGTCTTCCGCGACGGACACGAACATATTGGGCATGGGCATGGTGGCGCCTTCGCGCAGGGAGTTGATGCCGTATTTCGGGAACATGATCCATCTGTTTTCGCTGACGAAGTCCCGTGCCTGGTGTACGGTTTTTGTGCCGTAGTAAGGTCCGACGGCTTCTTCTACCCTGTTGAAGATGCGGTGGGCGGCTGCGGTTTCCGATGCGTTGATGCGGTGCATAGGTACTCCTGTTTCGATGGAGGATATGGTTTAGTTATTCGTCCTTGACCACAGGTGTTAGAGGCTTATCGAGCATGACATCCACACCATCCCCACGACGCCAGACACGCCCACGATGAACAGAACCCACTCCAGCACGGGTGGAAGGTGGATGTTAGATTCCTCCCCTTGACCAGAGTACCATTCTCCCCCGAACCCAAGACCGGTGCCGTAGTTACGCATGGGGTCTCCTTTTTATGGTTTTAGATGTCTGTTTGCGCTTATTGGCTGTTGTAATTTTGCGTTCCCTGTTTTTCAGGGCGGCGATAACATTTACTGCCGTTCTGTCACACACTTCCCAAGAGGAGGGAGGGTCGACTCTATCATCAAACAAACCGCACACACCATTATGAATAACGCTGGATACAAGTTCCGTTTTAGATACCATCGTCGCTCCTATGATATGGCCGCGCAAAGTACAGCACCCATGTTCTTTAAACGGACAGTTGCCTCAGTTCTTGCAAAACAACATTGAGGATGTTGATAGCCTCGGTAGTGCCTATAAAGCCGATTGCTTTGTGTTCGATTGCGGCTATTTCAGCCTTTAGTTTTTGTAGATTGTTAAAATTTTCTACCCCGACTTTAGCACAGGGCGGGACTTCATTACCGTACTGTTCATCGCATTTATCAAAAGCCTTACATTTATCACACATTTCATTATTAAAATTAGCCATGTGCCTATAACCCCTTATTGTAAAAGCACGACTGAAGTTTCGTAAAACGCCGCCGTGACGGCCCGCGTTTTGACTCTCATCGAGCTACTCCTCAATAATGCACACGATGTTGCAGATCGGTATGCGCCACTGTTTGCCGTTTCTTATGAACCCCACCCATTGTCCTGCCCAGTCTACTTCGGAGCATCCTGTTATGGTAGCGGTGAGCGGTTCGTAGCGACCGATGTTGACCCGATAGGTGATGGTGAAAGTCATGTGTCCTCCGTTTCTATAAGATGGTATCCGCAAAATTGCGTGCAATGTCCGGGCCATGCGTGCTGAAGCTACCTGTTGGCATCACTGGCCTTGTCGTGTGATGGCTCAAACCGTTCCGTAGTGTCAGTGGCGAGGGGTTCCAAACGGTACACTACGTCTTTATAATTGACGGTTAACACAGAACCTTTTGTTCCACTCACAACAACAACATTGCCAGGAATTACCATTGCGCAACTCCCCAAAATGAAGCCGATGACAAACATTGCAACAACCCATCCTGAACCATTCATAGATCGCCGCCTTTCATATAAAAACGTTTTGAATTTTCATAGAACTTCCGGAAAACGGGTACCGTGTTACGTCCCGGAATACTCACCACGACACATTGCACTAACTGAAAAGTACTTGCACACCGACCGTTTACTACACGTAGAGCATGGCACCACAGCGTTGTTGTCTGTGTCTTGCGCTTGGACCGGTTTACAGGTGATGGTGTACCCACGGTCAAGTAACTGTCGCGCGATATCGTTTGGCATACATCCGCCGACAAAGTACAGGTGTTTGTCACTCACGGTTTCTCCTTCGGCCCGCAGGCCCTGGACATCAAATGCTACACGGCAAATAATTTGCCCGTCCAAGATGTATCACATCGTCCACATACCAACAAGGTATTTGTAAGTGGTTTAACCCTGCGACTACCACAGTTAGGACAAACGGCTGCCTGTAGCTGTTGTTTGACTGTTTGTGGCAACTCAACTTTATTTCTGTCACGTTTTGGATCACCTACCAGGCAATCGGGAATAATCGTTTTCGACTTTATCTTTTCTCGATGTGTACGTTTCGGATTGCGCTTGTTGGTGGATGCCACAGCTGCTTCTACATTTTCTTCTGCGGCACGCTTCCTTATTTCGTTTGTTATAGCATGTTGCCTATCAAGTACATCAGATAGCTGGTTCCGAAAAGATTTCCAATTGGTGTCTCTGCCGTCTCTTTTTGCAATTTGATAGGCAGATCGAAGAGAATCGTTACTTTCAAGCAAGAGCTTTTCTACTGTTTTCATAATCGTGTTTCCTTTCAAAAAATTTTAGGGTTGCGGTTTACACCAACGTCCGCGCCACCGCACGCCGTTTATGTTTTATCATCGCATGGACACGGCCCATCCGATGAAGGACAAACCTCAGTGTTACACCCAACACCGTTACCTAAATGGCACTCATGCGGCTGTTGTAGGCTGTTTGAGGAGTCTTCCACAGCTTCCTCAAATTTGACATACCTACCATCAACTGAATCTTCCATAGCTCCATAACCATGACCACTCTCGTCACCAGTAACAAGATTATACCTTGTCAAATTTGCTACTGACATAAAAGCCTCCTCAAATTGACTATAGCGTTTCAGCAATGGTGACGTTGCCGTGTATCGTAGCAAGACTGACCACCGCGTAAATCACCATGAGCGCAATCAGCAGACTTACACTCGCACATAGAGCATAGCGGCAATGCGGCTTCAGCCCTAGCACCATTGCTGTGTTGTGGGGTGTGTTGCGCTGACTCTTTAGCGTCCTGCGCGGCAGCAATACACTTATTGCAATTTCCATTGTCACAACACTGAATGTTACCTGCTGGCATAGTTAACCTTTCATTAAGTCGCGCCTATCTGTAAAGACTCAGCGCAGCATTTACCACAACGTTTCAGGCGTGGCGCTGTTGCACTACGAAGGCATCCCATAGCCGCTTTACGTCATCGTACACAGATTCTGGTACTTGGATGGCGAGACACCGAATAGCCTTGTCCATCTCAGCAATGGCGTCCATGCCTGTGTTGTTGGCCTGTGAATGCGCTTGGGTCGCAATGTACGCCAACAACTCTTCATCAACACCGCACCCCTGGTACTTCTCGACCGCGCCACGTATGAAAGCAACCGCGTCCGTCCCACCGATTGGCTCAACTGTTCCCATCTTCATACTTCCTCCTCGTGGCCCGCAGGCCATTGACGACAACGTTCTGACAAATGTGCGCCTACAGATCGCCCCAGTTCATCCAGTCGTCCGTTTCGGCACCGCACACCTCGCACCGATAGACGTTCATTTCGCACCCATGGTAGGCGAACCGCCACGTGTGCTTGGCGCACTATGTCTGTTGTGCGCTGGAAGAGGAGGTGTCCAACCGTGGAACAACACCAACGTTCCCTACCGGCGATAGCTCTTTCGAGACGGCAACTTTTTTCATGGCCGACCTCCTCTTCTGGCGCAAAACCGTGTGCGGTACGGATGTTGTAACCGCCTATCAAATTCATAACTCCATAATGTCCAGCGGTTATGACATTCCTACCGCTGTTGTACGTAGTTTAACCGCGTTCCTTAATGTTCCTCCGGGGCGCTTTTTGTTTTATGACTTTGCCTTTATGTATGAAACCATCTGGTTCATTATTCTTATCAACATGTATTATAGCCAACTGAAGCGTATCTTTGTTAATACCGATATGGCCATCCATCTTCCACACATTGAAACTTATCATTCCATTTTTGGTTTTTTCATCGTCCAAAACTATAGACAGGTCTCTTTTATTTTTCCGCTGAAGTTGAAGTACCTTTTGACACAAACAAGCTATAAGACCAAAACGACGCTCCTTTATTAACGATTCCTCAGTCAACTGAAAATCAGCTAATGGTTTAGAAATAGCTTTCATTCTTTTTCCTTGTCTTGCGCCCCGGCTATAAATCCCAAACGGTTAAATTTTGCACAACGTTTCAACTATTGGTGCCGTGTAACAATATTACAAGCAATACCAGAACACACCTTTCCAGTTTTCCCACACCAGTTATCCTTACTTATATCGTTGCATGGCACCATAGTTGTGTTGGTGGATGGTTTTTGGCCACCCATCAGCTTGCGAATGTCGGCAACTTCCTTCGCAAGCGCGTCTATCCTGGTTTCTTGACCAACCACATATTTTTGTAGAAAAGATAGAGTCAGTTTCATTCGCAACTCCAATCATAAAAGGCCAAAAACTTTACACCAACTATACGTATGGTGAAACGCCTTTGTGTAAGACTTTGACTTTTTGGAACTTATGAGTTACCTCATCCAAAGGATACCCATCTGCTTTAAGTGCCAGGACAACTGCTCTTCGGATATATCTACTCATGGTGCGTACACCTACCTTATGGGCTTGATGAGAACACGCAAAAGCCAACACGGGTTCAAGGTATACCCGATAGTCTTTCCGGATTGAGTCAGACATTATAGCTATCATAGATACCTCAAAAAATCATGGACGCCGGCGAACTCCACGTGGTGTAGAGGTGACCGTCTTGGTTGTATACGAGGCTACGGATGTCATCGTCCCCGTTGGAGTCTTGCAGACAATATTCGAATTTGGTCACCGACACCCCCTCGAATTCTTTTATTACGGCGCCGTAGGGGAGCCTGCGGATGGTGCGGGGATCTTTAGGCACTTGGGAAAGAAGGGCCATCTCGTTGACAGTCGGCTTGGGGTTGAATTTGGTTTCGAAATCCTTCTTCCACGCTTCGATTATTTTGTTGTCCTTGAGTTTGGTTATCCAATCAGCTACAACTTTGGCCTCGGGTGTGTTTTGGCAATCAGAAGGTACTGTAATCTCCCTGAAAGAAAGACCCCGGATACCATAAATAGCACAGAGGCCAACCCAATTTTCAAAGTAAAGTTTACACACCTCCGGTGTGAGCATTACCGTGATGCGTGTAGTTAGGACGGGGCTCTTTTTGATTGTTTCCCACAACGGAAGGTATTCATGGAGCTGTTCCGGGTCATCAATCGACACAGCTATGACATTGAATAGGGGCCTGCCATCAACCATGAAGTTATTCAAATCTTGGGGGGACTTCGACCACGCCTTTCCGTTGGTCTGAACTACGACAGGCCAATCCCGGAACTCGCTGGCCGCGAATGCAAGTTCACTGTTCTGCGATGGCTCACCTTTCCCGGTGATTATGACATCGGTGACTTGAGCCATCTTGGCGAAGTGGACAACCTTGGGAAGGTTCCAATCCCAAGTCCGTCTGTCAACCGGAGGCGCCCAGGTCATTTTGCTGACGCAGTAGGGGCATTTTTTGTCACAAGCGGTACCGGGCAGGCAGATGGACAGGGTCTGGGCTTTCATAGTTTTTTATCCTTTCATAGTAATATACCTTTCTACAACAGTTTTGTAAAGTGCTAAATCCTTCCGTATAGTGGGAAGGATTTTTGTGTTATTGTTGACAAGTAGGTATTAAAAACTGATACTGATTCTCACGTAAGATTCTTCAAGCATACAATCAATAAAATCAAAAAATCCAGCCTCTATTGTAGCCTCGTTGATCACGGGTTCTATGCCACATTCTTTTAGGTGTTCCTTAAACAGTCTTCTCATTCTCGGGGACTTCAATGCGGCCTCTTCCAATTCTTCAATGCCTATGGCGTTGGCAAGGTCAATAGAATACATAGTATCCACCACCAAATTTTTTCTCATTTTGATACCTTTCCGCTGTTGGGGTCACCTTGTATTTTATCCCGCAGGGGCAGTCTGTCTATGAGTCTGCATATGACTTTTTTGATACATTCGCGCCCATCGCATTCGTTGTCGATGGACCACTTACCGTCTTTGCCTTTAAGGAAGGCATACTCCCCGAATCCACGGCCCTTCTCAGACCATTTGAAGATGATAAGATCTTCACGGACGTAGTCGATGCAGGTATGGTTATCGAAGCTGTTTAAAATATTTTTAAGCTTGTTGACTACGGTTTTTTTCGGTGGCTTTACAGGTGTCTTCAAGGACTTGGCATGTGCCTCATCTTTGGCCTTGAGGGCTTTCCATGCCTTCGCGGCGGACGAACCCGTGGCGAGCGGACGGGCGAATCCTGGCTTGGTAATTTCCATGATGACGTAGGTTTGGCTTTTACCATCGGCTTTTGGATTGTTACCGATGAACGCCTTGGGGTGATTACGTTTGCAAGACTCTTCAATTTTGTTCATAGGGGCCTTTCATTAGCGCCAGAATCTGTTTCATCTTCTTTTTTAGGTTTAGGATCGAGTTCATTTAGAGCTTGCACGAGGACGTCATGAGTCTGGTGATTACTCACATCTCTCAAGGCCATTTGTATCATGAAGGAGGATTCCCCGAATCCGTTTAATAGAATAACTTTGAAGTATTCTTTTGTTGCAACGCCCTTGATGTCAACCGATGTCCGATACCCGTGGATATCATCACGATCTTTGTGCAGTACGGCCGCAGGAAATGCCTCGGTGATGAATTTAAAATCCTCGGGTGTTTCCCCTTCGTATATAAGATCATATATCCGTTTTCTTGACTCCAATTCGTCCGGGTCACCGTAGGACCATTCTTGTGATAAATCTAATGGTCCTATATCCCCGCCGCAGTTCCAGCACGACAGGATCGTAGGTTGTAGATTAGCCTGCCTGCTACTGAAGGCTTTCTTCCCGCAATTCGGACAAACGGTTTTTATGTCATCCGCGCGGTAACATGTTTGTCTACTTTTCATATTTATCTCCACTCATGATTTCCATAACTGTTTTTATGAACACCGCCCCGACTTGTGGTACTATTGCGTTTCCGTACCCCCTAAGGACTGCGACCCGCCCTTTGATTTTCGGCGCGAGGGGGTAGCCACTTTCAGACCCGCGTAGGTCCAAACCTTCGGGTACCCCATCATCCATGCGCTGAAGAAGGGATTCAGTCGGTATTCTCCGGTATTTTCCATCGATACATTTATGCCAGACGGAGTCTCTCCACACGTCCAGGCATCGCGCGTCAAACTGCGGGTCTGTCCGCTCTTCCGCGTGGCGTTGTTCGGGTCGTCGCAGTTCGGGGTCGCCCACCCCACAAACTGTATCTGTTGCTCCAACCCCGTTTCGCACAATCTGTTCGTGTCCTTGTCGTATGCTCTCTGCCCCGGCGACCAAGGCTTCCCTTCCTTCGTCACCAGCCTTTCCAGGGTTATCCCCGACTCCTGGTTGCTTGGGGTCCTCCAATCCGAAATTTCCTCCGGGCAAAGCGACCCAGAAGAGCCTTTGTCTGATGTGCGGCGCCCCGAGGCACGCAGCGCACAAATCGGCGGCCCCAACTTCATATCCCAGGACTTCCAGGTCAGCACGTACTCCGGCGAGCCAAGTCCTTCCAAGAGAAGACGCAACCTGCTCTCCAAAACAAGTTGAAGGCCGACATTTCTCGATGATGCGGAAGAATTGTGGCCAGAGGTGGCGCGCATCTTCTGCACTTCGTTTTTTTCCTGCAGTAGAGAAGGGCTGGCAAGGACACGACCCGGAATATACGGGTCGGTCGTCTGGCCACCCGGCTGTGCGGAGGGCAAGGGGCCATCCCCCAATTCCTGCGAAGAAGTGACATTGGGTGTATCGAACAAGTTCTCGGTGGTCAACATCGATGATGCTTCGTTCATCAACGTCCCCTTCAGGGATAAGATCCATGGCTATAAGTTCTCGCAGCCATGCGGCGGCGTTAGAGTCAAACTCGTTGTAGTATGCTCGACAGGATCCCACGGTATTAATATACCTTTTCGGGACTGCTATATTAAAGGGGGTTTCAGCGTTACCTATCAAGTTCAGGTTTGATAAGGTACTAATATTAAAAGCCCTACATCTGATGTTCCTTGGAGATATATCATGAATAATTTTGTCGATATAGATGGGATAGCAGGCCCCCTGCGTGCCGTGTGGGTATCTAAAGACTCCCCCGAGGAGGCGGCCAGAAAGAACCCGCTCCTTGTCAATGACAAGCCCACTGTCGAATTCTATGACCTTCGAGGAAAACAGACGCCAAACGGCACCTATACAGGTGCTTCATATAATGCGGACGAATTATTGGACGTTAAGGGCGGACTTAATCTAAATATTGGCGTAAAGGATTGGAAGGTACCTCTTGAAAGCATGTCCAATGTAAAAGCGTGGATAAAAGCCAAAAGGGAATCAGAAGGTACTAAAATTGTACAGACCGAGGGTAAAATGGACACAAACGAAATGGCTAGGAAGATGGCTGATGAAGGTCTTGTGGCTTCTTTGGCAGAGGCGCGCAGATTTATTGCAGCCGGGGTCGACATAGAGAAGCTTAAAGAAATGCGCAAAAGGCATTCTGAGCCATTGATGGCACGCCGAGACTACGGTACCAAGCAGGCGGATGATGGCCGTAAAGCCATAGAGGATGAGGCCCGGTCTCTTTTCAAAGCAAGTGCCTTGAGCTACGGTCGCACGGTCACACCAGAAATAGAGAATAATTTTGACAAATTCCTGGGGACGTGTACTACGAGTCAGATCAAACGGGCTATCGATGACATCAAAGGTGCGAATGTTGGTGCCACGCCGAGGCAGGCTGATGATGAAGAAGCTGACCCAGAGGTAGTGTTGAAGGCCCTTATGACGGAGCCTGAGCTGCTTAAGGCGGTCGGGGCTATTGTTGAGGCTGTTAAGAAAAAGGAATGGCTTGCACTTCCTATCGCACAAAGGATATATGGGGATTTGCGCGAATTGGGGGCCCTCAGGAATTTGGCGGCGGCAGATTCGGATCCGACAAAGATTTTGGAGTCCATAAAAAATGAGCCGGACTTCAACGAGACAGTGATGCGTTTGATGAATGAACATTTGGTGAAGAACCTCAGCGAGGCTCGCAGGCTCGCGGCGGCGGGTGTGACCCCCGAATTCTTGCGTCATATACGAGGAGAGCGTCCTATGGATCCAAAGGCCTTGAAAGAGAGAAGTTCTTACGTGGTCAAACAGCTTGATGTACTTGCTGATCGACTCGAGGCTTATGGATTGCGTGAGGCATCGGAGAAGTTGGATATCATCTCGAACACGATTGAAGCGACGGACGGAAAACCAGATTTGAAGGACGATCTTTCCGTGAAATTCTGGGAAAAATATGGAGAACAAATCACAAAAATCTTTAGTAGAACATACGCTGTTATTAACGTTGATTCTGTAATTTCTTTAGAGTCACTTAAAAACTATTTCGTTCTTGTTTTTTCTTCTGGTGATATGCTTCTTAGTCAGCTAACAGAACTATCAAAAGTTCTACAAGATCCATCCATAAAGATAGCTTCAAAAGGGAGTAAATTGGCGCTTACGGTGGAGGTTCATGACATCGATAAAGTTGTCACACCGAAAGATGCCGCCGCACTCGCCAACAAGCCTTATGTGGTCGAGCAATTGGAAAAGGTTGGATTCGAGGTATCACAGTATCCAGGCAGCGAAGAGTATCTCAAAGAATTATGGAAGAACAAGGATCCGATACAGCACCATTCAGTGCATGCCTGGTTGGTGTCACCTCCTGCGGACAGGGTATTTAACGTGGAAGGCATCGAACAAGAAAACGTGATATTGGTTACTCCGGGATCGGCGGAGAAGGAGCAGGAGGGGTATTTCACCGGAGAATCTCCCGATGATTACAAGTACCTAGTTATGAAGGCCTCTAAACCTTACAAAGGTATCGAATCGGAAGATATCATCGTTTCATCCAACAGGGAACAGGATTTAATATCCAAACTGAAGAGGCTGCTAAAACCTGAAGGAATCGCAAAGTTGGCCACCAAATATTTGAGGGATACACCCACCAATGAGGTGCATGAATTTTTGAAGAAAGCCGGCGAAAGTGTAAGTTTCCCGATCCATTTTTCGGATAATCCCGAACACCCTGAATTGAAAAGGGTGTTCACGTGGCTCACCAGGCACAAGATGGGGCCTGCGTTTGGCAGCCGACCTATAGGTTGGTATCAGCAGCACCAAATGGCCGCCATAGATATCATAGAGGAAGCTGTAAAAAAGGCCGTGGGCACCGGCGAGGTGCGTGTTGAGAAGGGTGATTTGATGGTGACCACAAACGGGCGCGATTGGGAAAGACTGATGAGTTGTGAAGAGGTTTACAAGAAAGCTGACGCGGCAGCCAGAAAATAACGGCATGAGACTCATTCCACAGGGGGAACTTCCCCTCACCCGCACGATGCGGGACTTGTTCCCGGGGCTGGTCGTTGAATGCGACCGGCCCCCACGGGACGAACCTTTGTGCGACATAGCCTCCAGGGAGGGCGCATACATAGGTGGAGCGGCAGGAACAAGATCAGACATCGAGCAGGCCCTAGATGAATGGGGTTGGCTCAAGAGACGCAGGAACACCACATCCAAAGGAGATACAAATGAACCGCAAAACGAAGACCCCCGCCAAATCAAAGTTGAGTGTTGACAAAAACGGGTTCGGCAAGCACCTCGCCTCTGTTTTGAAAGAAATGTGCCGAAGGGTCAAGGCGAAATACGACGACATCGACTTCAAATCTTCAGGTTGGTTTCGTCAGTATAAATGGACCCGGGAACAAGAGAAGTCGTTCGAGGGGTGGCTCACCGACTATTTGTACCATTCGCGCGAGGCACGTTGGGAGTTATGCGAACGTGGGTTATATATCGACAAAAAATGGTGCAAAAAGGTTGCTGAAGAGTTCACATTCATGTACGGGTGGGTTCTCTCCGATTAGTAGCCCATAAGGCTTCTTAAATCGGATATACAGGATCTAATCAAGTCTCGTTGCATATGAAGTGAATGTTGCAATTTTAGGTCATCTTTGAAAGCTTCGGCGGCCCGGTGCATATCGGATGCTTTGACTTCCCATTTATCGATGAGGGCGTGTAAACCCTCCTGGGGAATGGCACGTTTTTTAAGCGTATCCCGGCGATCTAATTCGATTTCTATTTCGGAACACATGTTTTGTGCTTGTACGTATGCAGACTCTGCCTTAGAAAGGTGTTCGGATGCCCTATCAAGTTCTTCATTGAGCTGCATTTCGTCCAGATTTTTGAGGTTAGCCATTGGTATTCCTTTCACCTTATGTCACCAAAATTAGAAGGTTATTTCTAAATAATACTTTATTGATACTTATGAGGTTAAGTAACACGTACCCACAAGGGGATCGTCATGGCATTTCTATCTCTCCACGCGATACACGGCGTCATCGATTCTTTCCTGCACAATACCCAATATATGTTCAGGACAGCCAAAGAGGCTCCGGATATTGATGATGCTTATGAAGATGCAAAAAAAGAGGTCAACAAAGCCGGAATAAATTACGACAGGAATATAGGAAGGGCCTTCGGGCAACTTCTTACGCAGGCGATAGATCTTCCTGAAGATCCTTCGAAGTCTACTTTTTGGGGAGATGAGGACGTCGTAGATCTTTTGAACAAGCTACCCTACCTCATACCGCATTGGACAGGTGAAGCTTTCGGTAAGGCTTTCGCCAAGAAGCTTAACCGATCGATGGGATCTTACGTCTACAAGTTATTTGGTCGCTCGGATGAGGACTACAAAAAGCCAAAAACCATTGCGTGGTTTGAGTCCGGGGATCTTAACCCACAAGAAATTTTTAAAAGATTTGCTGTCATACTCAACAAAGAGTCAAAGAAAAATTATACCCCCGAAACGGTACGAGAAAATTTCAAGTATGAAAAAAAAGAAAAGCCGTCCTATGATGACTACGATTTGAGAACAAATTCCACGGTGACAGCACAAAAAGCCCTTGAGTCAACAGTATCCATGTTGAGTGATGAACTTATAAATCCAAGCAACTTTATTAACAAGTTGGCAGAGCAAAGAGGTGGTAAAGAGGTTGCCGTGTCGTGGATGCGCCCACCACGAGGTAAAGCACCCTCCGCCAAAGAACAAACAGAAGAAACCGATCGCCGCAAGATGGACCCCGAAGTGGCAGATAAAATGTTCGAGGCCTTGGAATCGAAGCGACCGTTACACTGGAAATATGTCCGGCCGGAAGTTGCCCCTGGAAAAGGGGGTGCTGCCGTTACCATGTTGACTGTCTTTTTCCCGGCTCTTGGTGATAAAGAGTACAGCATTGTAGTACCCAATGACGTTGGATTAGCTCTTCGTGACTCACGTAAGGGTGAAGAGTATACGTTGCGCGTACTTGATTATGACCCGTCCAAAGGGTTCAAAGTTTCTTTCGACGGGTTCAAAGACAAGATACTTCTTTCAAGAAGAGAATCCATAAGGAAAACAGGTGTAACGGCCAAGCAGCTCTCTGACGCCATCAGGGATTTTATAGATGACTATGCTTCAGAACTTGTAAAACCCACAATCTCTGAAGATGTTACAAAAGTAGCCGAACAGTTCTTTGGAAGAGTCATAGTCGATGGAAAGAACGTGGCGACTGATCAAGGCCTTTCTGAATTGATTGACCTCCACGAACAACGTAAGATCCAAAGGGACCCCCGTGGAGGCAAGAAAAAAGATCCCGAAGACCAAAGCGAAGAGTCTGTGCTGAAAAGGTACCTTAAAGAAAAAGAAGAACTCGAAAATAAACGCAAAGTGCAAGAAGAAGGCGTAGGCGAGGACATCGCATGGGTGCAACACCAAAGGATGGATCACGCAAATAAGGCGGCCTCAAAAATAGCCGACAAGATATCACGATCTCCATCGATACCCGAAAAAGGGCGCTTCACGCATAAAAGTGATACATGGACATATGCCAATGCTTTGAGAAGTAAAGCCGGGATAAGGTGGCTGGTCGAACTCGCAACATCAGAGGCGTTGCTTCCGACAAAAACAGGGAAAATACCGTGGGACACGTTAATAAATAACATCATGAAGTCCGACATTATCGGGAACGCCGAAAAATCGGTGTTGTTAGGCGGGAGTTCGATAGAAAAGATTCTACCAGCATTAAAAGTCGCCTATATCGCCCATAATGCGTCCATGTCAGATGACCAAAAAAGAAGTGCCTATGAGGAATACATGAAAGGCACTTTAAAAGTAAACCCTACCGAGCGTTCCGAGATATCCAAAGACTTGGCATCAAAGGAAGTTGACTACATCAGGACCAACATCGTTGACAACGTCAAAGAGGAGATACAAAGGGCTTTTATAAACATGTACGCTGCGGGTGATCCGGACATTGTAGATATCGTAGAGGTTTCAAAAGCGCGCCTCCCGGAACGTATGACGGAAGAGGAGAAAGAGGAGTGGGACATCGACAAGAAAAAGAAAAAGGTGACCACGACTTTCAAAACTAGAATCGATGAGGCCCGTGAAAGAATAAAGAACATAAGGGACTTCAATAGTCAAAAAGCCCGCGCCTTGGAAGACATTTTGGAAAACGGAGATTATGGAAAGGTACGTAAGGATCTTAAAGCTGTCAAAATGTCCCCCAAAGCCTTGGAAACATTCGAAGAACTTGAAAAATCTGGAAAAGCCACCCCGGACACTGCGGAATACGAAGGGATGCTCTCCAAAATAGAAACTGTTTCCGATGCCTACGAAAGAGCCTTGAACGATGAGTCTGATAAGAGCCTTGAGAAGGTATTCAAGTCTGTTGCAACGAAGCAGAAAGGTAAAGAGGATACTTCGGGGGTAACAGAAAAACCAGAAGATACCTCGGAGGAAACAGAAGAACTTGAGGATAAACAGGCATCGTTGAACAGACTTGCTGTTAAAATTGCCTTTTCTAAAATGGGTTTGTAAATTTGAAACATATTCGGAATATTGATAGGGGACTATGGCTATTATGACCAACAAACTCGGCGTAGAACTTATGAATAAACTGGTAGGGTTGACGACCAGCGATGTCTATGATCCAAAACGCGACCGAAAGTTGTTCGGTGACTTCACGGATGAACTCGTTAGGGAAATTTCTGGCGCGACTTATGCCCCTGAAGTTGTGGGTGTTATAGAGGAAACTGCCAAGAACGCCCAACAGGACGAATCTGCTGAATTCAGCAAAATGACCCACCAAAACAAAATAAAAGAATTGATTCGCGTATTGCATTGGGCAGAAGACACGACAGACCTTACACTTGGTCAAGCACCACAGGTATCTGCCCGAATACTTAAATCTATATACATACCGGATGTGTCCCACGTGAAAACGGATACGAATGCTCCGGAGTTGGTTAATGCAGGTCCTCTTACAGAAGCCGAACTCAGTTTTTTCGAGAACGCCCCTGCATCGGCCACTATGTCAGAATACAACGAAGAACGCAACAAGCGTACCCCCACCAAAGATACCCTGCCGGAAACGTACGATCCGCTTACTTGGAATGACATAGGCAAAGACGCAGACGTGCAAAAGGTAATCAACGCCGTGAGGTTCTTCCTTGGAAACCGCGAAGTCAAGGATGGAAAAAAGACCTATTCAAGGCGTGTGAAGGAACCACCCCTCAAGAGGTATCTCGCCGATTTGGCAACAGATGAGGCTGAAAATGAAGGCGAATCAAAAAAAGGCGGTACGGAAAGCGCCCAAAAAGTAAAAGACTTGATATTCAGGTTGCTTGGCCACGTGCGCGATGAGAAATACAAAGCTTGGGATGAAGCGCGCCGCAAGATGGTCGAACAACAACACGCTATCAATCCAGAACCTCTCAGTCCTGTCGAAAAAACCCACGCCATGTTCTATGGTGAAAACCACGGTAAAGACAGCGATGCCGCTAAAACTCTTGGAAGAACGAAGGCGCAACTCAAGCACGCAGTGGATAATATCTTCAACAAAAGCGTTACTAAGTCCGGGGACATCCTTGGCGACCACAAAGTTGTGGCAATCAACGCAGGCGCCTTGAACGCTTCTATAAAAGCCTTCAAAAGATATCTCCAAGAAATGGGAAAAGAACGAAAAAGCAAAGATGACAGTGGCAAGGATATTGCCGTCCCAACAAACTTGCAAACGGATTTGAAGAGCCTGAAGAACTTCATAAACACCGGGGCTCACAAACCGGACATGCAAACATATAAGGATTTGCTCGGGCAACTTAATGGTGCTATTTCTGACGCCAACCTCACCGAGGATCAAAGGGATTCTCTTTATGGGATATTCCCCAGTGCCTCCGGCGAAGAACGGTCGATGAAAACGGTGAATGACTGGATCTCCGGATTAGAAGAACGCTCTGGATCTGCTAAAAAGAGGTCAAAGGAAATCGAAGATAAAATAAAGTTGCCTGAAGAAGATCGTGGGTCTTTGAAGAACATGATCGAACTTGCCAATAATAAAAGGTCAGAAGCTTACGAAGCTTATAGGAAGGCCCATACCCTCTCCGAGGATCTTGCCCCGAAGATCTTGAGAGATCTGCGGTCTCCGTTTCTCGTGCGCGGTGCGGATTTGTCTAACAAGGAAATTGAAGAATTGGCCGATCGCGTGTACAAGGTTACTTTGGAAAAATATGCTCCCAGGTACGGTGAGGAGAATGTAAAACGAGTTTTTGATTATGCTAAAAAGTACATGTTGGCTAAACATGAAGAGGAATCAACGTTGGAGGACATCAAATCTTCAAAAGATGGTGAACTTTTGTATAACCTTGATACAGCCAAGAAAAACGAAGAAAACACTAAAAGACTTCTTGACGGCGCATTGTCACTCGTTGTGGAGAAAAGCACACCAGGAGATAAAAATAAGTCGTATGACTTCTCGAACGATTCTTTGAAAGATATTCACAAAAAAGCTGACGGCCTTGTGAATTGGGTGTTCAATACAAGGGACGAGAGCATCAAATCAGCAAATTTCAAGGGTGTGAGAGATTTGATCCAAAAGCTTGATGACATACGAAAGAAGCTCGTCAAACTTTCGAGGACCTCCAAAGCAGCAATGTTTTGGGACTATGGAACCGGTTGGATGTATCGGGACAAAGATGCAAAAACTCCCGCAGCATTCGGAGAGGGTAAATTTGACGAAGGAGCGTTGCTTTCTGATGACCCGGAAAAATGGATATCTGATTTACAAAATGACAGCAGGCTGAATTTTCTTGAAACGAAAACAGATGAACTATTTAAAGCCGGAAAAGGAAAGCCAGAAACAGTTGCTGGTCCGAGCTTCTCTCAAATACCCGTTATTTACAACCACATTGTTCGATTGATATCAAAATTGAAAAATTTCGACCCAAATGCGGTGAAGGACAAAATGATAAACGAGGCTATTTCGAGGGCCAACATTGGATACACTATTCGTTCGAAAGAAACCCAGAAGAAGAAAAAAACCGAAGAGAAGGAACGTCAGAAAGCCTACGAATCAGAAAACATAAAGCCCATTGAAATGGTTAAAGCAGAACCTGCGGCTCAACCACAACCCGAAGCCACGCCAAAAAGCGCTTCAAGTTTGTCCCAACTTGTAGTAGCGTTCATGGACAGGGTGGCCGCTATGCGCGAGGCCACATTTGATTTCTTGAGTCGCACCGCGAAGGGAAGAAAAATACGTCCCGAGATACTCCCCGCCCATACGAAGCGCGAGAAGAAAACCGGCCCTGTGTACCTCAACGCATTTTTCATCGACCCCGATGGTGCCGATGAATTCATACTTGAATTGGAAAGAAACGGTTTTGACTTCGTGAACTCGTTGGCCATGGAGGATGAAGCCCTATCGGGTAAAACCCCGAAGGAACTTGAGGAAAAGATGCCCGGTCCGGAGAAAAAGCCGGAACAGGCACAACCAGCCCGGGGTCACAAATTCGATATAGACGAAGCCATAGTAAAGACGATGATGAAAGGATCTTCGAGAATTCAAGAGCATATCTTGAAAAACAAAGATCGCATGGCGGATGTGCTTGGCAAACGTCTTAAAAACGTAGATGACCAGATGAAAGATGCGAAGAGAATGGTCGATGTCTACACTGCTGAGGTGGCAAACACCGAATTAAGAAACAAATTGAGCTTTTTGAAAGAACTTGCCTCATTCATACGGAATCCGGAGAAGGTAATAAAAGACTACGTACCTTTGGCGTTCCCTGAAAAAGCATGGAGCATGAGGCAACGTGAATTAAAGAACCAACAAAAGGATGTCGAGAAAATAATAGAAAAGGTCAAGCGTCGTAAAGAATTTGACCTCCGTCGCAATAAATTGAAAGCTAAATACGAAAGCATGGGGATCGACCCCGAAACGCGTGATGACTATCGTTATGCTGACAAGGTAGTTAAGCAAGTCGATAATTTGAAGAAGTTCATGTCTTTGAGCGAGTTGTATGAAATGTACGAAGACTTGCCGGAGTACGACAAGATAAACAGGCAGATACGGGGCATACGCAGTCGGGCAAATAAAAAAGGCCAGATGACTGATGCTGAATCGGATGAATTGTACGCCTTGGAGCAACGGGTAAGCAGACTTGATGCGTATTTGTCCAAAAAGGAAAGCTTCAAAAATATTCAGAAGCTTTATCCTGCAGAATCTGCACAATATACGGATCCCGAAACCGAAGCCTTGTACAAAAAACAGGTGAAAGACGTTCCTGAAGATGTCAAATCCGAGAAGCGTTATCAGTACGAGCAGAGGATGAAGGAGTTAGATGACCTGTCATCATGGGATGAATTCAAGTCGTGGATAAGGAAGATACAGAAGGCGAAGCCCTCATCAGAAACAACATCAAAAGTATCCTTGGAGATTACTAGACAAAAGGCTTTGATAGAATCTCTGAAGAAAAGAATATCCAAGGCGGAAGGGGAAGCAAAATCTTTAAAGGGTGAAGATGCCACGAAGGCGAAGGCTCTCATCGATGATTTGAAGAAAAATCTTACCTCTGCGGAATCGAGCCTCTCCCAAGATGAGAAGAAGTTAGTAACCATGACTTCCCGCAAAAAAGGTCTTGGGGACACCCAATTTGGGAAAACGGAACCCAAAGAATTGGTTCGTTTAAGGAAAGAAGTTGCCGATGCCGAGGAACAACTGAAGAACGCCCCCGAAAACGAACGTGAAAACGCTAAAACTCGTCTTGAAGGACTAAAAGGTAAATTGACATCTGCAGAGGAAGATTTCAAAAAAACAAAAGCTTTGCGTGAAAAAGGGGTAAGTGACATAGGCCTTGGAGAATACGAGCCCAAAGAAGGTCGCAGATTGTGGGACAGATTCATGGACAATGTTAAAAATATCGTTGTCTTGGGAATGAAGAAAGATAGATATCCTAAGATGCTATTTGATTTGGCTAACGAAAACGTACTTTCGTACGTGGCGCCAGACGAATTCTTAAAAACGGTAAGCGATATGGAAAGACGCCTTTCGGAAGCTGGTGTAAAAAAATATTTGGTTCTCAAAAATTTGTTCGGATCCGAAGGCGATTGGAACACGATGAAGTCCTCCATAGAAAAACGCTTGGATTCGCTGAAAACCAATGCCGAAGACAAGAAGAAGGTGTTGGGGGAGGCCAGGAAGAAGCTGGAGGAACTCAAAAAAAGCACACCGGTGGAACCTGGAGAAGACGAACAAAATGTAGTGACAGAAGCCGAGTCCGATGTGAAAGGCCTTGAGAACGACATATCCTATACACTTGAAAACGAAAAAGCTTTACGCGGATTGATGGAAGAAATAGACTCCATGTACTCCAAGCAGAAGGAATTGAGCAAAGCCTCTGAACCCGGGCTATCAAAAAATATCAATGAGGTGTTGTCGAAACCGCTACCGAAGCCCACAATGACAGATGCTGAAATGAAACAGACGGTCGAACAGTATGTGAAATCCAAAAACAGGCAAAAAATAATTGACTTCGTATTGGATGTGGACAATGCCAACAAGCCCATACAGAACGAATTGGAAATCTTGAAGAACACAAAATCTTCTGTGGACAAACTCTATGGGGACAGTCCAGAACGACAGGAAATGTATCGCAAGGTTGATGACAGAAAGAAAGAATTGTCTGAACTCCTTGTCAGTGACCCTCGAGAGTATTATGTCAACAAGGTTGTCGAGGGCTTCAAATCCCGTATGAAGGAAATGAGTCCCGAGCAGGAGAGCAAAATAAGAAAAGAACTCACGGAACATTTGGAAAAGAAAATCCCGGGTTCAAGGTGGAAAGCATACGAAGAAGAAGAGAAAAAGAAGGAAACTTCGGGATTAAAACCAAAAATGGTCATTGAAAAATACCTTCAATTATACCCCCTGTCATTCGGCGGTGAATCGGCCATAAGAGCTGTCGCCAAAAGTACCGTTGATTCCTTAAGTAAAAAGGCAGACGGCACCACGGATTCCCTAGGATTCAAAGAACTCGTGCGGGATGCTAAAAAATACGAATCCACTGCGCTCCAATTGGGAGACAGTTTCAAAAAATTTGTTGTAATAGGAACTACACAGGTTGTTATTAGATCTTTAGAGGATGTCGACAAGATGGAAAATCGATTTGTAAATTCTCTCTCTACGGTAAATGCCTATATCGATTTTGCCAACGAAACGCGTGCTGTGGTTGACTCCGCAGCGAATAAACTTGAAGCATCCATTCCTAAAGACACACAAGAATGGAAGAAAAGTTCTGCCGAGGGCGTTAAGAAATTGGAGGAAATGAAGAAAGAAATAGATGACTTTTGGTCAGAGATTAAAAAAGATATACTTGAATACAGAAAAAACAAAAATTTAAAACTAAACCTTGGCAAGGCCCAGCCTTTGAAGCCGGAAGAATCAGATCCGTTTTGGAGCACTCGGACACGCTACGAGGACATGCCAAAAGCACAAAAAGGAGTACCCGGACGCACAAAGCGCAAGACAGATTACCCGCTCCAAAAGGATACTGACCCCGAGTGGGGAAAACCTGCGCCGGTAGACGAATCAATCCCCGAAGCGGTAATGTCTAAAACCGCCTCTGAAGATGATGATGGTATCGACAAGAGCAACATCGAAAATTGGCTAAAATCGTCACCTCGCAAATATCTTGAAGATTTGTCACGCATAGGTATAAATGACTGGGATCTCATCGAGAGCCTTTATGGCGAGAAGAAGGCAGAGTACCGTGACCTCGTGCGTGGCAACCAGATGATAATCGATGGGCCGGAGGCTAAAGAACGCGTCAAGAAAATGATGGAGGAAGTAGATCGCAAAGCGAAGGAGTTGGCACGCATCGAATCTTTGAAAGACATGAGGATTCCGATCGGGGGACAGATGGTGAAGGTGTCCGATGTCGGCGATGTGTTCAACAGGGAACTTTCTTCGTATCTATCCAAGAAAAACACGGCACAGATGAAGCTCAGCATGTATCAGACGCTTTATGATCGGCTCATGCAGGAGTCTGCGGCGTACAAGGAATTTGTCGAAATCCCCGAGGATTTTGATACAAAACCCGTGATGGAGAGGGGCGAGGAAGATAAGGCTAAAGAGAAGATGGAACCTACCGAGCGCGAAACCCAGGCTATAACCGACCAATTCTACCGGGGGCTGTTCTGGTATCTGCAGGATTATTGGAAGACTCGGTCCGGCAAGGAGTCTATGTTTGGATCTCGCGAATCTCCTGAATTCTCTAAACTGTATGATGCCACGAAAGCTATGGTCGGCGTACGCAGCACACCTGTCATACAGAAAGTCATACTCGCCGGGAGCCAGGCGAGAAAGCATCTTCGTGATGTGAAGAACTCCATAAGAGGAATAGCAACCAAGTTGAAGAGGATCGATGTGGATCCTTCTGCAGTGATCGAGCGGATAAAGAATCAATATGGGCTTTCCGACAAGAATTTCACAAGCATGGAAGACATCACAAAAGAAGAGGAACGCGTAAAAAGAAATATTCCTACAGAACCCACACAAACGACCGGGGTACACTTATACTTCCTCATGAAGTACCGTGACCAATTAGAGTCCCTGTTGGAGTCCAAGAACGCGATGTACGAGATCCTCCGCGAGGTAGTGCCAGCAGAATACAAAGTATCTGTACTTGAGGCTATCAAATCAAAGACGGCCGACAAAAATCTCATAGGAGAAATTGACAAGCGCATAAAAATAATCAGGGAGGACGCAGAGGCCTTGGCTGAAAGAAAAACCAAAGATGCGGAGAAAGACATCGGTAAGGCCGTGCTCAAAGGAATAGATACAGTAAAAAAATCTGAAATCCTTCAAGGGGCTATAGAAGAGACTCCACAATTGACAGAAGAATCAGTCGATGAGGAAGACAAGCAGGCCAGTTATATGAACCGTCCGGGATTCGACTTGGGTATCTTCTATGGTAAAGTCCTTCAAGACAAAATAGCGTCCATGGCCGCGCGGTATTTGAAGAATCGTTTGGAATCATAACATGAAGATTTTCTTGGATCTTGATGGTGTTTTGACCGATTTTCAAAAATCGATGTGTGCATTGATGGGTGTGAAGCTTGACCGCGACAAGGTGTGGGACGATAGCAGGAAACTGTGGTCAAAAGTCGATGAAGAGGGTGAGAAATTCTGGACCGAGATGGAGTGGCAACCCGGGGGCAAGAATCTGTGGGAGGCTTTGAAGGAGTACACCCCTACCATACTGTCATCGCCGACAAGGCACGAGTCGTCAAAGACGGGAAAACGTAAATGGGTGCGGGAAAATCTTGGTGATGACGTAAAGGTCATCTTGGAAACAAAAAAGGAGAAATACGCTTCACCCGATGCCATCCTTGTGGACGATAGGAAGAAGAATATCGCCAAATGGAAAGAGGCAGGCGGCATAGGCGTATTGCATACCGACCCCGATAAGACCATAGACAAGGTTAAAGAACTCATGTCAACAAACAAGGAAGCATCCAATATAAAGTACGTGGCGGATCCAAAAAATCCTACCAGGAGAATAGTGCTTGAAAAACTCCACGGGGGCAGGGGAACAAAGACGCACACCAATGAAACCGCGTACAAAAGAAAGCGTGAAAAGGATTGGCGCCAACACACTGTAGAAGGTTCTCTACGCGTCGTCTTGGCCTATCTGTCCAAAGAGGAAGCCCTCGATAACTTCAAATTTAGATCGCACCCCGTAGTGATAGACCCTTACGACGCTATCGTGCAGCAGGCTCTACAGAAAATGGGTCCTTCTGGCAGGAACGTTGACGTGGTGAAGCTTGAGCCTACCTGCCCCGGTGATAGAGTGGCTTGGGTAGCCAATGAAGATTTCTTCCAAGGAAAAAAGGATAGGAAAAGAGTCGTGCATCTCTGCCTAAACAAAATCAAATCAGATTTCAAAAAGGCACACGGCAAAGATTTCAATATGACCAACGCCGAGGATACCAAGAGGATGCGTGAGGTAGTCCTGTCCTACTTGAAAGACGTGGTGCTTCCGCATGAGGAAACTCACATCGAGCAGGAGACCAAAGGAGAAGGACAGTTTGGAGCATCGCCGGAGGTAGGCGCCGAGAGGGCGGAGGACTGGTCGAAACTTGAACAAATGGGTATTAAAAAGAAAGCTGGATTCTTTCCGGATAACTATGATCCAAAAAAGGGAGAATTCATCGGTAAACTAACACCTATATACACAGACAAACCCATGCGCCGAGAAGTTCCATTTTCCTTTAAAAGGTTGCGCACGGAAAACCTCAACTATGTTAGAAATGCCCTGTTGAAATTAAAGGACCAAAAAGCAACGAAAATATGGGATGCCATAGAGTCTGGATTACAGGGTGACTACAGCCGGGAACAAGAAGAGGAACTCAAAAGAATCATACAGGAAGATGCCCGGGACTATAGCTTATCTGTCGGGGAACTGATAAATAATTTGTTTGGAAATACTAAGATAGAAGACCTCCGTTCATCCCCTGTTTATCAAGGGATAACCAGAAAATTTGCCCAAAGTGTAGTGATAAGATACCTCCATAAAAAAATGTAAGCGGTATGTACTACACCAAACTATCGTCATACATAAGGAAAATCGCCGCCTCCGGTGGTGGTCCTATTCCTAAAAGGTCCTTCGGAAAAACAGGCCTCGATGTTACCATCCTCGGACTCGGGGGCGGCGCCGTTGTGGGTCTCAAAGGTAAAGAAAACGAGAGCAAAGCCGAAGGTGTGATCCGGGCTGCCTTGAGGTTCGGGGTCAATTACTTTGACACCTCTCCGGAGTACGGCCCCAGTGAGGTTCGTATAGGCTCCGCGTTGGGCAAGGATAGGCCTTCAGTCGTTTTGGCGACCAAGACCCATGACAGGACGAGGGATGGCTCCTTGAGGCTCCTAGAGGCCTCCTTAAAGGCCCTAAAGACCGACCATGTTGATGTGTGGCAGATGCACCACATCGACCATGAAGATGAAGTAAAAATGGTACTAGCAAAGGATGGCGCTTTAAAGGCCCTGCAGGAGGCTAAATCGCAAGGTATGACACGTTATATAGGTGTCACCGGCCATTACGACCCAGCCCCCTTATCTGCCCTCATAAAGACGGGGGAATTGGACACGGCTCTGCTCGCCATGAACGCCGCAGACGTACACGACCAACACAGTTTCATAAAAGGAGTCCTTCCATCGGCTATAAAAGCCAGGCTTGGCGTGGTGTGCATGAAGGTCGCGAGCATGGGAAGGATATTTAACCCTTGGAATCTCAATAACATACGTGACGCTCTTTATTATTGTCTCAGTCTTCCTGTGTCCACGGCAATCATCGGGGTGGATGACGAGGATCAACTTGCAGAGAACGTGACATTAGTTAAAATGTTTGAGAAGCTATCCGATGACGAAATGGGTCGCATCCACGATCTCACTGAAGAATACCATGAAATTGCTAATTTCTTCAGGAAGGGTCACGAGGTTCACAACCCTTTCTGGAAGCCCTACGGTTACCAGGGAAAAAAAGCATCCGATAAAGGAAAAAGGTTGATCATACTTCGAGGTATAAGTGGCACGGGCAAGTCGACCTTGGCGAGGGATCTCGAGCGTGAACACAAGACGAAGGCGCTCGGGTCAGACGACTTTTTCATGAAGGGCGGGAAGTACATCTATGACATGGCCAAGCTTTCGGAGGCCCACTCTTGGAACCAGCAGAGGGTACGCGAAACGATGAAGCGTGGTGACCCCGTAGTCATTGTTGATAACACGAACACACAAGCTTGGGAGATGAAGCCGTACGTGCAGGCCGCCAAGGAATTTGGGTACTCTGTAGAATTCAAGGAGCCCGGTTGGTCGCCGAAACTCAAGGACGAGCAAGGCAAATGGAATGTCGACTTCATTGAAAAATTGCAAAGAAACAAAGATAGATCAAACATAGGAAAAACGATACCGCGCGAGGTGCTGGAGAGAATGCGCGACAGGTACCAATATGGGGTTACTGAAGAAGACGTACTCAAATCCCAAATGCCAGAAATTTGACACCCTCCCAAAAAAGGATTTGACATGCGCATTACTGATTACCTCGACAGGATAGCGAGTGACCTTGAATCAAAAGGCCTGTTCAAAGAAGCTTACGATATTGATATACTCGCCAACACACTTGACCTCATGACTCAACACGCCAAGGTCACCGAGCGCGAAAGGATGGAAGAACTCAACTATGCCGGGCAGTATATTTCGGCAACCCGGCCTAATCTCGCTATGCAGTCCTTCTTGGATTATTGGGGGCCGGAGTACGGCCCGACAATTTATGACTTGGCGAAGAGGAAAGCATCCGGCGACACAAACCCTGGTCTTTTCCAAAATTGGCAGACGGTCGTGGGGAAGGCAAGGCAATCCAAATCGGTAAGAAGGCAATTGACCCCGGAGCAAACTTCACAGGATCCCTTCATGTCACAAGCGGAACGTGAAAAACTTCGTAGGCCCGTTCAACAAAAAGATGATGTTTTTACTAGAAGTGAATAGAATCCCTGCCGAGGTCAAGGCTTTTTCAGACAAGTTCCTCAAAAGGTGGGGCTTTTAACGGAAGACCTTTTTCCCTATCCTCTTGTTTCTTTTTGGTTTTTTGTAAAATTTCAGAGTCAACTTTATTCTTCAATATTTTCTCCCAGCCTTTTCTTGAAGCCATCTCGCCAAGTATCTTTCGAGCCTCCGCCGCGCGTTGGCGTTCGTCCATGTTGTCAAAGTGCCCTTCTAAAAGCTTCTTTTTTAGTATTGCTTTTATTTCCCCAACTACAGGGCCTTTTGTAACTTCTGAAAATTCCGCCATGATTTCATCGCCGGACATGGGATCTATATACCGATACGACCCTCCGGAGGGCGCCAGCAATCCTTTTTTGATGTCATCATCCTTGAGTCTTTTTAAGTCTTGTTTAATTTTGTCGATCCTTGATTTTTCAGTATCATCGAGAGCTTGATCAGCCTCGATGACAGCAAGAGCGTCATCAAGGTCATTGAAAACACACTGCAGGAAAGTCCTCAAAAGCATCGATGATTCTTGGGGCGTTTTCGGATCCTTGGTAAAAGCCATATGCGAATGTATTATTTTGGTAATAGAATCAATATCCTCGTTATCGTACGTAAGTTCTTTGAGGGCTTTTCTTGCCAAATCTACGCCGTATTCAGCGTGTTCTGCGAAATATACGACGGGCTTTCCTTGTTTGTTGATTGCCTTTTTCTCGGTTAAAAGCTTGCCGATGTCATGGAACAAAGCTGCAAGTCGTGCTTTTTTGGAACCCGGAGTCTTTTTTATAACATCAAGGGTATGTTCCCACACGTTCTCCCCATGATGCCATTTTCTTGATGCATCGTGATATACATCGAGCATTTTAGATAAAGTGGGTGATACAAAATCGAGGACACCCATGTCACGCATAAGATCTAGCCCTTCTGCTGCGACATTCCCATCAGGGTGTTCGAGTATTTTGTTTAATTCTTCACGGATTCTTTCTGGTTTTACTTTGTCTTTTATGATCTCTTTTCCTTCTTGAGTCTTTGCGAAACGCTTTATGAATTCCTCCGTACTCGGGTCAAATTCAAAATTAGGAAGTTTTCCTTTGAAGCGAATTATGCGGAAAATTCGCAATGGGTCGTCTTTGTATATCTGAACCATGCCCCCTGGATGAGGGGGTGGTTTCAGAATTTTTTTCTTTAGATCTTCAACACCGCCGACGAAATCCTTTATTTCTCCGGACGCGACGTCTTGGTATATGGCGTTCACAGTTAAGTCGCGCCTTTTTGCATCATCTTCAAGTGTGGTATACTTCACGTAGGAAGGTCCACGTCCTTTGATATAGGGTCCCTCAAGCCGCGGGGGTGTCATTTCAATGACATACCCTGACACATCGATGCCATCGTAAACGAATGGCTGTTGCTTTTCTCGTGGCTGGACAAGGGCAAGAGTCCAAATGCCATACTGCTCCTTGAGTACCGCCGGGTTGTTAGGGGTTGTGATCCCCAAAGCATCGCCTAATTTTTTTGTGAATATCTCTGCGGCTTTCATGTCGTCTTCTGGGGAGTCCACGACAAGATCTATATCTTTGGGATTCGTGTTCAACATCTTGTCCCGCACGTATCCACCGACAGCGTAGACTTTGCCTTTGTATTCGGGGAGAGTAGTCGTGACCATGTCTTTCAGAAGCTTTTCTACAGCCTTCGTTTGTGTCGCCTTATCCTCTTTGGACTTACGGATTTCGGTTACCGTATGTGCCGTTTGCTTCTGAAGATATGCCAACACTACTCTTATCGAATCTCCCATAGCATCTTTATCCTTGTTATTCATGATTCATGAATTGAAGAAAAACGTGAAGCACGGATTTATTAGCCTCAATGCGGTCTTCAAATTTCTCACACGAAGGTGTTTCCGTGCACGCAAAGTACGGCACGCCTTCTTTTGACACCATGTCTTCGAAGGATCCGTCATGGACTTTGTACTCTATATAGTCGCGCTCATGTTTTTGTCACCTTCAAACATTCCCCAGCATCGGAATATACCAAAGTTTCAACCCCGTGTGCCTTTAATTCCCGGAGCACAAGGGGATCGTAACCTGCACATATTGTCACAGGTATCACATGCGAGTACAGATGGTAGTGAAGTCGCAGCATCATGTACATACGGTATTTAAGTATCTGACCTATCAAGTCATGCTCCCCTACACGCACCTTCACTTCAGTCGGGTAAACGGTGTCATCCGACCTGTAGAGCATGTCCACCCGGCCGTGCGGAGGACAAGGATGTTCGAGGTTCTCAAGCCACACGGGCTGACCGAGTATTTCCCTTATGTCCCCAAGAGCTTCGGAATGGATCCTCTTGACGATGCTGTCCTGCTTCGAATTGGCGCCCTCCGCCTTGTCGGTCGCAAAAGGGGACTCATCGACCCAGGCCTTGTCGGAGATCAACCCTGTCGACAAAGCGTTCCGTATCTTCTTCAACTCTTTGTATTGGTTCTCGGAAAGAACGGTAGGGGTGCCTTTTGACCGATACTCCTCCCGGAGCATGTCAAGGTACAAAGAGGCATACTTTCGGCTGCCCTTCAAATATGAATAAAGGCACATGTAGTAGAGGGTATCTATCAAAACAGCCTACCTGTAAAAGTGACTTACAGGTAGGCCAGAAAATTAAGAGGTAATTATTCGACTATTTTGCTGATGGGTACTTGTAGATGTCCCCTAAATAATTTTTCAAAAACGTCTGTGTGGAATTGTGGTGTACCTCATTGTCGTCCATGATAGGTACCTTGCCTCCCCCTCCCGGGGCGTCCACCACGTAAGTAGGCACTGCGTACCCACTTATCCGTCCGCGCATGTCGGACACTATCTTCCTGCCTGTTGCGATCATTGTTCTGAAATGGCTGGATCCAAGTATCGGATCGCATTGGTATAGATAATATGGTCGTACGCGCCGGCGCATCAACTCCGTGCACAATTTGCTTATAACAGACACGTTGTCGTTGATACCTTTAAGAAGGACTGTTTGGCTCCCCAACGGGATACCTGCATCGGCAAGCATGGCCAATGCCTGTGTGGATTCATTCGTAAGTTCATGTGGATGCGTGACATGCACGCTCATCCAAACAGGATGGAACTTGGAGATGAGCTTGCACAACGCCGGGGTTATTCTTTGGGGGAGTACCATAGGCACCTTCGTACCTATCCTGATAACCTCTACGTGTGGTATGCTCCGGAATAGTTCTAACAATTTGAAAAGGCGGGCGTCAGTCATTGTGAGAGGGTCACCACCAGAGAGTATAACATCCCGCACTTCTGGATGTTCCCTGACGTAATCTGCGCACCTTTTCCACCTTGCCTCGTCTGGCCTTGCACACGAGGATCTTCCACCCACCAAACGAGACCTGGTGCAGTACCGACAATAACAGGAACACATGTCGGTGGTCATGACGAGGACTCTATCAGGATAACGGTGCACGAGTCCGTCAACGGGAGATTGTTTGTCCTCGTGCAAGGGGTCACTTTCCTCCCCTTCAGAGAATAATAGTTCCATTTTGCTTGGAACCATGCACTTTCGTAAGGGGTCGTTTCTGTCGTTTGGATCCATCAAAGACAAGTAATAGGGGGTAACAGCCATAGGCATATCTGCCTCATGATCTGTATCCCATTCGGAAAAACCGAATTTTTTCAAATCTGATGTGCTTCTAACGGTATTGCGGATTTGCCATCTCCAATCGTTCCAATCTTTATTAGAGGACTCTGGGAAGTTCCTCTCACGGAACGATGCCGTTTTTATCTTTTCTTCTTGTATGGTTGTTGTAAGGGTACTACCCGGAGGCTCCGAGTATGAAACTTCGTCCGAACCCATCTTTCTACACTCCTTGTGTGCTTGCCTTAAGCTGTCAATCGTTACTGCAAAATACACATAGTGCGGCGTATTAGCAATGTATTACTTTATTATTTTTGTAAATGTTTCAGAAAGGTCTATCATCAAGTTGCAGAACGACTAAATTAAGGTCACGCCAATTTGCACAGACCGATGGACGGTCATCCACCACGTAGCGAACGTCATATTTCCCGGCAACGTTGGCCTCGTACAGTTCACGTTTGACAGTGGTATCCGGCCTTGAATCCCCCGTAACGCGCATGAAAAAAGGTCCATCAGACGGCAACCCGGCTACATCGGAGAGCCATTGGCACGTGCCTGTGCGCCACTTGTCTTCCCTACCGGACATGAAAATAAGAGCATGCCCGGCATCCATAAGTAGTTTGACCAAAGTTACAACGTGCGCGAACGGGACATCCTCCATCAATCGGGATCCATCATAGGGGTTCCTGATGCCCCGAGACAAGGCCAGCGTCCCATCGATGTCCACAATGATAGCCTTTGGAAGGCCTGGGATGTCCACAGGCGCCGAGTATGGCTCGATGGGGTAGTATTGAGTCCGGCATTCGATGTGCTTTCCTTTCACATGCTTGCGGTGCATATCACGGATTATCTGCTCCGGCACGCGCTCGGACTCGGGTCGACCCTCATTACGACGTATGGCTTCGTTCAAGTCTACATCAAAATACTTCTCGACTACCATGACATCGCCCACGCGTTTGGCGATGCGACACATGCTGTCCCAATGTTTATCGGAGAAGTTAGTGTCATCCACGATGACATCGAAATCTCGGAGTAGCGACCTTTGGACGGCGTAATCCCGGATGTCGAGCATGAACCGTTCTTGCGCCGGGGACCAAGCCTCCCCATCAAGCATGGCGCGGAGGAGATCCTTGTTGACGCGCTTGAACCTTTTAGGGCTCCTACGCATCTCCTCTTTCGTCCACGTACTTTTTCCACTGGCTGGAATTCCTTTAGTCATTATGATGGTTCGCATGCTTGACCCCTTGCCAAACCGTTTGGCTTTACAGGTTTGCTTAACCAATGTTCATCGGTTTGTACGTGGTTCTTTCTAACTAGTTTTGCCGTACTCCTTGAAAACGCCTCATATCTGAAATCAGAGGCAAGTCTTACCACGTATCCTTCAACAGGGTCGGGGCTGGCGGCACAATATTTCTCAAAGGATCTATCTACGAACTCCCTCCCCCATACTTCATGATAGAACACGGGTACTGTTTGAAGCCCTAGCAATTTAGAATAGGTGGCTGTATCGTGCCAAGAAAGGCACCTGTTAAGGTCATCCCATATCGAGTAAACGAGAAAAAAAGAGGGGAGATTTTTGTAGGCTATGCTGTGTTCGGCATACAGGTTCTCCCCACAAACACGCCATTTTTTTGGGATATCATGTTTGATTGACCCGTGAAGGGCATGTACCCAATCGCGGCTTGGGTGCGGTCCGGAGTTTACCGATCGTGCAAATACCTTTTCTTGAGTCATCGTGGTACACTCACCGTCCATCTTCACCGTAGCCACCACTTCCTTGCCGTCAAACAAGTTGTCGTCTTTATGCATCCTGTCATCGTTTTGGACATTTGGGGAATACGAAAAATGATACGTGCGGGGGTATTTGATGTTCCATGTGAATGAATCAAGCACTCCACCATCTTTCAAAGCTATCCGGACGCTGTCCTTCAAGAACAAGGGTCCTGGATAGCGGACGCCTGTAGGTTCCACCACATTTCCCCAGTGGTCGTATTCGTTCTCCTCATCGAAACCAGGAGGACATACACGTGACTTGATACCCGCTTTTTCCCGGAGCACGGAACACGGAATAACAGTCCGTTCTGCATCGAGGTGACAACGTTCGCACAAAGTTACTCCGTTTTCGGTGTAATACCCACCATCGGGCCACAAGCTTCTATCCATCAAGTGGTGCACGGCCGTACCGCGCGCCGGACACCCCACGCAGAGTCCCTGGTCGCGTTTCCTCACAGCTATGTTGAATTCATCCCTTGTTGGCATTGTCCTGCGCTTCTTTCAAAACATCATCAATGGTTTCGTCCGGTTTTCCCTCCAAGCGCCTAGCCTTAAGTCTTATGCGCTCGAGCTTCAAACCAGGCTCCAAGGCATCAGCGCCTATGTCATATCCAATATATTGCTCAAGCATTTTGCGACCTCAACTTCATAAGAGAGAGGGCAATGTTTGCACGTGCCAGCTTCTCATACTTATTTCGGAACGTATTTGTCTGGTAGATTTGCGGCCGACGCATGAACCCATCGAGGATCAGTTGCCTGCCTGTGGAGAATTCTTTGTCATTTACGTGTGCGTATTCCTTTCGTATTTGACTCTCGTACTCCGAAAATCTTTCCCAGGGACTTCCCAAAATGGCCAAATCAATGTCCGCGACAAGGGCTGCATCTCCAGAAAGGGCGTCCACGTGACGGGTTGCCAATATAAGTTCCATTACGGCATCGTGGAATACCTTGTCTTCGATGCCAAGGCGCAGGCAATCAAAAAGGGCCTTGTTTGCGCTCAAACGTTCGTTTCCGGTAGCTGTTGGTTCATAAACTATGTCGTGGTACCACAAAGCCATTTCTACGGTAATAGGATTAGAACACTCCATGGATACTCCGCCAAATTCGTGCAAGCACTCCTCGATATGGCGAAGGTTGTGGTAATGTCTATGTTCTTGGCTGTATAGCCTGAGAAGTTCCTCGGCTAGTTCATCTGCGATACCTGGGTGGCTTATGGCGCCGCGCGGCATCCTGCAGTAGAAATTCTTCAAAAGGCATAAGAGTGGATATTCTCTATCCATACGTTCATCCCGGTAAGGGTGCCTGCATTGATCTCCCCGCTGTTATCAATTTCGAGCATTGAACCGTGTTGACACTCCTTGATTTTTCCCTCTATCAATGACCTTTTGTGATCCGCATCCAACTGTGAATTCATGCGGCGCTCTATTTCGTCATCCCCGTAATTGCGTTCCTTGAGGCGCTTGCGCCGAACATCCTTGTTGGCAGTAACAAGAATGACGTTGTTGTTTACGATGTGCAATCCGTTGGCATCAGCGAGTAGTGCGCCGCTTATAATTACTATGCTGTTTCTTTTAGAGAGGTAATCTCGGCGAAGGTAGTATAAGATAGGTTCGAGCATGATGTCGTTGTATGAACAACGCAACACCTCGTCAGAGAAAACGGCCTTGGACAGTTCCTGGATGTTTACTTTTCCGTTTTCTAACGAGACACTCAGTTCCGATGAAATCTCCCGGCGAACATCAGCACACACGGGATCCTCGTGGTTTAAAAGTATATCTTTTGCTATGCGATCCAAATCAGCATCCACCAAAGAGAACCACGCCGGACCATAAGAATCCTTGAACTTCTGTTTGTATTTCTCCACAAGGAACGATTTACCCGCCCCAATTTCTCCAGTCACGCCAATACGAACTTGTTTGAGCATCCTCTCTTCCAAGGCCTGCTTAACAGACATCGGCACATACTCGAGGATCTCTTTTGCGGAATGAGCCTGCAGTTCCTTTACCGCGCTGGAACTCACATGAGAAAGGGATTGGTCGGCTATGATCAAAAAGGTATCGATGCCCATCCTTTGGCCATAGTTGATATCGTGCAATATCTGCTCGAAGGCAAAGTCGGTGCTGTTGCGGACGCCACGTATGATGGTGCGTATGTTTTTGCTGTAGGCAAAATCAACGAGGAGGCCCTCAAACGGCACCACCTCCACGTTGATGCGGTTGAGAGCCTTGCGTGCCAAAGCGACACGTTCCTCTATTGAGAACGTATATTTCTTTGATACGTTGTTTCCGATCCCTACGATGACCTTGTCAAACACGCGCAAGGCTCTGTTTACGATGTCGATATGACCGTACGTTATTGGGTCAGCACTCAACGCATAAATTGCCTCACGCATGTTATCTCCTTACGCAGCCACAAGTTCATTAAGATACTTCTTGTACGCCACGTGGGCTTCGTTTTCAGGGTTGTAGTTGAACGAAACAAACGCCCATCCACCCCTGCGGATCTTTGGCTCGACCGGAGTCCGGATAAGTTTCAACCCGGCTTCTTTAGGCGTCCTTCCGCCTTTGCGTCTGATATTGCACGTCTTGCAAGCGCAAACGCAGTTTTCGTAACTGTCAGCACCCCCACGCCATTGAGGAAAGATGTGGTCGATGGTACGGTCGTTCGCGGTGCACTTGTACACGAAACGATGACCAAATTCGTCATAGTGCCAATATTGGCAGTTGTTTTGGTCGCGTTCGTACACCAGGTCGTCACTGTAATGAAGCGGCCCGGCTTTGATTGAGCAACCAAAAAACGTCTTGAGCATCACGACAAGCGGTATGGGCATGACGAAATGATTTCCGTTTCTGTTATATGCTGCTCGGATTTGCTTAGATTCGTCTGCCTTGACCATGACTACCTTGTTTTTCACGTGAAGCTTTATGACGTCCTTAATAGACCTGTCTCCCCAATACTGACCACTACCGTTCAATACAACGACCGACCCCATGATGGACCTCCTTCCTCGGAACTTAAAGTAAGAACAAAGCGTTAAGACCCAACCATTCTCTCGCTTTCATACGACCCTCCTTTTAACAGCACGGATTGTTTGCATGTGCTCATATGCAGTAATATACTAAAATACATAGCGTTGTGTCAACCTAAATCACGCGCTTCGCGACAATGCTTTAAGATGCTCGAAGCATTCCATGACACGGTCGAGGAGCCCGATTGAATCAACTACGATGAACTTTTTGGGCGGGAACAATTTGAAGATGAAGGGTATCAAGCTGTCGGCCTCTTTGCGCCATCTTTCATCTAACTGTTCTGCAGACCTGACGTTGTCGTCCACGGCCGCCATCACGGGCGGTAAGTGAAATACGATGTCGTAGCGCCTCGGTACATTCAGTTCACACAGCCTCGCGAAAAGATCGGATGCATACATGGCATCCTTTTTACTGTCTTGTTTCATTAGCATCGCATAAAGCCACCCGAGGTGTATGGGGCTGTCAGTTACCATGGCGTCCACAGGGGTTATGACCGCCCTATCCTCCCACTCTACCTGCCTCATGGAAACGGTGTATTGATCGGCAAGCGTGTCGATAGGGCCGTACTCGGCGATGTGCGCCCTGGCGTACTCGTGCACGAGTTCCACGCGCTTCATCCAATCGGTTTCAGTCCCGCACAATCCTGCGAGGGCGCGTGCGGTGCTCGTTTTACCTGACCCGGGTACGCCTGCGAATGCTATCCTTAATGGGTTTGACACCGTTTTTCTCCAAATTGTCTATGTATATTTTCAAGATGTCTTCCACCATTTGATTCAAAGTTATGTCTTTGCGGTGCGCTTCATTGAAGAGCCACCACAAAATATCCTCTTTGATTTCAATGGTAATCTTCACACGGCCGTCTTTTTTCATAATCACCTTTCTGTAATTGGCGGAGGATGAGAGGGTCGAACTCCCACGACCTTTCAGTCACGTGTGTTCCAGACACGCCACTTACCATTAGTGTAATCCTCCATTAATTCGGCGGCGGGCAGAGGACTCGAACCCCTACACCCTTTCGGGCGCCTGATCTCGAATCAGGTGCATTACCAATTATGCAAGCCCGCCTTCCAGCATTTTCTTGACCTTGTTGAGATCCTCTTCAACTTTTGACATGTCATTGGCAACCATGTCAAGTGCATCGATTTCGTTCTCGTTGAAATTTGTGTCAGACTCCACCCGGCTCTCCTCCACATCAACATATTTGTCTACGAACACCACCAAATTCGAAAAGTCCTCGATGGCACCTTTGAATTTGGATCGCAGTTGGGCCTCGACAAGTAATTTTTCTATTTCATCTGCCATAGGATCCCACACAATGGTGGAGGGAGCAAGATTTGAACTTGCGGGAGAGTTGCCCCTCCTCTAGTTTTCAAGACTAGCGCGATAAACCAGGCTCTGCCATCCCTCCTCATTTATGAATCGTTCTTTGCACCATGCACTCGACACAAAACCGTATGGCTCGTATCCTGTGCAGGATGTCCTCGAGCAGGCGGTCGGCTTCCTCCGCCTTCTTCGAGGCCTCGATGTCTTTGTTCTTTGGCTGTGTGTCTTCCATGAAGTCAACCTCCAGCGCCTTTGGAACTCTTGGTATTTTTGCCCCACTCCACGTATCCATAACACGCGATTGCCAAGAATACTGCAAATAACACGACATTGTACAATTCATTCTTGTAGTATCCTACAGCCACGAGTATCACGTTGGCGGCGATGTAGAACATAAAACCGATGCGGTTCCTGCGCGCGTTGAGGAGCGCCCCAATTACCCCGAGAAGACTTCCGATCCACCCAAACACATCAGTCATTTCAACGGCCCCCGAAGATGACCCACAGCCAGCACACCAAGGATATTAGGAACGGGTAAAAAAGTGGGAACGTTGCTTTTTTGCCTTTCATTGCGTCATTCAGTTGCTCTAACTTTCCCCAATTGGTGCTCGTGTAACATACAAAGAGTAACAACCGAAGTATGAAAATAAGACCGAACAGTATACCGAGCGACCAAGATAAAGCGTTCAAAAAGGCCACGACTTCCTCCTTGAATAATTGGTGCGCCGAGAGAGCATCGAACTCACACGGGTTTCCCCACTGGCTCCTAAGACCAGCGCGTCTGCCATTCCGCCACCGGCGCTCAATCAAATACCCCGGGGTCGAATTTTGAATTCTTGTAACTGTAACATGTCAATATTACTTTTTCGCATGGGTCATATCGCGGTCCGTATTCATGCACGACCACTATGAGATTGCCATATTTGTAATACACTGCGTCCTTGAGATACTTTATGGTTTGCCTCAAACTCTTTTTGGGGGACACAGGAATCAAATCCCCGCGTAAATAAGCGTTTATAAGTCGTTGCTTGGTCAACACCTCATTGATTTTATCGTCTATGCGTGTACGATATTGCTTGATCGCATGTGGGGCGACTATTACAAATTTACGTAGCTTCGACAGTTGACGATAGGTGACCATCATTCCACCATAAAATTCTCGAGGATGTCAGCTATTTCTTTGTATGCTTTTTCCTCTTCGGGGCCGCGCACCACAAGACTGACTGTTTTTCCTCCGTCCACCGCGAGCGACAGGAGACTCAAGATGCTTTTGGCATCCGCCTTCATGCCGTTCTCCGGGTTCTCAATGGTTATTTCAGTGTTGTCGTACTCCTTGGCCCTTTGACAAATGCACAGCGAAGGTCTTGCGTGTAGTCCTATCTCGCTGCGTAACCTTACCGTTCCCTTTACCATTTCAACCTTTCTTCCTTGGAGCCGATGAAGGGACTCAAACCCCCGACCCCCGCATTACAGGTGCGGTGCTCTATCAGCTGAGCTACATCGGCTTATGTCAATATTCGTAATGTCCACGATCTTGATCACGCTCTTCTCTATCCCGGCGGCTCTTCCTCTTCTGCGGGAATTTGTCGAGCATCGCCTTCCTGATTGCATCCTTACGTTTCCGGCGTTTCTGCTCACTCGGTTTCTCGTACGAGCGCCTCTTCTTCAGTTCTGCGAGGATACCTGCGGACTCGGCGACCCTTTTGAACCTCCTGAGCATCCTCTCGATATTCTCCATACCGCCCTTGGTGTCTACTACTCCGTACATTTTTGCTCCTTTGAATGTGTCCTTCAAGCCCTGCGCATCAAATCCGATACGAGGTGCTTTACTACTGGTGGTGGAAAACCGTTTCCTATACCCTCGAGCATTTTCGTCCTCGAAAGTACATTAATATCATATTCGTCACCGAGTCCTTGCAACCTCGCCGCAAGTCTGGGGCCACACATGTGAAGTTCCCCCGAGGGCATGACCACAACCCCATAAGGAACCCCTCGTTTGTAGTTGCTGACTACCGTACCAGCCACCACGTCAAAACGTAACGGTGGATGTCTCTTGCACCTTTTCGGGTCGCGAAACCAATACTTTTTCTCGTTGTAACTCATGGGACGCGTCAAAGGTTGCGTGTCCTTTTCAGGAGAATCGTAGAGATATTCCCGGACAAGGCTGGGTTTTTCCCAAGGTTCCTCCGGGTATGTCACGTTCCACTGTATCTTTTTAGAGCAGAGCATAACAACACGGCGCCTGTTCTGCGGCACACCATAATCATAGCAGTTTATTTCTTGGCAGTCTACTGCGTACCCGCGTGCTTTCAAATCATTTATTATGGTACATAAATAGCTTTTAAACCGCGAAAGCCCAAAGCTGTTCTCGATAAGTACGTGATCCGGGTTGCACCGATCAATTGCCCTGAAGAAATGCGGGAAGGTGTTGCGTGAATCGTCTTCCCCCTTTGTGCCAAATCTGTTGGCACCTGGGGAAAAAGCCTTGCAGACGGGACCTCCGCTGAGAAGGTCACATTCAGTTATCTCGTATTTGTCGACATCTGCGCATATAGCTACGGGACTGAGGTACATTGGTTGGCTGTTGTAGGCTTGCACAAACTTCGGGTCGATCTCGCAAGCCCCGACTACATTGGCCCCTGCCTGTGTCATACCCCAAGAGGATAGTCCTACGCCAGAGAAGATTTCGACTACACGCATGCTCACCTGTCCATTTGGTGCCCGAACCCGGACTTGAACCGGGACGAGGGTTTACCCCCAAGAGGGTTTAAGCCTCTTGTGTCTTCCATTCCACCACTCGGGCAAAACCTGAAACAAAATACTACTTGCCGGCGACGATGTAAACCCCGGGGGTGCCGTATCCTTCATAATTCTCGGCCTCCCGGATGCTGTACCCTATCCCCCGCATTTCCTCTACGAGGGTCCTTTTTGAGTATCCGCACGTGTGGAATTGCCCCGGGTCCACCGGTGGATCCTCAACATCGCCGCATTCCATGTCGGCTTGGTAACCGAAAAGTGTGTATAAAAACCATCGACGCGAATTCGCGTTCAAGTCCCCACGAAGAAGGACTCCCATTATCATGTCTATGTCCGGCATGCTGAGGAGCAGGGTGCCCCCAGGCTTAAGAACACGGTGCCAATCTTTCAATGCCAACTTTGCTCTTCGTATCGGGAGATGCTCCAATGAATGAGCCGAAAAAAGTCCGTCTGCCGTGTTGGGTTTCATCGGTAGCTTGTAGATGTCAGCCTTCAACACTGATGGGAGCCGTGTATATCGATCGATGTTCACAAACCCTTGCAGAATACGCTTTCCGGAGCCAAGATTTAGGTACACCCCCGGGACATCCACCGCCCTTTTAAACATGTCAGCCTCAATCGATTTGAGTCTTTCTCGGGCGTCCACATAGGACTTTGGCAAGTTAAAGGGGGTGCCCATATTGTGAATATACTAACTCGGTGTCCTTTTGTAAACATCGATCCACCAATAAGTTGTTTATATCCCCTTCCGTTATGCAGGCGGCACACCAGTAACCTGAGGCACGCATCATGGAAGAACAAGAATTAAAAGAAGTAATCCAAAAGCAACAGGTCGAATCCTGTGATGAGAGGTATGTCCTTGAAAAGGTATATTGGCAACGCACGGTCAAAATGCTTGTCATGATCGTGTCACTGCTGATCACATTATCAGGAGGCATAATCGCTTGGGGTTTCAAGACTTCCGCAGAGGTTACAAACAACACCCAAGGCAGACGGGAAATCGAACGCAGGATTAGTGACATCGAATCCTTTTACAGAATTGCCAACGAAAACTACAGCAATGTTGCCAAAAACCAATTGGAAGCCCTACAATACTCACAGAGATTGAGCAGAAAATTGGACATCCTCATAGAACGGGCCGGGGCAAAATATTTGGAAGAGTAGGTGTGGTGGAGCCTGAGAGAGTCGAACTCTCGGTCTCCTGCGTGCAAGGCAGGCGCTTTTCCAATTAAGCTAAGGCCCCACAATGTTTGGAGCCCACGAGTGGATTCAAACCACCGACTTTTTCCTTACCAAGGAAATACTCATATCAACTGAGTTACGTGGGCTTATCTACCGTATTTGATGCTTAACGATGCCGCTCCGGCTACGCACATCAAAAAAAGATCGTATGTCCTGATCGCATATGTGGGTATCTTGCGTAGTTTGTGAATCGTATTTTTAAGTTGTTCTTCGTCCAACAGCAGCGGAACTATCGTCTTGTGAACTCCGTCATACACCATAAAATGCACAAAACCTGGATACATAGTTCCTTCAGAAGCAACCGTCCAGGCTCCTTCCGTGTGTGCATACTCATACACAATTAATGATTCCTTTGTCTCCATGTGTGTGGAGAAAAATGAATGTGTTATTCGGTGGCAGGGTGAGAGGGCATCGAACCCCCAGCCTCAGGTTTTGGAGACCTGCGCTCTGCCGATTGAGCTATCACCCTAAAAGAGATATGAACTGATCGTAATTTTGTTTTGATCCGCCCACGCCCTCATAATTCGTTGCTCTTGAGGAGTAGGCGATCTGTTGCTCATACCACGTGCTTGACAGATCTGCCCTTTGGTGAGTTCCATGGTGACCATCCTCCACGAGCCTTCCTTGTCAAACAACCTCAACGACCATATCGAGGATCTTCCCGATGAGCAGGCCCATGTGTATGATGCCACGCAATGTTTCATGGCCCGGCCTTCATCGTACAGTTCCTTCGAGGTCAAAAGTTCCTTGATAATCCAAACCCTGCGGTTCTGCCCAGTTCCTTCCTCGAGCCGGAAGTCAGACACCACGCTGTGACTCCAAGAGGACGCACCTTTTTTAGCCTTTCCAAGTTCTTTGTGCCACCGTTCAACTTGATCCATCAAGGTATTGGCGTTCCGGCCGTTCATGCTGAAGTTTGGTTGTTCGGGATTTTGAGTAACGATGTTGCCTCGGTCGTCATATTCATTGCGTATCTCATATTTAATGTGGCATATGTAATCGATGATCGGACCATATTGATTCGAGTCGAGCATGGGATTTGCAATGAGAAATTTTATAAACGACTGCCGGAACTCATCATCAAACCGTTGCATGCGAGTGCCCCGCAAACGGGATGATATCCTCGTGTCCCCGCCGAGGGCAACGACCTGGCCATGTAAGAGGGCATCTATTACAGAGAAATACCCGGGGGCTTCAAGGAAATGGTGCGCCATCTTTTTCGTCAGCGGGAACGGAAGATTTCTCGCCGTCCGTATGTTGTTGCCGTTCCCTATGTGTATGTACCACTCTTGATGGAGTTGTTCATCAGCCTCCCAAACGCTGTCCATGAAGGTTGGTATGGGATACTTCGTGAAAAGGTGCCGTAACAACGATGATATCTGCCGTTGCAAGCTGTGGCTCTTCACCACCCACGTGGTGGGATCCTTTATCCAATACGGGGACCACCTCGCGATTTTTATGAGCATCCTGATCGCTTGGGTGTCTTTAAGGATCTTTGACCGGTCATTACCTTTTCCAGACACGGAGTCGACAAGTTTGATTAAAGATCTTTTTGTGTCTTCGTCTAAAACAGACCTGTGATCAAACAGCGCGTTAGAAACAGAGGAAAATTCACACGATTTAGTTGGGTCTTGCAGGACCCTGTGAATGGCTTCCCGTTCGTTTCGAGGGGTGTGACTGCTTTTTTCCAAAGCTTTGATAGCCTTGTCTGCTTTGTATATCGAGGCCTCCCGTGCAATTTGCCAAGGGGTTTTATACCACGTGGCCTCAAACCCTGCTTCCTGGCACCACTCAAGGTACTTCGGCATCTCCAAACCGAAGCTACGAAGTATGACTTGTTCGGCGCTCTCCTTGTTGTACTTTTTCTGTACGGCCATAAGGTCACCTTCTACAGGATGACGATTCTGACATCAGGTACTCCCGCAGGATCCGCCTCTATGACTGCGGCGATTAGTTTGGAGGTTTCCACCCACGGGTGTCTCATGAGGTAGTCTTCTCTCATGGTTTCCATCCTCGAGGGGTCGATGACGGCGGCGGACAGATACTGTCCAGGTTGCACGACAACGGTTCTGCCGATGGTGGCTGTACGTATTTTTGTCCTCCAGGGGCATTCATGTATGTGTCCGGACAATACCATGTACGGCTGCTTTTCCTCAATCCATTCTTTGATGGCGTTTGACCCGACCTCGCGGCCATCTATGCACACATCCAACCCGACCAATTTGGGAGGGGAATGTATGGCTATTATCTCGTTCGGCTTCGCCTTTCTCGACCGCAAATCATCTTCGATGGTGCCTTTTTTTCGGAAGTATTCTTTCACATCTATTATGGGTACCAACCCGTGTTCGGTGTCTTCTGTGGGTATCTGTATATACGATTCAGGTTTCCACCCCTTGTGGTCATACTTGCAGGCGGTCTTCAACCCGAACGGATAGTCAGGCACGTACGGGTATCCAGTAAACGTAAACCCCTCGAAATCGATGGGTTTCTCATCGATGAGATCCCCGCATCTTTCCCGGTAGAGGGGTTTGCGTGTCCACAAGTCATCATTGCCAAACATGGCCATGAACTTTATGTCCTTATCTCCGCACTTCTTGATGAACCCCGGCAAGAATTTCTTTATGAATTCCTTCTGCCGCGGTTGCATGGAGTAACCTTTTGGGAGTATGTCGGCTCCCACGTGAAGGAGTTTTGCTCCTTCAGTTACGCATAAATCGAGAGCCTTTGCGTACTTCCCCTCATCCCCATGTAAATCTGTGGCATAAACGAACTTCATTCGTCACCCCATTCAAAAGGTAAGATAATATACTATTTTGAATATCTTTTGTCACCTTGAATTTTGGTAGGATCGGTGAGATTTGAACTCACGACCAGCTGCTTATAAGGCAGCTGCTCATCACCAGGCTGAGCTACGATCCTACAAACCGGAGTGTGCTGACAATGAAGCATGTCCATACTTTGATAATTGTGGAGCTGAGGGGGATCGAACCCCTGGCCTCGACATTGCGAACGTCGCGCTCTCCCAGCTGAGCTACAGCCCCGTATTAGATTCTTAAAATTTGTCATGCGGCCCAAGGACGTATATCAGAAAGATCTTCCTGCCAAGGTCTGCAGTATCTTTTCTCCTGCATAGTCCTTTTGTCTTTGTTCCAACGACTTCTACGTGGGTTTCCGCAGGAAGAACAAGAACACAATTTGGTCGTGTTCCTTCTCAAGTAACCCCAACGTTCGAGAAGTTTCTTCTTCTGTTCTTCGGTACACCATGTCCACCGGTATGAACTGGTTTCACCGCGAGCACGTGCGTCACCTTTCCACTTTCCTACGAGGAAGCGTTCCCGGCGATTGCGGGGATGAGGCATCAGTAACCTCCTTATGAGTTAAATACTGATTGCCATCATTTTACCCCTTTGTTGGAAAAGTGATTACACTATCATCTTTTAAAAATGAGTAGATGATTAATTTTGGTGGAGCTGGCGAGGGTCGAACTCACTACCTCCTCGTAGCCAACGAGGCGCTCTCCCAATTGAGCTACAGCCCCACATTGATAATATACTATCAAAAACATTGAAATGGACTGCGGTCTCCGGTTCGCCTATGGGAGCCACCTGTGCTTGATAACGGGAGAGGTGGGCGCCCACGTCACCGCCATTCCGGTTCACACGATACCCGCAGTCCATTTTTGTTTTGGAGCCAACGACTGGACTCGAACCAGCAACCCCCGCATTACGAATGCGGTGCTCTACCAAATTGAAGCTACGTTGGCATGGTGGGCGACAGAGGGCTCGAACCTCTGATCTCCGCGATGTGGACGCGGCGCCTTAGCCGACTGGGCCAGTCGCCCCTGAAGATTGTGGTGGGAGGTGATGGAGTCGAACCACCCGAGCCCGTTAAAGGCAACAGCTCTACAGGCTGTCCCGCTACCCCTACGGTATAACCTCCCATAAATAAAAAGGGGACACTCCCGTAATTGGACTTCTGTTCTATGGCCACATTTGACTGAGCCCGAGACCCGTCCATTGTAGCCCTGCTCACCGGCTAGGACTGTTTTCGGTTGCTACCGAGGAAGTGCGGGCGACCTTGCGATCTCCTTCCACGAGCAGTGTAGGTCCAATTTCCTCACCGGACTGACGTCCGGCGCGTGACCTCGGAGTGTCCCCGGGATTGGTGCTCAAGGAGAGACTTGAACTCTCACGAAGTTTCCCTCGGTGGGTTTTGAGTCCACTGGGTCTGCCATTCCCCCACTTGAGCATGTTCATAATTTCACGAATGTTCACGTAAACGTGAACAAAAATTGGTGCGGCTGACTGGATTTGAACCAGCAAGGCGTTTGCCATAACGTTCTTAGCGTTACGTGTATGCCATTCCACCACAGCCGCATATTTATAAGATCCGCGTCCGAGTCGATGGGGCGTCTTCTTTCGAAGACTGATTAACCATCAGTTGCTCCACCCTGGAGCATACTCCCCATAAGTGGGGAGTCGTGGGATCGAACCACGCATACACGGAATGTACGCCCTCTCATGGAGGACGCGGATCTTAATTTCAGTAGGACACCGTCCGAGTCGATGGAGCGTCATCGTCAGATGATGGTTTAGAGACCATTGCGTTTACCATTTCGCCATCCCGGCATTGGTGCCGGGGCCAGGATTTGAACCTGGAGTTGCCTTTCGGCTTAAATGTACGCTTCGTCCTGGAGGACGGTGTCCTTTTTCTTGGTGCGGATGAAAGGATTTGAACCTTCATGGGTGTTAGCCCACTAGCGCCTGAAACTAGCGTGTCTGCCTTTCCACCACATCCGCGCATCTTAATGGGATCCCCGCCTGAGTCGACGGAGCAAGTGACGCATTTTGACTGTTTTACTGACAGTTGCCTTACCATTTGGCTATTCCCCCATATAAGGGGGAATCAGGAGTTGAACCTGAAGAGTGTATGCTTTCATCATGGAAGGCGAGGATCCCTAACTTGTTTGGGGTGACCGGCGAGACTCGAACTCGTAACCGCTGGATTCACAATCCAGTGCTCTGACCAATTGAGCTACGGCCACCATAATTCTCCTTTGGAGCTGGCGCCCAGATTTGAACTGAGGATGAAGGTTTTGCGGACCTTTGCCTTTCCACTTGGCTACGCCAGCATAAGGTAACAAGGAGGAGGGAACGGGCCGGGGAGCACCGCCCCCACCCCTTGATGCTATTGACATGACTGCGTCCCGCATCAGCGGGCGCATTCATCATGTGCTTCATGCAAACAATCCGTATTTTCAATGAACCAGAAACCACAAACAACTCCGTAAAAACTTAAAGGCCCCCGTCCGAATCTCTCCGGGCGGGGGCCTTCTGGTTTTCGCTATGGGCTTGTTCAGCCCTTCAGAAGTCCCCCGCCGTAACTATCCCACGTGAGGTGCAAATACGACAGTCGGCATGCGGCTATCGCTTGCACGTTTGTGGATGATCCGGTTAGTAAGGACTCTCTGCGTTTCATTTGAAAACTCCTGATGGCTCCAAATATACCACACAAAAATGGTTTTGTCAACCTGTTTCTTCCAAAGGCCTTTGGGACAGCGGGAACAGCCTCTCATCCACCTGCTTTACGAGGCTCCAAAGTGATGGACACTCCGGCCCATCACCGTAGGTGCTTATGTACTGCCGGATGTACGCACGGGCGTTTTCAAGTTGCTCGCGGGTCATGCACCCTGTGGTCGTGGACACCGCCTTGGTGAACGCTGTTTCCTTCTCGCTCAACTGCTCGGTGACATCGTCCATAGGGTCTCCTTTACCAGGTGACTACGAACGGCCCGAAATGGAAACCTTTGCACCATTTACAGGCGTACCCATCTCCTTTGAAAGGCACCGGCCGCGTGACAAGGAAAAGGCTGAAACGCCAGTCGAAAGGCACGATCTGCAGGCCGATGTCATCGACTTTGTCATACAGCTTCCACCACCATTTCTTTTCGCGCTCCGTGCGCTCCGCCTCGTGCTTTTCGTACTCCGGGTCAGGCTCATACACTTTTTCCTCATCCGCCTCAAGCCCGAACACTACTTTCAATACGTCATCCCGCTCTTCATCCGGAAAATCAAAACAAATACCCGCGCTGTCATCATCACCTTTTTTCAGCAATTTCCATATGCAACAACCGACACCGTCCGGGTAGCGTATTTTCTCACCCCGATACTCGTTTGATCTCACCATGGTCGTCCCCCTTTTGTATCGGGATAAACTAATCAAGACATTATTGCGAGGGACTATAGATTCCTTTGTCCACTATGAAAGCGAGAACCATACTCGAGAGTCCTGCTTTCAGTATCCCCGGCACGGGGGTGGTCCTGTCCTTCCACGTATGCAATGCCTCGCGTGCTTTCGTGGATGACATGTCGGGTGTGGCCAGGCCCTCCAGATACCTGTGACCACCGGTGGTGTACCATGCCCCGGGGATGTGAACGTATCCCGGCCGTGGCACAACGATAAACGATGCGAAGATCCGCAGTTCCTCAAAGTGCTTCCACCTGCCAAAATCGAGGGCATTGTCCAAGCCTATGACGAATTTGAAGGTCACATCTTCGTAGTCGCCGGCGAGGTTCATGGCCGTCTTCATGGTGCTGCCGTCATCCCAACAGGACCACCGTTTGGCGACTTCAAACTCGAAGTCGCTGACGATTATGCGCTTCTCTCCTTCAGGCACGGCGAGTGTACACAATTTCACCCGTTCGGAGAAGTCTGTCATGACCTTGCCGAAACAATGATCGATGCACGGCATCAGCCATACCTCATCCACCTTGAGTGTCGGGTTGTTGAGTATCCCCAAGGCAACATCGATGTGTCCCGTGGTCGGCGGGTCGAAAGATCCCCCGAACACAGCCACCACCTTGGTCGGTTTTTTATCCGTGACGGTCATTCACTCTCCTCAAAGTGGTGGATATTGTAGATTGTGAAGTCGAAAACCGTGTGGTTAAAAAGGGCAAACCGCACGAAGAATTGAGGATTGTGATCCCCTTTGAACCAACTGAAGTTTACATCAGCGTTTATTACGGTAAGTCCGTCTTTGAAGGAACGGTATTGATAGAACACGCACAAATCCATGGCGTAGTTTTTGCCAAGTTTTATACTGAATCCTGTCATGATTGTTACTCCTTATCTCCTTTGAAGAAGCCCATCTTTCTCTTCTTCGCTGGACGCCATTCCTTGAGGAAGCTTACGAATCTCACTATGGTCTCGAAGGCGATAATCACGGAAACAACAATGTTCAACGCCGTCACGAAAACATTTAGGGCGTTACCCATCCGTATACCTTGTCGACTGCCAGAAAACGACTTGGTCATAGATCTCCTGTGGTCACCACAGGAATATACCAAACTTAACGGCAAAATTACTTAAAATTTTAGCGGCACCGTGTTATTTGACACGGATTCGTAGAGATGTTTGGCACGCAGATATGCTTCACGGGATACGGGCTTGGGATTGCCAAGGCTCTCGATGAACCTCTTGGCATCCCGTCCCGTAAGGGTGGGTGTGGGTTTTGGTAGGGTTTCCAACACCTTTTTGAGTTCAAGGTTCACAGGGGTACTCCGGTAGGTTCCTTGTGGTCATGGACGCGCTGTAGCTTCACTACAGTCTCCTTGGGAAGAGAGGTGGTGTCCAGATACCCTTGGGCTATTTGACGTGCCTGGAGGTTGTCTAGGGCCTCGTAGGGGATTTTAATGACCAATTGGTATTGGTATAGTTCGAGTTTGTCGGGCATGTGGACACCTTTCAAAATGGCGGAGGGTGAAGGATTTGAACCTTCGGTAGAGCTTTTGGCCCTACAGACGTTTAGCAAACGCCCGCTTTAGACCTCTCAGCCAACCCTCCGTTTGGTAGGTCCGGGTGGAATTGAACCACCGTTTACCTTTCGGCCCCTTGCGTATCAGACAAGTGCTCTAACCGGGCTGAGCTACGGACCTGCATATATGGTAGCGGGGGCAAGATTCGAACTTGCGACCTCCGTTAGGAAGTTCTGGCTTATGAGGCCAGTGACTTAGACCTGCTCTAGTCTACCCCGCAATGTATTCATCTCAACTCTATTTTTGCCCCGACCTCCTCGAACCTCGTTTTGAGAGCCTCGGCCTCCGCTTTCGCGAGTCCGTCCTTTATCACCGCTCCTGGCACCGTGTTCTTGCCGGCGTCCATCAAACTTGCTCCGGTCACCTCACGGAGTATCTTGATGACTTGGATGCGTTTTTCTCCGACCTCTGACAATACTACCGAGAACTCTGTCTGTTCCTCGACCACCGGCGCCGTGTTTACCTGTGGCACCATCGGTGTAATCACATCCGAAGCCTTCACCCCAAATTTTTCTTCAAGCGCCCGGGTGAGTTCGACAAGTTCCATCACGGTCATCGACCCGAAGGCTTCAAGCAGCTGCTCGTTTGTATAAGACATGTCTATCTCCTGTCTTTGAATGTCTGGTACCGGAAGCCGGGGTCGAACCGGCGACAGACCTGCCGTATGAGAGCAGCGCTCTACCACGCTGAGCTATTCCGGTATAACTTTTACTGCAAAACTTTCAGCTTGTATTTCTTCACCAATCCTTCTATTTCTTTTTGATCCGAGTTTATCCACAAGAAATGCTCCGGACTCGTCATCGTCCTGAAACCTGTTTCCAAGTACCATTTCCAATTTTCGAAGCCCCTCCGATGGATGAACACACAAAGAGATCCAGGTAACAGCTTCATTACATCCTCAAAAGACATTTGAACAGTTTGTCTTTGATATGACTTTTTGCAATCTAACGTATCCACCCACCAATGAAAAGATTTTTCCTTTGCCTCACGAAGAAGACTTTCCTGTCTTTTCAAAGAAAGCCTCTGAATATCGTAAAAAACATCAGGACTGTGGATCATTTTCTCCGTGCTTTCCACAACGGGTCAGGATCGTATGACTCCATCACCCCGTTTCTCCAATAATAACTTGTCCAAGGTTCCCATTTCCACCGATAATCGCAGATATCCCAAGGATTGAAATATCTGCGGTACGCATTACCGTTTGGAACATCTTCCGTGTTTCTGACGATACGGTTGGCGTACCTCTTCATCCAACGCTTGCGTGCGGTACCATACCCATCGACAGTCCACGGCTCCCTGTAGGAACGTGACATGCTCCAGCTCCTTTGTTAAGGTAACTAATGCATGTGTTCCCCCTTTTCTTTTGTTTGACGTGTGTTCATGCCGCTTCTACCATTTCCTCACGGTACTTCCTGATGTACCGCATAAGATAAATAGCTTTGTCATCACGTAGGAAAGTGGCATTGCCCACATCGCTGATCGGTACCGGGAACAGAAAACCTGAGTCCGTTTTGTACCACAGTTCATTGTCCCTGTAGTACTGGAAGTGGGCTTTCTGCTCCTTCACCAGGTCAATCAGCTTCGGCGTGGACACCTGACACCTTCCTTTCTATTTGGCGGGGGTGACGAGGCTCGAACTCGCGAATCTCGACCGTGACAGGGTCGCGTGCTAACCAGCTGCACCACACCCCCGTATTTTACTTGTCCTCAACTACATCGAACCAATCTCCTGCGATCGTGTAGCAACTATGATCCTCTTCGCGTTCCTTTGATATCTTCCTGCATTTCTCGCACTCACCCTCTGCGGTCGTGTGCACGCAGATCACTTCCTCGTACAGAGGATCCCAATTCACGAATACCTTTGCCATGTTATGCTACTTCCTGCTTAAGGATATTCTCTTCAATGTACTTCTTTACCATCCTTGGTGTAACTGATATATTGCCGTACTCAGCGCAACCATAACACTCGGCACAATGCTCTTCTGTCACACCACAACGCTCTGGAGACAACTTGAAATACTCCAACGGCACTCGGTAGAACTTCTTTGTCGGAGAGTATATGCCGATTGTTCCTTTGACTCCATTTATTAGGTTGAGTAATCCTTGGAGTCCATTCACTACCCCAACTTTCCGAGTCGACCACACCCAAGCCTCTCCATTGATGTGCACTTTTCTCGGGGAACTCATAGTGTGTCACTCCCTCTCAAATTTGGTGGTCCCGAACGGATTTGAACCGCTGACGCCCAGGTCTTCGGCCTGGCGCTCTACCGGGCTGAGCTACAGGACCACGATATAACACGTGGCCCTTGTAGCCACGTGTTTATGTAGAGTCTGTAAATCGATCTTCCATCTCATATCTCCTAAACGAAAAAACCCCACCGATCCTTTTGGGCCCGGTGGGGTTCAGAATGCTAACGAGTCCACCGGGCTTACATGGCAATATCCATGCTATCAAAGTCGATAGCGCTGAAGATAATGCTGATGCCGATGGTAGTACGCATTGAAAGTATTGCTCCTTTTACGACGTTGGGCATAATATACCACGGATTTAGAAGATTGTCAATAGGAATCTTATATTAAGTGATCCCTGCGAGTATCTTGCCCCTCAACATGCCCTTCAAAAGGTCAACTTCACCTTCCGACTTATCCATTGCCCTCAACCATCCAGTGACATCTTCGAGGATTAAGTCTGTTGTAGCTTCCGCCTCTATTTTATCAATGTTGTAGTCGGGATGAGCCTTCATCGCCTGATCATAGGCCCTCTTGCCTTGGGCGCTGTCTACATACTCTTGATAGAGTTTATTCACATACTGTTGACTTTTATTCTTAAGATAGTCTGCGGTAATGAACCCTTGCGCGGTCACGGATTGGTCAATAGTATTGCTTACCACATCCAAATCATGAGCCTCTTTGATCATACCGAGGGATTCAAGATGGGAAGCTATTTTGTCGAGTTTCTTTGCGATGTCTTTCATAGGGTCATCAAAAATGATATTCATTCAAATGTTGCAGTATGTCCGCTGCGTTCTCTTTTATTTCTTTTTCATAATCTCGTTGTGGGACCATAGATGACCTTGGGTCTTGAGAATTTTGGCTTATTGATACTACGGCTAAACCGTCCCCAATTCGTATTGTTATGGTGCTAACAACCACAAAGCTTTCGTATAGTTTAGCTCTCCTCTGTGCCTTCGAAACTAGGTATCCTGGAGCGCCTCCTGTTGAGTCGAGAGCCATACCAACGCCAAAAGTCATTCGACCGTATGTGCTGTCAACTACTTCCACGGATCCAACTGTTCTTCCTGGTTTCTGCTTTAGAAACTCATCAACTATTGGGTTAGAACCACCAAAAACTTCCCCCAAAACTTGGGTTTTTGATACCTTCTTAGTTGGTGTTTCAGCTGTTGTATCTGCGGTATCTTGTTTTAAAGCCTGCCATTCTAGGCGTTCCTTTTGAATTGCGTCTTTAAACTTCCCAGCGTCTGCGGTCTGAAACACCCCCATTAAAGCTATAATGGCAAGAATGACTTTTGGGTTTGTGATTGTCTTTACACCCCTCATCAATCCTTGTAGGTTAAAAGCCTCTTTATTAGAAGCCTGCCGTACCATTGAATTACCACCAAGTGCCCCGGCTATTTCATTGATAGCAACTTCCAATTTTCCTGGAGAGGTTTGCGCGAAATCGAGTACGATTTTGAGGGCTTCCTCTTTAGAAGGTAGTCCGGGTATTTTTGATACAATACCACGGATCCATTGCCCCGCACCTGCCTCCAAAGTATTACTCACCACATCCAAATCGTGTGCCTCTTTGATCATCCCAAGGGACTCAAGGTGTGTGGAGAGGGAATCAAGGCGGTAAGTGATTTTCATGATATGATGCCTTATTAAAACTTGGGTTTCAGTTCTTTGGCATTATCTAATGCTGTTTTGTATTCTTTGTTATCCGGATACATTTTGCAAAGCCTGTCTATAGCGTTGACAATTTGCTGTTTGTTTTCTTCCCCAAGAAAACCCCTGCCTACAATCGTGTAATAAAACCCGTGTAATACCTCTTTAGCAGGAAGGTCGCTATTATTAACATTAACTAATTCCTCATCCGTGGGATCCCTGTATGTTGTGTACGTAAATATAGAGGGTTTTTCGTTGGCTTTTTTGATCGTGCCAAGTGTTTCGGGGTGAGAAGAGTAGGGCTTTTTGTTTGCCATGACCTTATTGACTTCATCACCAAGCGTACGCGCTATTTCCGGGTATTTCTTCAAAGTAGCTACAGAGGCGCGATAGGCGCTGGAATTATCCATATCAAGAGATTCTTGTAGAAGATCCGATAGGGCTATCCGAATGTTTTCTGGCAGCACTCTCTGGATATACGCCTCGTCAAGGAGACTGCTTGTGGCTTCGAGTGTATTACTGACGACATCCAAATCATGGGCCTCTTTGACCATCCCGAGGGACTCAAGGTGTGAGGCTATTTTATCAAGTGCAGAAGATAATTTTGCACGTAATACCTTACCGGTTTGATCAATGGTCGCACCACAATGTGGGCAGATAATTGCACCCATGGCCACTTCAGGAGTGTTACCATAATCAACTTCTTTTCCACATCCTTGACATTTTACCTTATTAGTCATGTGCTTATCAATTCTCTCTTTTTGGCTTCAACGATCTATATCGGCTGTTACCTCACGAGACACCGCTTCTTTGAGATAAATATGAGCCACCTTGAGGGGTTTAGTTCCCTTGCTCTCACGCGCCATTGAACGAGCAGCTTGTTCACGAGTTTTATGAGACGTTCCAATGTGAGGTTGACCCATAACAACCCATCCCACACCCCCGATACGTGTCCAACCCTTTACAATATTACCAAGAACGACCCCATCCTCGCTCACTTCATATTCTTCTTCGTTTATTTTGTGGTACGTGAAGTTACTCATCCTACATTCCGGTTTCAGAATATGTTTACTATCAATTCTCTCTTTTTGCTTTTGCTACTTCTGATTCTAGGGACCCAAGGCGGGCAGAGTGGTTGCTGAGGCGTTCACTTAACAACGTATTTACGTACCCCAGCGTGTCAGTGATTTTGTCCAATTTTCTGTCAAATTTCGAAAAGTATTCCAAGAACACCTTGTTGCACTTCTGCTCTTGTTGTGAAATGGCCTCTTTAAGTTGATCAGGGGTGATGTGGGATTTTCCGTTTCCGCCGCTGTTAGGTGTCTTGGAGTTCACGGTGTCTTCCTCAAGTTAGTTGGACGGTTGGTTGCCCGATTCAATGGTGTTACTCACCACATCGAGGTCATGAGCCTCTTTGACCATCCCGATGGACTCAAGGCGGTCAGCAATTTTGTCTAAAGCAAACGGCACTGAAGCTTCTTTTGTTTTTACACCCAATGACTTAAGCATTTCTATCCGCTTTGAGTCAGTGACGTTCATTGGAGACAGAGGGGTGTATGTGAACGTAATATCGAACCTGTCGAGAGGATCCTCAACAGAGCCTGCGCCGTGTGCCTTTATCTGTGCAGGAACAACGCGTTGTACGCCTGCAGGGGTGACAAAAACTCCTAGGAAATTCCAAATCTTCGATTTGTTTGGCATCTCATTGTCGTAGAAGGATTCCACGAGACTGAATGTAGGAAGGATATCTTTGAGTTCCTTCATCATCTTTTGGATGGGCGCCCAAGACGTGTCGTCCTTGTAAAAGTCGTGCGTGTACTTGTCGGAAATGCGACCAAAAGCGGACTTCAACTTTGCATCGGTCATTACCGGGAGGGATTCAGTCTGCACACCGGATTCATTCATACTATCCTCTATTTCTTAACAGGGTGCTTCACAACCCTCACCGGAGCCGAAGTACGAACGACCCCAAGCACTTTAGCTGTGTCGGTCTTTAACACGATGCTTGTGTCGTTCACGACCTTCGTGATGACCAAAGTGTCCCACACCACAGTCTTGATGGTATCGACCTTCACCGTGACAATCGTGTCAGCCTTGGCGATCTTCACCGTTTCCGTGCGTTGCGCCGCGATACATCCTATGACCATAATCAATATTATTACCCTTGAAATCCTCATCATTCCTGTTCCTTGTCTGCTGAAGTTCTCATGCCCGAAGCGGGGATGTCCCTGCTGAGCGTGTCAACCAAATCATCCAAAAGTGTCTTTGGTATCTTCTTCGCGATCAATTTTATGAAATTGGCGATGTTGGCAGGGGTAACGATCTTCTTAAGCTTCTGTTCTGCCTGTTCGGATTCTTCCTCGGAAAGCTTATCGATCGTGTTGCTGATAACGTCAACTTCCGCGGCTTCTTTCGTAAGACCCTTTGACTCCAAAGCATCGGCGATGGAATCAAGTACGGACGACAACTTATTGGTGGGCACACCTTCCTCCTTGTTCATCTTCTTTATTGACTGCACCAACCTCTTGTATTCCGAATCATCGTCCCCTATAAGGTCGGCATCTCCTGGGGTCACGCCTGCGGTGTCATATGAAGAAGGCTTGTTGTTGAGGACGTTACCTATTTGTGTCCGATTCTCCAACAAGGCCTTGAATTCAGGAGTTCCTGGTTGGGCATCAGTTTCGATAGGGACGTACGCCACACCTTTGTAGTGTACCTTCACCACGTATTTTGCCATTTTGTTACCTTACTGAATTTCAGGTGCTTTGGCCTGCATGCCAATGTACGCCCCACGGTTCGTGCTCGGATCGGTACGCAAGGTGCCGTTGTTCAACGGGTTGTCGGAAGCCGTGTTGTCGACCACGTCACCGTTCGGGTTTCCTCGTATAGCGTCTGCCGTGTTCTTACCAACTGTGCCGTTGCTTCCGGATGCCATAGGCATGCCGATGTAGGTGCTGTCTGTTCCAGCCATGACGTTCTCCTTGTTGGGTTAAACGATACGTCAAAGGTTCAATATTAAGAGTTAATTATAAAAACGGGTCAGCACAGAAGATGCTTCTTGGCCAATTCCATGACCTTGGCACACAAAGGCTCTTCTAGCCCCGTTATTTCAGCTATTTGAGGACCCTCAGAGGCACCGTCTTCAAAAGCGTCTATTACTGACATGGCATCATCGGGTTGTATATTGGCATTGCCAAGGTCATCAAAAAAGCCTATTGATTTAGGTCCAAGCCAAGATCTCCTGAAGTTGAGGGCTATTGGCTTGAGCATTTCAGCCACACGGCCGAGGCCTTTTTCCTGCAACTCGGAAGCTATCAAACCCATCTTCCGCGCAAATTTTAGGCTCATCTGCTCGCCTTCGGAAGGAGTATTCTTTTTAGGCTCTGGTGCAGGCTTTGACTTTTCGGGGGATTTTGTGTCTCCCGGGGTGCCGTCGCTGCGCTCTACATTGTAGCGATCCCGCCAATTCCTGAAGGTGAAGGGGCTTGTGCCTGTCTTGGGACACACATGCTGTACGTATGTGAGGAATGGTTCAAGGGACGCTCCGCCCTTGGGGGTTACCTTGTAGCGTTTTCCATCGTGGATAAAGTCAAAATCTGTGACGCCGATGTCACTATCGCGTCCTACCCAAACCACTACTGTTTTGTTTGGCATGCGTGATCCCCTTGATAGGGACGTACGCGCATGAGAACACTATTAGAAGTTAAGCCATCGGCGCAATTTTATAGGTGACACCTTTTCCTTGAGATATACGTCTGCCTTGATTTCAAACTGTCCCCAGGCCGTGAACTCGAGGGCGAAGTTTGTGGATCGGTCGGTCACCTCGCGGGTATTGATATCGAAAGTCTCATGAAGATGGTAGATCACCTTTTCAACCTTGTTCATGAGATCGGGGTCGAGAGCACCAAGGGTTACCTTGACGGTATAATCCGTGCGTTGCTTGGCGGCACCGTGGACGAGATAGAAGATATCCTCGACATTTACTTTGCTGATGTTTCCCATGCCTTTCGTTGGCGCCACGGCACTTTGGATAATGGACATACCTGCCCCGCCAGATCCAGATCTTGTAAGTGCCGAGCCGGCCATTTCAAGATCCGCCAGGTACTTTGAGTCCACTGAAGCGACTTTTGTCACGGGCATTTTCGGGGCTTCCCCGAGCTTGATGCCCGCAGGTCCTATGCTCACCTCTCCGCCGGACACCAGGCGATCCACGGTGGCGTCCATCAAAGTGATCAGTTGTTGTGCGAATATGACGAGGCATAAAAGGATGAAGGCGTATTTTGTAAGTTGTTGTATGAGTGGCATATACGCGACTAAACGGTTTACTTTTATTTCGTTCATAGAAAACTCCTTATCACAACGGGAACCCGTTTCGGTTCTTTACTGTTATCTTGACGTTATGTTTTCTTTTTCCGTTTGACCTGTGATCGAAAAGAACTTTTGTATCGGTGCGCGCGAATGGACAGTCGGATTCGATTTCCACTTCCCATGATTCAGGAACATATACTTCTGTCGGATTGTTTATGGGGCTGATCCAATCCGAATCTTTATAGTCCCACGTCATCTTGAACACGTCTTTTTTGAAACTGTACTTGGCGTTGGTGCCTCCGATTCGTTGTGGATATATTCTCACCAGCAAACCGAGGTACTCCGTTGGTTTTCCACCCTCTGTGATAAGACCATACTCGCTGTGAATGTTTTTATCATACGCCCAATGACACCACCCTACTGTGTGTTTGTCAGCAAGGTCAAGGAAATTTTGGTACGCTTTTTTGCAATTTTTAACCGCGAGCGGGAACCCGAATTCCCCGTATAACATCGGGGATTCGAACTCTTCTGCCTCGGAACTACGTATGTTCATTCCGCGTTTCATAACCTGTCGGTTAAACCACCTGTACGGTTTCCTTTGTTCACAGAAGAAATCATAGTAGTGGGGCATGTACACCAATCCGCAGAAATGAGTGCCTTTCCAATTATTCACCCGCAGATTCGTGGGGTATCCTGCGCTCGTCGACATCCAAGGTTCGAACATGAGATGCGGATAACCGTTGTTGTGCTTGAGCCACATCTCCATCAATTTCTCATAGTAGTGGGTAAGTTCCTTCCTCTCAAACTTGAGGAAAAATCCTTTTGGCCAAGGCTCATTGATGACATCTATGCCGATGACATTGGGTATTTCCTTGACCTTCAAAAGGACATGTTCGATCATGGCCACGTTGGCATCGAGGAGCCCGTCCTTGTTTGACCAGAAGTTGTCGAAGCAGGCGCGTACTGCAGGCTGGAAATAGTTCATGGCCCAGGACTCTTGAAACTCAAACTTTTTACCGTCATCCCTCACGGCCCACTCCGGGAAACCATCGCCATGATATCTTTGTGCGAACAAATCTTGATGTATGTCTACTATGACATCAACACCGTGGTTTCCCAATAGGCGTATCTTTTCTATGACGGAGTCTATGTACGCATTGTCGTACTGACCGCGTATCGGTTCTATGGCTTCCCAAAATACCGTGTAGCGCACGATGTTGAATCCCCAGGACTCGAGATCTGACGCTTCTTTTTCACCATGCCATGTAAGGCCCGCAACACCTATCCCGGTGCTTGGCAACGGCGGGCCGCTGTGCTTGCTGTAGTTGGATATATTCGCACCATGGTAAATGATCGTGCGCCCCGGGATATCCCGCATATAGTGTGTTTTATACGGCGTTGGGAAAGATAACAACCTTCGTGTGAACGTGCATGACGTTAGGAAAAAAGTTATTGAAACACACAATAACAGGATTACTAAAAACGTTTCCATTTCTGTCCTCTTTCTTTTTTTCATAATGGTGCGCCCGGTGGGATTTTAACCCACGACCATCGGTTTTAGAGACCGTCGGCTCTACACGCTGAGCTACGGGCGCACGATTATCATGCCGTCTTCAGCCCAGAAAAAACGGTTCCTATGTCAAAGCACGCCACCGCAGTGATCTGCCCATCGAGATCCGGCTCGTGGAAAGCACTGAACCGCTTTTTGTTCATCGTGAGTATGCTTTCCCAAGTACGTATTTCTATGAGGTTTCTCACTGCAAGGAACACAATGGTACCGTTCCCCCAGACACGGAAAAGTTCACCGTGTTCCAAAGAGTATTGAGCCAATGCGTGTGCACCTTGAACCAACCGGTATGTTTCTGAAAGATCCTGGCGCACCAACACGTACATTTTAGGCTGTTGTGGGGACATGTTGTATCTCCTCCACAATCGCCCAATCAGGCTCGTTACCTTCGCGAGGACGCTCGATACGCTCATACTCCACTCCCCTTAAAAGGCCATAGGCAATGAGAACGTGCCGACATCTCCTCGACTTCGGTCCGTGCTTCCATCCGCTCGCCTTGATTTCGATGGCGAGTTCCTTGATTTCCTTCTTGAGTGACGCGATGTGTTCATATATGCTTGTTTCCATGGTACCTTCCTTTATGGTTTGGTTGACTTACAGACACTACCCAAAACAAAGGAAGGTCATGGAGGCTTTAAGACTCGTACCTATGTGAATCCAGACACCTATCTCATGGGGTTCTCCTTATGACAATCAGCTTCTCAATCGAAACGAGGTTAAGAAGTGTACAACGTGTGGAGGCTTCCTGTATATTTTTCTTGGCCGCTTCTGCTTTTGTAACGCTTTCTGCCGAACACGTTATCCGTATCCTGCCGTTCGATAACGACAACGTAATGGAATCGTATTCCGTTTCTTCAGGTATCTCCGTAAGGAGACACTTAAGAAGGGATAATTCAAAGAGTTCCCGGGGTTCAAATGAACCAGCTACGTCCGGGAGGAGGTTATTAGCTGTCTTGTTGTACGATGCCAACTTCCGTATCCCCTTTAGAAATTTCCTGCGGTGACAGAAGCCCGGCGATTTCCATGGAGTACATGGTGACATGCTTCTCGGCAACGTCCCTGGCTACAAGCCCCATCTTGCATGCCTCGACCATTGTATTGGTGAGGTCGTTCATGACGGACAGCCTGTCGAGTACTTCATCGCTTAACATTTATTCCCCCAATATTGTAGGATCTTTTCCATAAAGTTTGAGCATCCGCTCGGCATCGGCCCAAGTGTATAGTCCGGGAAGGTAGTGGCCCCCGAATCTTCTCGATACATTTATAAGCCTCAAAGACAGGGCCTTTTGAAAGCGTTGCTGTATGTCAAAACAGAGGTCACGGGATTTCTTGTCAGTGCAACGGACGCACATGTCCCACCCGTCTTCGCCTGCGCCTATGTTTCTTATGACAAAACTCTGCGATCGGAAGTAGTCCCTTACGGAAACAGCGAGGGCGCCGGCTCTTTCAAGCATGCCATCGGAGTCGTTCGTTTTGATGGCCTCGTCCATTGTTTCCGTGGAAACACCTTGTTTTCCCACAACAGTCACGAGCCAAGATTCAAGTATGTCAAAGAATTGAGGCATAGCCGCCAACCTGTTTCCGAATTCGGCCGTGTTTGCTCGGAGATACTGCATACGCTTATCATACACCGCCTTGACCTCAAGGTCATCAAGATGATCCTTGTGTTTGTCATACAGGTTCTTCTCGTAGACCATGAGATAACTCATGGTGATGGTCGCCTCACTGAGTTCCATCATAGTATGTCTCCAGACACGGTGAAACGGGCGCGCGACGTCAAAGACGTGGTGCCATATACAAATATACTTTCGTGTAGCTTTATTTTAACCTAATGCTGTTTTTGTGGGGCGGGTTCGTTCAACATCTGGAACGATGCTTCATTGAGGTAGGACACTGTATCCATGAGGTTTCGGCATTCGAGCAGATCGTTGCCGTGTATGTTGGGGGTACTTTTGGTGGCAAGTTTGTATGATTTTAGTGTACGATTGGTCGGTTTTACCATACTGTTTTGTGCAGGCTCAGGGAAACTGACTGAAGGTTGTTCCGCGAACACAGGTACGTTACCAAGAGTCACCCCAAGGTCAAATTGCGACAAACGCGACTGGGTTTTCGCTATGGAGACACAGGAAAACCACACGACAATAACCATGAGGGAGGTCAAAGCGAAATAATATTTTTTCATACGCCTTCACCTTTCCACACGTGGAAGGAGTATGAGAACTTTATTAAAAATGCGAAGTGTTGCTTCGCATTTATATGATGGTCGGGGCGACTGGATTCGAACCAGCGACCACTTGGACCCCATCCAAGTGCCCTACCAGACTGGGCCACGCCCCGACGATATCACGTCATTCAACCCTTAACGAGTTCGAGCAAATGGGTACACGGCTTATTTTCGGAGTGTTCCGATACGACGCACCCGCATACAGTGCATATGATAGTTTTCGGCTTCAAAGGGCAGGTTATGACACGGTCATATGCTTTTAACAACTCTTTTACCAAGTTTGGCTTATGCATTACCAAATTCTCCTTCTCATTTTTTGAGAACTTCTTGATGACGCATTCTCTTTTCAAAGCCGCGCTGCGACTGCTACACTCCTCCACGTGTACAAGCCTTACTGGCAGTCCCAAGGCCTTCACCGATCGGGCACCTTTACCGGCGTTGTGGGTGGCGACCCTGCGTGGTACGTCACAGGTCATTCCCGTGTAGAGAGCGCCTTTGGAGCATCGGACCATGTAGACGTACCAAGATTTCATAGAGCCTCATTTAAAAAAGATTTGGCGGCTTGCCCCGTCATGTAGTGGCTGCACCACGGCTGCCACCCTTGGGTGTCTAATCCGGCTTTTTGGTCGCCTCACCGGCAGGGCCGCCAAACCCTGTATGACTTTCCTTTCAAGATGGCTGGGGCACGAGGGGTCGAACCTCGGACCTTCTGATTCAGAGCCAGACGCTCTACCAACTGAGCTATGCCCCACTGTATTCTCGGGACACTCGGATTCGAACCGAGAGTCTCGCGGACCCGAACCGCGCGCGTTAGCCAGGTTACGCTATGTCCCGTTGTAATCATTGCAGAGGTACCATACCCGTTTCGGTTTTTCGACCCTTCAGGTACGGCGTGGTATGATACCTCTACATCTTACTGGCTGGGGTGGCAGGACTCGAACCTGCGACACCGACCTTCAAAGGGTCGTGTTCTAGCCACTGAACTACACCCCATCATATTTGGTCGGGATGACTGGATTCGAACCAGCGACCCCTTGCTCCCAAGGCAAGTGCTCTAAACCAGACTGAGCTACATCCCGATATCAATTTTACTCATCGTGACTTCGTACGGTGACAGGTAGTACCTTCCGACCCTGTAATCCGCGTATCCTTCCTTCCTGTCGCCTTTGAAGCTCCTCGGGCCTGCAGGAGGGTTAGGAAGGTCTTCTACGGTCTTCCTCTGGTCGTACAGCATGAGTCGGCTTCCATCCCTCGCGTACCACTTGTCGTAGTACCCGATCCTGACACGCTCTCGCTCCCAGGCATCCCAAAGAACTTGCTCCTTCAAGAGTTCCAAATACGCCCCATGGTCACCGTACACGACCCTGAGGTATCCTTTCGCCACCAAAGTACCCCGCGTAGTGAAGAAGTGCATCGCCGGGGAACCTCCCTCGACCAGGTCAGTGTCCCTCTCCAACGCTTCCTTCTCCTCCATACGGTTCGGGTAGACGGCCGTTGTCCTGAACGGCTCACCTGTCGTGCATGTGTAGAAGGTGGTCACGTTTAGAATATAATGGCTGGCACGGAGAGATTTGAACTCCCGATGGGCTTTCGCCACGGCGGATTAACAGTCCGCTGCCTTAGACCAAACTAGGCTACGTGCCATTGTGTCCTGTCAAAGAACAAAAGAAAAACCCCGGCGATCCTTTCGGTCCGCCGGGGTCTTGTGTTCTGGTCTTCAGTTAATTCAGAGCGTGCGACCGAACCCCAACGGACTTTTGTTCCGCGGTTGCTGATTGGGGTTTGGGTTCTGAACGAACAAAAACATGGTTTATTCTCCTGTGGTGTTAAATATACACCTATCGGGACAAATTGTCAACCTCTTTTTTCATTCTTTTGATCTTCCTTGCCAAAAATGCGCGCTCAAGTCCTTTTATGTCGCGGGTGATAGCGTACTCTACACGCTTCTGCCTGTACCCGGAAACTTTGAGAGTATCGACAGAAAGGAGTGTGACCCCATCCATATTAATGCGGTCAGTCAACCCCACATACACAGTGAATCGCGGAGCGCAGGAAACTAGAAGCAACAACATCGCCATTGCGGCGACTATCTTGAAATTCATCGAAAGTCCTTTGTTTCAGGAATAATGACAAAAATGTGGTCTTATCGGGGATATGCTTGTTGCTATGATATCCGTAAACGTGCAGCTACGACAATGTCATTCTATGATTTTCTTGGCTTCTGCGCGTCCCTCGTCAAGAAGCTTCTCATCTTTGAGGTCAAGCACGGAAAGCAACTGTTGTAATTCTCCGGCATGTACCTTTTCCTCATCAGCGATATCACCCAAAAGTTCCTTTACATCGGCGTTCTCACAGCTGTCGATGATGAGTTCGTAAAGGTGCACCGCGTCCTGCTCTGCTGATATTGCAAGGCGTATAGCCCTGGCTGTTTCGCGTTGGTCGAGGGGCTTGTCCGTCTTGAGGAGGGATCCTATGGATGAGAAGTCCATCGCCTGCTTCTCGGCGCCGGACTCCATCTTCTTCAGCCGCGTGTAATAGTCCTTAAACTCCCGAAGATGCGCTTGGGCGACCATTTCGTAAAACTGATCTTCGGTGACGGGCATCTTTACGCCAGCATCCTCGAAAGCTTTATTGAACAAATCGAAGATGTCTTTGTGTTCCTTCTCGACCTCTTTGCCCATGGACAACTGTTTATTGCTGGGTTTGTCCGCCGCCATCTTTTCCAAATATGAACGCACCACATCCCGTGCTATTGCAGGGCTTTCCATAATCACCGCCTTGTTTGTTACACACAAGGCGTTCTATATTAGAAGAGAATTAGTTAAATTCTTGGGGCGTTCCGAGCCGTTCCAAGATACCGATGGCGTGTTCCGGGTAAAGTTCCTTCAAACACTCGGGGCATATACTATGCGTAACTATTTTGCGCGGGGCTACGGCGAGGAGTTCTTTGCCTTCGCACCAATAGCCGTCATCGGTGCGTATCCGCCGACACGAACAACAGGAAGTTACGAGGAAGTTAAGCGGTTTAGTACCAGGTTGTGACATAGCGGGTAGTGGGTACATGAATAGGAAATTACATCCGGTACTACCCGTGCGCAAGATCGTCACGCACCTTCGTGAGGGTCTGCCCGAGCCAGTTGGTGCCTTTCCAATTCTTTGGGTCGTCACACAGGGTCGACTTCCAATGGAGTCCGATGCCCCAGATGCAGTCTTGGGGGCTTGCCTCAACGATCGTGCGGGTGCCTGTCGACAGAAGTTCCTCCTTCAAATCCTTGTTCTGGCTGTACTTGGCCAAACACCCCTTGTACATGATGTCGAGAGCCTTGCCGTCCCATGTGTCCTTGTCGAATCCGCGTACGGCACGGCCGCATTGCTTTTGATAACCGGGATCATCGGAGGACATGATCTCGTTGAGCGTCTCTGTATCTCCGAACATGCGGGCCTTCTCGGCCATGAGATACTGCTCGGAGCAATTGTACTTGATGCCGTCGACCTCGAACCCGCAAGGGTGCCAATTGCTGAACGAGCACCCTTTTCCCCAGAAGAACACATACTTGTCGGTCATCCTCATAGGTTACTCCTATACGAGTCTGTTGAACATTGCTTGGTCATCGCCGCATTTCTCTTTAAGTTTGGCTAACCACGCGCGGGTCTTTACCTTGAACATCTCTGGATTCTGCTGTTTGCCTTGGACCTTCATCTTGCAGACAACACCCTCGAAGGTGATGCCAAGCATACGAGAGGAACGGATCTCCTCCTCGACCTCGGCATTCATGTTACCACGAAATATAAACCTCGCCGTTCCAAGATGCCCGAACAGATCCAAGAACTCGTCAGGGTTGAGGATCCCGTGCTTGAAAGGTTTCACATCGATAAGGGTGACATCGTGTGGCTCATCGAGCACGTGCCAACCAGCGAATGAGTGTTGACCCCAAAATTCAAAAAAAGCTGTAGCCTCGTGCCAACGGTTTTTTTCAAATACGTGACACATGCCTTCTTCATACTTCTCCTGTATAATCCCGATGGCATCCCCTAAAAACGGATGGCCCCCGTCCATGAGTTGGGTGCGGCTACCGTATTTGTAAAATTGGCCCTTCTTGCGGCGCCATTCGGCACGGATGTTGGATCCGTCCAATTTATCAAAGGCGTATACCGGGACTCCATAGTGTGGTATCCGCGGTATGGAAGGATATTCTTTCATAAAATTTCTATTTGAAGTGGTACGCCTGCCAGGACTTGAACCTGGGTAACTGGTTTCGTAGACCAGGGCCTGATCCGCTAGGCTACAGGCGCACAAGTTTTGTCCCACTCGGCTCTCAAAAAATCGTACAAACCTTTTATCTTTTGTAGGGCTTTTGTGTCTGTGATAACCATCTTGAATGTTCCATAGTTACTTCTTCTAGGACTTACGTTACCCCCTTTTTCATAAGAATGAATATCGTCAACTTTTATTTTCATTTGGTCCGCCCAATATTTTTTCATTTCTTCAGTAACACTGTGACCAATTAAAACGTATCTTGGGTTTTTTACAGAAAATAATGTAATGTATTTGGCAAAAAGTTTCATTATTGATGGGTCAGTGTTTGTAAAGTCTATGGTGTTTTTAGATTTTTTGTAACCTTCTGCTAAATACATTACAATAAAATCCCTAACTCCTTTGTTTGAAAGTATCTCTTCAGCATTGTCATAGCCTTCTCTGTAACAGCCATCTCTGATTTTCCTATACTTTTCAACTAATACCACGACTGCTACTTTCCTAGCACGCTCAAGAGACTCGCTCCTTGTTATCCTATTGAAACCGAAACCACGAAGCCAATAAAACACTGTAGATTTTCTTCGCCCTAAAATAGATGCTATCTCGTCAATTGTTTTACCGCTTCTCTTCAGTTCTACAGCTTTTTCTTTCTCCTGCTTGCTGCCTCTTCTCATTTGAACCTCCTATCGGATGGTGTAGGCCACACGAATGAAAGTTCAAATAGAAGATTATTACAAATTGTCACATCGTAGCCTGGTATTCTATCCAGTTGAGCTACGGACGCATGTTTCCTACAATTTCTGTCTTCCCTCCACCAACTTGTCATCGATGATGATGTACCCTTGTTGTGAAAACGGCTTGTGTATGATGCCCCTGAATCGTAACCCTTGCGATTTGAGGGCACATATCCATTCGGTGTTTTCCGGCCGACACGTAAACAGCCACACTTCATTTCCTTCAGAGATGATGGTGTTGACCTTTTCCACCACCCCCGGGAACAACTCGTCAGAGCCACTAGGTACGATCGTGTTGTCCACGTCCAACAGGTAGCACAACCCCATTCTAGCCCCTATTCTATATCTTCAAAGGTTCAACGGTAACGAACTTCTTTCCTATGTGGCTCATGGTTTTTTCCTCATACCCACATTTCTTGCATTTGACTTTCCCAGACCACGGTCCCCACGCGAGCGCCGAAATGACTACGATTTGGTCGTTACCACATTTGGTGCATGTGTCACCGTTCGGGGCTGGTCGTTCCACAGGAAGCATGGGCTTCAAGACGATTTCTTTGACGGCTTCTAACGTTTTCCTATTCACAAATGCCTCCTACCCTACGAAAAAGTAGTCCACTGTCTTATCCCCGTACACCGACTCCGCCGCCTTCTCCTTTGAATCGTAAGAAGCCAGGCGGTACATGTTTGACATTACTCTCCATTGGTCATCTTCATATACGAGAAGTATTGCGTGTCCTCGCCTTTTACCGTCCTTGCGTCCGTGGCACACAGCCATGACACATTTTTTATTTCCCCGCAGGACTTCCCACGACAAGAGTGCAAAATCCTCACAATCTCCACCCCATTTTGCTGCCGTAAGCCAAGGCTTGCTGTAGCAATTAATTTTGTCTTTCCGCCACACAAAACCATATTCTGAATACCAAGCCTTCAACGTGATCGTATCATTTACTTTCTTGCGGGCCTCTTTTATCAAGTGCATGCCCCACTGTTTCCGTTTGGCATTGAGCAGGCCCTCGATACCTCCCGACAGAAAGATGTAGGGTTTTGCCGTCAACGGACCGTACCACTTGATAAACCATCTCCACAACCTCACGACTTGACCTCTCCTGTTTCGATCGGTATAATAAAAAGATCCGGCATGGTATCTACCTTTTCGTACTGCTGATGACGAGCAAGCCACTTTACCACCACGTGAACCTCATGCTCCCCGAGTTCTGCCTGCCAATAGGAGTTGTCACCGTCTGTAAGCCTTTGTGACCCGTTTCTCTCCGCTATCTCCTTGAGGAACCCCAACATGTCCATCATCCAGGAGTGCCTTGAAGAATTCGTGTCTGCGATGTTTGGTACCCGGATGAGGTTCCCTTCAAACCAATACCTCAATGTTTCCTTTTTTCTTGCCACTGTGCACCCCTTTTCTTTTGGTACCCGCGGTGCGACTTGAACGCACGATCTTTGCCTTCGGAGGGCAATGTTTTGATCCAACTAAACTACGCGGGCATTGTTCGCTCATCCCGTATTTTCTTTTCAACCAACCCCTTTTTCCCATTTCAGCACACAATCCTTGGAACATTTTTCGGTCGTCTCCGGAAAGACCAAACTCGCGGCCTTTAGTAAACAGTCCCCGGAAGTCATCAAACAAATATTCATCAGACATCTTCGACAAGTCTTCCACAATGTCCTTCAATCTATGGTGGGCCCGGCCCGGCTTGAACGGGCGACCTCCTGCATGTCGAGCAGGCACTCTAGCCAACTGAGCTACGAGCCCACGTATTGGTACCCCCTCCCGGAGTCGAACCGGGTACCTACTGATTAAGAGTCAGTTGCTCTAGCCAAATGAGCTAAGGAGGCATGAATTATCCGTTGAACTCCTCTTCGTTCTCTTTTTCTTTGGTTTCGTCCACACTATCCACGAGTACCTTCTCGATGCTGTCACAAAATTTACGTATGCTCGATACCAACAATTCCCTTTGCGCCTTGTTGACCTTTTTCATGAATTCACCGAAAATGGCGTTGAACTCCTCATCTGCAAACATTTTCTTTTCCATCTCGGAAGCAATAGTTCCGAGAGCATTGATTTGCAACTCACGCCATTTCCAAACCATGTCGCGCATAAACTTTTTAGGATCTTCTGTCAGCACGGCCATCGTCTTCAGCACAGACATCGCCACGAAGAACGTGAAGTCGTTTCTGAGTTCCCTCAATGCCTCTCCACTCACGTTCTCCTCGGTACCCATTCATCGTACCTTTCGTTTTGATTTGGTAGGCGCGAGAGGACTTGAACCTCCGACCCTCGGTTTGTAGGACCGATGCTCTGTACCAACTGAGCTACGCGCCTTCAATATCTTCTCCTTCTTGAGTTTTCCGCCGGCCATTTCAGACCAATACTCTACATCGAGGTCGGGTTTCTCCGCCTTGATGTCTTCAGCTATCTTGCGTCCCATCTCGTACAGTTTCTTCTCGTACTTCTTGAGGACACAGTAATTGGGTCTTCCCGTCGCCACGTCATCGTAGTAGCGCTCAAATTTATTCAAATCATTTGTGATGCTCTTTGACAACCCAATATCTTCTGGGTCGATCATAAAACCCTTGTCCAGGCTCCACAAGCACGAAGAACTGAAGTCAGGCATGACCTTCACTCCCGGGACTTTGTACCGTTTTGACTTTGATTCCTTTGACATATGTTCAAGCCTTTTATTAACAGGTTAGACTTTCTGGTACCCCCGGTTGGATTCGAACCAACGACCCCCATCTTAAAAGGATGGTATTCTACCTCTGAATTACGGAGGCACAAAACAAGAAGGCCCCCGGTGACTTTGTCATCCGGGGGCCTTAAACCTATTGTGAAGAGATTGAATAGGCTACACGACCCCCGATGGCGTCACCCGGCGCTTGGATACGACTCGTTTTGCCTTCAGTGAGAACATGGTGCCTTTTTCCCTTCAAAAACATAATATACCACAACCTGACAGGTTTGTCAATGGTCAATTCGTGAAATTTACAGGTTGCTTACCGGATCTTTTCAAACAAGCATCGTATAACTTTGCTGCCTGGAGTTCGTTAGCAAAAGTTCCTACTCTCTTATTGCGATATCTCACCACCCAAGGTTTGTTGATACTTCCGCTATAACTCACTCCGATGTATTTCGATATTGGAGTACCGACGTTTGAATATTGTTCGGCACGCACTTTAGTGCCCGGACTCCTTGAGAGATCTATGCCGTTCTGTGATCTGTTCCTTATCTTTTTGAAAACCTGAACAGGCTGCTGTGGCATACAGAGCGGTCTGGCAACAATGTTTTTTCCTACCCTTGCAGGATCGGCCGTCAGCTGGTCACTGACTTCTTCGAGGGGAGAATCTATGAGGGTTATATCGTGTGAGGTGTCCCCGAAGTACTTTGAGGTACATTCATCGATAGCTTTTTCCAAATAATCAATACTCCCCGCGAATTGGGCCAACTTGAATACTTCATTTACAAGCTCAAGGATCCTTTGGTTAATCGCAGGTTTCATCAATTCGAGGACGTCATCTGTAACGGTCTTTGTCATATTGCTCTCCTTTTATTGTTTTTGATTTCAGAAACGGTTTTCTATTCCTTTTTATCTTCAGGTATTAAGTCTTCCTTAATAAGCGCCCGGTGCCTGACCTGGCTGTCCAAATGCCACTTTCCTTCCCTGTTCGACATGCGTAAAACTTCACAGTTGTAGGGGTTTCTGACGGTTTCATAGTATTCGACAGACCAATGAAACCAGCGCATGAGGAAAAGTCTCATCGTGAGTCCGTGCGTGACGATGAGGCAAACCCTGGGAAAATCCGGCTTATCGAAATCTCTCCAGAGTGTGTCCATGAAGGTGGACAAGCGGTCATAGACATCAGCCCCTGATTCTCCATCGGGGATCCTGTAGAAGAACGTGCCAAACTTGTCACGTTCTTCCTCGATCTTTTTTGAAACATCGGCGTCCTTGTAGTTTCCCCAATCCTGCTCGCGCAACCGCGGGTCGAACGTTTCGCTTGCGATGTGGACATAGTATGGTTTATGGAGTAAATCTTTTATTCTTCCTGTGTGCGTGTGAATACCATCGAACAAAAGCCTCCAGACGGTATGCCACGTTTGTTTGGTCCGCTCATATGGCGAGCAATATGCGGCGATTTCCGGCGGGTCGATGCCTTTGGGGAATTCGTGAACGAGATCGTCTTTGATGTAAATGCCTGCGGTAACAGCCTGCTGACGACCGAAATCGGTGAGAGGTATCTTCCAATCAGGGACGGTCTTCAAAAGATCCCAATTCACGTTCGCTTCAGACTGACCGTGCCTTATGAGATATATGAATTTTGGAGGAGCCATAGTGCCTCTTTTTTTATTTGGTATCCTCACCGGGAATCGGACCCGGATCTAGAGTTTAGGAAACTCTTGTTCTGTCCGTTGAACTATGAGGACATAGTTGAATATACCATTTCGTAACCCTGATTTACAGCACTTTTCGAAGACATAAATGTGGTGCGGCAGCCGAGACTCGAACTCGGGGCATTCAGCTTGGGAAGCTGACATTCTACCAACTGAATTACTGCCGCATATTTGGAGCGCCAGCCGAGGCTCGAACTCGGGACCCCTACCATGGCAAGGTAGTATTCTACCACTGAACTACTGGCGCTTTCTGTTTTCATCAATGATTTTGTGCTCCCGCTCCCACCCGTCCACATATGTCTGTAACTGTTTTTCCACCCAATCGTGAACTTTCTGGGAAAAATCCACTCCATATTCTTTTTTAGCCTCTTCAAATCCGACCCGCCACGCTTCCTTCTCAATGTCCGGTGTGTAGTATTCAACAGAAGATGCAAAGTCATCTGGCATGAGAGCGTGACCCAACTCATGGAAAAATGACGCCACCTTCAACTCATCATCCTCATAAATCCCTAAATAAATTTTGGGGTGGCAGATGTAACTTTTGTTTTCGTATTCTTCAAGACCATTGGCACTGCAGTAATCGTCTCCAGGTACGACTTGAACAACCTCATATCCGTATTTGGCGGCTACTTTTTTGAAATCGGATAGTGCCCACGAAATTAAAATGGAGCGGGAGACGAGGCTCGAACTCGCGACCTTCAGATTGGAAATCTGAGACTCTACCAACTGAGTTACTCCCGCGTATTTTCATATCTGGTACGCCTGGCGAGACTCGAACTCGCGACCCTCAGATTAGAAGTCTGATGCTCTGATCCAGCTGAGCTACAGGCGCTCATGTTATCTCAACCCATACAAGTACAAAAGTGCCGCATACCCCGAGGGAAGTAACTGAAGAGGTTTGTCGACCTCCTTCGAGTACTTCACGGCCATCTCTAAAAAATACCGCGCGTGGAGCATCGCCTCTATCCATCTTCGCGGGTCTTTTTTAGGATCCAAGCCATCCTCCATAATTTCTTTGAACACGGAACATCGATTTTTCCAACCGTACTTGTATAGGCCTTCCAACTCCTTCAGCACCTTGCGTGTCACAACCACCGCGGATCCAACTTTATAGGAACCGTGGTACAGCCTGTAAACTGTGTCCTCAATTTCCCAATGGCTGTTGATGTTTTCGAGAAGTTCCTCAAGTACCTTTTGTTTTTTATGGAGGTTCTTGATGAGAACGCGTTGCCCTTGGTCGTTGCTGCGCTTCTCCTTCATGGCAGCCGCGCTACTGTTGCGCAGACCTTTCTCACAGAATTTTTTGAAATCCTCGATGCTAATCTTTTTTGCTTTGTCATTCATGGAATTTTTGTTTCTCCGTGAGATTCGGAATCCATGTGCGGATCCTCGCAGAGTACAACGAATTCTCCAGTACCTTCGAGAGCCTCAAGTTCCAAATCATCGAAGTCATTCTCTTGGAAGTTCGTCCCGTCCCACCAACGGCACATGTACGTTATCCCGTGTTTTGTCACCAGTACTCCGCACACTCTGCCGTCCTGTTTTCCATCGACGATGTGTACCCTTTGGCCCGGGCTGAACTTTGATTTTACAACCATGTGGCTCCCCTGTGGTGTGTGGTGTATGGTGTGGGCCCACCAAGAGTCGAACTTGGGACAGGCGGATTATGAGACCGCTACTCTAACCAACTGAGTTATGGGCCCGTTGATTCCTGCTCATACACCAATATACCATTCAGCGGGACACGTGTAAACTTGATACATTTGTGAAACAGGTATGTAGCCCGGACGAGATTCGAACTCGTGATTTTCACAGTGAAAGTGTGATGGATTAGACCGCTACCCTACCGGGCCATACTTTATGCCAAATCACTTATAAAGCCTTGATTATACCGCTTATATGATGTTCGTCTTCCGTTGGAGTGGTTCACGACCATGTCATCTCGCACCCGTATAGTACGGACCTTGTCACCCCGCATACCACTTCCGACCTGCCCTCGCCTGGCATCATTCACGTTTCCGGTCACTTTTGACGTGAGCCTGTGGTGGATCCTCTGGCGCAACACGCTCATCGCTTGTTCCTTATTTTGGTGCTGGCTACGCTCCGATTCGCATCTCACAATAATGCCCGTCGGGATGTGCTTCACCTGTACGGCAGAATCCGTCACGTTTCGGTGTTGTCCGCCTTTTCCGGAACCGCGCGCTATTGAGATCTCTATGTCACTACACGGTATGTCCACCTTTACCCCGGGGATCTCTTCGAGGACGGCCACTGTGATGGTGGAAGTCTGTACACGGCCGCGCTTCTCTGTCGGAGGTATCCTTTGCCACCTGTGACCGCCCGGCTCGTTCTCAAACGTTCTTGCGGCGTCTTCTCCCGATATTTTGATGCAGACGTAACCTGGTCGCATCTCCAGGACACGCATCTAATATCCCTTCAAAACGCACACCTTTCCATAAATCCTGAACTGATCTTCAACTAAAAGCTTTGCATCGTCTCCGCCTTCGGCGGCTCTGATTTCCACTATGATTGATTGCATGGTACCCTCCGTTATAAAACGCCCTGGTGTTCCCTACGTCCGTCCTGATAGCCCGGGCATCGGGGCATAGGAACGGTAACCTTTCGGTGAGACTTGTTCGCCGAAAGAAAACTCGGTTGCACCTTTTGGCTTATATTGGTAGCCCGGATGAGGTTCGAACTCATGAGTCTCCGCCTTGAGAGGGCGGTGTCCTAGCCAATTAGACGACCGGGCCTTACATTCAAAAGTGCTTTTGTCGTCAGCAGACTGTCAAAGATCAACGAAAAAACCCCGCCAGGCTTGGCCTGACGGGGTTTGTGTATAAGTACAATACTCCCGTCAGGTGGGTATTCTTCCCTCCCTACCTTCTTCAGCTATTCTGACGGTTGCGTTTATCATAGGATATTAAATATAACACAAAAAAACGGTGTTGTCAACCCTGTTCTTTTTTAGCGAGTCTCATGTGTTCTATCGAACTGGTCATGGTGTCTTTACCGCCCATCTCCGTTAGAAGGTACAAAAGAAGATTTTTCAAACGGAATTCGACATCCTCTTTCATCTCGCGGACACCTTTTTTATACTTCTCCACAGACATCTTCAACTTTGGTACTTTGGCGGCCACGCTGTCGAGTATCCTCTCGAATTGGTCGAGAGCATTTTTAATGCTGTCTATTGGAACTTGGGCCTTGTCCCTATGTTCCATAATGACATCGTCTAAAGAAGGGGTATTCAAATCCCGGGGACTTGGGATAACATTGTACGGATGCTTTGCAGGATACACGGTGTTTGGAGAGTAAGCAGATTCGATGGTGTTAGATATCACATCGACATCCTCTGCCTCCTTGATCATTCCTAAAAACTCGAGTCGTTCAGCAATGTCATCAAATGTCGCGATTACTTCTTTCATACACCCCTCATTTTAGATACGTGTAATCTACCTGCTTGGACAGTTGTTCGCCTATCTCGATGTATTGGCTCATGTATTTGACCCCGTCCATGATGTCCATTTTAGGGTCAAGGTCGTATTTTTCAAGTCTTTGAAAGGTAAAATCTTGATATTGCCCGGCTATTCCGGACAATATTTCTTCGTTAGTTCTGTCACATTGTCTACGTGCAAGTCCACCGTCCATGGGACTCATGAAATAGTAGAGTTGCCGGAGAGCATTGTAACTAGATGCCTCTTTATAGGACATGGAGAACGGGGACTCCCCGCATCCGAGGGACAACATGTGTACCTGTTCGTTTTTGAGCCAATCCAAGCGGCAGGCCTCTACGTAGGCCTCTACGGTCGGGCTGCTCATGTTACCGGTTCCTCCGTCAAGCCACACAGCGTTTCCTGCTTTGTCTTTGATGGATCCAAAATAATAAGGCGCGGCGTAGCTCCTGGACAAGGCTTCAAGTACAGTAAGTTCACCGTCTTTTTCTTCCCAAGACTTGAAGAAGTGTGTCCTTCCGTCCACCATATTCACGCTGGTGCAGACAAAACGTGTTTCGCAATTCTTCATCCTGAACTCTCCGCCGACGTGATAACGTATGAGTTCGTCTAACGGCGTGCGGCTGTATTTATTTCCGATGAACGGTATGTGCGTTTGTGGAGTGAACACTTTAGGTATGGCCGACAGCAACAACGGGTAGAACGTTTCCATTCGGAGGGCGCCTGTGGATAGCACTCCGCCGATTATTGCACCCACGGAAGATCCCCAAACAAGGTCGAAAACCTCGTGTATTTCCTTGCCGAGGACGCGAACGATGTTGGAGAGTATCGTGGCAGCAATGGGACCCTTGGCGCCGCCGCCGTCTATTACCAAAATGCGCTTCATACCGAGTTAACGGTATGAAGAGAGCATTATGGTTTGTTAGGACGGGTCAAGACCGTTGATGTCGCTTCTTTCGATCGACAACGGGTTTTTTCTTTTGTATCCAGAAGTCTCGTGCCTTTTAACGACCTTATGATCTTCATAGGATGCACGGAGTTTCAAAAATTCATTGTAAGACTCCGGTCTTCCATCGAACTTCAAAAAATCGTCCCAGGCGAACATGTCTTCGTCTTTGCAGAGCCATATTTTGAGGATGCGGTCGACTTCATCATAGGATTGTGCCCCGAACTGCTCCAAATCGGAGGATGTGATTCCGAGCCCGTCTGTAGGAACAGCGTGGACACACTGCTCAAGTGCGGTTGCGGCATCCTCGGCGTGTTCGGTGCGTAGTGATTGCACGAGATACTTCGAAAGATCGTAAACCTCCGTCTTCCACAGATATTGTATCATGCCATAGTCGCCGACGTCACCATGAAGCGTCCAGAACCCCAACTCATATTCGGAAAGATTGTCGGTAGACAGAACCAATCCTTTGTGTTTGCTTGCAAGGTCAAACAGTCTTATCATGCGGAGGCGCGCTTTCAAATTTCCCCGGCGAACTTTTCGCTCATGTGTGAGGTCACCAGGTTCATCGTCTTCCATGAGTATTTTTACCATCGATGCAAAGTCGTTGCCAAAGTCGGCTTCTTTGAAGCTTGTGCAAAAGGCCTTTCCTACGGCCGCCGCGCGTTGTATTTCTTCACTTTTATTCGTGGCTATGGTGATGCTTCTGCCGATGAGTTCCATACCATGATAGTCGCATACAGGTTTGGCCAATGCTGCGCACAAGGCACTGTCCAATCCCCCGGACACACCGAGAACCAAAGAATTCAAATGGTTGGATGAAACATATTCCGACAGCGATTTCCGTAGACTCTCAACAACTTTAAGATGATCCATTTTATGTCCTTCCTGCAGGGTCAGTCAATGAGGATGCATTGATTTATCATATTCTGTCGTTTTTCGAAAAGATTTGGACTCAAGCCAACTTTAACCGTGTGAGGCTTGTCGATTCTCTTTTGTGTCCAATGTAACATGGCAATCTGCGACCGCACTCGTGCACGGACATCTTCAAGGGTGTCCATGAGATAGCCTTTATTTTGTGTCTGCCGCGGTTGAACATTCCAATGGCTTTCTATTTCCGTACTCTTATTGCCATCGTCCTGGTGTACAAACTTGTGTATCTCTTTAAGGTTTTCTTCTTTTCCATATATGAGGATCCCCTGCAGGAACCCGTCCTTGTCCACCAACGCGGCGGATCTGTTGGAACCGGGTATGCTTGTTTTGACCGGATTGTCCCGTGCCAATTTGATAACGCTCCGCTCGACATATCCTGCTTGCACAGAAGTAAGTTTGGCAACGCCGCCGATGCTCGGTTGATCCCAACATGTACCGGGTTTCGTTCCGCAAGCCCATACAAGGTTTTTGAGTATTTCATCAGGCTTGTATCCGAAACGCGCTGCGTTATCGCTTATCTGCTCGCGGATGGCCTGTATGGAATATTCATCGAGGTCGTTCGTCATATAAATTTTGACATCTTGCAACCCGGCGGATTGCAACATCCGGTATCCTTCCATGGCCAAGTAGGCCAAGTCGCCACCATCGAGGCGTATTCCCATCGTTCCTTTTGACCTGCGTATCTCATCGATGTTCTTGCTGAACGCCTTGATGGCATTTGGTATACCGGACGACAACGTGTCGACAGTGTCCACAAGAAGTACAGGACGGCCAGGGTTGCATTGCAACCACAAGTCAAACGCTTTGAATTCATTGCCAAAACTCTGGATCCACTCGTGACCCATGGTGCCCACGGTCGGGATATCAAACCACGATCTTATTTCTGAATTGCTGCTGATCGTGGCTCCGGCAAGATACGAATACAACGTGGTGCGCAAACAATCTTGCGCGCGCCGGCGTGCGAACTCCATAACCGATCCGACTTCCGTGGCGTTGACCACCCTCCGCCATTTCGTCATGGCGAGGCTCGGGTAATTCACGCACTCGAGGAGCATACCTTCCGCTATACGTACATCGAGAAGCGACCCCTCCAAGACAACCGCAGGCTCCCCCCCGAACATGAGGGAACCTTCGGGAAGGGCGTTTACGGTAACATTGACAGTCTTCCTCTCGATAAGGTACTTGATGAAGTCCTCACGGTATCCTTGCCCATGCAATATGTCACCTACATCGATGGAGAATTTATACTCCGCCAGTAAGCGTTGGAACTCTGTAATTCCCCCCAAGATGGCGTAAGATCCTTCGAATGGCGCCTTTCGGATGAAGTACGTCTTCGATGCGGTAAGGTTATGCCTTTGCAGAAAGAAGTCCGACTGTGCCATCCGAGGATAGTAGTCATCCCACGGGCAAAGGCTTTTGCGAGCCATCGCGCTGAGTCCTTGGTACAGATTCTTCTTGTCATGCATTTTAACAGCGCTCCCTATTTGGAGTTAGGAACTTCTTGGCACGATGCGAACCGCGCCTCGGGGTTTTTCGTAAGGACCTTCGGCATGAATTCGATCTCCGGATTTTCCACTTGCTCTAATGACTTGAAAAAGAATGGCCTGAGCACGAACCCATCTACTTCTTTCTCAAACGCCGACAATCCCTCTTTTAAAGCAGAGTCATCGTAGAAGACGTTTTTTAAGAAGAACTTAAACTCTTCCATTGTCTTATTCTTCTCAACAACGTCCATGCCCGATGTCGGATGTACCCAACATTGCACTAGATAAGTTCTTTCTCGTTGTCCTTCGCTGTTTTCAGACATATCGTTTCGGCCCTCGGTTGTTGTAGAGAACCTACCCTCCCATGGATAATATACTTTTCTGAACACGGTTTGTCACACCTTACTTGAGTGATAGTCTGTAATCACTTGATATATAACATCTTCCACATATTCACGATCTGGAGAGTGGGGCAATTTTGATGCCTTGTACAACTCTCCGAGTTGCTTGTCCATATCGTGTGCGTATTGCTCCACTTTGTCGTAAGACCATGCGCCATCGCGTATGGACTTCAGTTCTTCAGCATCAATGTTCGTACGGTCGACGTTCACTTTTCCTGCTTCAAGTATCTCCGCTCCCATGCGGCAAAGTCTGACAAGATGCATAGCGTGCTTGCTGTTACCGTGGAAAGCGACATGTCCATTCCTGCGGGTGACCAACACACCATTTGGTACGGAAAAGCACACTATATTCTGGCCAACCACCGGTATTTTTCTTACTGCACAGCGCCTCATAATCCTGTGATGTTTTTGGGAATTTTTGTCGATGTGCACATGGAACATTTTTGCCTTTGGGTAATGCTCATTGTCGCTGTCGTACGGGCCATACAAGGATGTTTCCCAACCACAAGTAACCGCCAATTCTTGCACATCATCGGCAAGACTTTTCACGGAAGTGTAGTAAATCACCGACTTTTTGGACGTGTTCCTAATGGTACCATCCCCGAGTACCATAGCGTCAAAAAGAATTTCTTTTTCGTGCTTTGATAGTCCAAAAACCCACCGCGGTATCTTTTTTGTTGTTTTCTCGCCACAATCGGAAAGAAACCTTTGCGCCAACTCTTTCCCGTACACAATGAGAACTATTTCTTGGATCGAAGTAGAGCGAAATAGGTTGGGACCGCGTTCATAAGAATAGAGTCCTGTAGGGGCTTCCGTGCTACCGTGAAATCTGGACATGTGCCAATGAAGCCTACCACCGGACTTCTGGCTGATGCGTACGTTTTTGGGATTGCTTTTACATTTTCCCAGGCACCCATCAGACAAGTACCACCCCATCAACGACAAGTATTGCCTGCGCGTGAGTTTTACATCGGGAAAATTGTTGATTGTACCATATGTTTTTGTTGCTGGGTCAATGGTGGCTAGAACCTCAAAACATTCTGGTAAACAAGAAATTTCCTCAAGTACAAAATCTGAAGAGATTCTATTTTTTCTTGACACAGGCTTGAACAGCATTCGGTGATTTGGTGTCACCCGCACATCTATGTGGTTACCGGTGAGCTGGTACATAGATCCGGTGAAAGTCCCTTCAAATCTATCTACAAAATGTTGATATTCTAATTGACCTCTACGACCGGATTCTTTATACCGACCCGGTTTACCTGTAAGGCGTTTTGACTGGAAAAGGTACTTTTTATGAAGTATCCCCCTCACTGTGGCAAGTCGATCTTCGATTGACACGTCCCTATATTTCTTCCAACCAGAATCTGTCAAAAACTCGGTGTCGTCCGCATAACAATCAAACCCGAACTTTTCCTCCAAAGCTGCCCGTTTCTTGTTTCTTGATTTTGACCAATTTTGGTACTGTTCCCACTCCGTCTTTTTGTTGAGATAAACGACCTCTTTGCTGGCCATGTCGTAGTACTCTTCTTTGAGGTACTTCGTACCTAAAGCTTGAAAAGCATGTGCTTGTGCGGAAATTCCCATCTGGAGCCACTCCAAGGACAACTTGCGTTGATCCGGGTCGAGGAACCGTGCAAACAAAGGAATAACCCAATCACCGTAGATTTGGTCGAGTTCAACCAAAAAGTCATGTCGGAGATCCTCCGGGATAGCCTCAATGGCCGCGTAGCACACGGCTTTGAGTTGAGAAGTCGGAAACAAGGACTGCTCTGGAAGGCCCATTTCCGTCCGTGTAGGGAAGGATTTTGGGGGGTCAAGCAAAAACTTCCTGTGAACTTTTATCCTGTTAAGTTGTGCGATAGCGTACCCCGAGAATGTGTATCGGCATTTCTTTGATAGAAATTTTTCACGGGATAACAAAATTCTCTCCCACCACGGGCTTGTTTTCTTTATGCACCTATCCGGCGCCCACAGTAAATCGAGCATGTTTGGGTTGTTTTCAAGTAGCAATGACGTAGCTTTGTGGATAGCATAGATTTTTCTGTCCACGCCCCCAAAGTCAGAGAACTCCTCAACATTTTTGAAACCCAAAAAATACTCTGGCCCAGGGATCATCACACCTGTCCTATCCTCATCAGATTCGGGTGTATTTGTACCGTAGGCCTGCGAACCCGTAACGGTTTCAAATATGGTGTGATTCAACGCGTATTGCTGTTCCATGTTTTTCCCTCCAGAGGAAATATACCATTTCACTCTGCAAAATTATCAATCAAAATTGCGTGATGATGTTCAAAGAAACAGGTTTAATCTAAACCCTCCGAGGCATTAGATTAGATAGGAACGAGTTGTGACTAATGGCCGATACTCAATTGATACGTGGATTCTGTTGTCCCAGAACATTTGGCTCAAAATAAAAGTTACCAAGGATGGCGGTCCCTATGAGTGAAAAACGTCCCACCTTGCTCATAGAAAAATTTCAAAAGAGATTCGAAAATACGGGGGCCACCTGGAGATGTTAATCAAAAGGTGGATACCGAGTCCGTTCATACACGAGAGGCCTGCGGGATGTCCTCTCGATATGATCGTCATTCACCACATAGGGTCAAAGAACGGAAAATTGTATACGATTTCGGGAACTATTGCTTGGTTCACTAATGAGTCATTGCATGTGAACAAAACAACGGGCGTGGTCGAGAACAGAGTAAGCGCCCATTACATCATACCAAGGTCGATCTACGAGAAGCAGACAGACATGATCGCCTTAGTAAAACACGAGGAGGTGGCCTACCACGCCGGCGACTCAAGCTGGACAGTGAATGGTGTCACCAGATCCAACATCAACAACTATAGCATAGGCATAGAACTCGAAGGCGATGGCAATGCCATTGAATACACGGACTTCCAATATGATCGCTTGACGAAACTTGTCAAAGAACTCATGCAGAAATACAATATAACGGACGCAAACATTGTTGGCCACGAGGATATTGCTCCTGGCAGGAAGACCGACCCGGGGATATTCTTTGATTGGAAGAGGCTCCGTGTTTCCATCGCCCCTAAAATACAAATTGTCGTCCCGGATACGGATTCCGTTCCGGAAAGAAAATTCCACAGGACATCGGGCATGAATACTCAGCCCGATTTTTTATCAAAATTACGAAAACTTTTTAACCGATAATTGCAAGAAGCAGCGCCGTGCGAGTTATCGCCCGGCGGCATGTTTCGTTTGTGCGGAGGAATTTCAATGCAGACTCAAAAAGGATGGCTGATTAAGCAGACTTTCGACAATGACTTCGTACACATCATGGAATCCCTTTATGAAAAGTATGGTGAGGAAATTTTCAGTATCCAAGGAATCGCGAATAAGCACATGGACATCGTCGCGTTTTCAAAACAATTTTTTGGCAAGTCCGGCAACGTCGCCGACATCAGTATCGATGGCAACGCCAACATAAAAGAGAAAAACATCTTGCAGTACAATTACGAGAGCGGCAAAGCGGTTATGAAGCTGAATTCTTTCTATCTGCTCTACAAGTGGGTGAACAAATGCTTTGGCGAGGAGGTTGCGGCACAAGCGCTTGAGAAGGTCGTGAACGGTGAACTGTTCGTGAACGACATGAATTCGTTTGTATCGCCATATTGTTTTGCCTTTGATTTGCGCAATCTGCTGGCGCAAGGCATGAATTTTTTCAAAGGCAACATGACCATCAAACCACCAAGAAGGTCGGAATCCTTCATTGCCCTCATTATTCAATCCACGGCATATATTTCCAACCAGATTGCTGGGGCCGCCAGCTACCCGGACTTTTTTGTAGTTCTCGATTGGTTCTATCGTAAAGAACTTGGCCCCGAATATGCGAAGACGATTCGCAAAGGATTCGAAGATAAACTCTCTGGCAAAGACACACCGGAAGTAGCTTCGTGGGACAAAGTCAAAAACCAATTCCAGAATTTCATTTACTCTATGAATTTTCCTTTCCGAGGATCCCAATCCGCTTTCACCAATCTGTCGGTGATGGACAACGGGTTTATGAACACGTTGTTCAAAGACTACAAGATACCAACATCAGATGGTGGGTTTGAAGATCCGGATCTTCAGTCAGCCAAAGAACTCTCAAAATTGTTCTTTGAGTATTTCTCGCACATCAACTGCAGTGAAGGTATCTTCACCTTTCCGGTCATGACCATTGCCATATCAGTGGAGAAAGGTGGCAATCCCATTGACCCAAAGTTCTGTGAGTGGGCAGCCAAAGCAAACAGCGAGAAGGGTCTTGCCAATATATTCCAGAGTGAACCCACAAGTTTTTCAAGTTGTTGTCGGTTGAAAAACGATTTGACTAAAGTCGCCGACACGGGCTATCAGAACTCGTTTGGGGTGGGCGGACTGTCCATTGGATCTCACCGCGTTGCCGGCCTCAACCTCCCCCGCATTGCACTTTTGGAGAAAAAAGATCCGGACATCCTCTCGAAGGATCTCGAAATTCTGCATAAGGTCTTGTACGCTCACCGTCAACTCATCAAACACCTCATCGACCTTGGAAACATGCCCCTCTACACGGCCGGGTGGATCCACCTCGCGCGTCAATACTCAACAATCGGTTTCATCGGGGCCCACGAGTACGTCGCCAATAAAGGGATGGACATCGCGAAACAAGACGGTCTTAAGGTCATCAAGGACGTACTCGGGTTGATCGAAAATAAAATCGTAGGGTGGCAAGAAGCAGAAAAGGAAGAAAAAAATATTTATAACTTGGAGCAAATCCCCGGGGAGTCCATGTGCGTCAGGTTGTGCGAAATAGACACACTCTTGAAACACAACCCTAACAAATACATTATGTACTCCAATCAGTACATACCCTTGGTCCAAGATGCCTCTATCTATGACCGGATCCGCATACAGGGTAAAATTGATAGTCACACATCTGGCGGTGCAATTTTGCACATCAATGTCGATGATAACACGACATTGTCGCCAAAACAATTTGGATCAATCATGCAGTTGGCCAGGGAACACGGTTGCACATATTTTGCCATCAACTACGCTTACAGTGAGTGTTCCGCCGGTCATTATTCCGTCGGTAAGCACGAGAAATGCCCTGCATGCCAAGCCGAAATCGTGTGTACCTACAGCAGGGTAGTAGGGTTTATTACGCCGATAAGATCTTGGTCCAAAACAAGAAGAGAGTGGGAATTCCCTCTTAGGGTTTTCTACAGGAATGGCCGTCTTGAGGACGTGCACGCGTGAGGATTGTAAGTTGCATCCAAAACTCCTTCCAGGAGTATGACGACCATATATCATTGGTCCTCTTTTGCTTCGGGTGCAACTTGAATTGTTGTGGGTGCTACAATCACGAAACAATCATGAACCTCGATAACATACGGGGTACGGTGAAGGAATTCATCGATGACAAGCTTACCCCACTTGACGATGCCATCGTGTTCCTTGGCGGAGAACCAACCGTATGGGCGGAAGACATCCCCGGGGATGTGTCCTACGCTAAAAGCAAAGGGAAGTTGGTAAAATTGTTCACCAACGGAACGAACCCGGCCGTGGTGCGCGAACTGAACAAACTCCACCTAGTAGACAGTTACAGCATCGACCTCAAAACAGTAACAGATGCTCCGAGGTTCCTCCGGGCTACAAAGCCGTTGAGCACCGATGAATACCTAATGCTCGTAGACGAATCCATACAAAGCGTTTTGGAATCGGGGGCATCTCTTGAGATAAGGACTACGGCATGGAAGGAACTCGATGACTTGGACAAAACGAAGGAGTATGTTTTAAAACGTTATGGTGGTGTAAAACACATAGTGCAGGACGATTTCCGGGACACGATAGAAAAGCTTAAGAACTTGAAATAGACTCTGAAACAAGTCCTGACGTAGTGAACTTCTTGCAGAAACTCTGGCGGTGAATTTCGCACAACCCAAGGCTACGGATCGCCTCAATATGTCGTGGCGATCCGTAGCCTTTGTGTTCCTCAAAGCCATATCCAGGGAATCTTATGGCTTCTCGCTCCATTATCAAATCCCGTTCGACCTTCGCCACAATGGACGCCGCCGCGATGCTGGCGCTTTTGGCATCGCCTTTAATTATTGAAATCTGTCTATCTTCTGGTATTTCTGGGATTTTAATGTTTCCATCGATGGCGATGATGGTATCCCCTTCCTTGAGGATATCCTCAAAAGCTTCAAGACATACGTGCATGCCGAGCATCGTGGCCCCAAGTATGTTGAGCGATTCTATCTTATCGACAGGGATGATAGCCAGACTATGCCTGTGGTTTGCCTTGATTTCCTTGGCGATTCGGTGACGCTCTTTGCTAGGAACCTTCTTGGAGTCGTTAACGCCCTCTACAGGGCATCCTAAATCGAGTACCACCGCACATATGACCACAGGCCCTGCCAGCGGTCCTCGGCCTACCTCATCGATTCCTATAAGCTTTTGGGCGCCGTAACTGGATATGAGGTTGAGGTCATAACTATAGAGCCTATCTGATCGCATGACCTTTTTTCCAATTCTTTCAACTTGTTGTATAAATCTGATGTTTCCGGTGTTAGGGGTGGAACATAATCGTTGAATCTTATTCTGATCGTCCTAAAGAAGTTTAAACGCACCCCGTCTTTCACGTAAACCTCTGTATCTCCTGGTTTTATGACATAGGGTATCTTACGGTCGAATATCTCCAATATACCACTGTCGCCAGACACCCTTTGGGCGGGGGTAACGTTTACGTGGACCTTAAAATAGTCATCCTCTATGCCCACATACGGATCTTCATAGGTGTTTACCCTGACCATCAAATCCTCGTAAGTGCCATCAGTACGGGCATTTCCGAAGTTTTTAAGTAGCACGTGCTTTTTATAATAGACATGCAATGTCGCTCTGAATTTAGCTAAAACGTTCTCCATAACCCTTTTCTCACCTTTGCACGTCTTGCAAGGTATTCCGGTTATCCCTGTGCCTTTACACACGGGACAGATGCTGTCCCTGTCAAGCAAAGAAAGAATTGAACTTTCAATTATTCCTTGTCCGTTGCAACATGTGCAAACCCCAGCTTTGCCTTCCTGGGCACCTGTTCCTGAACAGGATTGACATAATGAGTGCCTTCGCAATTTGACTGATTTCTCCTCCGCATAGTATACATCACGTACGGTAATAGTCATTTGACTATCAAGGTAACTGTGTGTACCAGGACCTTGTGGTGCGCGGAGTATTCCTGGATTCGTCCGTATGCTATTGTAGGCCTCTGTAATAGCCCTGAAGAGGTCCTCGTTTCCGGGACTCTTGTCAGGGTGGTACTTGAGGCAGAGAATACGGTAGCGCTCGCGTACATCAACGAGCGTACACTCGGGAGGAAGACCGAGGACTTTCAACGGACTGTTTGTATCTGCCATTTGTTATATCAGGGTTGTGCCCTGTGTAAAACGTTAAACCCTAGGTGCAAGTGCTTGAGTAATTTCCCATCCTGATTCGCCAGCATAACTATCCGGGAACGGGGATTGCACGGTCTGTTGCGAAAGATTGGTGACCCCGCGTTCGAACACGTATGAGGTATAAATCAACCCTGTGGAATCTACTCCGCTGATGGCGTTGAAGCGCACACGCAAATTGGTGTTGTAGAAGTCCATCCCTTCATCTTCTTTTGCCATCCATTCGAACGTGTGTGCAGTGCCTGCTTCAGAAAAAGCCAAAGACGTCAGTTGTGTCGACCCGGAAGGGGTCATAGCCGTCCAAGTCGACCCGTTGTCCAAAGAGTACTCGTATGTATCGATTTCGACGTTAGACAACTCCGGATATCCGTATCCGACATAGTTGATGACGACCTTCTGTTTGTCCGCACTCAAAGCTGCTGTGCTGAAGATGAGAGCGAAGTCTGTGACTTCTATGAATCCATCGAGGTCTTTGTGATTAATGGCCATTTTCTTTCTCCGGTGTTAGTTATCTTCCAAATTTATGCCGGCCTTTTGGAGCTGTCTTACGAGTTCCTCGGTCAGCCTTTCTTTCGTTTTTTCATCTTCGTCTTTGAAGATCTCCTTATGGAGTATCTTCGCAGCATCCTCATCGTTTGGCTTTGTTGTACCTTCCGTCGTCAGATTCTGTCGAAAGTACACCACGTATGCCAGCAACAAGCGCCTATCGTCATCGGATATGTCGTCAAAAGCTTTGCCTTTTTTCGCGTTTTTTACCTTCTTCGCGAGTTTCGGTCCTTCTTCTCGAAGTCTGCGGACATCTTGGTCGCTGAGGCCTGTACCAGCCGCCAGCAACCCGTAGGCCGCCTCTGTCAAATACCGTGCGATGACCTTTTTCACCATTGACTTAGACATATTCAAAAACAAACCTAAGGTTTATGATCGCCTCTCCCAAGTTCGTTTCAGCAGTGCCAACCTCGGCATCCATCCAGACGTACTCTGGGCTGTTATGATCGAGCGGGAGGCCGTAGTCACTTATCTCTGAATAGTTTGTGAAGTCAGAAACGCCGGCTGCGCGAACGAAAAAGTCGCTCAATTCATCATCCCCGGGTTCTATACCAAGTACGGACGTTGCAGACTTGAACTTTCCGAATTTGGTGTGGTTGAGATCGGCATTGTCTTCGAGGAATAAAGCGAGTTTGCTCAAGACTTCCCCTACGGCCACGGGCTTCACAACGACCGCTTGCGAATTGTAGTGTCCGCGGGCGACGGTTCCAAAATCAACCAATGCAGCATCCGACTCGAGAAGAACCATTGTTTCCGGATTGTATGTTTCTATTCTCATGGCCTTCGTCCTTTTGGGTTAGGCGTACTCGAAAATGAACCGATAATTTATGGAGGACGTCGAGCCTGTTTCTGCGGCCCCGGATTGGACATCCAACCACACGTAGTCCCCCCGGCCCTCCAAGTCAATACCTATAGGTACTCCCCCAGAATCTTGGGGAGGATCTGATACCTCTAAAAAATGATCGGTGATGGCAGGTGCTGCGCTGTCATCACTCGTATATGAATGCACCCCCGGAACGAATTCCGAATAGGTGTAGTATCCGTAACGAGATTGAGAAAAACCCCCATCGTTTTGAAGATACAAAGTCAGGGCGGTAAGTGTTTCAACATCGCAAATCGGCCGTATAAGCACAGGCATAGCCCCGTGCACACCCTGCCGGACATTCCCGAAGTTTAAGCCGGTGATATCTTCGGCAAGGAGGTTTCCCGTGTGCGGACTGTATGCTCTTATCTTCATCTTTTGCCTGTTCAGCTAGTTGTGGAACACTATCAACAACAGTATCCCGCATGAATAGGTTAACAAAGCAGTGTCCGGGCGACATAGATGACCGCCACGGACGCAACCGCAATCCATGAATTAGGCATGCATCCGTACGGACTTACCCGATACAAGATGCAAAACCTCAAATATCGATAGACTATTATTTCAGGACTTCAAGGTTTCAAGGATGTGACGCATCCTATGAAGATACGTGTGGTTCTGAAGGACTTTAGTGTAGGCGGCAACCTTCATTTCCTCTACTTTTTGCACCCGATCGCCGATAAGATAGCTGTAAAGACCCTGTGTCAAGCTGTCGGTGTCTGAAAAAAACACAACTTCATTATCGTTGAACACTTCCCGTGCCTCCGGACGGCTGTCGTCAAGGAATTGCAACCCACCACACAAAGGCACTTCATAGGCTCTTGGGTTCAAACTTTCTGGTACGAATCTGCTTTTGTTGTTTGGGTTCTTTTTGCTTTTTGTGCGGGGATTCCATTTTACGTCCCGTAGTATGTTAATGATGGCTTTTGCCCCGTTATAGTACATGACGGTTTCACCATGCGGAATCGTCCTTGCATCTGACACATACTTCCATAAAGGTGAATTTCTTGGCATGTACCCGACGTGACCGCATATTTTCATGGTCAACCCGTTGCTCTCCACAAACGGTATGAGTCCCTCGAGTATTTTTCTTCTGTTTGGATACAAAGCCCCCAAGAACAATATGTCGCTGAGGTACCTCTCATTTAAGTTTTCACGCGGGATAATACCACATTCATGTGAGCAGGCCGCAGTGGGACAGTAGTATACGTTGGAATATCTTCCGCAAGACGCAATGCTGCGTTCATTTGTAAAATAATAATCTATTTTGTCCAAACGTCTCTTCATCGGGTCAAATGAATGTGGATCCTCCGTTGACACGATGACCTTTTTAACGTGGTAAAGGCTTTCAAGAAGGTAGTCTGGCACATTTAACCCACCGATGAACATCGCGTGTGTGAAGCCTTTATGTTTCATCAGTATGTTCGAATGCATGACATTGTAGTCTATTGGGTCGGCAAGGATGTGCCGGAACAGATGGTACGGGAATTCTTCATACGGGATGTTCAAATCTTTCAATGCTTCAGCATAACCGTGGTATACGTCTGTTAAGGCGAAGCCTGCGGCATCGGACACCAGGTAGAATTTGAACCCTTCAGACACGAACAGATCCTTGTATGGTTCCGTTTGACTCGAAAACGGACGTTACATAAAGTAAGCCATCGGTGTGTCGGTATCCCATGTTCCTTTTTATGACGGAAACAGATCTTTTTCTCATATCCATGTAGCCTGTTTGGCTGAAGAACCAATCATCAGGGCCTATTGACGGATGTTCTTCTTTGGAAATTGTGGCTTTTTTTAAGCCGTGCCAATAAAGATCGAGTTTTACGAGCTTTTTTCGGTCTATATCAGGCCAACTTGTGGCCATCATCCGGCGTGATTTTTCGCTGTGGTAGCATTCGCGCTCAAGGACGGATGTCCCGTCCTCATACATCGCTACGAACCCTGTGAAGCAATCAGGTACGCTAGTGTTTTCTGACTTTTGGGAAGCTTCTTTTTGGGGCATGAACTTTCCTCACCCTCGGGCGAGGGGGTTTTGCTATGTTGATTTTCTTTGGCTTTTTGAAATGTGCATGGGGTCTAGCTTTAATTCTTTTTACAACATGTTTGTTTTTCTTTGGAGCCAACCAATGGGGCTTAACTCTCTTGAAAAGTTTCCGCGATCTCATGAAAAGACGGTTTTTTCGTAGGTACCTTTTCCTTTGAATACGTATTTTCGTTTTATGAACACGATAGTACATGCGGGCTTTGAGGCGTTGACTCGGACTTCTGCGCTTTATCTTGCGGACAAATCTTCTTTTATAAGCCGTTATTACCCTTAATATTGCCTCATGCATTTTATCCTCCCGTAATTCATAGAAAATTTTATTAGAAGGATATTTACGGGTTGGGTGTGGACGGTTTCTTGTCTACGGTCATATTTTTCAGTGCCTCTCCCAATGCACTTTTATCGGCACCGTGTTCTATCCGGAATTTCCACAGGCGGTATTCTTCAGAAGATTTAAGGGTTTTCTCCAAATTTTCGTATTCATCCAAAAGACTTTTAGCCTCTGGGTTCGAAAATTTTTTATTCGTGAGCAATTCCTTTATTACGTGCATCCTCTTCAACGGCTTTATTATCTTTTTATAGGTTACTGATTTACCACCCATGACGCAAAGGGGTCTCAACTCATGGCAATCTCTGCACAAATATATCTGTTCACGGTCCTCAAATTTGTTTGGTAAATACAAGCACCTTTTTGGTTTTCCACACTTGGGACACAGTATATACCACAACAAACCCCCTAAACTCCTTCGAGTTGCTAGATATTGGAATTTCTGCCCGTTCAATTCAAACAGTTCAAGATTTTTATGTATCTCATCACGATATGCTTCATCCCTTTGTTTGCCTCTTTTTGCGGTTATGCTCTTCTTTATGTTCCTAACCAATTTAGCAAAATCTAAACAAACGCACATTTCAACAGGGTGGTATTTTCTAGGCCTTGGCATCAGATCCTCCATGACCCATGATTGTTTTTCTTCCGTTCAAAGCCTTCAAAATTGACTCCAAAAAAGATATCATTCTGACAAGGATCCTGGACAGCCATCCGTGTGATTTCTGCGCTTCAGTCAAGGATTTATCTAAAACCCACTCATATGTCCACAATTCCGGAAACAACCTTTTTTTCAAAGCCTCATCAGACATTATTGTGGTAAACCTTTCGGCGACAGCTTCATCGAGCCATTTCCTGGCGAACGCGTTGCAGTCCCTTGCGCTTGTGCACACATCCGGTTTATCGGGGTCAAGGAGGCATAGCTTGACACATTTACTGTGTCCATCCACGTCTTCGTATTCTATGACGCCACTGTAATGACAATTCTCATGTGTCTTCTGCCTGGAAGCCGCTATGGATCTAATCAATGCGAGTTTGCGCATTTGTCGGTATTGTCTATATATGACCCCGGGGCTTTTCATTTCAATCACCTTTCAAAGGCATGTCGGTAACGCCCGTTATTCCAGAGTCGTGGGAAAAGTCTGACTTATCGTAGAAGAAATTCTTATTTAAAAACCGTATAGTGTCGGCATAATCGCAAAAACCACGGTTGAAACTGACGCCACTCATAGACCAAATTTCGACCACCTTGCCTTTTGATTTCAAATGGCGACACAAGTCGATGAAATCCCCATCCCCACTCATAAGGACCCATTTATCAAATTTGTCCTTGTTCTCAAGACAGTCTATGCATATAGCTATATCCTGATCTGTGCCTTTGTATATCCTGCCACCATCCTGCTTGTATGAAATTTGCGCCTTTTTTATTGCCAGGGTGTATCCTATTGACTTCAAAAAGTGTTCAAATTTTACGTGTTCCGCATCGGGAGTTCGAATTATATAGGCCGTTATCCCAACAACCTCATCCCCGCTTGCTTGGAAATGGTCTCGTATTTTTACAAAATCAATACGCTTTCCAATGTCCTTTGCCGCGAAAAAAAGATTTTGGACGTCAAGTTGTATGTACACTCTCATCGTATTTTCTCCATGCGCGCGGCACGCCCGTGTTTGTCGATGCGGTACACGTGCTTTCCGCATTCGGCGAATTGAGGAAGGTGTGTTACAAGAAGTATGTCCATGCCTGTCTTCTCGGATAACTGGGTTATGAGCTTTCCAACATTATCTATGTTAACATTGTCTACAGCCTTGAATGTTTCATCCAACATCATGAAAGGAGCTCTTTTCAATTTTCTCATACACAAAAGCCGCAAGAGGAAACTTTCAACCACTTGAACGCTACTTCTCGAGTGTGGTGACACCTCATTTTCACCATCGACAGTACGAAGGACGACCCTCATACGCTTACCGTACTCTTCTAGTTTGCTTACAAATTTAACATCCCTCTCCGGGAATACTACAGATAAGCCATAGGACACGAGCTTGTCCATCCGTTCGAGATCCGCCTTTGCTAACCTGTCTATGAGATGCTTCAAAACCTTCTCCGTCATGAGCAACAAGTCAATTTTTTTCTCAAGCGTTTCAATCTCGGACAACAGGTCACCTTTAGCCCTCATCTTTGAGGCCCGCATGCCTTCTACCATAGCAAGGCGCCTGTTGAATGATTCAAATACGGGACTATCCACCGTTACGTCCCCTAAACTTTCTTGGCATATCCACCAATGCCTACCTGTACAAAATTTTCTTTGTCGATATCGCCTTTGTCATAAGCCTTTAAAAACTTGTTCCCCTGCTCATTGATATGCAGGCGAATTTTATCACCATGATTAAAAGATCCAAGGACGGACTTCAAAACACTGTATAGCATTATGTGTGTGACGTCCTCTGAACCCGTGTCATCTGCCCGAGAACACGGTATTCTTTCAATGCTTTTTGATGATAACAATGACAAATCGATGTAAGATGAGTCACCGGAACCGCTAAGGGTCATTTGCACCCCGACTGCGCCATCTGTACCGGTATGGGAAGCTACAAGACGATCAAGGTGCTTCAACAGGAGCGCTTTATCAACGATGGTATGGGGTCCTTCGGATTTGACGTGCTGTGTTTGGACACTCGGAGGTTCCATCGCAGGCTTCAAAGCAGAAAAGTACACTCCGGTTGATGTTTCTATACCCACATCTCCACCCGTTTGTATTAAACCAACCGTTTTGTCCTCCACAGCATCCAAAACTGAAGAAAGAATCGGGAGGATTGCTTTGCGTAGGCGCACATCATCAAACGGCTTGAATGCGGACGACACCATGAACCCCATCATACTGCTGCCGTTTGCGGCGTACATGACACCTTTCGATATGGTGACTATGTCAAAGTTGCGGGCGTCATCTTTTTGAGGGGCAAGATAATTTTCGGCATATTTTACGGACGATGAGAACAATTCCCGCGATATTGGTATTGATACCCTTCCTGCGTTTGGCTCGAAAGTGAGCATCATCGATGCCGGGAACGATTGAAGTTTTGCAAAAGAAGAAGAACCGTTGCTGGTAAACACCTTGACGGATTGGTCGCTTTCATCGAAATCCATAACGACATCGGTGATATCCATTTTAGATAAAACACCGGACAATATTTTTGGGTCGGCGGTGAACGAGGTTCTGGTGCCGGGGACACAATCAGCATCGATAGCACACAAAGCTTTGAGGTCGTTATTTGTGCCCGTTACTTTCATTTTTCCATCGGACACAGAGAACAGGAGATGGCCGCGCTCCTGCTGTATTATGATCTTCGACAATGCTTTCCTTGTGATCCCCACCGCTCTTTGAAGTTCGGATCTGTTGACCTTGATTTCCATTTGTGATCTCCTTATGCCTCTATGGATGAAAGCTGTTTTGATGCCTTTTCGAGACCTTCCTCGAATGAATCCATATCCTGCTTTAGCTTCGCTTCCATCTCTATTATGGTCTTGCGGAGCGTCTTTGGATCATAGCCGGCCTTCTTAACCTCTTCTATAATGGCGGAAAGTGCCTGCCTTTTAGCGTTGTATTGCTCCTCCAGGCGTATCTTCTTCGTCTGGAGTTCCTGCCGCCTCTTCTCAAGGGCTTTGAATCTATCGACCTGGTCAGTCATACGCTCTCCTCAAAGCATCAAGTCTTGTACGCCGAGTGAAGAATCTATTTCAATGTGGCCCTTTTTCTCGGCATTCTCTTTTTTCTTTGCGTTGTACGCTTCGCACGAGCATTTATAAGGACACCATTTGCATTGTTTACTCAAACCAACCTTGGCCTCGAACACGGTGTCTTTTTTTATGGCCTGTTTCACGAGAGCTAATTTGTCCCGGAACGACAAAATTGTCGCTTTATCAAAATCAATGTACTTGATGAGCTTAAACCGATAGTACAGGAATCCGAGTTTGTCCGGGAGACGTCCTTTATTCAGAAGATATACAAGCGCGTAAAAATATAGCTGGTCAAGGTCGATATCCGCATCGATTTTCATCTTTCCCTTGCCATCCAGAATTTCAATCGGTCCGCCCTGCGGTTCGTGGACAAAATCCATGCGACACGTTATTAAATCCCCGGACTTTTTGAGGTGCACGTTGAAGGTGACTTCCGATCTGGAGTCCTTCCAAAATGTGAACTTTCGCATATTTTCAATGACGTCTGCAACGGCCATATCAAATATCTGTTCGGAAGTGTTCTTCACCCACGGTTCACTCCAATTAACATAATTGGTGTCGAGGACATACTTCCATATTTCCTTGAGTACTGATTTTACGTTATCGTCCGTAAGTTGTCTGCCTGTTTTGGCAACCTCATTTGTGTACTTCTTGAAGAATCGCTCAACAAGCAGACCATAAAGAGCAAAGTACTTGCTTTCCTTTTCAGGGGGAGCAACCTTGTCTGCCTTAAGCTTATAATGCCTGGGACAGTCGATGTACATGCGGAAGTCACTATACGATAATTTCATCAAACTGCTCCCTTGATTGCCATGTCGGCCTCTGACAAATAATGGGTAACACTGTCAAGTATTTCCTTTTCCAATTTCATAGAGGACAACTCGGCGTCTATTCTCCCAAGGGCATCTAAGTCTACTTCCTCGGCTCGGAGTTTTTCTACGAAATTCTCGGCCTCCTCCATCCTTTTTTTCTCGCGTTCTTTTGCCACAAGGTCGAATACCTGGTCAGAATTCTTGACATTCAAACGTATGGCGCGCGCGGACACTACAACCTTGCCGTCAACCTTGTTAATTTGGACGTAGCCTATCTTTGGGGATCTTGTAATGTTGTCATCAGCCATTGTTCCGCGACTCACCGCCCCGATATTGATGAAAGTCACGTCACGGCCATTGTGCTTTATTGTCTCTATGCCTTGATCAAAATGAAAATGCCCCATGACAAAAATGTCATCGCCAAGATTAGCTATGTCACTGTATTTAAACACGTTAGAAAGGTGGTACTTTCCACCAATTAAACTGGAATACAAATGCAAGACGGCTATACTCAAATCAGCACAGCGTGATGCTTTTGGCATTGAGTCTATTTCCGGATTTTCCTCAAACGGAAACCCACGCAATTGAACACGCACGCTACCGTCATCTACTATCTCTTCCCGCAATTGCTTGAGTGCGCCACTGGCGTAGATGACACTCAAAGGTTGCTCCGGAAATGTCTTGTAGCTGTCGTTCTTCAAATCGTGGTTTCCCTCGGTGGCGTAGATAGGCGCCCCAAAATCTTTGAACAACGTTAACAACGTGCTGTTAAGACTGTGTGGATTGCGCATTGGGGCTTTAAGGTTGAATAGATCTCCTGCCATGATATAAAAGTCGACACCGAGTTTCTTACCGGCCTGTCCTACCTGGGTCAGTTTTTCGAGGATGTCCTCGAGATAGCTACCAACCCGTGATTGGGGGTTTACGGAACTGATATGTGGATCTGTGAATGTCAGAAATTTCATGCGCTATAAATCTTTCCCACAAAGAGGGCATACCGTGAATTCTGATTTTTCTTTTTCTATAGAGGCTTGTTCTGCAGATACCCTGCTCTGCTCTTCGGACAAGGTCTCTATTTCTTTCTTTAAGGCAAGTATATTTTCAACAGAGCTGCCTAAAAACCCCAACTTTGAAATGCCCGACCCAAGCTCTGAAAATTGTTCGTCACCAATAATCGAAACGGATCCGCACGGTGCCAAACGTTTTTCATCTGATTCAGCAATGTTAAGTCTCGCGAGCATGTCAGAAAGTTTCCTGTATTCTTCCGCCGAAAACAAAAGACCTTCTGGTTCATCCACGGAAATTTTGTTCACATCCTGGAGGCGCTTTATATCCACAGCGAGGGCTTCTGTTTTTGTCAAAAGTTCCGAAGCCTTTGAAACTTTGAGAATTGTTTCTGAAAGACTACCGGAATCGGTGACTTCCACCGAGGACGATTGCTTGAGCCTCCCACAATCCGCTGCCAACGTTTCCAAAGATGTCAAAAGTTCCTTCGCTTTTTTCACGCCCCTTTCGGACGACTCTATGGCTTGAAAATCAGATTTTAGATTCGCGCCGTAGTCAATGATCTTGTCCAGCCCATCGAATTTCTTCAAATCGGATTCGACATTGACTATGTCCTTTTTTCTGATCTTCAAAAGGGCGTTCACCGACCTTTGATCTTTGTTACACAAATCCGAGGCTTTATACAACCTGTCGAGCCCATACGCTGTGGCGACGAGGTCTGACGTCTTCATGCCCTCTTCGCCAACAAGAAACAACTCGTTGAACTGTTCAGCGTATTGTAGGTTGTGCTTCTCCTCGTTTATTCGAACATTCCCATACCCGGCTAACCAGACTTCCGAAGGTGGGTCGTCCACGCCTATCTTCGAATATTTGTTTCCGTTGATGACGTAATAATTGTTCCCTTCTTCTTTGTGCCACAGGAGGTCGAGGCCTTCAGCGATTATGTGGACTTCGCAAAACTTTTTGCCCCAAGATATGAATTCGGTACCCTGTTGGTTCGTAAGCGCCGCATTTATGGCACGCATGGTGGCACTTTTACCGGACAAGTTAGGACCCTGCACCGTCGTGAAGCCATCAATTTCGATGGTGGCATGTTCCACGGACTCGTAATTCGTTATCTCGGCGCGTATCACCGATTATCCCTCGCTCGAATCACTATCTTTTTTTCCTCCCATGGAATTCTCTAATTCACTGAGATCCATGGCATCATCATCCGAAATACCCAGGTCATCGACAGGCAGACCCTTGATCTTTCGTATCGACTTCAGTTCTTCCTTTTCATCGTCCGACAACGAGTTAGACTCCCTTTTCGATTCAAGTTCCCTGAGGGTGTTGTCCATCTCGGCATCGTCCCGGTTTGGTTGAAGCTTGGGTTTGAGTACTTCCAATATCTCCGGGTTAGCCTCAAGGTGCCTCTTCAAGGATTGCTTGCCTTGCACTTTGAACTGAAGGTCGGAGTCAGCATCCTTCCATGAAAACCAAGCGCCCTCTTTCTTGATGATATGCCTGTTGATAGCCAGTTCTATCATGGACATGACATTGTCGATGCCGTATCCAAATTGGATGTAGATCGGTCCGGATTTGAAAGGCATGTCAAGTTTGTTCTTTTCGATGACGACTTTTATAACTTGGCTTACCGCCTTCTTCTCCGAAATGCCTGTGATATCGCTGATCTCCTCGACCTGCTCACGCAAACCCGGCTTCATGTGAATCCTGAGTGACGAGTAGAACCTGACCGCCCTTCCACCTGATGTTACCTCTTTTGGACCTGTGTCGTATTTGTCCGCTTTGATGGTGCTGCGCATCTGGTTCACGAGTACAAGGGCGCAATTCTTTTTACCGAGTCTTTTCGTTATCCAATTCAGCCACGTACCCGTAAGTTTTGCATGGAGTCCGACCTGCACACCTTCATCGGCCTCTCCCTCGAAAGCAGCCTTGGGGAGCATGGCTGTGACAGAATCCACGATGATGACGGCCGGGCCGAGTTTCATCATGGCTATCCCGATGAGCTTGACGCCGTCCTCAAAGTTGTCTGGTTCGATGTGACAGAAATTTGGGGGTGAAATATCAACACCTATGTTCTCGATGTACTTGCGTTGTTGCCGCAGGCTCTTCTCGAAGTCGGCGTATATGACACGGAATCCGGCATCCAAAGCCTGTTTGGCAATGTGCAAGGCGAGAGTAGTCTTGCCGCAACCTTCATCGCCGTAGACTTCAGTGACGTAGCCCCGGGGTACTCCTCCGGGTCTGTTCTGCTGTGACCCATCCCCGATGAGGCGGTTCACGACCCAAGAGCCTGTAGAGAGGAAATCTATTTTCCTCTTGATGTCACCAAGATGCCCCGACTTCTTGAGGGACTCTATGAACGCCAAGGCTTCGGTGTCGCTCGCGGGCTTTTCATTCTTCTGCTCGGGCGACTTGCCCTTCTGATCCTTTTTCTTTTTCTTTTGAAATGCCACGTTCGCTTCTCCTTTTTATGCTCTTGAAATCGAAGAACAACTCGTTCTCCCGGTAGACTATACCGTACAACTCTATGGCGCCTTTTTTAGGCCCGCGCACGTACGTGTGCTTACCACAAAAAGTTTCCTTCTCATACTCACCGAGGTCACTGTCCTTCAAGGTCTTTTCGATGTGCCAACGGTAAAACCTTTTTCCGTAAACACCCGCCCAATAAGCATCTGCCACGTCCTCGGCGAGTCGCTTCCCCTGCAACCCTAATGCTGTCTTCGCCTTGTCGATCATGTGGGGCTTGTGAACTTCAGCCACACTTGTGTTAGGGAAAACCAACTTCTTGAGCATCTGCGGAGGGAAGCATACCACAAATATTTCCCTGTCAAGAAAAACCCTGTGGAGGTACTGGTTCAAGGCATAAAGAACTTCCGTGCTTCCCGCCCCGAAGAAAGGTGCCTCCATCCCGATGAACTTTACGCCATACCTGTCTATGAGCGCCCGAACTCGCTCGGATTGGAGTATGAGGCGTTGGACGATGATGCCGTCCTCGGACGATGTCTTGAGCATACCTTTCTCGACAACGTCCGTGTCCGGTTTTTCACTATCCAACACGACATATCCCGCCTTTTGCAAGGAGGGGTCCAATCCGAGCAGATTAGGCATGGCCTACAGGTTCCCGACCACATCGCCGAGGCTGACATCAACTGCCGCGTCATCTGACCCCGGGGCGTCAATGCCAAGTTGCTCACGGATCTCGGTTATGCTGAGGTCCGCTCCGAGTTGACGGCTGAGCGTCTTGCGCAATTCCGCAGCCTCTGCGATTATCTTCTTCATAAGGTCGGGCTTCGACCTCCAGAAGGATTCCTTGCAGGGGTTAGGCTCGATGGTCTGGAAATCCTCATTTGTGCACGTCAGTGTAATGTCGTGCTTGTCAAAGGGCCATTCCTTACCCAGGTTCCGCAGCTTCACGTACATCGTGTCGCTGAAGATCCACGGTATGAGTTCGTAACCCCTGAGGGTTTTCTTTCCGTCCTTGTCGGCGATATCGTAAACAATCAAGACACAAGCTATCCGTTGCTTGGGCAGATTACCTTCATAACTGTGAAGGCAACAGATTTCTTTCTTCTCCTTGGTGCTCTTGCACAGGAAATAACGATCCTTGAAGTGGCATGTCGCACCGACGCATGGAGCCTGTCCCTCTTCATATACGATTCCAACACGGTCGGACTTCCCGCCCTTTCCCTTGTACTTCTTGAACCTGGACGGCTGTATGTCATCCCTTTCGAATCCAAATTCCTCAATCGCCATGATCTTCTCCTTTTGTGTTACCGCTGTTTTACAGGAACTCCCTTATTGTGTCTCCGGGCCTGTACAGAATTTTTCGAGTACTCGTTGGCCTTTCAACCATTATTTTTCTTCTCTTGTCATACACCTTGGCGATCTTCTTTTTGACCCCCGTGGTGCGAAGACTTCCCATCCCGGGTGGGAGTTTCACCATCCCCGTGGTGAGTAGTTCGTAGAAGACAAGTTCAAATATCCTTTTGGACAGCCTCTTACGGACGGGCTTCGAATCCACCCTGCGTATAGCCTTGTCACCAAGGCGTTCCCGCAGTATGTCTCTAACCGCATCCATTATCACATCGCCTATTTCCATGGCCTTCTCCAGGCGAACTAATTGAGACTGTTCAATATGTCATCTATGTCGAGCTCCGCCTCCTCCGGGCCCTTCTTAGGCGGCGGCTTGTCCACAGGCGCCACTACGGCCGCCTTTGGTTTGGCCTCCTCCTTTTTTTCAATTATTACCTTTCCACTTTTTACATCGGATGGTGACCCTTCAGACTTTGCCACAGGAGGGGCCGCAGATGGAGCGTGCGGCTCGTCCAATACATCGCCGAGGTCTATTTCAAGACCCGTCACCACTGACCCTCCGCCGCCTTTTACGGCAGCCTCCGTCGTGCTTGGGTCGCTGTTTTTTGTTTTGGCGACCTCTTTGCCGACCGCCGATTGAGCAGGTCCGACATCATTTTCCTCGCCATCACCCGCAGGGGTGGTTTCTTGGTCACCCATTTCCTCCGGGTCATCGGTTAGGAATGATGCCATTGAATCAACTTCATCTCCAGACTCGCTACCAACCTCTTCAGGGGCGGGATCCGTTTTTATTTGGGTCGCCTCTTCAGACAGGCCGTCCGGCTTGTCCAGATCGATTCCTTCAGATGAAGATGCTACATCGTCCGGTGTAAGTTCGTCTTCCAACTGCTCAACCTCGCTGAGTCCAGCCATGAGGCCACTGACTTCCTTGTCAGTTCTGCTCCCGACGTTGAGCTTGAATATCTGTTGCTCCATGATCCGCATGAGCACGCGTATGTCTGAATTCGTTGTTTTCAAATTCTGGTGAACAAGACGCACCGAGGAAAGAAGGTTTTGAAGTTCGATGACATCATTCTCAAGTGCAAGGACACGTTCGTGGTCAGCTTGCAACTTCTCATCGGCGGCGGCCTCGCGTTCTTTACCTGTTGGTATCTTTTTGATAACGGGGTCGTTGACAAGGAGTCCGCGCTTCTTGACTTCTAAGCGCATCTGCTCCAACTTGAGGTCCCTCTCTTTTATGGAAAACTCGCGGGTAACCTCTATGATGCGTTTTTCGATAGTGCGCATCGCGTTACTGCACTCGAGGATTTTCTCCTGAAGGTACGCCGGCGTGGGGATGTCTTCAAAATCGAGGTCTAACCTGAGTTTCAAAATCTGATCATAGATCGTTCCCGTGTCAATCGGCATGGGTCATTCTCCTGTTCCAAAAACGTTGAAACGTTGTACTGAAAACTTTAGTGCCTACTAAACCAATATACTACCGTGCACGGACGGATTAAAGCTATTTCTGCATCTCCAATTGCACTATCCTGAACCCCTGCTCCGGACAGGTTTTGCTAATCCTGTTAAGGAAGGCTACGGCATCAGGGTCATCAAGGTCACCCATGAAATGAACCTCACGGACATCCGTGGCATACAGAACCTTAAAGTCTTCCAAGGACGGAAATTTTGAGCATATCAGAACAGGATCACCCCTGTGGTGTCCTCCTTCCACGTCCTGCAGGATCGCCTCTACTACCGCTGACGTGCTTATGTCATCTTGACCGGGTATATCACCTGAAGAGCATACGGCGGTCAGCTTCTCTCCTCGTACGACAGCAGCAGCCGAAGGCTTTCGGCATTTTGATAATCCTCTGGCTTCGAGAACAATGCGCGCAATGTTATCCCTTGTTCGTTGGTCCATGACCGTATCCTCTCCGCGAACATGGTGTTTCGCCTCTGTATTTTGTCATTTGCTATGGCCGCTTCCAAGGCACTCGCCTGCCCGAGTATAATGACCTTCCTTTTTGCCCTGGTCATGGCCGTATAAAGTAAATTCCTCTGCAGGAGCATCTTACCATGTGCCTTTAAGAAGGGCATTATAACTAACGGGTATTCAAGGCCTTGAGCACGATGAACAGTTATCGCGTATGCCATCTTGATCATCTCGTCGGCTATTTTCATAGGGATGTCAACCCTGCGGGTGGCATCCCCATAATCCTCGATATCAACAGTAACGTGATCCGGCGTGACGAATGCCACTTTCCCTATGTCGCCGTTGAAAATCTCGAGTTCGTAATTGTTCTTGCGTATGATGACCCGGTCACCTTTACGTATGGTCGTTCTCCCGATGGTAAACTCTTTCTTGTCGGGGGCCGGGGGGTTGAGTGCCGCTTGAAGGGCGGTGTTCAAGGAATCCACACTCAACGGGCCTTCATTACGCGGAGTGATTATCTGAAAATGCTTCTTATCGTCCGATACGCGGTTGTGTTGCATGAGTTCTTCAGCAAATTTCACCACGGTCCGCTCCACGCGCTCATGATCCTTGTCCCGTATGAACCAAATATCGGCCGACTTTTCAGATTTGAACAAGGACAAATCCAAATCTCCATCGCGAACTTTCTTTGCCGCTTTTATGATGTCGGACTGCTTGTCCTGCCTGAAGATAGTGTCAAGGAAGATGGTTTTAATTTGTTTGCTGTCAATAAGCTCCCGTAGAACAGAACCGGGACCTACGGAGGGAAGCTGGTCATTGTCACCTACAAACACCAATTTCGTTGAGGGATTCAAGGCAGACATAAGCCTGTAGAACACCTCTTGATCTACCATCGAGGTCTCATCAACAATAACTGCCTGCGTAGGGTACTTCACCACGGCGTTGTAGTCCCAATGTGTACCTTTGTAGCCAAGTCTGCGGTGTATTGTGTAGGCGGGGTAGCCTGAAGTTGTACCGAGCTTCTTGGCGCTTATACCCGTAGGCGTCAAAAGTTCAAAAGAGGCATTGAGGAGCTTGAGAATGGTCACAAGCCCCTTGACCACGGTGGTTTTACCCGTGCCTGGGTTTCCTGTGATAACAAGAACCTTTTCTGACAAAAAAGACCTGATGGCTTCCTTTTGAGCCTCTGAAAGTTCTATACCTTCCAAGTGTTCGTATTTTACAATGAACTCCTCCCCTTTTACCGAACCAAACTTGAGGGATCCGGGGGTGACCATGATCCGGTGCAGGAGCCGCGCCGACTCATTCTCGTAAAAGAACAATGAGAGGTCATATATGCGGTTACCGTCAACCACAGCGCTTCCATCTGAAGACAGCGTGGCTATATGCGGGGCAATGTCGTCCCAAGTTATATCCCCGTCCTTCAAGGGCCACGGATGTCCGCGGTTGTATGCATTGTATGTTGTAACGAAATCGTTCTGCAATAAAAAGAGGTGTCCTGACGAGGCACACTGCCGCAATGCATGAAGGGCGAGGCTCTTCCAACGGGTAGGATCCGTACGTTCCTTCCCAAGTTTTTCTGCTATGCTATCGCACGTGCTGAACCCAAAACCGTGTTCGATGAGCCGCCACGGGTTGTCTTTCAGTATTTTTTCGCTGTCCGGACCATACGATGTCAGCACTTTTCGTATTTTAGATTCAGTGAGTCCAAGACTGTGCAAAAAAATCTGAACGTCTTTCAAATTCTTGTTCGCAGACCATGCTTCTACGATGCTTCTGGCTATTTTTTCTCCGATACCCTCGACTTCGGCGAGCCTTTCAGGACATTGCTCGATTATTTCTTCGAGTTTTGGCCCAAAATGCTTCACGAGGATAACTGACCTCTCTGGTCCTATCCATTTTGCAATGGCTTGAAGATACAGGCACATACTGTTTGGAGATCCATCATGACAGTGCGTGTAGGCACTTGCCTTGAACCCCACACCATATTTAGGGTGCGTGCGGAAGGCACCATGCACCTCTATGGCAGCACCCGGCACGAGGTGCGAAAACTCACCTGTGACGGATATGAGTGCTCTATCCCGCCGCCGAAGTTGAAAAACCTTGAAGTCGCTGGACTCGGAAGCGAAAAGCACCCTGTTAACGGTGCCCTTTATAGTTTCCAAACTATTTACCTTTTCTGAATATTACTTTGTACCCCGCGCCAGCGAGGTTGAAGAAAAGAAGAAGAATGGCGGCCACTGACACTGTGTATATCACAGCCACATAAACGGACGTGATGGTTTCGAGCATCGACATGAGTTTGTCGTTCTTCAATGCCCAGATGGCAGCTGCAGTAACCACGACCAACCACGGACAGGCGAGAAGCAGACCAAACAAAACATTCTTCATGATACCCGGCTCCTTTTTATATATTTGTCAATTCTTGAACCTATCCAAGACATCACAGTCACTGCCATACTATTTCCGATCGCTTTATATCTAGGTCCATCGGGACAGAGATCCGCCGGCTTGCCTTTCCATGATATTTTTGTGTATCCGCGAGGGAATCCCATTAAAGCCTCACATTCCTCCGGAGTTAGGCGCCTGACACAAAACGATTCAGGCGTACGTGCGAGCAACAATGGATCTTGGTCACCTCTGTCAGCTTCTTTGGTCAGTGGTGGGCAGACATTTGATGGCGCCCCGTCTTTATCTCGCGTGTAATGACTTGGTTTGAACGATACAGTTTCCGTATCAGCCATTGCCACAGCGTTGACGTGAGCGCACGACAAAGTGTGCATGGGGTCACCTTCATCCCCCACACCAACACCTTGTCTGTTCATTTCGTCTTTTTTATCCGGGTCACGTCCTGCGTTTCTCATGTCGATAGGGTAGACGGCATGTGTACCATGACCGGGGTGTGTACCTGGGGCTACGCACGGCGCCTGCTCCTCGGAAAAACCAATACCTTCTGCTTTTTGAGAAAGGTCACAACCGTACGCAACGCCTTGGGTCGCTGCAGCATCTATCGTGTAGCTTACACCATCTTCATTCCATCCACGACCGTTCTGTTTTTTGTCCATTACCCGGACGTCTTGGAGCGCTATGACATGTGGTATGGCATTGATACACATTCCGCGTTCGTCACCCATACCGCCGGCCTGCAGACTCATAGCTGTTTCTCCCACAGTTCCATTTCTAATATCACAAGCCATTGGTTCAGCTGTTTTGTTATTTTCAAGGCAACAAACTGCTTGACCTCTATCGCTCATAGGATTGGCAGGGATGGTGAATGCCAAATCTTCACTCACACTGACACCGGGGTCGTCTCTGTCACCATTGAGTTGCATCACCACCGCCGGCGGGTGAGCAGTGGAAGCTATAGGGTGACACGGATCCCCTTCTTTCGGGTGACTATAATTTAACGCCGATGTTATCTGTGTCGTGTCAAATGGAAGAACCCTTCTGACAGGTATCAAGTTTTGCGTTTCGTTGTGGGGTGTCCATCCTTGGCTTACCCCGGGGAATTTGGAAGTCAGTGTAGCCGCAGTTTCGTTTATAGGTTCTGGCCTCATCACAAGTGGAAGATTGTTTCCACCTGTACCGGCTTTTGCATTCAACTGTGGGCAGACACTGACTTCTTTTATACGACTGTCTTGCCCATGGTTCTCGTAGACGGTTACTGTTTCATCTCCTTGGCCGCGTATTCCAGAGCCATTTTCAGTTGTGGGGGCAACGTTTTTCCACGGCGTTCTGATCGGCGGAGTATCCCGGCGGCAGCTTTCCCACTCAAATAAAATTTCTTGGGGATGGAACCAATCTCGAGGACCTGAGATAAGGAACACACGCTTGCGGCGTTGGGCCAGATTGAAATATTGGGCATCGAGGCATCTCCACGCGGCTGACCTTTGGGGTCCAAGCACAAAACCAGCGTCCTTCCACCTTCCCCCTGGCGGCTCAAGTGGCACATCTTCTCCGACAAGTGCTCCCAAAAGACATCCGAAGGCATTGTCTTTTGTGCTGAGGACTCCTGGGACGTTTTCCCAGACGGTGATGACTCCCGGCTCTCCTCGAACAAGTCGTACGTCGTCAATTGCATTGGCTATCCTCACATAAGTTAAGGCCAAATTTCCTCGAGCATCCCCAAGGGATTCCCTAGTTCCCGCAATAGAAAAACTTTGGCATGGAGTCCCCCCTACAAGTACCTCTGGTGCAACGACTTGTGAGGTTTTTATAAGGTTCTCTAATTGGTTAATATCACCGAGATCTGGTACGCCCGGGTAGTGTTGCGCGAGCACGGCTTTCGGGAACGCCTCTATTTCGGAAAACCACGCGGGTTCCCACCCAAGATCGTGCCAAGCCACGGTAGCGGCTTCTATACCACTGCACACGCTTCCGTATCTCATTTACCTGTTTTACCTTTCTTGGCCTTGTCGGCGACACCTTTTTCAGGTTCTACTTGAATAAAGGACGCCTCTTTTTCAAACTGTTTAGCCACAAGGTAGTTCAAGGTTGAATTAACCATCCGGACCTCTAACAGGGCGTGGTCAAGCATCTCGTCAAACAGTTTGGCCCTTCTGGAGGAAACCTTATGTGACGATGAAGCATCTATAACTGCCGCCAACCCTGTAAGCATGTCAGAAACAAATTCTGCCTTTTTAGAAATAAGAACCTTAATGTCCCTGGATATGCCTTCAGAACTGAAGGTAAGGGCTGTGTTCTTCAAAAGCATCTCGTTATACTGATCTATTTTTTCCCGAATTTCATCAGCCATGGTGACCCCTTCAAGATTGACCTTCCTACACAATATACTAACGGTTTGCGGATTTTTAACAAAAACCTGAAATAGTCACCCCCCTCCCTCTCCCCGTAATAAGATAGATCTTTACGAAGTAAAGAGATATCTGTTTGCTCCGAAGGAGCAACAGAAGAAACTACTGATACCATAGCCAATACAGAAGGGGGGAAGACTGAATGTTAATCTTTAGGATCCAAGCATTATATTATAATGGTGAACATCAATCCTTACGGAGGGGCCAATGATTATTGTAGTGACGTCACCTGATAAGATTTCCATCAACATGTTTGTGGACTATGTAATGAAACAATCCATAAAGGATTCAGTTTTCATAAACTTGAACGGACTTTTGTCAGAAGACGCCCTCATGCTTATAGTGAATGATGCTTTTAACAGGCATCCGAGTAAAGATATCATATTCAAGCACAAGACAAATAAAAAATATGTCCCCGCGAAGATACCAAAGGCCCTTTTTGAAAAGGCTGATTCCATAATAGGTTTTGGACTATACAGCAACCATGCTGAAGTAGTGAAATCCTTCCAAGGGTGGACGGATTCTGTGGTGTCTTCTTATCACAGTTACATTGAAAATATGAACAAGGTTTAGCCTGCTAAAAATTATCTTCAAATAAAAGGTTAAAAAAGAAATGTGCAATAGTATATTCATATTCGTGACAGTCGGAGTTTTCAGGTGCCAGACATAACACCTGTCTGTTTGTCACAGATTCATCGTTGCCGCTTACCCGCTATGGTAGCCGGAGCCGAAGGATCCCTGGTAAGGGTCATAGGTGAAAGCAAGCGGCGGGGAAGGATTGCCGGAAGGGGGCCTGCGGCTACGAAAATATCCTCGCCACTCCCAATTGCGGGAGGGTTTGAATTGCCCTCAGGACGCTTCCCCGAGCGGGGAGGAGCCGTAGGCCTTAAGCCGTAAGAAGTTGTCTTTTAACTACTTACGACGGACGACAAAATGGAAAAAATCACAGAAGAAACTACTGATACCATAGCCAATACAGAAAAAATCGAATTTGTTTGGTCATCGACCAGACACCAAAAGTTTGATAATCGATCTTGGAGTCCCACCTATGTTTGATAGAATAGTTGGACATAGGGAAGTGTTGTCCATGCTTCGAAAAATGTTGATTGACCGTAGTCCTGATGGAGTTTACCTTTTTCAAGGACCAAAGTCAATCGGCAAACACACAGTCGCGCGTGAATACGCGCGACTGTCCGTGTGTTCCGGGACTATGGAACAAGGTTGCGCCTGCGACAATTGTCGTTTGTGGCCTTCGGTTCCAGACTATTTATCCATAAATGACAGTCAGAAAGTCTTTAAGGTTGATGACGCAAAGTCTGTAGATACTTTTCTGTCCCTTGTTCCTTATTCGGCGCCACGTCGGGCTGTCGTCATAGATGATGCCGATAGAATGAACAAACAGGCTTCCTATAGTCTTCTTAATACACTTGAGGAAGCAGGGGACAGGTCGGTAGTGATACTCGTGAGCAGTGATGAAAATCGGATACCGATGCCGATCGTTTCAAGATGTATCCCTGTGCAATTTGGTCCACTCTCACAGCAGGAGGTTTCCGACATTCTCTCCATGCAAGGCCATCCCCGCATGTCTGTCGAGGACGTTTGCAGGGCTATGCCGTGTTTCAGCAGTAGTGTACTGAGGGATTTTACGTCATATGCTTCCTACATGAAGAAGATGCCTTCCATCTTGAAATCAATGTCGAGTGGATCCGATGAGGATGCCCTTCAATCAGCTTCAGAAGCAAATGAAGCCGGTCATTCTGTGCATTTCACGGAATCCATGGTTTCCATGTTGTGTGACATTATTAAGACACACTATGATCGCCCAGAAGCGGTCGCGAGTCTGTCCATGGCTAAAGAAATAGAGGTGTTGACTGAAACTTGGTCGGACGAGGTCTGCATAGCATCGTGTGCCAGGCTCGGAGATGTGCTTGATGCCGCGCGATCTCCTTTAAATTTGAAGGTAGGCCCGAGGCTCCTTTCTGCTGTTTCCTGGATGTCCCTTTATGTTTCACAGTCTTTGGCGAGAAAAAGGATGGTCAAGTGAGTACCTGTGGTAAGATGATAGCATCCGGCAAGCGAAGATTCCTTGTAGATGCAAAAGAACCATCGCTCGTGCCAGACCTTCTGGATTCGTTAAGACAGGAGTTCCCGGGATGCAGACTGTCCATACATGAGGACCCCTTGTCATTTTCGTCCGCGTCCATGGCGGGGGACATGTTCCTCGGGGACGGTATGAAGATTACAGTTCTTTGGGATTTGTCTGAAGAATCTATGAAGTCGTTGGAGTCCATCCTCGATTTCACGTCAGATGATGTCCTCATGGTAGTGCAACGTAAGTCAATTCCCAAGGGGCGCCTGTACACGAGAATGAAAGCTGAATGGGAGGTCATCACACTCGAACCCCTTGATGACCGGGCGTGTGAAGCGTATGCTGCGGCTGCTTTGAAGAAAATTGGATGTAAATTTTCCCCTGAAGTACCTTCTGTCATAACCGATAGAAGGGGGCGGGATTTGCCGGCCATCAGGAATGAGGTAAAAAAATTTTCACTCCTTGGCAAGCCAATCGACAAGGATACGGCCGCCAAGTTGGTGTGTGGTAAGGAGAGCGTGAAGGTTTTTGATCTGGCGGACGCTGTGTTGCGGCGCAGATGGTCACAGTCCTGTGCTTTGGCGGCGACACTCCCGGAGAATGACTTGATAGGGTTCTTACATGCTGTCCAGACGCAGTGCACGAAGCTTTACAAGGCGGCGTCACTTAAGGAACAGGGTATGGCGCCGGATGACATCGCCAGCATGCTTGAAGTTCCTGCGTATATAGCCAAGACAAAGATAGTACCTCTTGCATTGCAAATGGGGCGCAACAGGATACTGAAGATGATCGATGCCGTCCACGCCGCCGATGTTACCGCCAGGACATCGAGGATCCCAAAACGTCTTTTGATGGAGAGTGTGGTTATCAAGTTGTTAAAATCATAGAGGGACCTATGAAAAACGATTTATCTGAAGACAAGGAACCGGGCCTAGAAGAAATATTCTCGCTCGATGAAGATAATGATAGTACAAAAGTCATGCCCCATTGTATGGTGAGCGTGGATTACAAGAACCGTGTGCATCTTCTATCCATTTTGAATGAGGATGATACCCAAGTTAGAAAATTCTTATGCAGTGATTTTTTGGAGTACTTTGATGATGAAATAGAGGTTTGGGGGGATAAAGAACCGGGCCTGTATGTCGCAGATTTTTGGATTAATTCTTGGCAGGATAATAACCCAGACAGTTGTGATTGGAATGCAGAGTTGGTGTCGTACAATGTTGAATGCCTGTGGAAGGTCTCTGATAAGAATTCTATTACCCCCACACCTACTAAAGGGAAGCATGTTTATCCATGACTACCGAGCAGAAACTTTACAGAACTATATTGGCTGACCCGCCGTGGTCATATGACAACAAGCGCACGGGTGGTAATCTCAAAAGCGGATCGTCCCAAAAATATGGCACCTTGACCGTGCGACAGATACGTGCCATCCCGGTGCAAACGATCGCGCACCCGGATTCCTGTTTGCTCCTGTGGGTAACCATGCCGTTCCTTCCTGAAGGTTTGTTGGTCATGGAGTCTTGGGGGTACAAATACAAGGCCTCCGTGGTATGGGAGAAGGTTGGGAGGCTTGGCATGGGGTTCTGGTTCAGGTGCCAGACAGAGATATGCCTTGTCGGCTCCAAAGGAAAGGCGAAGCCTTTTCACTGCCAGTCTCGCAACATCATCCACGCCCCATCCCCAGGTCACAGTTGCAAGCCGGACGAGTTCTTCAAGCTTGTGGAACCCGTCACCCCAGAACCCCGTTTGGAGATGTTCGGAAGGCTCCGGCATCCAGGGTGGGATATATGGGGTGACCAGGCAGATGGTGGATCTGATGTTGCTATAGAAGTTCCTTTTTTGGCCGAAAAATGATAACCTTTTCATTGTAGAATCTATTTAAGCGCGTAAGGTATGTTGATGGAAAACAATGACTTGCGTCCGAAGCTTGACGTTGATCGGGATAGGATAAGGGAGGTGGTTTCAGAGGCCTACCGGATTACTCGTGAGTACGTGGACGGCGAATTTGTTTGCACGAAGGAACAAGTCATGGAGTCTTTGGAGAAATACCTTTCATGTGGGTTGGCGGCGGCGACTTTCAGGATACCTCTTGGGAACCGCCACTATCCGGACATGGTTTTGAGGGTCGATCCGAGGAGGAAGGAAGTGGCTTTGGTGTCCTTGTACAGGAAAGCCACTGGAAGGGTAAACCGCATATTGAGGGCTTTGCGCTGATGGCTGGAAAAATAGAACCTCTTTTCGTACGGTTTGCCAATGGTGAGGCATCCATTGAGGACGTCCTTAACGCCCTGTCATCTTCGCAAGATAAGAAAACTGCAGATATAGTTACAGAGGCATTGAATAATATTCCAGACTTGTCAGTATTCAGGACGGACTTCAAGTCCATGTTGGGTGACCTTGCTGACAATGGCGTTTCAAGAAGGGTGATGAATTACGTAGATTCTTATATGAAGCCTTCGCTTGAGGAGTACGTATCTGGGTCTGGCGGGGGGACGAAGTCTGGTGAGGCACGGTGGGTTGCCATAAAGGACAAGGACGCACCGTGGCCAGAGGCGGTGTTGTGCTACAATCTTTGCTTGTATTTGAGGGTGTACGGCATCACAGAATTTAAAAAGTGTCCCACGTGTGGGAAGTTCTTCACAAATAAGGGACGGTATGCAAAGTACTGCATGGAACATACCCCAAAGAAGTGAGATGATTTATGTATGTTATCCGTGACGAGTATAATTTCGTTGAGGTTTCTTGGGTTGCAGATCCCCTGGACAAGAATGCATTGGTAAAGCTTTCTTTTTGGGAAAAAGTGACTATGTGCATTTTTTGCACATTGCTTTCTGTTCGTAATTGGTTTAACAGGAAAAGCAGGGGATCGTGGACATCGTAGTGGCATGTGGCATACAGCAGTCATATTTTGGAAAGAAGGGGTCACGTTACCTTGGTGACAAGGCGGATGTCCTAAAGATTCGTATGGAGTCGTTTCTTGCCCAAGAGAAAGCACGAGGAAGTCTCGTTTTCGCGGCAAGGGAGGTCCACCAGCCGAACGACCAGTTTTATAGTTCGATGAAGAGTCATTCATTGGTGGGAACGACCGATATAGAAATACCAGAGGTGTTCAAACCGTATATAAAGTTCATCGTGAATACCACGAGGCCGAGTGCGTTCTTCTCCACGCCGCTCGAGTCGGAAGTACATAAGGCGCGGCCGGAGAAGGTACACATCGTGGGGGTCGAGACACACATGGCTGTGCTGTTCACGGCGGAGGAGTTCAGGAATCGCGGGTATCAAGTGGTCGTCCACGAGGCTATGACAGCGTCCGAGGATGACTATTTACATGCCCTCGGCATCAATTTGCTTGCAAATTCTCTGTCTGTTGTGGTACAATAAGTTGAGGGGGTGTGCAATGGAAAACGAAAACATGTCAGAATACCTTCTGAAGTGTCCAGCATGCGCCACACAGCTAAAATTGATATGTGAGGAGTCCAGCCCGGTGATTGTGGTCTGCCAGGGGTGCGGGAAGGCTATTGTCATGCACCAGAACAGGCTGTTCACAGTGCCTGTTCCGTTTATGGTAGAACTCATGAGAAGACACCGTGTCAAGGTCTGTGGCAACATAGTCGCCACGAAGATTAGCGATGAGGCGCAGTCCAAAATGAGCGACCAGAGGTTGTCGGAACTGCACAAGGCTTTGGAAGGCTCTGAAGACGTTATAGACGTCATCCGAAGGTTTTAGTTTAATATTCAGGTTCCGATCAGTTATATTTGACATATGACTGACCAAGAACTGCAGGGAAAGATAGTCTACCTTACTGTCCACGCAGACAGGTGGCTCCGCCGCACGAATCCCACGTTCCCGATATTGATGGCAAACCGTGTCGCCCGGGTCATCAAGGTTTTCGATTGGGAAAGCGATGAGGGAAAGTACCTTCTTGACCAACGGGAGAAGTCCGGAAAATGGAAGGAACTTGACCCTCGGGAGTTCAAGTACGTCCTGTCTATATTCTATCCCGAACTCGTCAGGGGTGAAAAACACGGAATCAAGGTGGAGGAGTTGTTTCCAAGGGTATTCCCGGGAGAGAAGGTGGTGTTGTTTGATGTTCTTCCAGAGTGGATGGCTACTGAACTTAATAACCCACCGGACAAAATCAAAGCTTTCAAGATAGAGAAAAAGAAAGAGGGTGAGAAAGAAAAGAAGGCGAGGAAGCGTGTATCTAGACGCGTTCATAGATAAGGCTTCAACCTCCATATTGGAGTATAAGGAGCCTATGAAGTATCTAGCTTCCCGTGGATTCGGTTCGGATGACATCAAGCGGTGGGGCATAGGATATACACGCGTGGCGAGGGTTTCCGGGGCAGAGTGCGAGGATTTGAATAAGCTGAAAGAGGCCACGCATGGTTTTCGCAATCTTGAAGGCAGAATTATTATACCTTTACGGAACATCCTCGGACGCGTGAATGGAATACAGACAAGATCCATAGACACAAAGGTTTATAAAGATTATCTTATGTCTGAAGCAAAAAATATGGGCACGTTGTTTGGTTTGAGGGAGGCGCTTCCGCATATACGGTCGACAAGAAAGGTTTTTGTCCACGAAGGTGCGTTCAATGCGATGGCCTTTTCAAAAGTATTTCCAAACACGGTCGCGTCTCTCACATCATTTCTTAGTGACCAACAGGTTGAGTTGTTGCGCTTTTTGTCAGACTTGATAGTGGTGGTGTTTGATAATGACAAGGCTGGTGATATAGGCAGGGCAAAGGTCTTGAAAACGTATGGGAGTTCCGGATTCGAATCTATTACCATCGGTGAATCAGATTCCAACGCTTGTCTTACGATGATGGGTCCGGATAAGTTCACAAAGTACATAAAGTCCCGTGTCCCAACGATGTTGCAATGATTATACTCAAAAGACATTTTCATGAATAATAGTCCATGTACCTGTTTCAGTAATCATAGTTCATACAAGTCCGCGGGGTGGGACGGGAGTCCCATGGAGGACCTATGAGCGAAGAACAGAAACAGGAAGTGCTTGACAGGCAGATAGCAGAGAAGGAGTTAAAAGTTCGGGAGTTGGATGTCGTCCTTCAAGAACTAGGTGCTACAAAAGAAGAGAGGGCATTCGTCGCCGTTAGGGAAAAGCACGAACTTTTGAGGAGAGCGATCGAGGCGGGGTCAAATTCGTTTGGCAAAGTACTTGAGGGTTCCAAAGAGAGTGAATCTCTGAGGGATCTCATTTACGAAGCGTCCAAAAGTTTGACTGAAGAGGTCAAGAAACTTTAACCAATCTCCGTGATTGCGTGAATTATCTGCTGAGCAGGTGCATGGATTTATAGAAATTTAAAAAGATATAGGGGGTCCCATTGTTCGGTGTAGAATTCAGACCACTTACGTTCGGGGACGTCCTCGGGTTGGAGGATACGAAGGAGATTCTCAAAAAGATACTCCAGACTAATAACTACGACCCGGGGTACATCTTCGGAGGTTCCCACGCCACAGGAAAGACTACATTGGGAAGGATATTCGCCCGTGCGGCCCTTTGCAAAAACCGCCGTGAGGACATGTCACCGTGCAACGAATGCAAATCCTGCCGGGATTTCCTTGAGGAACGCAACCCAGGATATCTTGAAATAGATGCCGCAAACCAAGGGACAAAGGAAAACATACAGGCCATAAAAGACAGCTTGAGGTATGAAACCTTATCAAACATGAAAATCATATTGTTTGATGAGGCCCATGACATATCTGAAGCCGGTAAGGACGCGTTGCTTCTGCAGTTGGAAAGACCCGACCCGAACATCATCCTCATTTTTTGCACGACCGACCCCGACAAGATGCACAACACGCTCCGATCAAGGTGCATGGAGTTTGCAATACAGGATCCCAGTGAGAAGCTCGTAAAGATGAAGCTTGAGGCGATATGCAAATCAAAGACCCTGGTGTATGATGGAGAGGCCCTTGAGGATATTGTCCGATCCGTCGGAAGGCATTACCGCGATGCGGAGAACAAACTTCGGCAGGTTTCCCTCCTCGGTGACATAACTCGTGATAACGTGAAGAAGGCTGTATCGTTATACGTTGACGAGGCTACAGGATTACTCCTAACAATACCCGATGACCTTGGCAGGGCGTTGACATTTTCAGATTACCTCGTGTCAAAAATGAATGTCCATCGCATCTATTCGCTCATTGTCAGGATATTGGTGGACTCTGTGAAGCAACTGAATGGTGTCCCATTTGCCGAGGGGAGATATTCGGAGTTACTTCACGCCATTTCGAGGAAGTATGGTGCCATGGTGTACGAGGTAATTGACTACCTCGTGTCGCGCAACAGGCTAAATGACCAGCAAATGTTCCAAAGTGACCTCCTCATTCTGCATTACAGGTTCAGAAGGGGGTCGTTTATACCAAAAGAGCAGCCTTCGGGGGTGACCGTTTCAGACCAACCGAAGGTCGCTCAAAAAAAGGACGAACAGCCTGTAGTACGGGCCCCGTCCATTTCTGAATTGTCTAAACTTCCGGACGGCAAGAGGGAGGACGTCGTCAGGGAGTACAAGGAAAACCGCAGGAAGCAACGGGTCGATGAGCGCGTTCCTGAGATGGTCTCGAAGGCCTGGGGGCCGGAGAAAAAAGAGAACACACAGGAGCTGATTCACCGCCGGCCGGTTTCTAAAGCCGAGCTGGAACGCGTTCTCAAGGGGACCCACGATGAGAAGAGGATATAAGAAGAGAGGCAGAAGAAAAAAGGCAAGAGCAACAGTAAAACATTCCAGGAAGGTTCGCGTTAAGCGACCAGTTGCGAAGGTTTCATCCCGGCGCCACAAACTTCCCGCGACTGCTTTGATGTCACGGGATTTGTGTGCAAAGCACGACCCGTCTGGCGCTTGGATGATACTTGAGGTCAATGATGACGGAGAAAATTTATATGACAGGTATGAACTTCTTGAGTCGGAATTGATTAGAATTTTTGGGGAAGAAGTACAGTTCTTCATCCCCGCTTATATCGAGAAGATAAAGGACAAAATCGTCGGTGTAGATCTCATAGGAGGATACCTTTTTGTCGAGAAGAAACATGAATCGGAGTCGGCAATAGCCGTCATGACAAGTCCCTATATCAAGGGTCGTATGGCTGAGGGTGGAAGATCAGGATTTATTACGGGAGCAAACATAAACGAGTACAAGAAAAAGATGCTCGATTATATCAAGAATATGGCTCCTAAAAAAGGTTCGTTGGTGATTCCAAAGGTTGGCACGTTCAAGAATTTAGAAGGAAAGGTAGTTTCCGTGGCCCGCGACAGGAAGTCCGCCACCGTGATGTTCAAGAGATCATCAAGGGTCGTTACGGCACCTGTAAGTGTCATCAACATGGATCCCGTGAGCGGCGCCAAATGAAGCGCAACCTTGAAAACTCGGGCAAGACCAGTAGTAATAAATTTTCAAAGTTAAAATTGAAATCTGAAGAATATTTTGATTGCCCGGTATGCAAGGGATTGGGAGAGGATCCTAATGGTCCACCCACGAACAAGTGTCCAAAATGTGGCGGGATCGGGCAAGTGCGGAAGGAAGACTTGTGAATCATTTCATAATTGATGCCATGAATCTTGCTCACAGGGCTCATAACGCCAATTTTGAATTGAAGTCTGCAGATGGCAGGCCCACGGGCATGTTTTTTGGGTTCCTAAGGGTCTTGGTTTCCTTGAAGCGTAAATACAGGGGCTATAATTTCTGCGTGGCTTGGGACAGCCGATCCGAGAGAAAACTTGCCATAAAGCCTGATTACAAGTCCGGAAGGACACATTTGCCACCCCAGGTAATAGACGAAATCAAGGATATCAGGTTATTCATAACCTCTTGTGGCATCGATCAATACGAGTGTCCCGGTCAGGAGGCAGATGATGTTATTGCAACTCTTTCTGAACAATGGGGTTGCCAAGAAGGCCATATACTGTTATATTCTAACGACAAAGATCTTCTACAACTTGTCAAAGATGGTAAAGTTTTGATGTACAGTCCCAAGGTTGCCCAGAAACTTGAAAAGTTTTATGATGAGGCTGCCGTGCGGGAGCGTTTTGGCGTTCCCCCCGAACTCCTTGTGTGCTTTCGCAGCCTCGATGGAGATCCAAGCGATGGACTTGATGGGGTGCCGCGTGTGCGTCGTAAAATAATAGCTTCTCTTGTAACGAAGCACCAAGGATTAGATGCCATCTACGCCTCCGTTTCCGATGCTGAACTTACCGACCATGAGCGGTCATCTTTCCAATCATTCAAAGAAAAGGCGTTCGAAAATTTGAATCTTATGGCGCTCGACAGGCATGTGGTTGGCATCAAAAAAACACCGGGATCGGTGGACAAGGATGCCATGTCCAAAGTTCTTGCAAAGAACGATGTGAAGTCCATCGATCCTGATGCTGTTGGGGATCTTTTTTTGTCATCGTTGTCCGTCAAATATGGCGACCCGGTCGATGCGGTAAAGGTCGAAACGTATTCGTTGTTCTGACGGAAACCCGAGCCAGGAGATCAGCGTGTCCTCTAGGAAATATAGAAGCATGGATCCATTTGAGATGCAGAATCGGTTCTCGAACGAACACCACAAGTTTTTCAGATTACAGGAAAGCCCTTTCAAACTCGAGGACTACGAGGAGTTCATACGAAGGCTTCCGCAAAGGGAGCAGGATCTCATCGAGATGTACTGTCGAAACAGAAAGAAACAGAAAGAAATAGCCGCATTTTTTGGAGTGACCCAAGGAGCGGTGAGCCACAGGCTCACAAGAGCCATACAACGATTGAAGTATTTGAGGGACATGCCAAAGTTGACGCAAGATTTACGCGGCTTGCTAAAAGAACATTTCACCCCGTTCGATATCGATGTCGTTGAAACGATGATCGAAACAACCTGCCAGTCAAAAACGGCCGCCATACTCAACAAGAAGCACCGCTTGCGCGGCGACAAACAGATGACCCAAGTGAAGGTACGTCACCGTTTTGAGAGGGCTGTGGCCAAGCTCGAACAGCTTATGTCTGACTATCCGGATTTGGATATTGTGCATAAGCTCGCCACCTACGTAAAGAACAACCTCTATATGATGCACGAGGTTATATTGCCACACTTCAACCGTGGCAAGCGTGTGAGATACAGCGAAGTGCTGTGATAGTCCCGATCGGGTATATTTTTGAATAATTTTCATTGAAATGAATCTTTTGTTCCCGATCGGGTATATTTGAAAGGAATTTATCGTGAAGATAATTTGGACAAAGCCAAATTTGAGTTCTGAACTTGGTGAGTATACCGAGAATGACTTCACCCAGGAGTATCTTGCTAAAAAAGGTTTTTCCTTCAGTTCCAATGAGGACTTGTTTGATTTTCTTCGTGGTGGTACTATGAAATCCATGTACGGATTTGATTTGAGTACCATCGTAAATTTTACATCTTCTGAAAAAGATTCTGAAGAAGAATTGAAGGATCCCGAATACAGGAAGTCCTTCGAATCCATGGAGTCTGAATTGATGGAAAAAGGTGAGATAACGTTGCCTGCTCCGATAGTTTTGAATTTTTCTGGGGCATTGTATTTGTTCTCCGGTAACAGAAGGGCGATTCTCGCCGTGAAACACGGTCTGCCCTTGTCCGTGTGGATGGTAAATGCCCCAGAAAAGACCTCACCGTTAGATTCTTTTTTGAAGGGATAGAAAATGGAGGACCTTTTTTTGCAAATAACATACGACATCAAGAACGATAAATTTTCTCACGTGACAAACATCAAGGAAGACATGCTCGATGACATTGTTGGGGAGTTTTTGAGGTCAGAAATGGGCCTTGGAAAAGACACCGCTCCCGCAAATGAACAAGACATATACAAAATAAGAATCAATTGTGATCTGTCAGACGACACCTTCTACGTTAAATCGGATACAGGAAACAAGGGACTCACCACCGGTATAGTCATGCATTTCCTAAATAGCCGAAAAAAACAATCCCCGTGATGTAACATATTGTTGCTACTTTTGGTTACACGAATCCCCCAGGGTCACTCAAGCATACCCGCCATGTCGTAACACCGCTCGTTTCAGGGCCTTCTGTAATACTTCGTTTATACTAATTCCTCGACAAATTAGGATTGCGTACAATCACGTTCGTTTATCGGAGTCCCGATGCGCGCACGCATTTCAGACATGGTTCGCCGGATAGCGGGGTCGGTTGACAAAACGTCCTACGCCGAGCAGAGCGAATCGCCGTACCAGAACGTGAACATATATCAGCTTCAGACCGATCCTTCGGATCCAAGTCCGGACATCGGACTCGGGCCGCCAAGTGTTTACAACGACCCATGTGACAAGGACGACCGCTTCAAACATAAGGATGACGTCCGCAGACAGGGTGAGAGGCCACAACCGAGCGATAGGCTTGATTATAGGCTTACGCCAACGATGGTGACTGTGCAGGAAGACCCAAAGACGGATGAACAAGGAAAGCCTTCCGACAATGTTTCAGCACGAGGTATGGGAGAGGCGGCTTGGGAGGAACTTAACCGGGAAACTTGGAGAAGTGAAGGTCCCGGGGGGCAGATGGTGCAATGAAGATGATAGACGGCAGGCCTTTCGAATGCAACACGTGCGGAGCCTGTTGCAGATGGCAAGGCAGGGTTTATTTGACACCACAGGATGCTGTGAAACTTGCCGAACATTTGAGTAATACGGTAAATGAGTTTTTAAGTAAATATACCGAGCCTTATGGCTCATCTAGGGTTTTGAAGAACAAGGAGGATTCCGAGGATTGTGTGTTCATGGATGGAGACCACTGCGGGGTATATGGAAATCACCCGCAACAATGTGATGAGTGGCCAAAGTCTTATGACAGCAGATGCCCGGGGTTCAAAAACAACGTCGGAGAAACACATATGGACTACAAAGAAGCTGTTGAAAGGGTGAACAAGAGGTTCTCCGCTTTGCGCGAGTGGGATCAAGCGGTCAGCGACCAATTGTACAAGGACCTCATGGCTGGGGCGAGTGGGATGAAGGTTGCCTCGAAGGCTATTGCCGATGGTGTCGACCCGTATGCGAATGCAAACACCGTGAAGGTGGCTAATATCGATGATTTGTTTGCGTTCCACAGGGCAAGCGACAGCCACCTCATCCACAAGGCAACAAGGGATCTCTGGTCGATAGAGTCCGATGACGATGGGGGAATCCGGATCACAAGGCTGTTCGATAATGACGGCGAACCTATAAAGGGGTGATTATATGTCCAGGACACGTATCACAAACCGTCTCGGTATAATAAAGACGGCCGCAGCTTCAAAACCGGGTGCTAAACCGAAAGAGGCCCCAACGAGGAACCTTTCAGGGTTTGATTACGAACCCTCCAAGGCAAAACACCTCAAGAGGAGCCTCCACAACATGAATGTGGCGCTTGGCACACTGCTTGCCGCCATGAAGGACTTGTCCCTGCTCCGTGGGTCTGAAGTCACCCCTGATGGGATGCTCGGCGGACGCGGATTCGTGATGCCCTTCAAGGAACTCAAGGGCAAGCTCAATGAGGCCATCGGGTATCTTTCTGACATAACGGATACCATCGCCGATGAACTCACAAATCCGAAGTGGAAGCTCAGTCGCAAGGAAGTCGGTGAGGTCCATAAGGAGAAGAAGGAGATCGAGGAGACCGTGGACGATGCTGAAGATACCATCGAGACCCTCGAGGCCGCGAAGGCCAAGAAGAACAAGCCTTCTGATGAAAACGAGGAAAAGGAAATCAAAAAAAGACTCGAGCAGCAACAGGAAGAAACGCCTGCCGAGATCAAGGAAATAGATCCAAAAGACGTGGTGGACTCGGCAGAGGCCATCGCGATGAAGAGATACAAGGATTTGCTCGACGGAAATGGCGCCGACAAAGTGGCCAGCGTGCTGAGCAAGACAATCATGGCGAACCTGGTGAAGGGAGAATAACCAATGGCTATGCAGGATCTCGACAAGGTGCTCGGCAATGGGTACGAGGCAAAAGTGCCCGATCTCGACTGGGCGAGTATGGACGTGGCAAGCTACGACAACATCCCGACCGAAAACAAGGTTGAAACTATCCCGCAGCTCGTGGAGCAGTGGTCAAACAGACCTGAAAGGGGTACCAGACTTGTGGGTTTGGTCGAGGCCCCAATCAAGAAGTCCGCTTCCGAGGTGTCAAAGGAATCAATCGATGAGGTCGTCACTTGCGCAAAGAAGGAGATGATGAAGGGTCTCCGCGGCAAGGAATTAGCCGAGAAATTGGCATCGATATTTCCCCCGTGGACTATCAAGGCGGCCAAGGATTCATTGAAGTCCGTGGCTGACGAACAGGGTTTGCTTGGAAGCGTGTATGTCGACCTTTCCGTGTTTGACAGTTGCCGCGAGGCCTCTGAATTTCTTGGTGCAAACCGTATCCGCCTGGCTGATTATGTCGTTGGGAACCCGCGCAAACACGTGTGTTCAAGCCACCACGATGGGTATTGCAAAGAATTGAAGAAAACGGCCGTGTCGGAAGTCCCGTACGGACCCGAAATGTACGACAAGTACACCAAGCACCTCCGCGTGGCCGGCATCCTGTCGTCTTCGGAGTGCGTGACGGACAAAGAAACTTTGCGCGGCGCCCTTCTGAAGACCCCCGAAACTCGTCACCAGACTTCAATAGAAGTTCCCGCGAAGGATAAGTCTGCGAAACTCAAGGGTACAGAAACGCTTGAACAAGCCCTCGAGAAGGCGGCATCAGATCGTGAGGCTTCTTCATCTAAGTACGCAACCTCGAGGCCGATTATGGCTTATATGCAGGATCAGATGCTTCGGGGCATCATCGGTGATGAACTGAAGAAGTCTGTTGGCTCGCGGTTCTCTATGGACGTGGTGAGGTCATTCTCTGGGGACATGCGCCGTCTGGCATCCCTGCAGGGACTTGTAGGCAACGTGTACGTCGATGTTGGCTACTACAAAAACGCCGAGGATGCTGTCCAAGCTATCTCTTCAGCGAAGACAAGGCCCTCATACATCGTCAACACAAGCCCTGAGGCAGAATATGACGGAAGGATCGCAGCCGTGGCGAAAGCTACCGGATGCGCCCCGCTGCCTCCGGATGGTGCGATAGACAACAAGGTGGCCCAGGGGTATATCGATGATCTTCGTTTCTCGGGCAGGCTGTCGTCAGAGAAGGCGGACAGTTACTCGAAGCTTCTGGTTGCTGGAAGAAAGCCGCTCGCGGTTTTGCGCGAAGCTTTCTTGTGCACCGAAAGAACCGACAAGTCCTTGAAGTCTGCGGCGCAGATGGGCACGTGGTACGGTGGAAAGTCAACAAACAAGGTCGAGAACCGTACGGCTGTGACCGAAGCGGCTAAAAAGGCTCTTGATAGTGGCGTGTCAACCGACAGGGTACAGGCCAAATTGGCGAGCATCGTACCAACGGCTGAAGCCACAGGCATGGTGCATAAGCTTTTGTCCAACATGACTGAAGTGGGTGCTTCTTGTCTTCCTCATTGTTCCTCGGAAACGTATCTGTTGGCAAAAGGTGCGACCATCAAGATGGCATCCAAGTGCAAAAATTGTGTGAACAGCACCGGATCGGCTTGTTTGAAGCAGGGGGCCAAGTTCGCAGGCGCCATTGACTACGACAAGGCTTTTATCGACATGACGATGCTTACGGCCGCTGAGAAGGACAAGAAGGAAGATAAGAAGTCAGATAAGGGCGGAGACAAGGCCACGAAGTATGACCCGAAGGACGGCGTGGAGCCTGTCGTGCAGAAAGTCCTTCCGAAGGAAAATCCGGACGTCGAACGGTCCGACATGAAGCAACCGTACGACATGACGGATGAATTCGGGAGCGGCAGCAACAAAGCCATGGACAAGCTTCGCGAGATGGACGAGAAGGAACCTGTGGGATCCAAAGATAAGGGCAAGGATAAGAAGAAGGACAAGTAACCGCCCTCACATAGACATGGAGACATAGATGAGCGATGAAGTTGATGAGGTTCTTGACCAATATGGTGTGAAGGGCCTTGACCCGAGTATGTTGGAAGGCGCCTTAAAATGCCCGCCGTCCGTTGACGATGCAGTGTCTGTGTCTGATACAAGGGCATCGCAGGCTGCTTTCAGGGATGTGGTGGCCAAGAAAATAAAGGAAGCATCGGATCCAACGGAAGAGTCACCGAATGTAATACCGGAGCCTGAAGCTGTGACAAGTCTTCCGGAACTTGCAGCGAAGGTGGGCATCAGCATTCCGGAGGCGTCTGATATACGCAAAGCGGTAACAAACCCTGCGGCAAATGACAAACTTGTTGAGTCTATACGCAGGGATGATTCAACGCTTACGATACTTAATACGGTCATGGAGGAGATAGCCGAGGAGGCGGCCTTCATAAAAGCTTGGCGTAATCAGAATTGGGACGGAGAGAAGGACATTTCCGAGGCTACGCTTTCAAGGATTAAGATGCTCAGTGAGTTGGTAAAGTCCATCTCCGAGCGGGAAAAACTGAAACGGGAGAAGGCTGTTGGCAAGGTGGATTTCCACAGCGAAAATTTCCAAAGCGTGTTGAAATACTTCATGTCGATCATAGTAGGTACATTCAAGAAGGTGCAAATACCACAGCAGTTCGAGGACATTTTCATCACGCAACTTGCTAAAGACTTCGATGGTTTCGAGAAGAAGGCGGAGAAAATCTATTACGGTAAATCCACAAAGTAGATCGTTGAAAATTGAAGACATCGACCACACAGATTATGGGAAAAAGTGACAAAGCATGAGCCTTTCAGAGATTTGCGCCAACTTCATAACGAAGAAGGACTCGGATCACGACAAACTCCTGGACAAAAACATCCTCGAGTTTGTCACCGCTCCGTGGGGCCTTGGGCTCGGTTGTGGTGAAGTGCCTCCGCTGTATCCCGCACAACGTTTCATCCTGAAGGCATATTACGGTTTGGAGCTCGATGGTAGTTCCAACCGTGACATTATTATCAATGATAAATTCAACGAAAAAGAGTTGTATCGCTTCAATGAGGTGGAATACGCTCATTACCTCTACGGCGAGGGACGGATAAACAGGGCGGTGATAGACAAAGCCTACCCAAACGTGGCCATGGTTGTTGGTCGTCGGGCGGGCAAAACTACGCTTACTGCTTGCATCATCGGCTACGAAACATATCGTCTGCTCAACAAATACTGCCCACAAGAGTACTATGGCATCATGCCGGAGGACGAGATTTCATTCACATGCGTGGCTACATCGAGGGACACGGCGAGTTACCTTTTCAACAAGGTCGTCGGACACCTCGAGCGTTCAGAGTTTTTCCGGAAGTACAGGACAAAGTCGACCAAGCAGTGGATAAATCTTCGCACGCAAAGGGATATCGACCGATACGGGGCGCATGGACGTGCTTCGATATCCGTGCGTGTGGCGGCATGTAGCGCCAAGGGACTCCGTGGATCCAACAATATGATCGTAGGTTTGGATGAAATGGCGTTCTTCTTCATAGACGAGGCAACAGGTATGAAGAAGGCCGGCGCCGAAGGTGACCATGATGACGGGGCTGTTTATACGGCTGTTACTCCTTCGGTTGCCAAATTCAAGAGTCCCGTGGGTGACAAACCTGAAGGTAAAATCATATGCATCTCGTCCCCGGGGTCGAAGTCTGGCAAGTTTTTTGAGGAGTACGAACGTGGTTTCGAGCAGGGGTGTGACGACTTGCTGGTCGTCCAAGCACCCACATGGGAAATAGATCCGAGCATGTCGAGCACGTACCTCCGCAGTAAATATAAAGAGAACTCGATTTCGTTCCGAAGCGAGTTCGGGGCGGAGTTCTCGGATCGTATGTTCGGTTGGATAGAAGATCCGCAGGTTTTGCGGCAGTGCGTGGTGCCGGAACTCAAATACAAACAGAGTAGCATGCTCCGCGTGCCACATTTCATGGGCATCGACCTTGGCATGAAGAACGATGGAACCGCCATAGGTGTGTGCCATTGGGTGAAGGAAGTTGTGAACGGTGTTCCTGTCGACCGTATCGAGTTGGATGCAGTCGATGTCCGCTATCTGAAACTTGAGATAGACCAACCCAATGAATCCTTGGAGCCAATAGTAGACTCCAACGGTACGGGTGAGGAGAGGACGAGGTTGCCTTATTTCGACCCGCAGGAGATAGTCGATTGGATCGAGGAGTTCACGAAGCGTTTCATGATAGTGAAGGGCCTCATGGACCAATACCTCGGTATGGCTATCATGCCCCTTCTCATGAAGAAGAGCCTCAAGCAGTTCGAGTTCAGAAACTTCGGGGAGAGTTTGAATTCCTATGTGTATCAGAACCTTCTTAGTTTGTTCATAGGCAGTGAGGTGCGGCTCCCCGAAGGAGATGCCGTGACCATAAACGGCAGGATAGAGAAGGACAGCGAACTTATTCGTGAATTACTTACCCTCCAGGCGGAGCAGAAATCAAAGTACATGGTGAGGGTCGACCACCCCGACCGTGAGGGAATGCACAACGATATGAGTGACGCCTTCGCGCGCGCATGCCTGTTGGCGGTCGAGTATCGCAACAAGGGTTTTGGGTCACTCACCTCCCCGGCGCTGTCGGCCTCGGAGAGATCAAATATGGGTACCTTGAGGATGTCGAGACACTCTGAAATAATTAAGGCAAGCCTGAACCGTCCTTCCGGTGCGTATATGGGAAAGATGCAGTCCAGGAGTATGCGTACGTCCCTGTTCAGATAATGGAGACGACTGATGGCTGGAAAAACAGGTAACTATTCGAAGATCATCATATACGATGAGCGCAGGCGGTATTACTACCTGTGGCCGCAACGTAACAGGCCGCTTCTCGATGACGAGATACGCGACATGGGCATCGGCCTGCTCGACCAGGCCCGTCGCTCCATACAAAGGGTATGGGGTGATGTAGCGGCGCCTGACAACACCTTCAGTGCGTCCGCAATATCCACCGCCGATGCGTTCAAGGTCATGGAGTCATCTTCGCCGTCAAAGAACTTCCTTGTGAATGGCGGAAATACCGGTGGTGACAGTCTTGACCACCCGGCCGTGCTATATGCCAAGGGTTTCTACATATTCCTTGCCGAGGACATCGAATACACCGGGCAAATGTATTCGTCTGGCAGCATAGACTTGAACACAGAATCCAGCAAGTACAAGACGCTGACGCTCATACCTGCACTCACCACGCCGTCTGCTGAACGCATCGACATTGTTTACGTGCACCTTCATTTTGAGGAAGTTACTTCGGTCGTAGGTACGGACGTTGATGTCTACCGGGACTCGAACCTTAAGAACCCGATAGTCGGTACGGACACGGCAAACAGGTTGCGCGCGGTGTTTGATATACGCGTCCGTGAGGGATGGACAGATCCCATTGATGACAATATATTCAACCATTCAGAGTTTTTAGGTGACATATCACTCAATGACTCCGACCCGACAGACGATGAGTTCAAGATACCCATCGCGGTCATATACCGCCATGCGTTCACGGACGAAATAGCGCAAGCGGACATAGTAGACTTGCTTTCGGTGTACGACAAAAGGGTAAAGTCGATTGATGAACTTTCTTGGCGTATCCGCCACGGTGGCTATACACAGGCCGATGTCGACCAGAAGAATTTTGCAACAGCGGGTTATACCGGGTTCTCACAAAGGTTCCCGAGTGCGGTGGTAGATGAAGGTGCATTTGCTACGGGACTCAACCAGGGCCTTGGCACCGAAGCATTCAATTCTGACTCTGTGACCCCCAGAGTGCTCGACCAGGACGGCAAGTTCATGATGGACGCCCTCCTCGTAGGACACGCCACGGGGCTCATCACGTACGAAACTGGCGCCGAGATGCTCCAAGACGGCGAATTTGTCGCCGAGAAGGCTTCTGCTGAGAGCATTTACGTAGGCTATGCCGCAGGTGATACGGGCGCCCGTGAATACAAACATAACGTCAGCGTTTATTCCAAGGGCGTGAGTGGTACCGTAGGTGTCGAAGTAGTCATAAATGACGGCGAGACAGGGTCATTTGCGATGTTGGTGAGGGCGGGCGAAACAGGCATGCCCGCGAATTTCATGGCCATCGACCACCAGGGCCGCATGGGTATCAACACCATGGAACCTGGGTGGGGTGTTTCCGGTGTGGCGTTGGATGTAAATGCCTCGGAGAGAGTGCGGCAGGATCTCATCGTGGACGGCAACGCGCAATTCGGCGGAAGCGTGGCAGGACAGACGTGGGTGGTGCCGGCTGAATTGAGCGCCTTGAACCCCGCTATCTTCGGGTGGACAGGCACGTTTGGGATAACCGGGGCGGTCGCGACCGTTCTTATCCGGCGTGGCGTGGCAGTGGTAGGTGAGTCTGGAATCTCCGGGTACGGATACACGGGCGTTGCAGGCCAATATGAGTGCTACGACATGATGGGTAACCGGATGTTTACGATCGGTGACCTCGGACCGGAGTTTGACCGGGTGGTCAGGACTTTGTACGGTGTGGGTGCAAGGGAAGCGTATACCTCCGATGTGTCATTTTTGTCACTCCCGGGTGGGTTCGACTACATCAAAGCCGGTGACACGGTCACCTACGACATCATCAAGCATGATGACCTGCACGTAACAGGTGCCTTGACGGTCACGCAGAACGCGTGGGAGGCTATCGAGGAACTGCGTGATGATATCATCTACAACACCGGTTGGGGCGCTCCTACGGGCCTTTACAGGCAGTTCGTGTATACGGACACCCGTGGCATATCTGGAAGCATAGACGACCCTCTGACGACCTTTACGGGCATGGGTGAGGCGTTTGGCGTCCAAATCATCAGCAATATATATGGGTTCACAGGGGCTGGGTACACGGGTGCGATCGATGATGCCCACGGCAGGATCATTATCAAGGAGATGCCGGAGGATCCCGTCGATGCTGAAATAGACGACATAGCCACGTTTAAGATCAGCAGAGCGCTTTTGACCGATTTGAACATAACTTTTACCGAACACCATTATTACGGTTCCGGCGAATATGGTGGCGGTTTGGAAGATTTGAGATTTGCCAAACTTGACCTTGGGGATGGCGCCGATGCGTGGTTGTTCAACGGGGACGTGTTCTTCAACGGTCTTGGCGGACGGAACCAGATTGTATTCTCCCCGAATGTCATATTCCGGGACGATGTGATTGTTTATGGCACTTTGTTTGCCGACCAGCTTCGGTTCAATTTTGCGAAGGTAGGCAACCTCGGTGTTGATTATGACATCATCATCGACCGTGACGGGTCATTCGGTAGGTATTTGGCGGTCGGATCCGATGCCATGAGTACGTTGTTGGGCATGCAGGGTTCAAACCCGAATAGCGACCCGAGGATCAAGTTCTTCGTCCGGGGTGGGATACAGGGCAACCCGCTTGTGGCGGAATCAGAGTCGTCCGATGTAAACAGCTTGGGAGATGTCTATCTACGCAATACCGCTTTACGAAGCCGTATGTATGCGAGGATCGGGGGCACGGTTGACAGTACGTCCGTACCGTTCGGGATACATCTTGTTGACGAGCGCAACACCTCCACGAAGCTTAATACTGTCGTGGTGGATTATCGCAGCGCCATGGGCGAAACGGGTCAAGTGACGTTGGATGTCCGCGGGGACATCAAGGCAAGTCGGGGGGTTATTGCTCCGTATCTGGCGGCGGGAGATACGACCAGCATTGACACGGACTATGCGTTGTATATCGCAGGTCGCGGGTATGTTGGTGGGCAGTTGTCTGTGGAGTCCTTGAGGTTTGTCGGCGCGGAGGCCCCGAGCGGGGACACGGACATTGTTACCCCTGTGAATGTTGCGATCATCGACAGTGCTACGCAACAGCAGACGTTCCACAACAACGAGGTCATACTCCGCGAGAAGAAGTTCACGGTCACGGAGCGGGTGTATCTCAACAACAATAGCAAACTTGCTGTGTCCGGTGTGACCGGTATGGAAGAATACTATAATAAAATGATTGATGAGGGAGAAGGCCTTTATGGTCATGACACGTTGACATTCTTGGAGAGTGAAATCACTGATCTTGTTTCAACAGGAAACGATGTGTATATCGATGATATAACAGATGCCTCCAAGAAAAGATACGCCTTCTCGCATGTGAATGTATGCACCCTTGGAACAATACGCACACAATGGACGGGATATGCGTATGACCCGACGGGTGTAATAGACGAGCGTAACACCATTCAATCTTATGAGTTTGAGTCAGCGTATTTCAGGGATCGCAATGGTGGATCTATAATCAATTGGATGCCTGGTGCAAGGTTTGGAGATGACAATTTTGTTGTTAGAATACAAGGCAATCTCATAGACACACATCCGGACTTCCCGGCGATGTACGCGGTTGATGGATGCCTTGCCGTTTACATTCCTAAAAGCAAGTGGTTCGGGTACGGCACCGATGATGGTCAACCGAGTACTGAATACAGGTCGTTTGTGTTGTGGTATCCGTACGAATCAGTGCTTACTAACTTCAACACACTTCCTATGGTTCAGCAGACATTATGCGGTGGATTCTCCCCGGTTGCTGATTGGAAGGTGGGTTTGTATCCGAGATTGGTCAAGCAGACACGGTTGCCTTTCGATACGAGCGCAGGGAGCAACCAGGAACGTATGTACATTGGTGAGTGGGATCTTGATGTGGTTGTTTTTCCCGCCATCATAGGTCGTTGCGCCAATCTCACCGGACAACTGTATATAAGTTACGTACAGTCTTAAAAAACAGGAGGAGGCCCTTTGGCCTCCTCCTGTAACTTTTCTTATTGTCCTAACGGTTTATAGAACGAACGGTAACTACAGAATTACTCCCGTTTTTCATGTCTGTAACAATACGACCATTGAGGCTGAAATCTTTTTTGCACACACGTATAGTATTTCGTGTTGCAATATTCTTGTTGTTTATAGTAGAAACTTGTGGGTCATATATACCGTGAACTTCAGTGGGAGTCAATGCCCGATTGTATATCAGTATTTCATCAATTTTGCTTTTAAGGTAACGAGTCGCTACACCGTTGATCAGAAGATACGAGTTGGTAGCCGTTGTTGTTGCAAGTGCCGGGAAGGCCACTTCCGCATGAAGTGCTCCATTGATGTACCAACGGGCTGATTTGTTTTGGATAACCAACGCCACGTGTGTCCAAGGGTTGTTGGCACTGAGCCCATCGGCAGGAAATTGTGCACTGGTAACTTTTGCTTTGGCATAGCGCACTCCTTGCTGTTGGACACATAGGGTATCTTGCCGGAAGACGACCCGGAATCCCATTGATGTGTCACGCCACGAGCGTGGGGTACCCCAAGCAAGTATTTGTTGTATTGAATCACCTTTTTCCGCGAGGCTCAACCAGAAACACACAGTCCTGTCCGAATCACCTTTTGGCAACCCGTTGTCGGATCCATAGAAGTGTCCGGAAATCGAACCTTCAAAGGAGTAGGCATTGCTTGGAAAAAGGTCACGGTCGGCGGTCAGTGTTGCTCCTGTTGACCCGACCGTAAGTGTCCTTCCGCTCCCCGACCCGTCCGTCAGCGCGCCGCCGGTGAAGTCGTACCGGGCCACGAGGCCGTTTGTGGGAATCTGCCCCGTCACCACCGCCATCACCATCAGAACTGCCAGAATCGTGTTACGCATACTGCACCCCCTCTTTTTGGGTCCACGTCTACCGGGCTCTCCTGCCCGTCACGTAGACAATATACTAAAATAAAAAGGATTTGTCAACATCTTTTTGAAAAAAGTTCAACAAGGTCATATATCGAGACCTACCATCGTTGGAACAGCCAAGCCAACGACCTTTTTGATGGATTCCTTCCATTTGACCATACTGTTCTTCTCGTAGAGGCTGTAGAGCAGACGGATGCGATCATCGCTCTGCCACTCGATTAGTTGCGCGGCCCGTGGCGCGGTTTCCTCATTGTATTCGCCGTTCAACTTGAGGCGCTCGATGAGGAAGTTCGCTTTTCCCAGCCAGATGGCATCGGTCACGTAGACTTTTGCCTCGTTGATGACGCGCCCTATGTTGTCGTCCAGCATTGGCTCGCAGGATACACTTGTTTCGAAGCCTTTTTCGTATGCCATCTTCAAGCTAAACATGCGCTCATCGAAGTTTGGCGCCCCGGGTTCCCAGAATTTCAATACAGTGCTGTCGGATGACCCGATCGTGAATCTGAATAGGATTTGTTTTCGATAGTCGGCGCATTCTTTGGTAATACTCCATATACATGTGCCGTGTGGTTTTGACACGATAAGAACCCTGTTGCCCGCTTTTAACATCTTCAACAAGGTTTCTATGGATTGGTACACATTGAGCGGGGTGATGTCATGGGTGGTCGGGAACATGATAGTGCCAGCCCGCTTACCAAATTTCTTCTGCAGTGCTTTGGGAATGAGTGTGGGATTTTTCCATCCATCGGCAGTCGATTTATTGCGCACAGGGCATCTGCTGCGGGCGTAGCAGTAAAGACATTGATGTTCGCAACCATGTTGGATGTTGAAGCTCGATGACGCCCATTCTTTGGTACCAAAAACTTCCTTTACCATATGTTGTCTCCTTATCCGTTCTTGAATAATATACCTTTTTGAAAAACAACTGTCAAGAAGATTTCTAGGGATGTCAATATCGTTTGCGGGGGATGTTACTTCGAGGGCTTGACGTACGGAGTGAATTTTCTCACCGGATCGCCAGATTTTTCCCACCCGAAGGAGTGGGCATCGCAAAATTTGGCAATGATGTCCGATAGGAACGGATCGAGTCGTTGTTCTACTTGCTCGGCTATGTCTGCAGGCACACCATAGTACGGATGGGCTATAGACCCGGCGATGCATGCTTGTGTGTCTGCATCACCTCCCAAAGAAACAGCTTTTCGCACGGCGTCCTCGAAGGACGAGGACTCGAGGAAGCATCGTATGGCCTGCGGGACGGATCCTTGGCAGGTTTCATCGAACGCGTAGTCCTTTCTTATTTCTTCAACTGTTTTTGACAGATCGTACCCGAATTCTGAAGTGATGACGCTGGCTATAGTCTTTTTTGGCAAAGCATTCCTGGCCATCCATATTGCCAAGGCGACTGCTTGTGCCCCTTTTACACCCTCGGGGTGGTCGTGAGTCACCTCGGAGGTCCTTCTTGCCCACTCGAGTACCTCTTCCTCCGTGTCGTATGCAAAGGCCACGGGTGACACCCGCATAGCGGAGCCGTTGCCGTAGCTATTATAGGGTTTTCCTTCGGAGTTTTGGAGCCATTGCACGAACATGCCCCCGAATCCGCTCCCCAGGTATAGCCTGCCGATTGACCGATACGCTTCCGCGAACCCCTCACCGGACAGCAACGCCCGGGCTGTGGCCACAGTTAAAACACTGTCATCCGTGGCACGGGGTTCTCCTTTGGATTTACCACGGGCTTTGAATAACGGGAACGTCTCTGATTTGTATGCATCAAATTCGTATGGGGATCCGATGATATCTCCAGCTATGGCACCCAACATGATGTTTTCCTTTCAACAAACGGTTTTGGTCATTTTTTTGATACTTTCATCGGATTCACGGCTTTCAGATGGGATTTTTTAGCCATAACCTTGAGTCTTTTCAAGTACTCACGGTGGATCATGTCGAACGTCTTTTCCCATTTTTTGCCATGGCCAGATTCGAAGCCGGCGACCACGTGTGCAACCTCATGGGCGAGTATCTCGGGGGTGACTCCCAAGGGTGTCAAAACACTCACCGTGATGACCGGGGGAGTTTGCCCGAAGTCCGTGTAGCCAAATTTATTTTTTTCCCCCTCGAGTCCGAAGAAAATATCAGCACCGTGTTTAGGGAACAGATCCCGGGAAACTTCAAGTACCAATTTTAAAGGGTCGAATGCCATGTGGAAAGCGTATTTCATATTTTTCTCGCCTCGTTTATGACTTCCATCTCCGGATATTTTATGTATATAGTCTGTGGGTCAAAATACCTGCCGTATATGGGGGAGTCATCGATGTGTATGTGTATGCGCTTCTCCCGACAGTAGTCCGCTTTGCTCCTATTCCAGACTTCAACGTCCATCCACGGTCCGCGGTCGTCTTCCCACACCTTTGTGCCTTTTTTCTCATGGTGGCTGCTGATGGAGAATATATGGCTGTAGGCTATGCCCAGGCCAGCGATTTTTTCACGCAATTCTTTGGTGTCCTTCGACCCGGTGATAACGTGTACCTCACCGCCCCTGTTGAGGATCTTTTTGGAAAGGTTCGAGAAATATTTTTTGTCATCGTCTATGACTCCGTGTAAATCCAATCCGAGCCGCAACTTCTCCCCTTCGGTTAGTTTCCCGTAGGCTTCGTTTATATATCGGTCGCAGGATTCACAAATTACGGACTGTTCAATGTCCTTGATTTCCATGAGGGCTTCTTTGTTTTCCTCAAGGTAGGCCTCCGTAGCCTTGGCTAGAAGCGCCCGGTGTTCCTCTGGCATATCCTCGACCACATGCATAACCTCTTTGTGCATGCGAAAGTGATGATTTCCAAGATGCTCGCACCATGCCCGCAGGAAGCCGCTACTGAAGAAGATGTCCGGTATGGTCCCGATGGTGTAGTCCAGGTTGTTTCCGTTCTCTGGTCGGTCGTAACCCAATGGGTTTTCTGAACCTTCCTCATGATAACTTTCAACAAAAGCGTCATCGCTTCCGATAGTTATCATGACGCTCTCATCAGCGCAACGATGCCCAGGATAATTGCTGTGGTCGTAGGCTAGAACAGGCCCGTCCGCAGAAAATTCGAGGTTATAGACCCCGTCTTTTACTTCCCATTTCATTCCGCCGTAATTTATTGTGATTGATACGTTCTCTTTCCAAGGGTTGTGTATGGTCAGACTTTCGGAGGTTTTTAGCACCACGGCTTTCAACTCCTCGATTCTCTTGAGGAGTTCGTCCGAGAATTTGATGACCCCACAGTTCGACAACCCGAGTACGCAATACGCTGTCTTCATTTTACATCCTATCCGCCGGGAAGAATTGGATGCGCCGGAGTGCTACGGAGCGCGCGGTGCACCCGAGGTTTTTGGCTATGCGATAATCGGTAAGCGACCAATCTACAGAAGACCAATCATACCGCGGTTCCCTGTATTTGTATTTGTATGGGGAATCAGGTATCCCGAGCTCTTTGCGTTTTTTTCCGGGTAGATATGTGGCACACCCCAAAATTTTAGCGATTTCTACGTCACGGAGAGACCAATCAACGTTTGAAAAATCATATTTGCTCTGTTTCGGAGTCGTAATCTTATGATGCCTTGGGGATGGGGGTTTCCCAAGTTTCTTGCGCTTTAGGCGTACAGCTTCAGATGAACATCCAAATTCTGATGCTATAATAACATTCTGTTTTGACCAATCTACAGAATCCCATAGTATGGTTGTCTTTTCTTCATTCTTCACGTGCTTGCCATCATAGGCACCACGATGGTTTAGGACTGCGTTAATCGTCATCGGGGTAACCCGAAACAGGTGCGCGAGGGTCTGTGCACTCTCGTGAAAACCTTTGTTATAGTACATATCCCTCACATGATCGGCCTCTTCCGATGATAATTTTGGCCATCTTCCCATAAATACGACCCCGTCCTTTACCGCTTTTTGTTTTAGTCATACATAATATACCAAATGCCAACCCTAAAATAACACAGTAATTCTTTGTTCATACGATTTCCACATATATACAGTGCATATCTAAAGCATATCGGATAAAAAATGAAGGCGAAATTGGTACACTTGACGGATAGACAGTTTGAACATTTGACCGATCAAGCGGGGAAGTTGGGGATATCGGTATCGGAACTCATACGGCGCATACTTGATGACCATATGGACTCCATACGTCAGTGGGTGGAACTACCAAAAGATGAAAAAGGCGCAGGGAAGCACAAAAAATGACATCGCGGTAATAACCTCGTATTCGCGGGGATACTTATGGTCGTGGCAGGAAACCAAAACCGGCAGTTGCGACGGAAACTGCACTAACAAAAACGCATGGCGGTTACGGCCCGCTGCAACCTGCCACGATTTTTCTTCCTATGGGAGACGAGAATGCCCGGTGAACTTGGTAATGAGGATCTCCAACAGGGGGTCGGGTGGTACGACAGAAGATACCCGGCGCACGGCGAGTGGATGCTCGATGAGTATGGCCTCATGCCTGCGATGGAGAAGTGGCGCAAGGATCGCGAGAAGAAGGGCATGATAGATCGGGTGTTGGACAAATGCAAATACATACATGGGGGCGGTGATGAGGATCAAGGAATTGAACGCGGCAAGGGATGAAATAAAGAAGGTCCGGGAAAAGGCGGCGTCCGATTTGAAAACTCTTGCCGGTTTGTGTGCTTCCATGGAAGGTGAGGTCAAAAGACGGTACTACGAAGAGATTAACAGGGCCGATGGTAAGACGGATGGCCTTGAGGACTTCGTGGAGGTTTCAAGGAACCTCAAAAGGGATTTACAGGCGGTGAATGCCGCCATTTCGATAGTTTCAAGCAGGATACACGGGGCGGATGGCTACGATTTCGAAGAAACGGAAGAGGAAGGAAAATAATAAATGGCTGAAGAAACACAGGGCAGGCGCTCAAGAACGCGTGTGGTGAAGACTGCCTCAAACAGAAACGTCCGGGTTACGGATTCCGAGGGCATCCAGGCGAGTTCCAAGCTCACCGACAACGAGCTGAAAGCGCGGTCTTTCCGCAAGTATGCAACGACGTCCTTCGGCTTCAACAGCCGCTCGGCGTACGATGCCTACGGCAGTGGCGGGTTTGCGATGAGCCAATATGGAAATTTCTATTCTCCACAGCTCTCGACAGACTTCCTTGAAAAGCCCCAGAACAGACGCGAACGGCATGCGTGGTACAGACTATTCTATAACAGCAATGAATACGTAGGAGCGGCGGTTGACCTGCATAGCACGATGCCCCTTTCGAAAATACGCCTTGAGAAGCCAAAGGGGAAGAACAAGGAACAGATCGACTACATGTATGACTTCTTCGTCGAGATGTGTGATGAGATGAAGTTGTTCAAGACGCTGATCGAGATAAGTCACGAATACCATTTGTTGGGTAATAGCTACATGTTCGCCGAGGAACACGACCCCTACAAGTCTGATAACCCAGATTATGTGGCGGAGATGCGGGAAAAGGGTCGTTTGGAGTCGGAGAGACTCTTCAAAGAATTTGGCGTCGTAGATCGCGACCCGAACTACAAGGGGTGGAAGCGCATCATAATTCTTCCGCCGGATCAAGTCATCGTCAAACGTCAAGTGATGTCCGATGACTCGTACATCGAATTTATACCAGATCCCGACACACGCAAGGCAATCCTCAATTCAAGAGACGAGCCGGACATATTTCAGCAACAGGGACGCGAACCTGCTCCGCCTCCGCCGGACGTACCAGACAGCATCGCCAATGCACTCCGCGACAACGGGGCCATACCGCTCGACACTGATCCGTACAGCGGGTCGCATGTGTACCACCTGTGTCGCAAGAAGTGCCAGTACGAAACATACGGCGTTTCTGTGCTTGAACGGTGCATCAACACGCTCCTGTTTTGGGACAAGCTCCGCCAGGCGCAGACATCCATCGCCTCCCGGCACATGACGCCATTCAGGATCGTGTGGGCCGCGAACCTCGCTGAACACGATGTCGAGGATCTTCGCGCGCAGGTAGACCTTGCATTGGTGGATCCTGACTATTCCATCATTACGAACTACGAGGTGCATTGGGATGAACAGGGTTCGAATGGACGTCTTCTGTCCCTCACCGCCGAATACGAACAATGCGAGAATGCTTTGTTCGCAGGACTTGGTGTGACCCGCGAAATGCTGACCGGAGAATCAACATACCAGGGCAACAGGCTGACTTTGGAGATATTGAACAAGCAGTATCTGCTATTCCGGGAGATGCTCCAGGAATACGTCGAGAATTATTTGTTCAAGCCCGTGGCGAAGAAGAAGGGCTTCGTGGAGAAGGACAAATACGGCCGCGAACGCCTTCTTTATCCTCATTTGAGTTTCACGCGACTTGCCATCCGCGATAACGACACGTTTTTCGACCAAGCAATGCAGTTGTTCAATAAGGGTTCAGTGCCTGTCGACATCATACTCGAGATGCTTAACATCGACCCCGATTCGGCGAGAAGTAAGATTGAGGCCGACATGTTCACGAGTAACGACCCGTCCTTCAACCAATTCATGGTCGGCTTGTATCAAGCGGCGGCCAATAAGATGGCTGAAACCCACAACGTCACCGAGCGCCTGGCTGACTACCTGTCTCTGCAGGCTGTGCCACAGCCCCCGGGCGGAGCGGAAGGTGCGCCTCCGGGTGGACCTATGGGAAGGTTCTCGAGTACGGGTTTGAGTCCTGAAAGGCAGGCCGCGCTTAATAAAATAGTACGCACCCTTGCATCCAATCCTGCCAAACTCGATGAACTGACGAAAAGAATGCAAAGGACCCAGATTAAAAAGAACAAAGGCGAAGGAAATGCTTCGTAGAATCACGGACTATATACGGGTGTGCGCGGACGAGATGGAAGATGCCCCGGCGGTGGCCGACTTGAATAAGACGGACATCAACGGTGACCCCATGGATACGGTGCCTGTGTCAGATGAAAGTACCCCCGTGGACACAAACCTGGATAACAGCGGTGATAGGGGTCCGGGGGCCCCAAGGAAGCCTGGGCTGTTTGAGGAGTCTCCGAAGCCCACGGCTGGTCCGCAGATACGGGCGCCAAGGAGGCAACACGCGCAACACCGAAAATGGAACGCCGACACGCGCCGGCAGAAGATGCGTGAGTACATGCAACAGTATAGAGGTACAGGTAAGATAAACGACCGCAAGACGCAAACGAGAGGGGCGTAACCACATGGCGAAAAACAAGGTACCAAGGGAACTTCTGAAACAGGTTGAGGTCATCGAGGGGGTCATCAAGGCTTTAAACGATCTCACGGACACCAATAAGGTGCAGATGATGTATTACGGCGTGGACTTCCAAGAAGTCCTCGTGGAGATGCAGAAGGATGCCACCGTGCTCCGCGGGAAGCTTGAGATTTTCAAGAACAAGATGGAAGAGGCCGCGACCTACACTTTTTATGATAGCGCAAGGTTCGCGTCATCCGATAAGGTTGTAGACGGGTTCTTGTCTGGTCCGAACGAAGAGTAACGGATGCCCAATGACCTTATAAGGGTGGGGCCGCGCAAACCCGTAGGTTACATGCCTTTGAAGGAACTTGATGACCTTGACGGGGTAAGGAAAGATCTTGAATCGCGCGGCTTGTCAGTCGTAGTCATGGATGACAGGGAGTGCAACATCGAAAGCGGGGCGATGGTCGCCTATGACCGGGATGCCTTGGGAAGTTTGTTGAAGTCCCACCGATCGATACTCGCCAAAAGTCAGTGGCCTGATGACCCTGATTCATTCATAAGGCACCACATGATCCATAACGCCCCGTTCAGGACTAAATTGTATGACCTTGTCGCCGATGCCTACGGCGATTTTGAAAATCATTTCAGGAGCAATTCGAGATCCGGTGCGAAAGTCGCTGTCAGTTGTGTGACCTTCGGCCTCCTTCATGCGTTCAAATCCCACCTTTTCTAATAACGTGTTAATATGGATCACAAGGACGTATGGTGACCTGCGCCTTTTCGGTGCATGTGTCGAATCATGCCAATAACGGGTCGTCCGTATCTACGGGCGCACACGTGTGCCAGAAGGAATACCTATGGCTGATAAGAAGGAAGTAAAGCCCGCCGAGAAGAAATTGGGTGATGTCCTTGACAAGCACCCTACCGTGCAAAACAACGCTCGGGATCTTTTCAGGAATCAAAACGGCACGACAATCGTTCAAGAACGTGTGCCGCGTGGTGACCTCCCTCAAGATGAAGTCATCATGCCCCGCAATGAGTTCGACCTCACCGAAGACGACTTGAAGGGACTCGCGGAACACGCGAAGAAAATGATTGACCCGGTGCTTGCAAAGTACGATGAGGATGTCGCACTTGAGGATGCTTTGTCCAAAGCGGTGTGGTCAAAGGACGGAAGCAAGTACCAGAGCAGGCTCAGCGCTTGTACGCAGAAGTTGGTACTTGACATTATGAAGGGCGGCAAGGGTTCTTCGAAGAAGGCATCTGTGAGACGTACGATGCGTGAGGTTGCCGAGGAACTTGAGAAAAAAGGTTTGATTAAGGAGTACGATTATGCTCTCCCCCAACATTGGGTGGATGAGTTTGCCGGTAAGCTGAAGAAGGATAATAAAGAAAACGGTTACGATATTGTTATTGGGTCATTTATTTGGGCGTACGACAAAACGGGATCTACGGGATACCCATTTCCGGTCACTGATGAGGCTGAAACTCTTCTAGAGAAATACTACCCAAACTACTATCGGGCAGTGCAGGACGCCAAAAAGAATGCTGTGTCAACACCCAAAGCTGCAAGCATCGACTCCCTCGTGGACGCGATACCGACATCAATGGCCGACATAGAGAAGGCCAATGCACCAAAAAAAGGTAATAAACCCCCCAAGGAGGCTGGGATGGATAAGGAAATGTTGCGCAAGGAAGCTAACGACCTTGCAAAGAAGCTGGACGCTCTGAAGGTTCTTCTGGGCGAAGAAGATGAGAAGGAAGAGGCTGCGGTCGAGGATAAGGACGCCGGATCAAAAAAAGGCCCGGGTATTCCTGATGCCACCGGCCCACGTGCGGGTACTGATAAGTGTCCGAAGAGTGACAAGCCGGAAGAGGCTTCTGCATGCGGTGAAGTCGCTGATTCTTCAGTGTTGGCGAGCCTCGATGAGATCGCCGAACTTGTGGAAAAAGAAGCCCGCGAGAAGCAGGATCTCGACCTGTTCAGGATCGCCTATCAAATCGACTGCGTGTCGGACTACCTTGGTGGAAGCAAGGACGCGAGCACCCTTCAGCAGGATCCTGATGAGGATTTCATGCGGAAGGCTTTCCACTCCGGTGTGAATGAGCATGATGCGGACGAGCCGTACATGAAGGAATTCAACAACGACAACACGAAGGAAACAAGCCGCGTGGTCGGCAACATCAGCGTGCAACACAAGAATGCTTCAACGCTGCCGTACTCCGTGAAGAAAGACGCATAACCCCAAGGGGGATCGAAAGATGCCGGGACTATTCCCCAATCCGTCAGCGGCCCCTGAAGCGTTCCAGCCTGGTGATCAAGTCAGGTGGTACGTGGGAGACGCTCACATATCTCCGTACGTAGGCGTGGTCACGCAGGTTCAACCGGGAATCCAGAAGGTCGATGTCGAATTTCCGGTGGGTGGCAACCAAAGGATGTCACCAGAGGACCTCATACTCGTCACTCGTTTCGTGGGTGAGGCCCCTCTCAAAGGCGACACTGGCTATAGTAGTTATGATAAAGCCAGGTCGCTAGATGGATATGGTACATTCAAGCAGAACCTTAGGGAGATGGCAAAGGTCGTGGTTTCCAAGAAGGCCTCCCAAGATGGAAAGCCTATGGCCACAGTCATCGCCGAGAGGTTCGCATCGGAGGTTGTCGAGGAATTGGCATCTGATGTGCTGGATTGTGCCAACAAAGGTATGACCGATGTCACCGCGTATCAGAGGATCTACCCGAAGTATGCCTCAAAGTGTTCCGATGCATTCCTGCGAGGCGCCGTCAGAAGGGTGTACGCAGCAGGGGCGCCAAGGTGGACGGTGTCCAACACAGAACTTGACGAGTGGTCAGAACGCGACCGCAATTCGGTCATCCTCAAGGACAAGGCCTCTGGAAAATCCATCATGGAATGGTGGGACGAGGCCGTACACGATGCGGTCGAAGATGGTTTTCTGACCATGGGCAAGGGTAAGGGTCGCCTGCATCAAGACGCTGTGGATTATGCAAACGAGCGTGGTCTCAAGCCACAGTCGTCAGACAAATGGCACAAATCATTTCAAGAGGCCGAGAAGTTACGGAGTGAAGACAAGGATGCCGCCAATCAAGGTGATAAGAAATGCATGATTTGTGGCAAACCTGTGCTTGATAAAGATCCTGAAGTACAGTTGTGCAAGGCCTGTGGCGATGAACGCAAAGAAGAAGCGGAGAAGGGTGCTCGGCCGATAGATGAAAGAGTACCTTGATTCTTGGGGTCCCACAAGGATAATCAATATGACTGTTTACAGTAAACTATCATCGATGCTCGATTCCGTTGCTGACCGTCTTGAAGCTAAAGGTCTTGTTAAAGAAGCCACGGATATTGATGCTATCAGTAACACTATAGAAGCTGCCGTAGCTAAACAGTTGTTTGATGAATACGGAAACTTCCATGGTAAGATCCCGAAGGAAGCCGTTAGAGATTGTTCAGGCCCAGGGCAGGCTGACGAGGCCGTGAAGCATTGGCGCAAGAAGCTGAACTTCGAAGTCCCCCGGCAGAAGGCTATCCAATATCTCAAAGAATACGGGGCATGGGACCTTGATGAACTGAATGCCTTGGATGATGAGGAACTCGCGGAAAAGGTGCTGTGGATCGCTTGTGGTGATATTAAGGAACATGGTGAGTGGTTCGGGTTGGTACACTAGGAGATAATGACCTATGGCGATGCTCAAGTACGGACATGCCGTAGTCGCAACACCGGTGGTCGACCCCGGCAAATGGGTGGACAAGGTCACTCCGGCGGGCAGGATTAAGGTCGCCAAAAACGTCATTGCGACTTATGACCCCTCTAAGTGGTTGCTGTCCCATGTTACTATCGTGGCTTCTGTTGATACCGATTTGGCTGACTCAAAAGATCCTAAAAGCAACTACTTCATCAAGCCCGAATACAGCATCTTCGTAAACAACAATGGAGATTCGTGGGAGCGCGTTCTTTTGAAAGCGTGCTATAAAACGTTCCTTGGTGCCAACTCTTATGTCGAACACGTCCAAATTCCTGAATGCTCTAAAGGTAAAGTAATCGATATTGCTATGCGTGAAGTTCCGTTTATGAAGGGCCAAGATGGTAAAGATTTGACTACCGTCTACGTGGATATCCTCATAGCAAATAGCCGTAAGCATACGGATTTAGTTGAGAAAATAACTTCAGGTGAATATTCAGCCGTTTCCATGGGTTGCCTTATAAAATATTCCCAATGTTCTCAATGTGGTAACATCGCCGCAGACGAGTCGAAAGCCTGCAAACACGTACGGTTCTTCAAAAAGAATTTTTTCTACGACAAAAACGGCGTGCGTCGAATCATTGCCGAACTTTGTGGCCGCGCAGAGGAACCAGACAGTTGCCGATTCATCGATGCCTCTTGGGTGCGTAAACCTGCCTTTGAGGGCGCCGTACTCCGTAATCTCATTGAGCCAAATAGTATCGATGTCGGAGACAAATTCACCAAGGCTTTCGCAGTACCTGGGTTCGTGAAGATGGACGGCATGTACTTGAAGGCCGCAGCGGTACAGGCCGCCAATGACCTTGTCAACGAGATACAGGCCGCAGACGAGCCTGCGCCGAAGGCAGATACCCCGCCTCCGCCGCCCCCTGCGGAAGAAGCGCCTCCTGCTGATGATTCGAGGTTCCCTGAAGCCCCTGCAGGAACCGAGGAGCCACCTGCGGAAGCGCCCGCCGGCGGTGGTGGTGCTGATTTGGGTCTTGGAGGCGGCGGAGGAGGTGCTCCTGCAGAAGGTGCACCGGATCAGCCCGCGCAAATGCAGGTGGAGGAGCCTATACAGGACGCTACGGTGAAGGAAGTTAAGGACATGCTCAAGAAGCTTGTCCTCAATGATTTGCGCCGTGAGTTGCTCAAGGGCAGTGCGTCAGTGGCTACGCCGCCTGAGGAGCGTCCCACAGAGGCGGAGAATGCAAGCCAGACGAGCCTTGTTAAAGATGCCTCTTTTAGTCGTATGGTGAAGATGGCTTCCAAGGAAGTTGGCGATCGGTTGGCGAACGGGTTGTTGATTCTTTCGAACTTGAATGATTGGGGCCGGATGCGCCGATACGGTTACAATAGAGATGACGTGTTGGGCATCTTATGGTATATGGACAGGAAGTCTTCGAGTTCACCAGTAGGACCGGATGCGGTCAAGGCGTTGAGCAAGGTGCGCTTGGCATCTGATGGAGATGCCCGCCGTTTCTTCACCGAGATGATCGTGGAGATCGGCCGTAAGCCGTCCGTGGTGGAGTCGAGGAAACTCCTAAAATGGGCGGGCATACTTAACCGTGTCAGCAGGGTTGCCAGATGATAATCCGTCCACCGTTGGAAGGATTCAGGGGATCGATTCGTAATACTCTATTAATACCTGAAATTTGTTGATAATACACATGTGCGGCTCTCCTTGTGGGAGTGCCGAAACAGGTCTCTAAGGAGGAGAACATGAGGCAGCGACTCACTACCCGCACCGCCGAGGATCTCACGGTAAAGTCCAAGGGCGACGTGAAGGAGAGCAAGGGTTCGGGGATCGACAACGACGTGTACGATCAGAACGACACCGGTCATGAGAAGAACGACCCGGATCGTGGCGAGTACGCGAAAGGTGATCCTTCAGCATGGGCCGAGGATGTTCATACGAAGCCCGTCAACAAGGATGACAAGAACCGCGAAGAGACAGGGCATGCCCCGCTCGTCGACAAGCATGCAGCCGCCGAAGCAATCGCGACTGTGCGCAAACTTGAAGAGAAGGCCGCTCGTTGCATCGTGGCCGCTCAGCGGACACTGCCTGGCGCCGACCGTGATATGGTCGAGGCACAGGCCGCATCGTTCATGCACATGCCCGACAGCGAACTGAATGCGACCCTCTCGCGCCAGGAAAAGCTGGCCAAGATGATCGCCGGTGCCGCTGAAGAAGTTACGAAGGAAACCGAGGAAAAGACCGCTGAAGAAGTGAAGACCCCGGAAGCATCGAATGCCCCCGAAGCCGTGAAGGCCCCGGAAGCATCGAAAGAAGAGGAAGCTGGCAAGAAGGGCGAAATTCCTCCGCAGTTCCTGAAGGGTAAGAAGGAAGATAAGAAGGAAGATGAAGATCTTCCCGCATTCCTGCAGAAGAAACTCGCATCCATCGAAGCTGAACTCGCAACATTGAAGGAAGCCACAAAGAAGGGCGTGAGTTCCATCAACACGAACAAGTCCGAGATGAACATATCCAACGCGTCCGATGAGGGTGCGAAGGAAGAGGCTCCGAAGGCCGAGGAAGCACCGAAGGAAGAGAAGGCTGAGGAACCGAAGGAAGATAAGAAGGAAGATAAGAAGGAAGAGAAGAAGGAAGATAAGGAAGAGAAGAAGGATGATGACAGCGATGAAATCACCTTCGGCGATGAAGAGGAAGGCAAGGATGCTTCCGATGACTCTCTGCTCAACCAGATATTCAGCACGGTGACCGCGTCGGCCGATAAAAAGGGCGCCGCGACACTGTCTGGCTTGGTGAAGAAGCAGGCGAGTTCCGGAACTACCGATCTCGACTCGATTCTGATGGACGGGACGCCTCCGAGCGTCAACCATCTCTTCCAGTAAGAGGATTTTTCCGCCACCTGCGGCCGATCCCGCAGGTGGCATAGTAGTAAACAGTACCCGCCCCATGTGGGGATTGGGTGAACAACAGGAGGAAGAACATGATCGGTGAAGGCAGTGGAATAGTTCCTGACAGGGGCATGAACTACCTCGCAAGAGGTACGCTCAACACGCTGATGAATCTGACGGAAGCGGATCTGACGCAGGACAACGATGCTCTCACGACATCGACCCGCGTCGGTGCGGACACCCCGAAGGGCCTGCTCGCAGGTTCAGTTGTGGCAGTCGGCGCCAGTGGAACCGTAGAGCATGCTGCTGCGGCGTCCACGGATGTGGTTGGTATCGTGGTGAACAATGCGGTTGGTTATCCGTACGAGTCGTCATCGGGCGTCGGAAGCGGCAAGTGTGTGTATCTGCACGGTGCCAGTTCTGTGTTCACGACCGACCTGTATGAAACCGCAGGTCTCGCAGGCGGCGCGTGGGCGGCAGGTAACTTGGTGTACTCATCGGCTGGTGGATTTTTGACGAACGTTGATGGTGGTGGAACAGTAATCGGCGTGGTGCTTATCGCCCCGTCGGCAACGGATCCGTTCATGGCCGTCCAGATGAGGATCTAAGTAGTAAACGCGGTAAACTATCCCGCCCCGTGTTGGGGATTGGGTAACGGTGAAAGGAAACAGGAGGAAGAAACATGCCCGACACAATCAGCAATGAAGTCAAGCAGCAGATCATCAGTGACTATCTGAAGACGGCTTCTGGCCGTATGAAGGTAGCTGCCTCGATGATTCAACCTCTCCGCTTGAGGAGAGATTACACGTCGGTCGCCAGGAAAGCTTTCCTGGTTGAGCAGCTCCCGGATGGCGCTCTCCCGATCTACGACAAGGATCCGAACATCACGGCGTTCGTGGTTGGCGAGGAAGGCCAGAATATCCTTGCAGTCGCGAAGTCCCGCAGGGTCACGTTCCCGCTGTTCGAACTCGCTTCCAACCCTGAGGTCCCGCTGACTCAGGTCAAAGAGCGTCGGTTCGACATCATCGAGCGCGTTCAGGATCTGGGCAAAGTCCAGATTCAGGCCGCTGAGGATGGAAGAGTGTTTGACGTGATGGATGCGGTCGCGGCCAATGGCTTCGACAACTTGGACGCTGCTTATACCAACGCCCAGGTCAACGCTGTGGCACCGCTCATTCCCAGCAACCTCATCGACGCCTTCGCGCGCATCGAAACGCACGACCTCAGGGTCGCCCGCGTCTTCATGAACGCCCTGGATTTCGCCGACCTGAGGAAGTGGGGACGTGACGTTCTCGACCTCGAGAGCCAGGCAACGCTGCTCAAGAGTGGGATGCTTGCCACTCTGTGGGGCGCCCAGGTCATCGTGTCGAGGAAGGTTGCTAAAGGTTACGTGTACGTGTGCGCAGAGCCGGAGTTCTTCGGACGTATTCCCGTTCGCACTGAGCTCACGGTCCTGTCAGCAGACGACCCGAAGGCTCGCAGGATTGGATTCTCAATCTTCGAGAACCTCGGAATCGGTTGCTACAACCCGCTGGCGCTGTGCCGTGTGAGAATCGCCCGCTAATCCGGGTATCTCTTAGAGAGGCGGGGGAGGAATCCCCCGCTTTTCTTTTTCCCAAAATTTTAATAACAACGTCTACTTTGCGTATATTTTATGTCAAGGTTTTTGAAGTCGACCCCTTTAAGGAGTTGATGGTGAAAATCTTGAAATATTTTTAAATTTTATAATACTCCGTTAATCGTCCTCCTTCAGTGAAGCATCGAAGGAGACATTTGTTATGGCCAACGAGAACATAGGACAGAAGGGCATCGAGAACAGCACACCTGGAAGATTCGGGCTGTACACGCAGCACGATGTGGACATGGGTAACTCGGATGGGGACACCGTCGACAGTACCTATTCCAGGAACTCTGTGAAGGAAATCAGCTTCCAGAGGACTCGCAACCTTCAGGGTACCGGGACGACTTTCTACTACCCGCTCGGCAACAGTTCGCGTCAAGAGTATTGATAGGCGCGTGTTTATTCACTGCCGGGCACGAATCATGAAAGGCGACCTTTTGGTCGCCTTTCCTTTTGATACTCTTCTCATTTTGAAATATATACGGATTATATGCCGTTGGAGGCCATGTGCTGACTGTCAAGATCGCGCGTAAATTGCGTCGCCTCGCCGAGGAGATGCTGTCTTCATTGGACAGCGAGGCCATGGTCAAGGGTCTTAAGTCTGATTACGGCATAGACATACCGCCCGATACCGACCCTGAGAATTTGAAAACTCTGTGTGACAGTTTGAAGAGGATCCCTGCCAGTCTTGTCAGGGACTGTGGCATAAATTTGATGAAGTTTGACGACATGGGTCCTTCCCGGGAGTACTACCCGAACCACGGCATTTACAGTAACGGCACCCTCACTTTGAACGAGAACATCATCGAGGATCCGACACTCGAATATGACCCCGAGAGCGGCATGAGGCTCAACAAATTTGACCAGACATTTTACCACGAACTCGGTCACGGTTGGGACGAGGCGCATGGGCAGGATAATGTTGAACTCAGTCTGAAGCCTGATTGGCTCGGATTATCTGGTTGGTCGAAGGATCCGCAGGAAGGGTTGAAGAAGCTTGTCATTCAGGAACCCGGCGCTCCTAAAATGGTTGGTGAGTGGTGGTACAAGCCGGACTCTGGTTTCACGAGGTTTTACGCCCGCAGGAACCCGTTGGACGATTGGGCAGATTCCTTTTCGTACTACGTGGGCGGGCTCAAATCGTTCCTTCCAGAGTCGAAGATAAAATATTTCGATGGAAGGATCGGCAAGCATTTCTCGAGTTGACAACATACGGGAGTAGATATGCCTACAACGAATGCATCGGTCATGGATAAGTCATCTGGTAAGCGTTTGCACAGCACCCCGGGATATGCCCCAGGGCATGCGGGCGACCCGCAGTATGCGGTACCGATAGCATACAGGGTTATTTTTCCCGAGGATTTTTACGCGATCCAGTTGCTCGATGGTCGTGATGTTGTGGATGATTCATTTCCTGAAATAAAGAACATCAAAGAGATTTTTGATTTCATGGATGAGGACGGGATAGATGATAAGGATTCCAAAGAATTCTTGTCCAAGTTTGTTTTTCCTACGATAAAACTTTCTGACGTTTCAAATAAGGTGCCTGCAGGCGGTGATCCGAACATCGAACTTGCTCTCGTAGATAAAGAAGGCAAGCCGTTGATCCGGCGCAAAGTGTCAGAGTTCTTGTCCGACCCAGACTTGACGGCTTGGGTGAAGGCATCCGTGGCGGAACATTTCAAAAAGTATATCAACGATGAGTCAAATTGGAAGATACGCGATCATGAAGAAAATCTTCCTGACCCGGACTACAGGTCGGCCGCTTCTTTGAAGACAGCATCTGAGGTGGTGCCTACTCTTGAGGCCTTGATGGAAAAGCTTGAGAAGCTTGGCATGGAGAAGCAGGCATCAACCATCAAGGGCGTTATCGCGATGTTCCCGCAAATTGACTTGCGTGAACGCAGGATGCATTCCCAGGGTAGGAAAGCTCCTGGCGAAACGTACAGTTTTGACCCATCGAAGCCCATGTTGCAGGAGGGTGACCAATACACGGAGATAAATCCGCAAACAGGTGGTGAGTTCGAAAAGCGGTACAAGATGGATAAACCGCTCGGTGTTCACCAATTGGAGCCTTATTTTAGTAAGGGTATGTTCGAGGTTGATTGGCTTAAAGGGGAGGTCGGCAAGGAGAAGGATCCCGCCAAAAAGGCCGTTTTGAATCGTCTTCTCGACAAGGCTGTGGCGCAAGAGTCAGCTATGCGTGGCAAGCAGGCATCTCAGAAGGCGTCTGGTGATCATTGGTTGTCAAAGCCCATAGAGTTGCACATACCCCCGCGTAAGGATCCCACGGAGATATTCCTCATGGAGGCTCTCAAAACAGCCCCTGAAGTTGAAAAGGGTTTGATTGCCAATCTGTTGGACAAATACCGTGAAAGTCGCGCGCCTGCCCGATCTATGGTGTACAAGTGTGCCAGCACGCTCCGGTCTAAAGGTTACGATGCGCTCGCTGAAAGGCTCGAGTTGAAGGTAGCCACAGGCATATGGAAGATTGGCGATCCCGTAGTCATCCGCAGCATGGCGGAACACATGGCTGATTTGAAGGTGGAAAGCGTAGACAAGAATGTCAGTTTGTATGATGCTATGTTCGACCTTTACATACGGACATTGGAGGAGGCCGCCGCAGTGGTGAAAACGGCCAAAGTCGATGCCCACAAGTTGAAGGACATCGAAGAGGCTTTAAAGGTGGTTGTCAAGGCTGATCAGCTTATGATGCAGAAGCTGATGCAGATAGCAAATAAGGGGGTATAGGATGTCTATTAATTTCCTGCAGGGCACGCGCGGTGGTAAGATCAGCATGATGCGGGTGGCCACGATGATGGTGGTCACGTCCATTATGGGTGTGTGGGTGGCCCACAACATAGTAGCTATGTTCGTGGGTTGCAGTTTCATCAGCATGGGCCAAACAGAGATGATGCTTGTCGCTCTTACCCTCGGTGCAAAGGCTGCGCAGTTGTTCGGAGAGGTGCGTGGGAACGGAAAAGATCGTGGAAGTCATGAGGATTACTCTGATAATAGTCATAGCCCTGAGGGTAGCCAAGATGATAGCCACGGGGATAGTCGTGAGGATAGCAGAGATGATGATAGTCGTGGTCGTATCCGTGACCGCAGTCATGATCATAGTTATGATCCCCCGACCACGAATGACATTCCGGTGGACAAGACGCAATAGGAGGGTGTGATGCCTAATCCTAAGAATTACAAGGATAAGCAGGTCTGGATGGGAGATTGTATGCACCAGACCAAAAAGGTCGAGGGTAAGCCTCAGGATCAAAGTGTAGCTATTTGTTTGAATAAATGGAGGAACAAGGATAAGAAGAAAAAAGTGAAAAAGACTGCAGGAGAGGTCATCAGGTGCATCGCGGCAGCTCTTTATCCACCCCCTCCAGGCACCCCTGCGGCAGTCCCTGGACAGGACTCTGTTCAGGAAATGGGTAAAAACTATTCACCACACCATTATATTGTAAGTAAGACGTATGAGGTGGTGACCCCCGAGTCGGAGGAGGAGGGGGATGCCGATGATCGTGGTTTTGAGTACGAGAATGAAAAGTATGACACTCTTCGTGATTTGGTGAGTGATTCTGCCAACCGAGAAAATTGGGTAGAGTGGTCCTCGACGCATTTGTCTGGTGATCATGAATGGCTTACCTCCGAGGGTGAAAAGGATATACAAACCGGGGAGTACACGAGTTACGGACTACATATCAAACGGTCAGACGGAAAGCCCCTTTCCAAACGTGAGGTTGATACGATAAGCAAGGCTTTTAGGGTAACAGGATACAAATATATCGGATCGAGGCAGGAATAGCATGCCCTCATTTTCGGACAAAATACCTGTGGAGCGTAGTTCCGTGGAAGCTGTCATACTCAAGATAGCTTCTGTTTTGAAGGCACGCACCGAGGAAGCAAAGAAATCTGGCAAGCCCTCCGTTTTCCTTGGCGGGGATTGCTCTGATGACAATGCGTGGCGTAAGGACATCGTGAAGGAGTTCGGGGACAAACTTGCTTTCATCGACCCATATGATGAAAAATGGGAAGCCGAGGATAACATCTACGATGAACTCGCCGCCTTGGTAGGCGTGGATCATGTCGTTTTTTACAAGGGTGGAGATGGTACCAAGAAGGAGAAGGCGTTCCTTGAAGAGGTGGGTGACCGCGACAGTTACGAATCGTTTGACGACCTTGGTGAACTCCGCACATACCTCGGGAATCTCTCCAAACCTGTCACGACAAAGACGGCAAATTCTGAAGGGGTGTACAATCATTCAACCACTCAGATAGATCTTCCCGATGACCTCAGGGATGAGGTCATCAAGTGGGGTAAGGAAAAAATAGCGGACAAGGATCTCGTTCAGGACGAGAAGAATAGCATGGGGCGTGAGGATGAGATACACGCCACGGTGCTTTACGGCCTAAAGGACGAAACGCCGGAGTCTTTCAAGAAGGTGGTTGAGGCGGTCGCTCCGTTCGAGGCAAGGCTCGGGTTGGTTACCTTGTTCAAGGACAATAAGGAACACGATGTGGTTAAGATAGATATCGAGGCCCCGGAACTTCACAGGCTCCACTATGAGATAGCCGAGGCCGCGCCGTGCGAGAATTCGTTTCCGACCTATGTGCCGCATGTTACGATCGCATATGTGCGTAAAGGCGCCGGCGATAAGGTGCTGGGGTCGGATGTGTTTCGGGGGAGGACATTTAAAGTCGACTCCCTCACGTTCAAGGATTCTGAAAAGAAAAAGATGAAAATACCCCTCAAGGGGAAATCCTGATCCAAATCCATAAGGAGGGCCGTATGGCCGAGTCAGCGAGGTACGTAGTAACACAGCCGTTCACAATCAGCTACGAGAAGAACGGCAAACAGTCGATTGATGTTTCTCCGGGTGACGTCATTGATTTTGATGGCGTGAATTTCAGCATCGGTGACGTGTCCGGGGCGTCGTCGTCCTTGCGTGTCGTCGTGCGGGAAGGAGAGTGGCTTCGCATCGAAGATGGGAGTACACCCCTTGATCTGAATGCCAAGCCAACAGTTTCCCCGACAAGGACTTATAACGCCACCGGGGGTCAGCAGGTGGAAATGAGTGACCCAGCTGCAGACAGGAACCTGTATCAGGGACGCCATCAAGGCGGATCGCAGTCTGAGAAGAGCCTCGGTGATACGGTGCGTGAGTATGAAGAGGGAACGGAAAAGGCCGGCACCACACTGGTGACGGATGACATGTCGGATATACACCGCGAGGTGAAGGTTACGACCATGGATGTGCGGGAAGTTGCTAAGGTGACTGATAAGGGCAAGAACGCCGCGCAGTCATCGTCTGGAGTGGTATCACTCCGCCAGAGCGCTCCGGAAGGCAAGAGGAAGGTCGTGCAGGGCGTGTCGATGGCCAAGCAGACGGCCCCGGACAAGTCCCCGCAGGGTTACAAGCACATCAAGGTTGATTCGGTGGCGGCTGGGGTCGTGGTAGGGAAGGTGACCGACAGGTCGGCTGCCACGATGAACAAAAAAGCCACCGAAGGAGAAAAGCGTCCGACCGTGACACATCAGACTGTAGTGAAGACCACATCGCGCCCGGCGTCTACGAGGGGTGACATCGGATCCAGCACGCAGGCGGCCGTTGTGAAGCAGATGGATGTGGCGCCGGAGGTTACGGTGGTTTCAACAGTCAGGGAGGAGTTCGAAGTCGTTTCGAAGGACGGCATCAAGAGTACGATGACAGTCAGACCGAGCGATGAGATCAGTGTGGGAGAGGTCACTTCGACCTCTGCTGAGGGTGGGGTGGAGTTGTCGGGCGGTGATGACCTCGATGTATCCGACATCCTCCAGAATTCATAGGAGTGTACGTGGCACATTTGTGCGGACCAACAGTCGTCGTGGCCAGGTATCTTGAAGATGCCTGGCCCGACGATGACTTGACTTGGATGCAGTATCTCCAAGAGAGGGCGAATGTTTCCCCTGGTGATGATTTGTGTGGTCACAAAAGGCCCTCGACATACAATCCGTACGACTATAAGGATCCCAGCGACAAGCCAAAGGACATGAAGGATGGCCCGCCGTTCTCGCAGAGTTATGACGAGATGGGGGCTGAGTATGGTGTCACCTACACGCCAAAGATTTACTATGATGATGACGGGATTATGAAGGACTGGTACAAGGCACGGCGCCAAGACTTCACAACGGATCCATCCGAGCAACAGCCCGCTATAAGTGTCGACCGTAAATATGCGTCCATGGAGGTCGATGCGGCTTCCTTGAAACAAGTCATTAATGCGGACAGGCATTACAAAAGCGCCCAAAAGAGAGCCAAGGTAGGCAGTGTCACGGTAGCACTTAAGGACTCCGAGCAGGATTCCATGCTCAAGGGACATTTCGAGTTCCGTTGCCAATCACAGAACAGCACCGAACAGCATACGGTTCACATGCAATTTTTGAGGCCTAAAGGAAGGTTGAGGCCTGCTTCATATTTAGATTACCCGGTGCAACTTTCGTGTTCGTGTCTGTCGTTCCTGTTCTACGGCGCACAATATTACGCTGTGAATGGAAAATATATGTGGATGCCGGGGTTTCGGGCGTCACTTGTTCCTCCCATACCACAGACCATGACTTCCAGCATACATGGCGGGGTGCGACATCCGGGACGGGGTCTCAATTTCACGGCTTGCAAGCACATACTCGCCTGCTACAATTGGATAGAGCAAAAAAATCTTCGCATATTGATGCACTACCGCAGATACCCCAAAATAGGGCCTCCTTCAAAGATTATGAATGCGAAGGAATGGGAGCGTCTTATGGGGTTCCCGTTCACGCTTGAGGATATCCAGAAAAAACTTACGAAGAGTCCGATCCTCCCCCGTTTCTTCCGTACAAATTTCTTCCGGAATAAAAGTCAAAGTTCCGAACTCGAACAGTGGTTCACGGACACGTGGGTCAACCGCGGCGACAGCGAGAAGGTCGCCGTGCTTGAAACGCTTGTGGAGCATCCGGAGGAGATTTTCTACCTGTTGGTCAAGGACGCCATGGAGTCCCCTACCAAGCTTTCTCCACAAGGGGTCGAAAAGGCTTTTGAGTTGATGAGCCGTGTTATCCAGCCCGAGAACGAACAGGAACCTGAAGGTCCAGAGCCGAAGACCCCAGGCACTGGAGTTGTTATACCTAAAGTACCCGCTAAAGAGCCACAGGAGGCCCCTGGGGAGCCCGGGAAGGCCAAGATAAAGACAGTCAAGGGTATTGAGCCCGCCATCAAGGAACCGGGTGCGCCGGAGCAAGAAAGCCCACCTGAAGAGAAAATGAAGCGTTTCTCGCCTACGAAGGCTAGACAGGTTGCAAAGAAGCTACGTCCTTGGTTGACAAGGTCTTCTTCCGGACAAGTCGTGTCAATGTTTTTGGATCGTTTTTAAGGCGAATTATTTTGACTATCACACACACCATGTATTGGGACGGTGCAGACATACGTACTGCCATCCTCGATGGGTTCCATTTCGTGGAGAGTTTCGATCATATCGTGGGCATCGTTTATGCCAGCCCCCACACCATGAAGGACATAGTGCTTGCCATGCCGGATGAGGTGGTTTTTGATTTCATACCTGAAGGTATCGGCATGTTGCGTACGGCCTACCTCAAATTCAGGCCTTTGCCACAGTCTGGTGAGGTTCGCATGGTGAGTCAGGACGAGACCATCGTCCTCAGGATTCTACGGAAATAGTTTAAAAAGAGCGTGTCAAGGCGTTAAATTAGATATGTGTCCTAATACTCGGTTAATCGCCGGGCATTATAGACATACCATATAGCACACGGGAAATAACATGCCTACGTATGACTACAAATGTGAAGTCTGCGGCACCGTCCAGGAAATAATCCACAGCATAAAATCCGACCCTGTCATCGAATGCCCAAAATGCGCCAAAAGTGACATCAAGGCGCGTATGACGCGTCTTATCAGCGGCGGCGCGGGCTTCAACCTCGGATCAACAGAGACAATGGCTTGGAAAGAGAAGCGCATCCGGGCAAAGAATTCAGCCAAAACGGAACTCAAGCAGATGGAGCGGTGGAGCAACCATAACAAGCTCGTACCGAACGTTGGTGGTGAAGTCGCTGAAAATTGGTCAGACGCCGCCAAGCTCGCCAAGGACAGGGGTAAGGACAGCCTGTCCTACACCAAGAAGATAGTCGAGGAGAAGTCCACGTCCAAAGACAGTGGTGTAAACGACAAGTTGTGGAAGTCGGCTAAAAGCAAGTTAGGTAAATCTTAAAGGGGGAATATGCATGAACACTTTGATTGAGGCCGCTTTGGTGGTTATAGGTTTGTTGTGTGTCGCCGCCGGCGTGGGGTTGTTGATGGCGTTTCCTGTCATGTGGTGTTGGAATTACGCTGTGGTTTCCGTGTGGGGTCTTCCTGCGATCACGTGGGGGCAGGCTTGGTGTTTGTCGTTCTTGTCCCATGTACTTATCAAGTCAAATATGAATACCAAAAGCAAATAACATCTATGAAGGAATGAAACACACCCATGGTGGATCCTAAAAAGAAACTCGGACTCAACCTTATAGTTGGTGCTGGCGAAGCAAAGATACTCGAACGGTGCCTCAAAAGTGCACAGGGCATCAAGTTTGACGAAATAGTGGTGACTCATGCTACGCGCATGGAGGACGCCGAGGTAATGGCCATTGCCCAGAAGTACGCCACCAAAGTCGCCCGTTTCGAGTGGAATGATAATTTCAGTGACGCCAGAAATTACAGTTTTTCACAGTCCGAGGCTGGACACATCCTTTGGGTCGACAGTGATGACGTCATCAAGGAGTCGGAACACGCCAAGATAAACGCCATCATACCGGAACTTGATAACATCGATGTCGCACTATTCGACTATGTCTACTCCCATGATGATAAGGATCGCCCGGTGCTTGTCCTTCCTAGGGAGAGGCTTGTAAGGAACACGCCGAAGATCAAGTGGAACGACCCTATCCATGAGTATTTGAACATGGACGGGTCGATGAAGATCAAACGGTTCGACGTCAAGATCGACCATTACCGCGACAGGCCTTATGACCCCCAGAGGAACCTCACGCTCCTCAAGAAGGAATATGACAAGGGTGAGGCTACGGCGAGGATCTCTTTCTACTATGGCAAAGAACTTGCTGATGTTGGAAAATGGGAAGAGGCTCTTCCTGTGTTGGAGAAGTTCGTAAAGAAGGGCGAGGGATTCGTCGATAACCTCACCGTGGGTTGCATCCGGCTTTCTCGTTACTACATGGAAAAGAATGACCGGGAGTCGGCCCGAAACTATGCCATGCTTGGCATACGCTACAACGCCATTTACGCCGAGAATTTTGTAACCCTCGCGTCCATAAATGAACTTGATGGCAAGATAGAAGAGGCCATCACGTATTACAAAGAGGCGTTGACCAGGACTCTCTCCGGTGGCATGTCACAACTTGTCGACTATTATGGGTTCATACCGGCGTGCAAACTTGGTGCTATCTACCTCAACAAGAGGTTGTATACCGAGGCTTTGAAGTACGCAGAAATCGCGTTGAAGCACAAGCCAGACCACCCCGAGGCACAGAGGCTCAAGGCCACCATCGAAGATCAGATGAAGAAGTTTCCAGAGGGAACGACCATCGAGCAGAAGGACATCGATGACCTCTCTAATTTCTTCCGTAACCGTAAACTCCTCATGGAGGTCCTTGCCAACGATGGACTCAGAGCCGACCTCCGTTTGAAGAAAAGAAAAGACCTTAAGGTCGTCTGGTTGATACCCGTCTGCGATGCCTCGAATCCTTCCGTACGTTTGCGGCGCCTTATTATCCATGAGAAACTGAAGTCCCTTAAAGTTGACAGCCGCATCGTGGAAGGTTATCAGCATATGGGTGTGCAGGAGGTGCGTGATAAGGTGGGCGATGCCAATATCGTAGTCTTCACAAGTTTTGGCAAGCACGAACTTGACTTGATGCGCGACATGCATGCATCAGGCAGAAAAGTCGCGTTTGATCATTGTGAAGGAATTTTTGGGTTCCCGTTTGAAGATGATTGCATGCACGAGGCTGATGCTATTCTGTGTTGTTCTTCGAAGCTCGAGGAGATGACCCGCACAAAAGGGTTCAAGCACACCACGGTCCTTAAGGATAGTGTGGAGGAGAGGGAGCCAAAGAAATCCCATCAGTATTTGGAGAGGGAGCGCCCCAAGGCATGTTTCTTAGGCATGGGGGGCAACAGTTTTCTCGTATCAGACTATTTGAAAGACGTCATTTCTGCTGCTGGTTATGATTTGGTGTTGATAACAGAGTGGGACAATGCCACAATAAAATGGAACCCAGATACTTGGCCTGACGACCTGACCGCATGTGACGTGGCGCTCTGTCCTCAACGAGTCGATGTCCAGCCCGGAAAGAGTAGCGTGAAGGCAACAACGGCTATGGCTTTTGGCATGCCTGTCATAGCTTCTCCTCTTCAAGCATACAAGGAGGTCATCGTCCACGGCGAGAACGGCTACATCGCCGAGACGAAGGAGGATTGGAAAAAGGCCCTTTTGGCGCTTAAAGATGTCAATGTCCGTCGTCGCATAGGCAAGGCTGCTAAAAAAGCCGTGGCACCATACAGGATTCACAACAACATCCAGAACTATGTGAAATTTTTCGATTGCTTGGTGAATGATACTATTGTTTTGCCCCACGCGGAGAGAACGGTAGTTTCATCTGAAAAGGCGCGGGACGTGGTGGACCTCATCATCCCGAGTTACAACAACCTTGAATACTTGAAAATGTGTCTCGTGTCGGTTCGTCTGAACACGCTCCATCCGTTCCATATAGTCATCAGTGATGCGGGGAGCGGACCGGAGATGTGGGAGTACCTCAAGACGTTGAAGGGCATCACCGTGCTCGGTGCGCAGGGCAAGAGACTCACATTTTCCGAGGCATGCAACGCCGGCATCGAGGCATCCCGGAGTAAATTTTTTGTCATCATGAACTCCGATATCATTGTGTCCAAGGGGTGGCTCACGAATATGGTGCGTAAGATGGAAACCGTGGGTAGATTGGCATCTTGCGGAGTTTTGAGTAACTGTGACCTTGGGTGGTTGCACAGCAACCCGCGTGTTCCAAACAGCCCTGTATATCCTATGCGCTTGGAGAAGGCCGGTATCGATCTACACCCAGGCATGAAGCGTGAGGAGATAGAACCCCATCTGGATGAATTGTACGCCTTCATGGAGGCTTCAAACGAGAAGTACAAGGATGTGTACACTTCGCAAGAATGGGTGGCCGCCTACTGCACCATATACGCTCGTAGCGCTGTCAATGAGGTGGGGTTATTTGACACACGATTCAAGAATGGGTGCGAGGATCTTGACCTCGGCATGCGCCTTGGAAGAGCCGGGTTCGCGTGCGGGCAGTCTATCGGTTCCTTCGTGTTCCATTTTGGCGGGGTGACTCGGGGCGCCTATCAAGCAGAAAACAAGGAATCCTACGACAAGGAAGATTTTGCCAACCATGCGATGCTGAAGGACAAGTGGAAGAAGCCGCGTATCGCAATATTTACTGGCCCGGCGTGGGAACCGTGGAACCGTCAGAAGGTGGACGAGGGCATGGCCGGGTCGGAGACATGGGCGGCGTACCTCGCCCGTGCGTTTGTGAAAAGGGGGTTCGAGGTCACTGTTTACAACGACCTTTTGGCGCCTTCAAAATCGGACGTGGTACTCGACCCTGTTGATGAGGGCGGCACGCATTACGGAGATGTCCGGTATGTTGATCATACCAAGATGCAAGAGGACATACGTTACTTGTACATAGACTACTTTATCGCCTCGCGTTCTACAGAGCCCCTCAAGCACAGCCTTCATGCAGGAAAGCATTACGTAATGATTCACGATGTGTGGCTCAACGGCGACCCTAATTATGACGTGGTTGCTTGGAAGACGCAGGGTTATGCCTATCTTTCGGAGTGGCACAAGAAGTTCTTGTTGGGTCACCACAAGCAGTTGCCCCCGGAGAAGATGTTCCTCACAGCCAATGGAGTGGTGCAAGAGTTGTATGCAGGAGTGCGTGATGAGGACAAGCAGAATATGTCGGTTTACTCGTCCAGTCCGGACAGGGGCCTTTATCAGCTTCTGCAGATGATGCCAGAGATACGCAAGGCAGTGCCTGACTTCACACTCAAAATATGCTATGGATTTTTGAATTGGGAAGAATCCTGTAAGAAGCGCAACGACCAACGTGGCATGGCTTTCATCCAGAAGATCAAGGCGGCGATGGAGCAACCCGGGGTAGAATATCTCGGGAGGGTCAACAAGAAGACTTTGGCTGAACATCAGAAGAAAGCAAAGGTGTGGCTATTTCCGACTTGGTTTGATGAAACACATTGCATAACCGCTGTTGAGGCGGGGTTGTCTCACAACGCCATACTCTCCACCGACAAAGGCGGTCTCAAAACCACTGTAGGTTCAGCAGGTATCCTCTTGCCTCCAGACGGTCTTTCCATGGACGGGGAATATCCCAAGTCTTACACCGAAAAATTCATAGCAGAGGCTATCAAGCTTTTCACGGACGAGGGATACCGCCTGTCGTGGGCGGACAAGGCCCGCGAGAAAATGCTCCCGTATAATTGGGACAGGATAGCGGATGATTGGATCAAGAGATTCACATCTACATAGGAGGAAGTTATGCGTAGGAAAGAAATTGTAGTGGAAAAGTGCAAAGGCAAGATGACAATTATGCAGGCGGAGTTTTTCAATGTGACAGCGTTAATAGACGCTTTCGCCGCTATGGAGACTCAGAATCTTCGTGTAGACATTGTCAATGTTTCACCCAGGATGTATTCAAATTTCAGGAAGCTTGGTCGGGACATCTTGGACGTCGAGACTCTTCTCGGAAATCTAAAGAAAGGTATCATGGGGGTCATATGGGGTGCCCAAATTAGGATAGATAAGAGTATCCCGGAGGACACTATCTTGTTGAAGTCAGAAAAAGAGTTCGGCCCTGTCATTATAAAACTCGTAGTTAAGTCAACTTCAAAAAGCATTGCACAAGTGATCAGTGACTTGGCTGATATGAACAACAAGTTACTTGATTTGAGGAACACGTTGGAAGACATCATGAAAACTCTCGGAAGAGCGAAGGAATTAAAGTAAGCCGTGTTAAGCCGTGTAATTACCTTCTAATCGGGGCCCATTACACATGGGCCCTAATCATTTCAGAATAATCCTTGCGTATTTGCGGTCGGTGGATGCTGTATCGCGCCGGCGAATACTCTACCACGGCACCAGCTTGAGTGTGGGTAAAAGGATATTGTCTGAAGGCCTTGTCCCCGAGCCTAAAAAGCGTTCTTGGTCAGAAGACCCTGGTGTGGGATATCACACACTGCCGCGTGTTTCTTTACCGGGTACGTATCTCACAGGAAATCTGATGACCGCCTACTCGTCAGCGACACGTACCGCAGGCCCACATGCCGAACATGTCCTCGTCATCGTAGATGTCGAGGAGTCATCCCTCGTGCATGATGAGGACACATTGAAGGGCCCACTCCAACTTGTACTGCAGGATTTTCTACCGGAGGGGCATGTACTCACCGAGTATGGCGTACTGCAGATTTATGACGACATGATGAAGGGTGAAATAGATGACAAGATACATGAGTCTGCAAAGAAGTTCTTGAAAAGCATCGATGTGCAGGCGTTTGAAGGGCGTGGAAGACAGGATGAAAGAATGCAGGTAGTAGAAAAGGCCTTGAAGGCTTTGATAACCAGACAAGCATCGTACGCCCTTCCTACGATAACGTGGTATGCAGACGAAAAAAATTGGGAACAGATGAAGGCGGCACAGAGCGAAAGATTTGATTTGAGTGATTTGCCTCAACCAAAGGATTCCGATAAGATTTTTATGAGTGCCCTTGAGGAAATGTCAAGCAAGCTGAAGCCTGTGCATGCACGGGGTATGGCTGCTGACCGATTCATGGCAACCTCTAGAATCAAGGAGCCTATAGGTTTCTCCGGGTCAAACAAAATAGTTGCCATCGTAGGCATAAATAATGATTGGGAGGGATCCGGACCTGCTACTTTTAAGTTCTATTACGGAAACCCGTCTGATACACGGCTCGATGGTTTCTTCAAGGAGTACAAAGAGAGAATCGGCGGTGAATACGCGGTCATCGACAAATCAGGTAAGACTGTGCTTGAATCATTAAAAAGTAATAAAACGGCACCCGTACTTGAGGAGGACCCCGTTGTATAACGCCTCTTCAAGGATGCGCATCATCGAAAGCTACCTCCGCTCCGTGGAAGGTGGCACGGGTAAGTCCAAGTATCTCGGGCCATTGAAGAAGCTACTTGACGGACTGTCCATGGAAACGTTCGTGTTTTTTGATACCGAAACGTCAGGGCTTAATCAACATGCTGACCAGGTGACCGAGGTGGCGGCCGTTGCTGTCAGAGGGGAGAACTTCCAGGAACTCGACTCTATGCAAGCACGCGCGGCACTCACGGAAGATC